CTGAGGGTAATGTAATATTATCTAATCTTTTAAAAGGGAAAAAAATGACCAAAGAAAATAATAGTTTTTATTCTGATATATCATATTTAAGTACGATAAAAAAGAATCCTTCCAACATAGAAATTTTTAATGAGTCTCTTAATAGATTAGTTGATCGTATGGTAACTAAATCAGAAGTTACGGAACACACAGATACTATAGATATATCCCCAAGTATTTTAACTAAAATAATGGTTAATAAATTTAATGAAAAATATAGTGAAATTACTGAATCGGAGAAAAAAATTATTAAAAGTATTTTAAACGGTAAAAATGAAGATAAAGTAAATACCGTAAATAATTTAAAGAGAGAATGTATTGATTCAATAGATAAAAAATTAAATGAGAATATAGATTTAGATTTAAAAGATAAATTATTGAAAGTAAAAGATAAGTTATTAACTACTGAATATAAAAAAGATGATTACCATAATGATGTAATCAAATTATATAACCTAAAAGAAACAATCGATAACGAATAAATATTAAACCCTCTTATGAGGGTTTTTTTATTGTAATTTGACATCACCCATATTTTTCCGTATACTTTATTAAATTATAAATAACAAGATATGATAAGGAAAATTAATGAAATTAGGAAAAGAATTAAAATTAGATTTATTAGACAACTATAAAACTAAAATAGGGACAGTAAATAATAAAGAATCAAAAAGTTTGTATTTAAACTTTACTGCGTGGGGAGAGATAATTGAAAATGAAAAAGAACAAAATTATACTACTTTTTTAAGTAATATAAGAAAGAAAATAAAACAAAATTTAAATAACAATCTCAATATAAATTTATTTCATAATGATAAATATATTGTAGATTTGGATATGAGGACTTCAGGATTTGATATCAGTAAAAGAAGTTTTATGTCATGCGAAATAACACTATACCAAAAAAAGTGTTTACCAATAAATCAACCATTACTTATAGAGGCAACAAAAAACATTATATATAATGTAATAGATAATTGCCTAGAGAATAACTCCATTTTTAAATTCCATAAAACCAAAAAATAATTTTTTTAGTATAGTGATATATTTATAATAAAACTATATCACTATTATGGAGATTTTAAAAAAAAATGAAGTAAAAAAGAAAGGTATTCTTGTCGAATATGACGCAGGTTACATTTCACCTAAAGATAATAGAAATTTCGTTAACGAAGTAAATAAACTAACTCAAGGGCAACCCATTATAGAGGAGCCCTTAGTTGTTTATGCCGTATTACAAAAATATGGAGTAGAAAACAAAAATGAAAGAGTATATCCCGAAGCCATACTAAGAAGAGAGGCAGAAAACTATCTAAAACTAATTAAAGAAAAAAGAGCATTAGGTGAGGCGGATCATCCTGAATCATCTATTGTTGCCGTAAGTAGAATTTCACATAATGTAATCGATTTATGGTGGGAAGGTAATGTACTGATGGGTAAGTTAGAAATTATAATGTCACCAGGATTTGTTAATCAAGGTATCATATCTTGTGAGGGTGACAGAGTAGCCAACTATATAAGAAAAGGATTAAAGATTGGTGTATCATCTAGAGGTGTTGGATCATTAGAAAAAGAAAATGGTAGAAACGTAGTTCAAGATGATTATGAATTAATCTGTTGGGATGTGGTTACGTCACCATCAACTCCAGGGTCTTGGATTTATAGTGAAGAACCATCTAAAGAACAACAAATGTCGGAATCAAAAAATAAAAAAAATGTGGACAATCTTAAAGATAGTTTAACAAATTTCTTACTTGATTAAAAAAAAAAATAAACTTTTTCGAAAAATAGTATATTTATAATAGAATGCAAAATTGCGTTTACAATAATTTAAATAATAAAATTTTAAAAAAAACAAAATGGCTGAAAAAAAGAAAAATATCATCGAAGAGGCTTTGCTAGAAGCTAAGTCTATTGAGGATGCCTTAAAAGCCAACACGAAAGAAATGCTTTCGGCACACTTGTCGAGAGAAATTGAGAGTATCGTTGAGTCATCTTTAAAAGAACAAGATGAAGAAGAAGTGGACGATATTGATTTAGAAGGATCCAAAGATGATGAAGTTGAGTTAGATCTTGACAATGAAGAAGGTGTCGAAGAACCCGAAACAGAATTAAAATTAGACTCTGAAGAAGAAGACTCTGAAGAACCTGTTGATTTAGATTTAGATGTTGATCTAGATTTAGACGCTGGTGAAGAAGAAGATGATGAATCAGAACTTAATTTCGATATGATGGATATGGGTGATGACGAAGAGGAAGTGTTAGACTTAACAGGTGCTTCTGACGAAGAAGTTATTCATGTGTTTAAAAACAAATTGGGTGACGATGATGAAGTAGAAGTAGTTAAGGATGCAGGTGGAATTCATTTAAAAGATAATGAAACTGGTGTAGAGTATTACATTAAGGAATCTATGGAAGATAGATTTGGTTTGAAAGAAAAGGAATATTGTTCTGAATGTGGATCAGGTTCTATGTATGAAGATGAAGAAGGTGGTGATGAAACTATCTATGAAATTCACTTAGAAGAAGATTCTCCAATGTATGAGATGTTAGCAGGTGATGAAGGTGAAAATTTTCATACTGATGAAGACTATGATGCAATGGGTGAAGGGGCATATATTGACGAGGAAGAGATTTCAGAAGATAAGTTGCAAAGACATAATAGAACAAGTGGTAAACAAAGATACAACGGTGCTAGATTTGCGGCTAGAGAATCTAAAACTGTTCGTAAACCTTTAGTCAATAGAAAACCAATTGTTAACACAGTTTCCGAATCCAAAATAATGAAAGAATACGAAGAGCTAAAAAGTAAAAACGAAGAATATAAAAAAGCTCTTAATATTTTTAAAGACAAACTTAATGAGGTTGCGTTATTTAATACCAATTTGGCTTATGTTAACAGATTGTTCACTGAACATTCTACAACTAAAAAAGAAAAAATGGATATATTAAAAAGATTTGATAATGCGGAAACGATTAAAGAATCTAAAAATATCTATAGAACTATAAAGTCTGAAATGGATAATAAAAAACCAATGAATGAGTCTGTTGAAAATAAAGTTAACAAAACAGTAAAATCTTATACTGCTACTAATTTAAATGAGTCAACTGCTTATGTTGATCCACAGATTACGGCAATTAAAGATTTAATGAGAAGAATCTCATAAAAAATAACAAATAAAATAAATAAAATAAAAAAATGGGACATTTATTAAATTCAGGTGAAGTCGGTAATATCGGACTAGAACACCTAAAACAAATTAGATCTAAAACCATTTCTAAATGGAATTCATTAGGATTCTTAGAAGGTTTAAAAGGTCACATCAAAGAGAACATCGCACAGTTATATGAAAACCAAGCGTCTGCTCTATTGAACGAATCAACATCGGCTGATTCTTCTGGATCATTCGAAACAGTAGTTTTCCCTATTGTGAGAAGAGTATTCTCTAAATTATTGGCTAACGATATCGTATCAGTACAAGCGATGAACATGCCAATCGGAAAATTATTCTTCTTTGTACCAAAAACATCTAACGGAGCATTTGATTTAAATGGTAACTCTACTAACGGTTCTTTACCTCAGTGTGTAATTGTAGATTGTAATGGTGCGTCTGGTATGACAACAGAGTATAGAAAGAAAAATCTTTATGATTTATTCTACAATGACGGATTGTATGACGCATCTAAAGGTACTAGAACAGTTTATAATGGTGGATTAAATCCAGTTGTTTTAAACGCTAGTGGTGAGAAAGTTGAAACACCTTTTGAAGATCAACCATTAGCAGCTGACGGTTCAGTTAGAACAGTTAAAGCTTGTATTACTGGTTTCTCTTCTACAAATGCAGGTAGATTGACAGGACCAGACGGAAACGAAATGGATACTGAGTCTTTCTTAGCTTCTTTAACAGTAACTAGTGATGACGCTATCTTAGATAAAGATGGTAAAACTATTATCGCTGCAGGTGGTGTAGTACCATTCAGATTAGTATCTCAAAAATATGGTAGAGGTATTGTTGATTATACTAATATTTGTCAACCTGACGGATGTTTATTAATCGAATTAGATTTAACTCACCCAGCTTGTATCAATTGTACATCTTCAAACTTCGATGGTTATGTAGGTGCTACTTCAGCTACAACGGCAGAACAGTGGGGAAATTTATCTGTATCTTGGGCACAATATGCAACATTAGAATTCGCTACAGAAATGGGTGAAGTATCTTTTGAATTGGATGAAGTAGTTGTATCGGTTACAGAAAGAAAACTAAGAGCTACTTGGTCACCTGAATTAGCACAAGACGTTAGTGCATTCCATAACATCGATGCTGAAGCTGAACTTACGGCTTTATTGTCTGAGCAGGTAGCTGCTGAGATTGATAGAGAGATCTTAAGAGATTTAAGAAAAGGAGCAGCATGGCAATTGAGATGGGATTACAACGGTTGGAAGAGAGCTAACAACGGTGGTGGTTTCAACGCATACACTCAAAAAGAGTGGAATCAGACATTGATTACAAAAGTAAATCAAGTATCTGCTCAAATTCATAAGTCTACTTTGAGAGGTGGAGCTAACTTTATCGTTGTATCTTCTGAGGTATCAGCAATTTTTGACGATTTAGAATACTTCCACGTATCAAACGCTTCTCCAGAGCAAGACCAATACAATATGGGTATTGAGAAAATCGGTTCATTAGGTGGTAGATATACTGTATTTAGAGACCCTTATGCACCAGCTAACTCAATCATTATTGGACACAAAGGTAAATCATTGTTAGATACAGGATACATTTACGCACCGTATGTACCTCTACAATTGACACCTACATTACAAAATCCGTTTAACTTTGCACCAACTAAAGGTATCATGACGAGATACGCTAAGAAAATGGTGAACAACAGATTCTACGGAACTGTAACTGTTGATGGAGTTCAAACTTTTGATCTTAACGAATTAAGATAATCTTAATTTAAAATAAAGTTATTAAAGGGTAGATTTTTTCTACCCTTTTTTATTTTTTAAAATATTTATTAGTATATTTGTAATTATGAGAATAAAAAAGAAATACGTAATTTTAGAATCTAGGTTAATTGATGTGTCATCTGAATTCAGTCCACAAGAAAAAAGAATTTTAGAGATGTTGTATAAAAAATACGGGGATAGTAATACCAACTTTAACCAGTGGGATGTTGCGGCAGAATTGATAGAGGATTTTAATTTAGATTATGAAAGTGCTTATTCGTTAACCAAAACATTTTCATGGTCAGCTAGAGAATTATTTGCACCACATCAATCGATACGTAAAAAAGAACCAATTTATAGATTATTTCACGAAAATTTATCTTCTTTATCAAGTGAATTTTCTAAATTAAATGAAAATAATTACGAAGTTAATTTACATTTTGATGGAGATGTGGGAGCAGAATCGATTGAAGGTAGGGTAGTTAGTCTTAGTAGCGGATTTAGAGGTTTTTATATGTACATATCCTTACCAAATTATCAAATAGATGGGACTTATAGAAGACATTATCTTACTATGGACGCAATTAGTAGTAGAACATTATCAGTGTCAATAGATTTTTACTCTATTGATGGGGATGGTAATAAGATAGAACGGTTACCTTGGGAATTTGATAGGAATGGATATCAAAATATAAATCAAAATGAATTTAAGGTTATTAGTACATATTCTAACGTATTGGGAGAAATTAATGACAGAGATAAAATAGATTTAATGTCATTTAATGTCCCATATCCTACACCTATGACAAAGGAAAATATATTTAAGACATTTGATTTAACTATAAAAGATGTTTTAAATAAACTGTCCGAAACTAATTTTAAATTACCAGAAGGAATTGAACCTATCAATATTACTGATTAATGTGAATAATCTACTTGATTGATAATGTTAAATTTGAGAGTATTAGTATAGGTTTTTACCAATTGATTAGATTTTAATTTAATATCGATAAAATATTCATTAGGTATCATCCAAGAAGTATCTAAAATAAAATAATTCCTTAAATAGGCTCTATTAACATCTGACCAATCTATTACATTAACTTCTGCATTACCTTCTTTAACCCACAATCTATATTGTAAACCATCGATTACACTACTTTCATTAACTGTATAGGGTAATCTAGCATTGACAAATACTTTTCTTTTATCTCCTCTTTTTATTTTTTCATCCCTCATAATACCACTTAAATTAACCATATATTCTATAGGTAGAGATTCGCTATCTCCGAAGTTATAATATTCAGTATCGTCTTTTACCTCAAATTCTAATGTAACATCTGGACGTATATTACCATCTATTACTATATCTGACCATACATCGGTAAATAATCCACATTGGGTGTTTGATATAGGTACGAATAGTTCAATATAATAAACCCCCTTATCTGATTGTTTAACATCACTACTAGTATATGCGGATATAATAGTACCATTACTATCATTAACGGTTACAGTAGGTTTAGTATCTAAATTTGTAGGTTCACTACCTAAATTAGTGTAAAAATATAATCTATTTAATTTACCCCTATAGAAATTTTTTCTATCATCTCTAATAGTATTATCACATATAGTTTCTAAAAATGGTTCATAATAAGTTTGAGTGTGTCTACTAAAAAATCCTACATACTGTGAGGGTACAATTTCTTTTAACTCTAATGGTCTTTCAAATGATAACCCATACCCATAATTTATACTACCACCAGTTATAAGTTTATTAACTTCATTAGTGATGTCCATTTCGATGTTCTCATTTCCCTTATCAAAATGTTGTGTATTAATTGTAATTGATGTGGGTGATCCTGAATATACACCTGGTTGTAACCAACTATTTACTGTTGTTGCATTTAACCAATTACTTGCGGATTCAACAAAGGTAATATCACTATTATAATTTTCATATTTTGTTTCTCTATAGTCATAACCACAACCCTCATCCCAAAATTGATTTATTTTAAATAGTACTAAATCAAAAGAAGATGTTCTTTGTTTACCATCTAATAATTTTTGTGCCTGCAAATCTTTATCAAAAAATGAACTATTTGTCATTCTTAATATGTGAGTTACTTCAGATAAATCACCTAATTCACCATTATTATATTTTTCCTGTAAATCGGAAACATCAAAATATAATAAATGTCTTGTGTAATCAGTTTGTGTTTCTTTACCACCATAATACAACTCTACGATGGGATTTCTTCCTGTGTTAATACTTGTCCCAAAAATAATTGTATTATTTTTATCTATATAAGTTCTGTATACCATTTCTTTTTATAAATAAATATCTTAATTAGTATTAATATTCTTATTTAATAATTTATTTAAATCAAAACTTAATACGTTTGTTGTAACAGTACTTGGGTCCGCAGTTAATCCATGATAAGGGTGTACGTGTAACTCTACATATTTTTTAACTAATTGTAAAAATTCTACTAGAATATCTCCATAAACTACTGGATGAGCCTCATTATTTATCTTCTGTTGTTCATCATCAGTTATCAACTGTTTAGGATCAGTTAAATTAAATGTGTGTTCACCGTCATGACTAATAAAATTAATTTTATTTGCTACAATGTTAACAACACTAGTTTTATCACTTTTATTAGTTTCTAATTTAACTTCTTTTATTTTCTTTCTAACCTCAATAGGTTTACTTGTAAATGTTGCGATACCATTATCCCCTTTATATATTGCAATTATATCATTCGATTTTGATTTTATTCTCCATCGTTCACCTTTATTTACGTCTATAAATGACTTAGCCGCCTCCAATGAGGAATCCCTAGAGGAACTACCTAAAAAGGAATTACTATTGGAGAAACTAGCGATCTCCGCACCACTTTTTGCATCATTTATGACTACACTTATTTCAGTTCTATTAATATCATCCTTTCTATAAGTGTCTGCAGGTAAATCACCAGATAAAATATTACCATTATTTGTAATAGTATTTAAAATTACACTAATAATTTTATCAGGTTGTTGTTCCACATACGTAACTATTTCTTTATCTACTAAATTTCTTTTTAATTTTTCACCACCAAACTTTAACTGTACATACCCTAAAGTTTTGTTATTAAATTTATTAAGTTCACCCTCAATATTCTTCCCAACTCTTAACCAAATTTGTCTATCTTTTTGTAAGATATCAGTATTATATCTACCTTGTAAAATAATATCCTCATCTTCCCCATAGGCACCAATTTCTAAATTTGGGTCCTTTAATTTGGTATATCCATCGGGTAATATCGAAAGTGCTGAATTATATGTTTCTTCAGGTAACCTATTTGGTTGAGTTATTAGTGGTCCAATCCAAAATCTTTTGTTTTTAAATGAGGCAGTTGGGGATGAGTCATTATATTCATATTGGAATACGAAAACACATTCTCCAGCTTTAGGTAATGTTATTAAATATTTTGGTAATAATGGTACACAATCTATTAAATTTTTATCACTTTCTGTGTCATCAACGCCTGTAATTCTAACTTTTATTCTTCCCGATTTAGTTGTGTCTACCACAGAAATAACTTCACCAACCCTTATAATTGGTATTACGTTAGTATTAGTACTGTCTGTATAATAATTATTCATTACTCTTCTCCTTTATATCTTTTTACTAAAACTTTATTCCCATAGTAATATTCCTTTTCTACAGATTCTAACTTTTCAGAAAGTTTTATTATCCTATCCTTTAATGCCGTTTGTTCATGTAATAATTCTTCTAATTTCATTTTAATAGAAGAATTACCTATATTTTCCCAATTGATTACACTATTTTCCATAATTTTATCTTGCAATACCTTCTACTTTAACTGATTGTGTTGTTGCACCTTGTACAACAATTGGTCCTCCAGCATTTCCACCTGTTGCAGTTATTGCGACACCTGCGGGAAATGCACCCTCTATTTTCATTTTTGTTTGTATCGCATTAACAATTTCTTCTACTCGTATTACTTCCATCTTTAATTCGAGATTCTCCGCACCGCTAGGTAATGGACCGATACCAATACCGATCTCCTTTTTTCTTTCTATAATTCTAGAGGCGATTTCAATAGAACTCATTCCCTCTCTAAATTTAACACCTATTAGAATTTCTTCTTTAGATATAGGTGGTAATTTCTTAGGTGTTTTAAATGCCTTTTTAAGGAGTAATGCGATAGTTACTAATGCACCCGCAATGCCAATATTTTTGTAAATATCACCTTTATTACTATTACATCCGTCACTTGCTGCCATAATTAATCACAAAATCTATTTTTCTTATTGAATAGACTCACATTACTCAATGAATCTAAATTAACTTTATCCGTAAAACCTCTAGCTTTATCTACAACATTTTCAGCTTTACCTAATAAACCTTCTATCGCATTTAAAGTATCATTAACAAAAGGAGGTAATAAACTTCTTTTTGTTTTTAAGAAATTTTCATTTATTTCTTTTATTTTTTTTCTAATCGCACATAATACAATTTGTTTCAGAGCTTTTAATATCATAGGTAAAAGAAATTCATAAATTATCTTTTTTAATAAATTCCCAATTATCACCGCAATAATACATTCAAATTCCTTAAGTAATTCTTTTATTTTTACTTTTTTAACGGGTTCAGAATTAACCAAATAATAGAACGTATTTAACATTAATAGATTTTTTGGTGACAATACAATTTTAGTTAATGCAACTTGTAATGCACTTATAAAATTGGCTAAAAATTCGCCATTCGCACTATTTTTATCTAAATTTTTTACACCTTCTGAAGATTCAGAAATTAAATTATTAAGAGATTTTGTATATACTTGAATTTTTTCTTGAAGAGTGGAAGTTGCTTTAATGTTATCATCTATCTCTTTTAAAGTTTCAAACGAAATACTACTAATTTGTTTTGCACAACATTTTTTAAATTGTTTAACACCTAATTTTTTTTCATTTACAGTTTGTTTTATATTAACAATTTGTGCAGTTGTAAAAGTATAGAAACTTTCATCAAATTCAACATCTGGATTATCGATACCTTTATCTATATAATCTTCTATTGCCTTTTCGGTTTCAACTACTTTGTTTAAACATTCATCAGGTAAATTAACTTTATTAGTTAAACTACCATAAATTAAATCTATTACATTTGGTATAACTTTATCAGGATTGAATAATGGATTTTGACTATTAAAATAATCCACTAAAAAAGTTATAAGTGTTTTACTTTGGTATGTCTGATTAACAATTCTAATATTAAAAACTCTAGGTCTAGATTCTATATTTTGAAATTCACTAGATCCATTATTTTCAACAAATGAGGTAGGACTATCCTCAATATATCTAACTTCCATAATCTCTTTACCAGATGTAGGATCTTTCCATATTAAAGGGTTACCATTTTCTTGTATCACTTCCCATAGGAACACATTTATATCATCTATTGCAGTACCATCATAAAATAGTTTACCTACTGTAGAATTAGGGTCAACCGAAAATAAACAAGTTAAATCTAATTTATTTAACTCAATATTTATACCTAACCCAGGTGATCCACTATTTGGTATAGGGGTTCCAGTTGCATCAAATGTTATAGTTGATGGGTCAGTCACAAATAACCAATTTGGTATCTGAGGATTAATCTTACAAGCGTAACAACATTTTATAGTATCTATCATTGTAATGGATAAATCCTCAGAAAGTGGTTGTAATTGTTCAACTAGCCAATTTATCAACTGCATCCTCATCTCATCAATATTAATACCTGAAACAGTTGCTAAAATATCATTTAATAAGTCAACAACTCTCTGACTAAAATTTAAATCGGGTACATCTGGAATTGCAGTAGGTATAGATAAATTAGGTAAATTATTACATATAGTCTGATTCAGTGATATTAACTCTAGAATATTTCTCTTAACATCTCCAATAGCATCTTTAGGTTCACAAACAACATTCTTAAATTTTTCGTTCATTTTAATCTATATCGTATTTAGTATTTTTATTACCAGCCTTTTCTTTAAATAATTCTCTTAGAATATTTTTATCTTCTTCTGTAATACCATTACCTACATTATTGCCATCATCTTCATTACTTTTATTACCAAGTATCTGAGATTGTAATTTTGCTAAAGCTATTTTTTTATCAATAGTGGTTTCTAAAATTTTAAGAGTTTCATTATTAACTTTACCAATTTGGTATTCGTCATTAACGTCTTCTATATTAACTCTAACTTTTCTTTCATTTATTTCTCTTCTAGCACTATTCATTATATTACTACAATCATTATAAATTTCTTGCATTAATTCCTGTAAACTATTTTTATCTAAATTGATTTTAGTTTTTTTAGGTCTACTCATGTCTATTGTTTAACTATAAATATCTAATAATAAATTTTTACAAAGAATCGTCTTCTAATTTATCGTTTTTCAATAAACCATAAATCTTCTTAAATCTTCTCATACCTACTCTTATATCTTTAGTAGATAGATCAGATATTTCTCTTATATAAGATAAAATTAAATTTTTGTTATATTTGTTACCACTTTCAATTTGTTCAAATATAGTTTCCCAGTTATCTAAAATAGTAGTCAATGCTAAACCAACTTTAAGTTCTATTTCAGATAATTTATTATATTTCATTTCACCTTTAATACTTGCAGAAATTTCATCTATAAAAGTATCTAATTGTATTTTGTCATCATCTATGGTATAAGTAAATTCTTCCATAGTTTCTACAGTCCGATATACATCTTCATAGGATACATCAGATTTTAACTTCTTATCGTCTTTTATAAGTTGACCTAAAAGATAATGTTTACATATCGTACCAAAATAGGAATAAGCTTTTTTATTCTTATCTGGTTTAAAATTGTGCATTTTAGTTATTAAAAAAGAAAGAGTGTCTGAATGAACATCTTCATACTCATACTCTTTCCTATATAATTTATATCGTCTTATGATGGATTCTACCATCTTATCTATTGGGGCTTTTAGATATTCATTATAAATTTTATTTCTTTCGTTATATGACTCACATGTTAAAAATTTAACTACTGCTTCTTCCTGTTCAGGACCAAAATATAAATTGTTTGTTCTCTTTCTACCTCTTTTCTTAGGTTCTTCTAACATAAAAAATTTATACTTCGTATGTTATTCCCCTATCTTGTGTGTAAAAATATTCTTTTTTAGCTTTGTTAACCCAAAATTTACTTTCTAATACATCTATAGTTGATTTATATTCCACAAAAAGTGAACCTTCTCTATTGTTTGTGTGTTTATAACCTAATTTAGGGATTACCATAACTGGAACAGAAAAATATGTCATTCTTAATAAAAATTCATATGTGAATGTTAATTTCATATTTGATTTTAACCCACCATTATCTTCATAAATACTTTTTTTAACAACCATACCGTCAAAATTAAAGTTTTGAACTCTTTGTAGTGCGTTGTTATCTAAGTATCCACTTACTTCAGAAAAATCTTTTGCCCAAACACTCTCATTAGTGAATGAGATAAATCTACCATTTTCATCTGTTTCATATATTATAGGTAAAAATACTCCTACCTCAGGATAATGTTCAGAATACTCTTTACCATTTTTAATCCATATTGGGGATATTTCATCATCATATTCTACAAAAGTAAAATATTCTGATTTACTTTCTTTTACACCGTAATTCATTTGTGATTGGAATCCGTAATCTCCACTTTCATTTTCTACAATTCTAACAATATCTTTAATTTGATCGAAATCATAACTATTAAGATATTCTTTTAATTCTGTATCATTTGATGTGACAAATAAAACTTCATCAGGTTTTTCTTTTTGATTTTTAATACTTGTTATACAAGAATCTAAATATGTTTTTTCTAATTTATGTACTGGTACTATTAATGAAATACTATTCATATTTTTTTACTTTAATTTTATGTTATTATTTTACTTAACCTCTACGTTTTCTTCTGTATTAGAAATTTGTTGATAACTAAATTCCAATTCAACAATTCTTCTCTTAAAAATTTTGTCATAAACTTCACCCAAAATTTTATCTGAGTCCTCTGTAGAATATTTATCTGACCATTCAACCATACCATTCATAATATTTTGTGGTAAAGCGTCCTCCAAATAAAGTCCTACCATAGTAGCAATGATATCTGGTATAGAATTAAGATTTGCCGTCCATATACCATTATCATTTAAATTAAGATTACCTGCTTCATCGATTGTCCCCATCCACTCAGGAACCATTCTAGGTATTTTACCGATAACAGGTGTGTTAGTTTTTATCGATTCTAATGGGAATGTGCCAAAACTTGATAACTCATCAATCCACACACTTAAAAAGGATTTGGATAATTCATTAGCAAAAGTCTTTCTAGGTAACCCTGACATATCTCTAAAGGTAAGAAATCTATAGTGTGGATATTTTTGATAAAATATTTTTACTATTTTCAGTAATTCTCTTTTATCTCTCGCAACCATTGCAACGGTAGGTACTTTAGGTTTACCATCATTCTCAAAATAAGAAGGGATACCTAATGGAATAATATCAGTTGTCATTCCTCTAAATAATGAATTTACATACTTACTTAAATTTTCGTTAGTTGTAATTACATCTTTAATACCAAACTGTTCCCAACCCTCACCGATCTCTAACATTTCAAAAATATATTCATATGATTGTAAAAATACGATTCTCTTACATGGGAAGTTGACTGTTTGTTTCATAATACTAGCAAACGCTTCAGGTATAACAACAAAATCAGAAGTCCCAACTTGTAATTTTTGGGATTCTATAGATATGTGTGGTAAGTTAGCGTATTCTTCACCTAACCAGTCCGCAATACCAATACCATTTTCATCTTCCCTAAGTTTATAGTCATCCTTATCATGTAAGATTTGTGCGTTGTAACCTAAATCTCTTAATTTTTTTACGTGTTCGTAAATTGTTGCAACTCCCGCAGTTGGGTTACCTTTTGTGTCGATAGTGAAAAAATAAATACCAAAATCCTTATTATTTATTTTTTCGATCGATTCTTTAATTTTTTCTAATTGTTCACTCATAATAGTTTATTTTTTTTTGTTATTATAATTCTTTTATAATACCCTTCATTAGTAAAGTATTATACGCCATTTTAAATGGGATATTTGTTTTATTAAGTGCGACTGAACCCATTTTATCATCGATTTCGTCCATATATCCTAATATAGTTGCAATCATCTCTCTATATAATTCATATTTAGTGATGTCTATCTGGATTGCACTTTCATCCATAATATCATCATCACCATTATCGATGGATTCTTTTTTTATTATAACATTGTCTACTACTTTATTTTCTATTTTAACAACATCTGAAAGTTTGTCAATATCGAAATAAAGTTCTTTTCCGCCAATCTCTAAAAGTAAATTATCGTTTTCCATAAGTTTTTATTATTATTTTATTATAAAATTTAGATAAGTAAATATTAAACATCTTCAAATTCGATTGTTTTAGTATTTAATATTTTTTCTAATAATTTTTTATCGTCTAAAATTTCTTTTAGATCCAAAATAGTATAGTCTGATTCACTATCTTTATTATAGTGATTAATAACTTTTATAGTTATTTTACTATTTGGTTTATTGTCTAAAATTTCAGGATCTGCAGTTATTATTACATCCACATAATCCCAAACTTTATCATAGTCTTTAATAAAAATAATTTTATTAATTTTTGCAGATAATTTAGATAAGAAAAATAAAGTTGCAGGTTTACTATTATTTAATTCCCTACTAACTACAATAGGTGTATGTCCCATATCCTCTATTAGGTTATGTAACTGATTTAAATGTTCTACAGAATTTAATTTAGTTTCACCAGCGTGACCAAATATCTCTAACGATGAATCGACATAAAGAAATTTATTTAACTCCTCAGTTCCACCAGTAAAATTAAAATGATCTAACAGGTTAGATGTAGTTATTTCTCTTTTGATTGGTTCCTCATCTAACTCAGAAGGATAGTATTTATCGTAGACAGATTCAAACTTAGTCATAAAATCTCTTACTACCCCATTAATTGTTATTCCTACTTTCATATTTTTCTACTTTATATATCTTTAATAACTCTTTAACGGTTATTTTTTTTAATGACGAAAAAAATTCTAATGCCACTTCTAAATTTTCTTGTGTGGTATTATTTATCACTTCGTCTTTTTTTGTTTTTAATAGATACTTACCCATTACTGTACAGTTTTTACTACTTTTTCATATCCCTCACCATAATTAGTATAAATCTCTTCACCCGATTTAATATTCTTTATCGCAAAAAATGTAAATAAATTATTTTCTTCACTAGTCACCCAATCAGCATTATTATTTTTAGAGTGATTATAGATTGACCCAAAACCCCAAACTACAACAGATTTTGATGCAAAAGAAGTTTTTGGCCAAGCAAACACATATTCTTGCAATTTTTTATCGATAGAAATGAAAGGTTGTTCTAAAATAGTAAAATGACAATTTTCTATGATTTCACCTTCATTAATATCTTCTTTAGCGAAAACACCTCTACCGTGTGTTAACGAATCCCTAACTTCAATTTTATTACTTATAAAAATCATATTAAGGTTCTAACGTTTCAAAAATCTCTTCGATTAATTTTATTATAGGATTTCTAATAACATCCTCTGGATTTCTTAATTCAACACAACCAAAATCTTTAACATCTTTAAATTTTTCTAATACTACACCTAAAGAACTATCTTTTTTATTTCTTAAATCTTTTTGTTTAACGTCACCCATAATAACCATTTTAGAATTATCTCCAATTCTAGTCATAAGTGTGCGTATATTATCTAATGTAATATTTTGAGCCTCATCGATTAATATTACTGAGTTATCGATACTTCTACCTCTAGCAAATGCGATTGGTACAATTTCTATCACACCTAACTCAATTAATTTATCCATTCTACTTTTACCAATTAATTTTCTAATATTATCAGTAAAAGATTCCATTATCGGTGCCATTTTTTCTTTTAAATCTCCAGGTAAATGCCCAATCTCCTCATTCTTTAATGGGGTTATTGATTTTATTAGTACAATTCTTTTATACCTTTCTTCGAGAGTAACCAGTTTTAATGCCTCTGCACAAGATAAAAAAGTCTTACCTGATCCAGGTAAACCACTACATATAGTAATTTCATTATTTTTTATAGAGTCTACTAATTTTTTTTGATTTTCTGTCTTACATTTTACATTGATGGTTATAGTTTTAAAAACTTTTTCCTCCTCAATATTGTTTCTATTAAGAAACGCTTCCATTTCTAAGATTTCTTCCTCTGAAAGTTGTTTATTTTTTCTTCTATTTCTACTCATATTTAAATATTAATATATTTTTTCAATTTATAAACTATAAATTCATTTTAATTTAAATATTAAGTTATTATAAATTTGATTTCTGTTTTGAGTTATGTTTTTACTCACTCTTTCATACCACAAATGAATAGTATAAGGGGTATCAACTTATTCTCATTTTTTTTTAAAAAACATTATTGTATTTTTAAACCACCACGCATTTGTGGTTAAGTTCCTTAAGTTGGTACTGTTTAATTCGTCATACTCAAAACCGTTTTTATCCATTTCTTTTATGACATAATCATTGTTTTGGCAATTTACGTGCCCATCACCACTTTGACCAATAATTGCCCAACTAATGAGTATATAATTATTACTATGATTACATATGTTATTGATATAAATATTTTCATACTCTTTCGGAATGTGTTCACCAACCTCTAAACTGATAACTAAATCAAATTTTCTGTTAAGATTAAACTTTTCGGAAAAATCTAAAACTTTACCTATTCCATTTGTTAATAAAGGTGTGTTAGGGTTACCATCATACGCCTCACATTTATATCCCAAATCCATAATACGTTTTATATAATCCCCCATCCCACATCCAAAATCAACTACATTTGTCACCCCAAATTTTTCAATTAAAGAAACAATACCATTATATATACCACCGTCAAAATGATGCCCATATGATGTATCACTTTCCCAATAACCCTTCGTATTTATCTTAAATTTACTCATAACAATTTATTTTTATATTGCTCTAATTCACTAGTGTTTAAATGTTGTATATAGAATTGTTTTTTATTGAAATCTATGGGTCTTTTTCTACCATAATCTATTTCTAAAAATTTTATATCGTTTGTAAAATGTTTATAATATCTATTTTCTGGCGATATTTTTAAATTTTCTTTATCATTATCAAACTCTAGTTTTAAAAATGTAGGAATATATTCTCTTTTTACTACAATTAAAGACTGTTGTATTGGCTGAGGTGTACCAATTCCACTACCTAACGCAATTTTTTTATCACCCATACTACGAATTATATCCTCAATTATATTTGTACCCCATAAAACACAATCTTGTTCTACGTAAACAAAATAATCTACATCTTCCAAAAAAGAAATACTTGCGGAAAGTAAAACACTTCTATCCCAACCCGATAAAATACCTTTACTGGTACCATCTACCGCAGCACCATAATTTTGATTTAAAGAAAATAATTTAACATTTTCTTTATCTATAATATTGGGTTTTATTGGACTATTCGAATCAATAACAACAATATTATGTGGGTTAGTAAATTTCATAACAGATTTATACCATAAATCAAAAAATTCTACTTGTCTAGTTTTTTTATCTACATAAGGTTGGTGTTTACTGTGTGTGTGGGTGCCGCTACCATCACACCACCATCCAGTTCCTATAATATATTTTTCCATATTTTAAATTTTAGGTTTTTGTAATATTTCCCACTCAATACTATTAACCATTTCTGTTTGAGTCGAATCGTTATTGGCATATTCACCATGTAATGTACCCCCTTTTGGTGCATTATATAATAGATAGTTTGATTTATGTGCCATCACTAAAGCACCTTTATTTTGTTTTTGTACTTCTAATGATACCATAATATCGTCCATATAGTTATATTTAAATTTTTTATAATCAATTACAATTTTATTAGTATTAAATGTACTAACACCGTTACCAATTACATGTACCCAAGTATCTACATTCACATCATGTAAACAATGTAGACCTAATTTTAAATCCCTAAAATAACTATTTTTTATACCATCTTTTAAAATTTTACCATGTAACGATACAATTATTTCATCATTATACTCATTTAATTTACTAATCATATCATTAGAATACGTTGGTGGATAAATTAAGTCGTCATCAATACAAAAATAATACTCATCTTTATTTAACGCCCAAAACAATTTACCTGTCGATCTCAAATCATCTCCTATGTGAGTAACAATTTTATCTCTTTTAAATTCATTAGGTACCTCATCAAATTTATTTAAATACAACCTTATTATGTCTGCCTGATCATAAATAGATTCTATTGTTTTTATTGCCCCACTCAACCTTTCAGGCATAGTTGCCATATTAAAACTTATCTTCATAACTTATTCAATATTTTTATAAATTCATACCAAAAAATTTTCTAGTACCTCGACCAACGTATTTCACATAATCATCAATATTCTTAATATCTATTAAAAATTTAGGGTTTATTTTTTTCATAAAATTCAAACATGGTGCACCGTGTTTTATAAAAGGTATATCAAATCCCATATAAAATTCCCTATCCAACATCATTGTACTAGGGTGAACATATTTATACCCATTTTTATGGGTATTATTTCCACCATCATCAACTGTCACTATTCTACCTATAGTATAAAATTCTTTTGTGATATTTTTAGAAAAAATATTTAATAAACCTTTGTTACAAACTTCAACATCTGAATCTAAAATTAAGACATATTTTTTCTGTATTTTTTTTAATCCATAATCCATACCTGGACCATGATGGATATTGTATCCTATTAAATGGTGGTTAGTAAACTTATCTTCTTTTAAAATAAGTTCCATTCTTTTATTCAATTGAGGGAACTCATCACCCCTAATTTTTAATTTTTCATCACTACCGTCAATAATATTAATTGTTATTTCCGAAGAAATATATTCTCTTATTTGACTATGTAATCTTATAATATAATCTGGTGTATTATAATTTACTATTAAAATTTCTGTGTTATTATCGTTAAAAAAATCCATTATAAATCTTCTTTTAATCCAAAACCCTGTGATGGTACAAAAATAAAATTTTCAGGTACCCATACTTTATTTGGTATATTATCATGTAATTTTTTGATTACTCTAAAATCACCACATTTCCATCCATCCCATATAGATAAATTTCGATATTTACTATTAAAAGTAAAACACGATCCACCAATACCACCTATGAATGGATATCTACCATTTGACATATCCACTGGTAACACTACACCATTCGAATAAATCATTCTCCAATAGATTAAAAAATCTTCATTACATTCATTAATAATATTAACTATTTTTTCTACTGTATCTAATGAAGTAAATCTATCGTCATCATCTAAATAAATTACCCATCCCTCATTAACCAATTTTATCATTTCATTAAAATAAAGGTTATGTGGTGAATATACTCCAGTGTGCGGGTTTGGGGATTTATCATTTTTAATAATCTCCTCTCTATCTATAAAAATAAAATTTTCTATACCATTTTCTTTAATATAGTTTATAGAATCTTTATTATCAGTACAGACAATATGGTTAATATTTTTGTATGTCTGATTTTTTATATTTTCAACATTAATTTTAAACCCTTTAGGTCTATTAGATGTTCTAGTTAATATGTTAATTAGGGGTGTTTCCATTTCCGATTAAATTTTCAAAATCTTTTCTTTTTATATTAGTGAAGTAGTCAAATGTTTTTTTATTATTAAGAATAAAAGGTATTATTCTTTTTGTGTAGTCTTCTGACTCTCTTTTTAATTTTTCCTCACTTTTATTTCTAGTTATACTTTCATAGTGATAACATACAGATTCACCAACAAATATATTTACTTTATTTCTACTAATGCATTCAACATTTAATTGGACATCTTCGAAACATTCATTGTATGAAGTATTAAAGCCACCAATATCCAAAAAAAGATTTTTAGATATCATCATAAATGCAGCAGTATTACCAAATACATCTTTTTTAGTGTCTACATGGTAGTTATAGTATGAACGCAACCCATAATGAGATAAATGTATATTTACTAAACGTTTTTGTCCATTAACTCTACCATTTTGTGATATATACATTATAATTCCTGAGTGTTGTATGGTGTTGTTACCATAATGTAATCTGGCACCAATAGTACCCACAGTGTTTTTATTTTTATTATAGGTATCAATCATTTTAGTGATTGCATTATTTACTAACTTAATATCATTATTACAAAATAATAAAACTTCAGTATCTTTTTCTATATGATTATTGACTACATCATTATTTATTTTGGCAAAATTATAATAATCGTACTCAATTAATTTTATCTGATCACCCATTTTAGAAATATATTCTTTAATGATATTAATTTCTTCTTCAGTTGATCCTGTATCTGCAATATAAATTTTAAACATAGTATACCCATCATTATCATATATAGAGTCAATACATTGTTTTAAAAAATCAACATTACCTTTAGTTGGTATAATTATCGATAATTTTGGGGTTTCTTTTAAATTGATTTCTTTGTGTTCTACCCTTATTTCAGGTTCAATTTTATGAGGTAAACTATCTTTATATTTCTCAACAAACTGTAGACGATTACTTTCCCATTGAGAATTAGTCTCACCTATAGACATATGTGTAACTTTAACATCAAAGATTACCCCCACTTTTGAACCTAGTAGATGATTGTTATAAGTAAAATCTATGTCGTAGAAGTGAAAACCTTTTAAATTCTCATCGAAATCTGTTTTTATTCTTTGTTTGTGACACGCAAAAAATAATCCATCAGTAGTTACCACTTCTAAAATATCATCACCGAAATTCGATGAATACTTGGATTCCCAAGTTCTACCACCATTAGAGTGTTTTACAATACCTACCATTTTGGTGCTATCTTCCCACCATTTACCTGATAAAGGTATATCAGTAGTTCCTGCAATACCTAAGATAGAAAAGTCACTGCGATTAAAGTGATTAATTATTTTTTTACCCCAACCATCCTTATTAAATAGAATATCATCATGACAGAAAATTACAATGTCATATTTAGAATCTTTTAAGCCTCTATTATATATTTCAGTTAACGAATATTCTCCATTATTAACATATTGTAAAATTTCTATATTTTTAGATAATCCTGATGAATGCTTTAAATGGTTAATATGTTTTTGGTTATCAGTTCTTGTTGAGAATACTACACTAATCATATAACATTAATATTTACCACTTGATCCAAATCCACCTTCACCTCTTTCAGTTTCAGATAAATTATTTACTTTGGAAAGATCACTAATTCCTTGCCCTATTACATTGACAATAACTCCTTGTGCGATTCTTTCCCCTGGTTGTATCGTATAGTCATCGTTACTTAAGTTAACTGCGATAATACCTACATCACCTCTGTAACCCTCGTCCACTGTACCAGGAGTGTTTAAAACAGAAATACCATATTTAAGTGCCATACCACTTCTAGGTCTAACTTGTAATTCAGTATTTGGGGTTAATTCAAAACGTAAACCAGTAGGTATTAACTTTCTTTCCAAAGGTTTCAAAGTAATCGGTTCTGAAATAAATGCCCTTAAATCGAATCCACTATCACCAATCTTTGCGTATTCAGGATCTGGATTATTAGAATTATTTGTAAATTTTGTTCTTATTTTAAAATCATTGATATCAAGATCAAATAAATTTTTGTTATCTAATGTCTCTATTTGAGACATCAACGCATTTAATTCGTCTAACTCTCTAAGGTCTTTCGCAAAAGAAGAGTCAAAATCATCGTTATCTATCATTTATTTATTTTTTTACATTCTATTATTGATAATTCATTTGCCTGTCTTAGTAGAGTGGATAATGTTGATCCATACCATTTAGATTGTTTATCATCTTCCGATTTATCATAATTAATAATCGATTGGTATTCCTCTTCTGTTAACTCAACTCCATTAGATAAGGCGTAGTATGCGGATCTTTCACCTATTTTCATAGAGATTAAATCCTCATTAAAATCATACATTTTACCTAAATTATTTCTATGCCATTCAGATTCACAAAATTTATATAAAAATGTCTTACCTATCTGGTGTAAGAAACATACCTTAATGATAGATTTTTTATCTACCCTTATATTTTCAGGTAAACTATCATTTAAATAAACTGCATATTTGGTGACTTTTAAAATGTGATCGATTAAACCTCCTGGAAATGCATTGTACATACTTTCCATATTAGATGCAGGTGCAGTGAATAAATCTTCACCTAAAAAATTCACTAAAGATTCACTAAATATATCATTAGTCTTTGAAGTCTTGTCGAACTTTTCTCTGTTTTTAATAATTTTTTCTTTTAATTCCATATTAATATTTTTATATAAGAATAAAGATTTTAATTGACTAAATCAACATCGACATATTTTTTTTCTGAAACTAATTTTTTATATAATTCACTTCTTTGTCCACAAACTGTTTTCATATCGTATCTACCATTAACAGTATTATATAGATTTTCACCCATACTAGTAATTAATTCAGGATTTTCTATTAATCTTTTTAAATGCGAATACCATAATTTATGGTTTTTTGATGTAGGGACTAAAAACCCGTTACCGTTTTGATTTATAGTACCACCTTTTTCATATGAATCAATGACATCTATTTGATAAGGTCCAAAATCTTGTGCGATTACCGCTTTTTTATGGAATCCAGACTCAATTATTTTTAATTGTGATTTAACTTTATTGAAGTTACTCTCTTTTAATGGTGCCAATGATATATCAAATAGATTATAATTTGAGGCATAAGAAGTAATAGGTTTTGTCCATACTCTTCTATATGGCTCATTCATAACATTTTCATATTCTTTATTTTCAAAAGAAAGTAAAAAATCTCTATACTCTTCACTAACAATTTTATAATCATCAGTAAATATTTTTTCATATAAATACCAAACAGATTCTTTTGGTTTTATCGGTCTTTGTGTTTGTTGTCCAGTCTTTTGATCGATTAAAGTCATAGTACCTCTTAAATCAAATCCACATAAGACAAATTGTACTTTATCGATTAAACCATCATGTCTCAATTTAGTCATTAAACCTTTTAATATTTCCAAATCCTTTAAATGAGATGAACCACCTAACCATCCAATTCTTATCCTTTCACTTTTTTCAGAGTTATTTTGATATTGTTTTTCTAAAGGATCGATTGCATTTGGTATTACAAATACATTTTTATTATGTTTACTTATCTCATCAGCAAATATTTTTGTTGTAGTAGTGACATTTTTAGATACCTTTATATTGTTAAGGATTTTCTTATCTAACTCATTAGACTTAATAATTTCCCAAGCTGGGTGATCTGATCCTGGTGCCCAATGATCATCTATATCCATAATTGTTGCGATACCTAATCTATCACATCTATCTAATATTCCTTTTATATCGTTATAGTCACCTAAAGTTCTATGATAATGTATTAAGTCATACTGTTTTAAAAAATTATCATTTAATAATTCAGGTTCATAATCAATATCAACATGAAAGTCATTCGGAAAATATTCTTCTAATTTAATATGGGGTATTGTAGATCTATAATACGAAACTCCTGTTCTGTCACTTGGGACAACTAATACTTTAATTTTACTCATAATAAACTTTTTATCTAAGTATAGATATTAAAGTTTTATTTTTAAATATTAAAAAAAAATTAATTAAAAATTTGGCAGTTTAAAATGTTTTATATACATTTGTTTATATAAAATCAAACACTATGAAAAATTTAATTTTTAAAACAGTATTCTTTGTAAGTATTTTTTCACTTACGTCTTGTGCGACTGAAAAATCGATTGAGTTGACGGATGGCACATGTATAACTGAACGTCAATACGATAGAATCCTAAAACGTGCATACAAAGAGACTATTAGAGAAATGTCTAAAGAAGATAAAAAAATTATTAAATCCACTCGTTTTAGTGTGGAATCTGAATAATTATTTAGATAAAACTAATTTACCACTTTTTTCTTTAATCAATCCTAAAGATATCAATTTTTGCGCAACTGATGAATATGGTTGATTTCCATATAACATAACACGTAAAGTATTGTTTTTAAAAATACCCTTTTCATATTTTCTGATAACACTTAAACTAAGAAATGTATTTTGTATTTCTTTAAATCCACCAACTACAACACTTCCCGTTAATTTTTCATTTTTAAATGTATTATATTTACTAACATACGAATCGATTTTTGTTGAATTAGGAAATGTTGTAGATCCAAAAGTTTCATCTGTAGTGGTGATGAAGAATGATATTGCATTTGTCGAATCACTTAAATCAGAAACAGTAGTGGTTGTGATTAAATTGATTAGGTTTTGAGTTTTTATTGTGGTTTGTTCTGTGCCATATATATTATTAACAAAATCTGTAAATAATTTAGGTGTGAAATTTATACCATTAGGTTTTTCATTTGGAACTAATTTAAATGGTGTAGATGCATTACCGACAATTTTTGGGTTAGAATAAACTCCTAATGGAGAATATAATCTTTTAAAATTAAATTGTTTTGGTATATCATCTTTTTTAACTGTTATTATGTCACCCAATTCTACTCCCATAGTAGAACTATCACAATTATCTAACATATAATTCCTCATACTATTAGTTATACTTTTACCTAAATTAGTATTAACCGTACTTTCTGAACCTAATTTATATGACGAACCCGATTCAGCTCCACCACAAAATTGATCATTTACATAATTAATTTTTATACCTGACCACAAACACCATCCACCGTAAATTTTTGCTTCATTACAATTACCTTTATAAATCTCAGGTTCGTAACCACCAAAATTATAACCGTATAATGGTAAGTATTTTTTGTAAATATTTTCTTGTAAATCTGTAGAAGCCGAAGTATCTTTAAAAACAGGTAATTTAGTTGCAATGTCGTAAACCACCCACCCTTTTTTGATACCTGCAGGTGGTTTCATTAAAGATTCATCTTTTTGTGCAGTTTTCTTTTCTTGACCCTTTTTAATTAAATTACCACACGCATCTAATTCCATCACATCTATTTTAGAATAATCATTAGTTTCACTGATTGAGGGTGTACATTCGTGATATACAACTGTACCACCTTTACTTAATCTAATCTCAGGTGTACTTGAGTGACATCTTTTATCTTTGTTTTTACATACAAAAGATATCATAATGTTTCCTGGTTTATTACCTAATATCGATAACGCTTGTTGTGGTGAAACTACAAATTTAGAACTTCTACTTCCACCATCTTCGGCATTATTTAAGTTAGCTACCCCATCTAATTTAGTCTCATTCAAATAAACATCAAATAATGCGTCGTCACATTGGTGTCCTCCTCTACATGGAAATGAAGGATTCGGTTCTTTTACATACATAACCTCAATAACTAATCCCTCCAAACAAGCTGAAGGTGGAGTTAATTTAAAATTAACTTTTATATATTGTTCTTTAGTAAATTTTTTATCTGTCGCTTCATCACCTCCTTTAGGATTCCAAGGTGTTGGACCAATTTTAACTACAGGTGCCTCAAATACAGGTATTGCATCAATAGTCTTATCTTTTTGTAATTTTTTAAAGTAATTAGTTAAGAAAGTTTGTATAGTCTTAGCCCTTCTTTCAGATAAAACTTTTTCTTCTAATTTGACTTTAGGATCTACTTCAGCATCGTAATTGGTTACTTGTGATTCTCCAGCTTCTATTTGAACTGTTAAAATTTTTGCTTGTCCACCTATTATACCACCACTATCTTTTATTTCTTTAGATTTTTGTTTTAGCCAATCTATTGCTTCTTTAAGTTCAGCCAAAATTTCTGTTTTTGGTAACGATGTATCTTTCCATCTACCTGATTTAAAATTGGCTTGTAAAGAAACTTCTTTTACTTCATCAGTAGGGGCTTCATTTAATAACTCAAATTCATATATAGGATTTCTATAGTCTCCATTATTGTAAACCATTAGATTCTTTATCCTATTTAATTCTTCTGTTAAATTGTTTTTTTTCATAATTTATTAATTTATTATACCGTTAATCCAAATTCTTGTGATATTTTAGGTACTTTCATTCTTTCTAAAAGTTTTTTACCATCTACATTACCCGCCCAATCCGATTCAGTCGGTATCCCTTTTGGGTTGAATTTTTTAAATCTATAATACGCTAAGATAAATCCTTTATAAAATTTAGTAATATCCATTCTTATATCACCATATAAATCACTATTTCTAATAGTTTTATCTACAAATGTTAATTTTTCACCATCCCAAGTTGCCTCTAATGATGGTATTCCCGATTCTATATCTCCTTTTAATTCTTTCTGCATCTCAATAAAATCATCTGATAGTCTTTTTTTAACGTCATCACTTACCTCTGTTGTAGATGTTATATTTTTAGATAGAAAAGATAATAAAGATGTAATTTTATCTACTAGAATTTCGGATCTTTCTAAGACTACACCTTTTTGATCTAATTTCATTTGTTTTTTCTTTGTGACTTTACCAGATGTAATATTTTTTTCCTGTAATTCTCTTTTTTCCCTAACTATTTTATTAATTTGTGCCCCTAAATCAGGTTCTTGAGTATCACTACTTTCAGTTACTTTCTTTGTACAAACATCAAAAGATAATAGTTTTCCTTTAGTAATTTTAGGGGCTTTGTCGTAAATAACTTCGTCACCCAAAGTTATTGTCACTTGAGGGATATCCTTATGTGCATTACTTGTAGTGGCTATCATCCATAAAGAGATTATTGATTTACTATTTTTATTTTGATTTTCATTGATTATATCTTTAACTTGTTGTTCGCTTAAAATAAATGTATCGGATCTACCCCCCCTTAAATTTCCTTCTTTATTTATTGAACCGTATTTATAACCATACGTACCATCTCCATTTGGTAAATATCCATATCCTGGATTTAAGAATTCCGACTGAAATGTTGGTTGTGAGTTTGTTCTAGGTACCCCTCTATCAACACTACTATTATTTAAATTTGCAGTCATTCCCCCCACTGTATTTTTTAATGGGGTATTATTTGCATAAACAAAAAATTCGGCATTTTGACAGTCGTGTGACGCAACCCAAATTCGTATTTTTAAATTTGTTGCACATTCTAATGGATCTTTACCTGTTACCTCTTTTGGCGTCTCTTCTTCACCCTCAATTTTATTAACTTTAATTACTACCTCAACATACTGCTCCTCAATATACGCTTTCTTAAAATCGGCATATTTACCCTTAGCCAATCCATCATTAAATGCGGTTGTACATTTATATCCCTCAGGATCACCAGCTCTTTTATCTTCTGGACAAAATTCCTGACCAACCCATTTAGTTCCCCCAATAACTGGTTCTGTTGTAACAATATTTAATTTATCTTTTATAACACCTTCTTCAACCCAAGTATCAAAAACGCTTGTAACATAATCTTTAATTGTTTTCATTCGTTCATTAGATAGATATTTAGGTGGTACTTTGTTACTAGGATAAGTTCCTTTTTTACCTGTCGCATCCACATTAGGTATTTTTGATTCACCCGAATCTATTCTTACGTCAACAATATACCCAGATGGATTTTTTAATAAAAATTCTTTAACTGACGACAACTCATCCTTCAAATCATCAGGAATGTTCCAAGTTGTCCCTTTATATTCTCCATCTAATGTATACCATCCTCCTCCGAAATCCACCTTTTCACTAAACGATGGTAGGGTAGTTGTATCAACTGCCTCCCTTAATGGATTATTATATTGTCCATTATTATACACCATTAAGTTTTTCATTCTTCTTAGTTCTTCAGTTAAATTAGTTTTTGACATAAAAAATTAGTTTTCCTATAAATATAAAAAAATGATAAAAAATTTGTATATTAAAATAATTATTGTATCTTTACAATATCAAAACTAAATGACTATGGAAAATTCAGTAATTACAAAAAATGTTAAGGAATATGTAGGGACAAATGTTTTTATTCTTTCTTTAAAAGGTGGTCTTATTAAATATGGTTCACTAACACCTAAACAATTAGACGCAGCATCAAAATTTTTCTCTAAGACAGTAGTGGTTAAAACAGAACCAAATTTTAAAGAAGTTAATGTTAATCTGAAAGTCACTAAATTTATTGCCAAAAGAATTGCCGTTGACAATGAATTAGAATTTAATCCGTTTTTAGTTACTATCACTAAAGTTCTTAACGAAACAACTAAAGCGTATCAAGTTACGGGTAGAATGAATACTTCAGATGTATCTTCTTGTAGATGTTGTGGTAAAGATTTGACTGATTGGAGATCACAAGCGACAGGTGTTGGTCCAGTATGTTCAAAAGCATTAAATATCCCATATGTTAAAAAACAAGAGGATGTTGAGGTATTTAAAAAAATGCTTAGATTAAAAATCGATTCTATCGGAGATTTAACTTTTTGGTTACCTAAGTCTCAGATTGATGAGGGACTTAATGAATTAGTTTCACAATTGTGAATATAAAATAAAACCCTCTAATGAGGGTTTTATTATTTTCTTTTAGATGGTAACGGTTTTAATTTACCTGAAAATATAGTTTGTCCTACTTTGATTTGTATATCTTCAGTAACTAGTGATTTATCAAAATATTCTTCTACCACTGTTCTAACTACACTCTCTATTTCTTCTCTAACTATTTTTCTTATTGTACTTTCGTTAATAGTACTTTTAACAGTTTCATTTACATTAGAAACTTTGTTAGTTTTTTTAGGTTGGTTATTAGTTCTTTGTTCATTCACCAATAACTCAGGAACATCTTCTAACTCAAATGTATGGTATGGTGATTCTGGAATATCTATTGGATTATCTATCATCGCCCTTTTAATTGCTTCAGGCATTTTAGATTTATTTATGTTTCTATATTTACCATTTACTGGGGCTACTGAGGAAGAAGAGGTTCTTTGGTTTTCCCTAATAAAATTTTCAGTTAAATTAGGTATTTCTTTTTCTTCACTACTATATTCATTACTTTGACTTCCATTAGAAGTTGATCCGTGGTTTTGCTCCGTAATTTGCATAACCGCTTTTGATCTACTTAAAATTTCTTTTAATCTTTCTGCATTACTCATTTTTAATCAAAATTTAAAATTTTATAAATCTGTATCATATCCTTGTCTCCACTAGGATTAAATAGTGGTCTAGGTTCTTCAAATGTACCACCTAACATTTCTAAATTATCCATTCTATCAACCCTAAACGTTTTCCATCCAGGTTGGATTGTTTTAGTATCTCCACCTATCTGATAAACTCGAACCATATCATTATTTCTTTTTGAGATTCCATAACAATATATTTCAATCCATCTTTTATTCTTACCACCTGGATCTTCACCATCGTCATAATAAACAGAAGCTAAACGTTTTCCGTCCATTATTTTTTTAACAGTTTCTTTATTTGCTAATTCAAGTATAAGTCCTTCGGCTAAATAGTAAAGCTTCATTTTATATATTATTGATTATTATTAAATATATAGTTAGGATAGTAAGGTTTACTTGGACCGTAACCATTAGGTCCTGTAGGGTTACCATATTTTGATTCATTTCTAGCGATTAATTGTTTTCTACCACTACCTGGATAAGTAGGGTTACCATTGATGTCTATATCGTTTCCACCATTAATAGTATTTAATTGATCACTATTACCACTAGTACCTCTACCTTTATTATCACCATCTGATAATGCGTTTGGGTGAGTAGGTCCGTACTTTTTACCATCACTATCTAAGTATACGTTTTTAATTACGTTATCAACTCTAAATTGATCACCTAATTCCATTAATTTAGTCTTTGCCATAGTTTTTATATTTTAGATTCATATATTATTAATTTTTGTATTCTTAAAATTTCTTCATAAACAGGTTTTCCTCTCGATAATTGTCCACTTATATCTTTACTAAGTTTAGGTAATTTTATCTTCAATGTTTGTCTATTAACTTTAGTAGTATCTTTTTCGTGTTGTTTAATAAATTGATTTGACAAACCTGTTTCACTTTTTATTTTTTTAGGTGCTTTAATAGACTGTGTTTCTTTATTAAGAGTTGAGTCTACCCAATTGTGCATTGTTTTACCACCATTAAGTCTATATTCGATATCCTCATGTTTACCATCATAATTATCGAACCAGTTTTTTATCCTTTTCATTTGTTTATATTCTATTTTTTTATTTTCTAGAATACCTTTAGCTCTTTTATATCCTTCAGTAGCTTTATTATTACTGATATCTTCCTTTTTTAAAGTTTCATAAGTTTTTACGGCATTGGTAACTGCATTAAGTACATAATTTGGGCAATTATAATATTTCCCATGTAACTTACTATTACCACCTTTATTTTCCTTCCTGCTCGCCATACTTTATTTTATCACCAATTATTTCTCTATGTTCTTCTTTCATACTATAAATATCTAAATTATCAATTAAGTGGTTCAATAATATTCCCAACTCATCACCTTTTAGATTTTCTTTATGTATTAAATCCAATAGACTATTTATTTTTCTTATAACCATTGGTTTTTCATGTACATCTTTTAATTCGCTAATGTCTGCTATTTTATCCATCCCTACTATAATATCAGACTCTTTCATTTTTTTAACAAAATCTCTAGTAGTATCTTTTTTGTTTCTAATTATCTCATCAACCAATGATTTCATAGAATCTTCATTTTCTGTAATATCAAAATCAAATTTAGTGTCATTAGGTAATTTATAATTTCTCCACTCATCTGATGGTAAATGATCATATACAGGATCAGATTGTCTGAAATAATGTGAACTTATATCTTTATCCGCCATTTTTTTGGCTTCCCTATACTTTCTTTCTTTATCGTCTCTACTATATTTTTTAGATGGTACAACATCCAACTCATCATAGATTTCTTCAGTATCACTATCTAAAATATTTTCTTCTTCATTAACAATATATGCGTAATTGATACCATAATATGGTCCACCATATATAAAGTATGCCTCAGGTCCTTGAGTAGAACTTCTAACATAATCATCAGTAGTTTTTTTAGATTTTATAAAATTTCTATTTTGTTTGTAGCTATTACTAGGATTAATTAATGCCCCATTGGTACCTATTAATTCATTTAACTCATTCTCCCTCAGAACATTTTTTTTACCTAAATACGTATTAATATCGGACTTTTTAAATGTTTTATTCATAATAAATCTTTTTTATATAAATATAACACAATTCTAAATATTTATTTAAAAATAAAGTTATGCCTATAAATAAATTTACAACATTATTAGATCTTTCAAGACAAGCTAAGATAATAACTGGTGAAACTGCAACTTTTGACGGTAAAATACTATCAGGAATACCATTTAGTAGTTACCCAACAGGTGTCAATACCGCAACAACTGTTTCATTAGGGGTTGTTTCGACAGAAAACGCAGTGTTTAGTGGGAACACAGGAACTACCGTTTTCGATGTCTCAAACCCATTATCACCTTATTACAATCCACTTTTTAGTGGGTATACCGCAACCACTTGGACTAATCCTTTATTTTCGGCTACGACTTCGGGGTTAACATTACCCATTACAATACTGAGTGCGGACACACAAGTGGTTGGTCCGTTTTGGACATTAACACAAACAGGGTATACTGGTGACTATATAATAGGTACAGAATATACTGGTTATAGTGTAACATATAGTTTTATCAATGTATCTCAATTTAATCCCAATGTATTTAGTGGTGTCACAAGTGCTTCCCAAGAAAACTTTTCTGCGGGTACCTTAGATTATAAAGGACCGTTAGATTATTTATCATCTAAAGAAAATATATCAGTAGATGGTAGATTAATTACAAATAAAATTACTATAAGTAATGGTGCTAGTTCAGCGACAACTAATTATGTATTGACTCAAATAGATGATACGGGTAAAGGGGGTTGGAATTCCTTATCTTCATTACTTTCAGGATCATGTTTACCAATAGTTAATTTAGAAACAATAAATGATTGTTCTTCAGGTATTACATTCAATTCGGATGTTACTATAAATGGTGATGTAATTGTAAATGGTTCTGCCACTACAATAAACACAGAAATTATTAGATCTAAAGATAATAATATTATTTTAAATTATAGTGGAACACATTTAACCGCAATCGGTGGTGGTTTTACACTAGAAGATGGTGTCAGTAATGGTGTAGATTCTAGAATATATTCGGACTCAAACGGTGTTTGGTTATTTGATCCATCATTAAGTGCGAATTCAGGGACAATAATTAATTTTTCTGCAGATACAATAGGTTCGTCAGGAGATTGTGTCAATGATTTATATGTATCGAACATACATTCTTGTTCTCCTTTAAATGTTAATCCTTTGGATGAAGGAAATGTTTATTTTGGTTCCACTAGTGGAGTTACAATTGATGTTACCAATAGTAGATTAGGTATCGGTACAGAGACTCCACAATATTCTTTAGATGTTGTTAACACAAATTCTAGACTTTATTATGATCCCACATCGTTTGGTGGATTGGTTGTAATAAGTGGAAATACAAATCTACCAAGATTAGGTATAACAATTGCACCATATTTGACTAAACCAGTTGCGGGAGGTCAATTAGGTATGAGGGCTTGGGATGATACACTTACTCCTGTGTATGGTAAAGTAGGGGATATGTTTACATATGCGGGTAATGCGTCAAATGGGTTAAACTTAATTAATTCACCTGGTACGGGTACTGAAGACTATATTAGATTCTATGCGGGACAAACTGCAAATGGTACAACTCCTGATATACATATACAAGGTAGTGGTGTAACAAGAGGGTACGTTGGTATTAATACATCTAACCCACAATATTTATTAGATGTCGTTAACACAAATTCTAGACTTTTTTATGATCCAACATCCGTAGGGGGTAGATTTGCAATAAGTGGAAAAACAAATGTTCCTAGATTTAGCGTGGAGATTCCACCATATTTAACAAAACCACAAGCATCTGTCAGTTTAGGTATTAGGTCTTGGGATGATTTACTATATCCAGACTATGGTAATCCGGGAGATGTTCACTTATATGCAGGTGTAAACGCTTACGGTTTAAATATTATAAGTGAATACGGTGCTACTAGTGCAGATTATATAAGATTTTATGCTGGTCAAGATGCGTCTTCAGGAAATACACCCGATATACATATACAAGGTAGTGGTGTAACAAGAGGGTACGTTGGTATCGGTACGTCTTCACCTACGGAAAGATTAACAGTTAGTGGTACATCGTTTTTTAAAACGTCTTCATTAACAACAGGTACATCACCATCTTTTTATTATTTAGACGGAGTTTCAACACCTACGGACACATCTACTATAAAATCTATATACAAAGAATTTAGACCAACAACCACATCATCATCTAATGTTGTTGGTGACGGTACACTATTATATCCAAACATAACATCACCAACAAATGGGGAATTTTATTCAAAGGCAAATCTAATATTATATACAGGTGATTTATCATTATTAAATAGTAATGAAGCTTTAACATCCGAAATTAATGTAGTACAAATTCAAACAAACACAGGAACTTACAATGATATAGTTAAAAGTTCGTCATCTGTATTAAGGAATTTGACTGCAGGTGGTACTATAAATGAGTATGTTGGTTTTTGGATGAATGGTTTTGATATAACTTTAACCCATAATGGATCAACAAATAATATATATGGGTTTTATATGGATGATCAATCCACAAGATCTGGAAATATCCCCCCACCAACAAATAGATGGGGTATATATATAAAAGATGAGGGATATAATTATATTGCAGGTTATTTAGGTATTGGAACTACGACACCATCTGAAAAACTAGATGTTAGTGGTAAGACAAAAACAACAACTTTACAAGTTACATCAGGAGCAACAAATGGTTATGTTTTAGTTTCCGACTCTGTTGGTAACGCCACTTGGTTATCTGCATCGGGTGCCACATCAGGAGTAACATTTTGGACGGCATCAACAGGTGTAGACGCAATAGTGGTTAAAAATAGTGGATCAGTCGCTAGTGGTTTATTATCATTGGCTCAGGGTTATCAGACAACCGCAAGTGGTGATACATCACATGCGGAAGGTTATCAAACAATTGCAGGTGGAAACTTTGGTTCACACGCTGAAGGATTCCAAACAACTGCTAGTGGTGATTTTTCACACGCTGAAGGGGCGGATACATTTGCAATTGGGATTATGTCGCACTCTGAAGGAGTTCAAACAAGTGCTATCGGTGATTATTCACATGCTGAAGGTAATTTATCAACCGCAAGTGGGGCTACATCACATGCGGAAGGATTTCAAACAATTGCGAGTGGGGATTATTCACACTCTGAAGGTTATCAGACAACTGCTAGTGGTACTAGTTCTCACTCTGAGGGTTGGATTACAACCGCAAGTGGTGATTATTCACACGCTGAAGGTTATTTTAATATTGCCTCAGGTATTGCTTCACACGCTGAGGGTGGGGCATTTTTAGGTAAGTTAGGGTTAGTAGGTATACCAACAAGTGCAACAACTTACTCTTCACACGCTGAAGGTATAGGTACTTTAGCGTCAGGACGACATTCACACGCTGAAGGTCAATCAACTATTGCATCAGGATTTGGGTCACACGCAGAAGGACGTGTGACTTTGGCATCAGGACAAAATTCACACGCTGAAGGGGATACTACAACTGCTAGTGGTATTAATTCACACTCTGAAGGTGTAAGTACTTTAGCATCTGGAGATGTTTCTCATGCTGAAGGAGGTACAACTATTGCATCAGGAACTGCTTCACACGCTGAAGGATCGGGAACAACTGCATCAGGACAATATTCACACTCTGAAGGTGTCGGTAATATTGCTTCAGGAACTGCTTCACACGCAGAAGGTGGGGTATTTTTCGGTAAATCTGGGTTAGTTCCTAATCCGACAAGTGCAACAACTTACTCTTCACACGCTGAAGGTATAGGTACTTTAGCGTCAGGAACTGCTTCTCACGCAGAGGGTATAAGTACGTCTGCAACAACTGCCTATTCACACGCTGAAGGGAACCAAACTTTGGCATCAGGAACTGGTTCACACGCTGAAGGTAGCTTTACTTTAGCATTGGGGGTATATTCACACGCTGAAGGTGATCAAACAAGTGCAACAACTTCCTATTCACACGCTGAAGGGGCAGAGACTTTGGCTACAGGAACTAGTTCACACGCTGAAGGCAATCAAACAAGTGCAACAACTTTCTATTCACACGCTGAAGGTCAACAAACTTTGGCATCAGGACTAAGTTCACACGCTGAAGGACTTCAAACAAGTGCAACTAATTCACATTCACACGCTGAAGGTAGAGAAACTTTATCATCAGGAATTGCTTCACACGCTGAAGGATTCCAAACATCTGCAACAACTTCCTATTCACACTCAGAAGGGTTTCAGACTTTGGCATCAGGAATTAGTTCACACGCTGAAGGTGATAGATCAGATTCTATTGGGTCATATTCACATTCTGAAGGTAGATTTACAATAGCTCAAGGTACTGCTTCACATTCTGAAGGATATGATACTGATTCTATTGGGGCATATTCACATTCTGAAGGTTTTAGGTCAGAATCTATTGGTCAATATTCTCACGCTGAAGGGTATTCCACAGAATCTACTGGAGATTATTCGCACTCAGAGGGTTACCAAACATCTGCAACTACTCAATATTCTCACTCAGAGGGTTTGGGTACTATTGCTTATGAAGCAGGACAACACGTATCTGGTAAATATAATAATATAACAAACGCTAACCAATACTTCATTATCGGTAAAGGTACCAGTAACGCCTCTAGATCAAATGCATTTAGAGTCGATTCGGCTGGTAATGTTTATGGTGCTGGTGCAACATATAACTCTGGTGCGGATTACGCTGAATACTTTGAATCTTTATCAGGAGATTCAATACCTTACGGTACAGTAGTCGAATTAGTAGATGATAAAATAAAAGTATGTGTTGACGCAAATAACGCTATGGGTGTTATTTCTTCTAACCCTACACTTATCGGTAACAATGAAGGAGGTACCGCAGATGAATGGGTAGGAAAATATGAAAAAGATGAATGGGGTAGATATATTATGGAAGACTATTCATATGATATGATAGATTATATAACTGAAAGTGGTGAAACCATTTACAAAACAATAACGGAACAAACACCAAAATTAAGTCAAAATTTTGATCCTAATATGTTATATATCCCTAGATCTGAAAGACCTGAATGGAATGTTGTTGGGTTAGTCGGTCAAGTAAGGGTACTGAAAAATCAACAGATACCAAGTAGGTGGATAAAAATGAAAGATATAAATAATGATATCGCCCTATATTTAATTAGATGAGTAATATATACCAACATAATTTTGACAATTGTTTAAAAATGAGATTAAGTAACAGTGACTACTGGGACTTATTTTTATGTTATGATTGTACAGACGAACAAGATAATGATCAAATATTAGAGGATTGTATTTTAGTTGACATTGATATTGATAATGATGCGTGTTACTCAGGAAATACTCTTTATAGTTTAACTACTTGGACAGGTGCAACAATCAATGGTAGTGGAATCACATTAAATGATATTGGTTTGACGGGTATTGATAATGGTTTTATAATATACGATTGTAATACACCAACCAGTGGGGCAACTTTTTTATCATCGTTTACAGGATCATCTTTAACATTAACATCAGCAGATACAAGGTTCTCTATGACTAGAGTTACTGGTTGTACATACGATTACCCAATAGATGTTCTTACGGACTTAGAGGTAGGTAGATATTCTCAATTATGTGGTGGGTTTTATCAAGGATTCTTTAAATTATCTGATATCACCTATTTCAATGAAATAAGTGATAATAAATTTATTTGGCCGTTAGATTGGTTTAGATGTCCTACTATTTGTAGTGGAGACACCGTAACTGATTGTTGTGGTACGGGTGATACAACAGGACAAACTTGTACTGTCGATCCGAATAAGGCGTATCAATGTTATTTAGATACAAAACCAATTCCATACAATTATCAAATATTACCTGAAAGATTAGGTGGTTTAGATGTCGAATGTTTAGATGGGTGGACGGCAACGTTCTTATTAAATAAAAGTTCCGAATCTTGTGTAGGTAATACACTTAATAATACATACCCTAATAATAAAGGATTTTTCTTTTATATGGGTACTAGGGCAGAAAATAAGTTTTGGGATTTATTTAGTGGTGAAACTGGGTATACTACCTCATCAGGATATCCTTTACCCCCACCTGTGATTTCAGAAGAAGTGTTAAATAATAATCCTTTTTTAGTATATCAACCATCAAGTTGTTGTTGTTTTAGTGGTATAACTACAGAAATAACACAAGAAAAAGATAAAAATGCGGACATTATAGATAACGCATTAGGGTTTAGAATTAAGGATGATGGAAGTATAGGGTTTAGAACTATAATATTGACAGGAGTTTGTTCGGCAGTTACGGCAACGACAATAGTAGATTGTCATGAACAATGTGGATGTGGGTGTACAGGAACTACTACGGCAACTTCGGTAACCACAAAATATGTTACAGGAACTAGTATTTATGAATGTTATAGTTCTCCTGGTATTATATCAGAAGATGTGTGGACAAATGTTGCAATAAGGTTTAAACCTTATGAACAATATACCCAATGTGAATTAGTGAATAAACCTAGAAGAAAAGGTGTATTAACAGTTTATGTTAATGGATATTTAAAATGGACTTTAGAGGATTTTGATGAGTTTATTTTTAGGGAATTAGATGAATATAGAGAAAAACAACAAGGTGTTCCATTTAATTACAGTTTAGGTGGAGGTACTCAAGGATTAATAGAATCTAATACGGTTAATGGTCCTGATATTAAGGACGAAAACTTAGTACTACAAGAAAATTTTGCTGGTACTTTTGAAGGTGGGATTAGTAAATTTAAATTATTTGGTTGTAGTTTAGATATTACAACAATAAGGGAAGAAATTAATAATGGTTAATATTTATATAATATGGAATTTTTTATCAACAAAGATAGTACACTACCAAAACTAAAAATGGAATTAGTTAATGACGGTAGAAATGATTTTCGTAAGTTTTATGAGAAAATACAAAACGCTACTATAACATTTACTATGTACGATGTAGAAACAAAAGTCAAAAAAATTTCATGTTCACCATCATACATAGAAATGTCGGTTGCCAATGATTGTGAAAATAGTGAAACCCCAACATATTTTATAACATATAAGTTTACAGAACAACAAACAAATAAGTCTGGAAGATATAATGGGTACTTTACAATTAATTTTCTAGATGGTACAGGTAAATTAATCGCACCTATTAGAGACGAATTATTTATAAATGTTTTAGATAATTGATATATTAAAAATAATTTAGTATATTTGTACTTAAAAAGTTTTTAATAAATAAAATATGCTTGCTTCAGTAGATGACATTAAAGAGTATTTAGAGGGATACGATGAACAAAAATATATAGTTGGGGTAGAATCCTCATACTACGAAAACAAAGTTTATCTTATCATACACGACCCAGAAAATGGGAAACGTATAGAAAAACATAAGTTTACTCCCTTTTTATGGATGAAGAGTATTGACTTAAGTAAGTTATATGGTGGAGATAGAAGAGAAATTAGAAACAAAATCAAAGAATATAAAATTAAGTTTATACCATTATCGATAAAAGATGAAAATGATGATACGGTATCACGTTTAGAAAATGGTTATAAATTTTTAGTTAGATCGAGAGGTACTTATGGGGATTTATTAAATTTTTTCAAAAAGGGAAAGATGGATATATTCTTAGAAGAAAATAGAAGTAACTTTTTATCTATCAGTCCTACTGAACAATTTTTAATACAATCAGGTAAAAGACTTTTTAAAGGGATGGACGAATATGATGATGTCCATAGATTTTCATTTGACTTAGAAACAACTGGATTAGATCCTAAAACTTGTAGGATATTTCAGGTTGGTATGAAGGATAATAGAGATTTCCAACATGTACTTTCTATAAACGGTGATACAGAAGAAGAAATAAACGATAGAGAGTCAGAAGCAATAACAACATTTTTTAAAGTTATTAACCATCTTAAACCAGCAATTATATCAGGATATAATTCAGAGAACTTTGACTGGTATTTTATAGTTGAGAGATGCAGGATTTTAGGTATTGATATTACAAAAATTGCCAAGACATTAGGAAGTATCCCATTTTATAGAAAGACTCAAACACTTAAAATGGGTCCTGAAATGGAAAATTATGAACAGACACATATGTGGGGGTATAATATTATGGATGTATATCATGCAGTTAGAAGGGCACAAGCGATTAATTCTTCTATTAAAGAGGCAGGATTAAAATATATAACAAAATACTCCAATGTTGCAAAATCAAATCGAGTTTATATACAAGGTGATAAGTTAGGTAAAATATATGGAGATACTGAAAATGATTATTGGTTAAACGAAGAAAATGGTAACTGGGGTAAGATAAAGGATATCGCTGGTGAGGTTAACCTATCTGATGAAACTGTAGAACAATTATTAAATAATGGTGGATTAATTAAACTAAAAGGTTGCGATATTGTAGAACGATATCTAATAGATGACTTATGGGAAACAGAAAAGGTAGATAATATTTTTAATCAAGCAACTTTTCTTTTATCTAAAGTTTTACCAACATCATTTATGAGATCATCCACAATGGGTACTGCCGCAACATGGAAATTACTTATGTTAGGGTGGTATTATAGAAGTGGTATTGCAATCCCACATACTATGCCATCTAAAGGGTTTATAGGTGGTTTATCTAGATTATTAGAAGTAGGTTTTAGTCAAAATGTAGTTAAATTTGACTTTGCTTCCCTATACCCATCTATTCAGTTGACACATAATGTATTTACTGATTGTGATGTTATGGGTGCAATGAGAGGGTTATTACAATACAACTATGACTATAGAAATCTTTATAAAGAATTAAAGAAGAAATATGAGGTTGAGGGTGATTCAGAAAAATCTTCATATTATGATAAAAAACAATTACCACTTAAAATTCTTAATAATGGAATGTTTGGCTCTATTTCCGCACCAAACGTTTATCCTTGGGGTGATTCAGATATGGGTGAAAAAATTACATGTACAGGTAGACAATATCTAAGACATATGATTAGATTTTTCGCATCAAAAGGATTTAAACCATTAGTGGGAGATACAGATGGATTCAACTTCTCTGTACCAAACGATGTAGATAGATATGTTTATACGTCAAATGGTAATCATCACTTCAATAAATTAGGTAAAACATATAAAGGAATGTCTGCAGTAGTTTCTGAATATAATGATAAGTATATGAAAGGTGTGATGGGATTAGATGTAGATGAAATATGTTCCGCAACTATTAACTTAGCGAGAAAAAATTACGCAGATTTAATAGATGGTAAAGTTAAATTAGTGGGTAACTCTATTAAGTCTAAAAAAATGCCAGTTTATATTTCTGAATTTATCGATAAAGGTATCAGACTTCTTTTAGATGGTAACGGATTAGAATTTGTGACTGAATATTATGAAACAATAGAAATGATTTATAATCAAGAAATACCACTTTCTAAAATTGCCAATAAATCTAGAGTAAGGATATCTTTAGATGAGTACAAAAAGAAAATGAAAACTACAAATAAATCTGGTGGGTCAATGGCTAGACAAGCTCATATGGAATTAATTATTAATGAAAATTTAAATGTTAATTTAGGTGATACAATTTATTATGTAAATACAGGTAGTAAAAAATCACATGGAGATGTTCAGACAAAGGCACATAGTAAATTTACCAAAAAAGAAACTGAACTTTATTATATTAGTAATGGTAAGATGCCTGACACCTCAAAGGTAGATATTGTTGTAAATTGTAGATACATACCAAATAATCTTTTAGAAAATGATCCAAATGCGACAGGTGAATACAATGTAGAAAGATATTTAGATGCCTTCAATAAAAGAGTAAAACCATTATTAGTATGTTTCGATCCTTCTGTTAGGGAAGATATAATGATAACATCACCATTAGAAAGAAAGTATTTTACTGCACAAGAATTAACTTTAACATCAGGTAAACCATTTAACGAAAGTGATCAAGATAAATTAATAGATTTATTAACTATAACTGATGAAGAATTAGAATTCTGGAACCGTATAGGTGTATCTCCTACATATATGTTTGAGGATTATGGAATTGCAGATGAATTCTCATATGACGTAAAGACCCAAAGGTCGATAAGTCAATGATTTGTTTAAATTTTCTGCCTCTAAAGCTTTATTCTCCAATTGTTTTACGTTAGATAATCTTTCTAATCTTAAATCCAATTGTTCTAATAACTTTAATTGTTCTTCTTTACCTTCATTAAGTAAACTATCAAAATCCATAGTTAACTCAGCGTCTGGTACTTTTAATGCCCCACTAAATTTACCTCTTACTCTACCTAAAGATTCTTTAAATAATGCAGTTAAATATCTTCTAACCCAAATCTTTGTAGGTTCATTTAAATCAGAGTATCTTAATTTAGATAATGGTACATCATTAGGTAATTTTATAATGTCAGAGTTTTCTGCTAAACATTTATCTCTATCATCTCCCGATTCATAGTAGTGGTACCAAACTTTTGTACCCGATATCCCTAATTGTCCACCTTGTAAACCTGCGGATGCAAAAGATATTCTACTACCAGGTATCGGCATAAGATGTAATAATCTAGTACCATTAGGTCCTGCAGTAACTTTATAAGATAACTCACTTCTTAATAATTTAGATTTTAAACTAAAATCAGCTGCCCTAAGTAATACATCAAAAGCGGGTGCTACATAAAATCCACCATTACCTAATCCACCACCTTGTCCCCAACCAGCGTAAGGTACTTGACCAAAACCACCACCAAAACCATAATCACCAAATCCCGCAAATGAATATAATGCGTGATTAGTAGAGTTCGGTGTTAACCATAATATTTCATTTATTTCTCTACCAGCAGGTATCTGATATACTTGTTGATTTCTTATGATAGTTACATAATCTTTCTTTAATTCCCAAGGACCTCTTTGTTGTAATCCAACTTGTTTAGAATACGCATAAGAAAAATTACTTTCAAAATCCAATGATCTTGTTGTTAACGCAAATGCAATATCAATTTTATCCGCTTGTTTCCCTAATACTGAAGACCATTGGTTTTCTATCAACCAATCTTGTACTCTTTGAGCATAATCCTCAATTGCGGTCTCTAAAAGGGAATTCATCTGATCCCAATCTAACTCAATTTTTCGAATTGGTGCACCTAATCTATGTTTTATTTGTGTAAATAATTCATTTTTTAAGTCATCATTTAAATAATTTGGCATAACTGATATATTTATTAATAAATATCTAATAATTGATAAATGTATAGTAAAAAATATGAAAGAGGAACTAGTAATAAAATTTGTTGGAATGCAACAACAATTCAGAGTATTGCATTGGCAAACTAAATCATTTGCAAAACATAGTGCCTATGGAGGGATTTATGATTCATTAGATGACTTAATCGATGGGTTTATTGAAACTTATATGGGAAAATATGGTAGAGTAACTTTTGAAAGTGGTGAGGGTAGTATTATCTTAAAAAATACTGAAACATTAGATTTAAATTCATTTATAAAAGAAAATATTTCTTGGTTAAAAAGTTTAAACGAAAAACTTAATTCTGAAAACGATAGTGACCTTTTAAATATAAGAGATGAAGTTATGGCTGAATTAAATAAATTAAGATACTTGTTGTCACTAAAATAATGAAATTTGGTGACATCATAAAGGAATCTTATACAAATGAATTAGGTGATCCCCTTAATGGTAGAGATAATGCTTGTATGTCATCACTACATAAGGCACAACAATTACTGATAGACGCTTTAAGGTTAATTGAAAACGCTTATCAGGAATGCGATGATGAGGAAAAAAGAAAGGAAATCATTGAATTTAAAAAAGATTTGGTACATGATTTAGGTCACAATGACGGTGAGGGTTTTGGTCATGTCGAAGACAATGAGAATGAGAATAACTTAATCAATAGAATCGCAAAATTTATCGACAAACATACACCCAAAAATTGGGACTCAAATATACATGATGAAATTAATCCAGAAGAAAGTGGTTCTTAACTAATTCTACTGCCTCATCAATCGTATTAAAAGATTTTTCTGGAACAAATGCGGTTCTATCAATTAGTATTGCGGGTAAAAATTCATTGTCAACCTTTTTAGAAAAGGTTTCATATAACTTTTCATTCTCATCAATATCGATTTCAATATAATCTATATTGTTTTCATTTAATTTATTTTTCAGATTTTCACAATGAGGGCAACCTTTCATCGAAAATACTTTTACTCTAACATCATTTTCCATTTTCAATATTTTTTAAAAATTCATTTATTATTTCATCTTCACCCATTATAGTTCCGATAATTTTTCTTTTTTCATTTAATATGTGCCATATTAAAGTATCAATAGTTTCATCTATCAACATATAATAAATATTCACAGTTTCTTTTTGTCCAATTCTATATGCTCTATCCTCTGCCTGCTCATGATTACCTGGTACCCAATCTAAAGAATTCATAATTACAATTTCTGCCTTAGTTAAAGTTAACCCAACACCCGCAGCTTTTATTTGTCCTATAAATACCATACAATTATCGTCCTCTTGAAATCTATCTACTGACTGTTGTTTTTGTTTATCTGTCATCCCACCTCTTACTGAAACACATTTATTACCAAAATGTCGTATAAAAGTATCCATCTCTTCATTGAAATTACAAAAGATAATAACCTTTTTATTTAATTCTAAAGCTTCCTCCGCTTTTTCAATTGAGTATGGTACAGTTTCCATTGCGATAAAACTTCTTAATAGAGTCATCTCAACAAGATCCTTAGCAGGGTTACCCTTCTTACCATCAATTTTCCTATTTTTTAAATAGTCTTCCCAAACATTTCGATATCCATTAACATTTTGTAATTCTAAATAAACAGGTGTAATTAATTTTTCAGGTAAATCTAAAACTTCATCCTTTTTTCTTCTAAGTATTGTTCTTCTAGTTTTAGAAGATAATTCATCTAAATTAGACGCACCCTTAGTAACCCATACAAATTTACCACCTTTTTTAAACCTCATCCCTTCACAATATGTTTTTGCAAAATGAACCCAATTGTTTGCGACAGGAGAATCAATTATAGATAATAAATTATAATAATCCATAGGTCTATTTGCGATAGGTGTTCCCGTTAATAACCAAACTCTAGCATTGTTAAAACTTTTAGATATATCCTTAATGATTTTCCCCCTTATACTTTTATGATTTTTTATGTAGTGAGCCTCATCTAAAATTATTAAGTCAGGATTAAAATCTAGTAATTCTTTTCTAAGTTCCCAATCTTCATACTCTTTTCCCCTTTCCTTTACGGTATGGAAATTTTTTAAAATGTCGTAGTTAATTATAGTAAAACGTTCAGGATTCCACTGATTACCATTAATAATAGATACATCTTCACAAAAATTTTCAATTTCCCTTTTCCAATTTATTTTAAGTGATGAAGGACATATAATTAAAACTCTTTCAGAATTACTTTCTAATGCCGCAACTATTGACTGATAAGTTTTACCTAATCCCATATCGTCAGCAAGAATACACTTTTTATTATTAATTAAAAATTTAATTCCATCTTCTTGATGTTTAAATGCCTTCCAACCTCTTTTATCTAAATCTTTATATTTTTCAAAATCAACATCGATAGTTAATTCTTCATAATGAATGTCATCTAAAAGTTGAGTTACAGGTATCCATATCAGTTTAAAATCCTCTTGATTCTTATGAAATTTACAGAGAACATGAATTGCCTTATCAGATTCCGCTAAAAGAGTGTCAATAAAAATTCTTTTAGGTGTAATTTTTAATTTATGTTCTTCTTTAAGTTGATCAGAAAAATAGTTAGTTAACTCAACAACCCTATTTATGATTTTAGGTTCACAATAATAGTAATTTTTTATATAATTAGACTGACTATTGGTTAAAAAATAATTCTTTTCAGTGGTTAATTTTTTACGCATATAACGTATATAAGGGTTTTTACCCTCATATGATGACAATAAACTTTCGCAATCCAAATTGTTAATATCGTTAATATCTAACATATTTATAATTATAGGGAATTTTTTCTTAAAAATAAATATTTATCTATAAATAAGATTTAATAATTATGCGTAAAGTACCAATAGAAAGATTAAACAAATTTTTTTCACAAGACGATTTTGAATTAGAAATTGACTTTGGAAGAGAGTGGTTAGAAGGAGATATCAATATTAAGGTAATTCTTTATCGTGTCGATAGAGTTGATACCACCAATGATGATATTTATGGTGAGGCAGGTAAGAACGAAATAAGGTTCAAACCACCAATAGAAATACCTGTTAGTTTTAGTTACGCAACACCTACCAATAAAAGTTATAACAGTGATGGTTCATTAAGATTACTTGAAAGGGGTAATATTACTTTAGGTGTATATCAAGATCAATTGGATGAATTAGGTATAGATATTAATTATGGTGATTATATTGCGTATCCTGAAACAGAAACAAAAATTAAATATTTTACAGTTTCAAATGACGGTAAATTATTCTCAGATAACACACATACTATTGGTGGGTATAAAGGGTTTTATCGATCAATAACTTGTGTACCAACTGACTTAGACGAATTTAACGGAATGTAATATGGGTTTACCAAAAAATTATAAAAAATATGTTAACATAACTCCTCATAAACAAGGTTTTGAGCAGAGACAAAGTATACTTGATGAAATTGCCGATAAAGGAACTTATCTCCCTAAAGGTATTTTACATGAAGATATGGATAGTGAAATGATTAACTATGTAAATAATGATATAGATTTAAGTTTGGCGGGAGAAAAAGTTCCTGTTTTATTTTTAAGTGCACAAAGATGGGCGGAATTCTCTAAAACTTGGCAATTTACCGATATAGATAAAAATATAAAACTACCATTTATTACCATAGTAAGAAAACCTGATGCACAACAAGGTACTAATTATGCGGGAAAATTTAATATACCTGGTAGACCTACCTTCACTTATATGAAGATACCGACATGGGATGGTAATAGAAATGGTTTCGATATTTATAAAATTCCACAACCAGTATCAGTTGATATTCTGTATGAAGTTAGATTATTTTGTAATAGGATGAGGGATTTAAATTTTATGAATAGAAAAATGTTAACTTCTTTTTCATCTTTAGAAAAATATATTAAAGTTAACGGTCACCCAATACCATTAATAATGGATAGTATTGGTGATGAGAGTGTGATATCAAACTTAGATGAGAGGAAATATTATGTTCAACTATTTACCATAAAAATGTTAGGTTACTTATTAGACGAAGATGATTTTATAGTAACACCAGCAATAAGTAGAGCAATAAATTTTTTCGAAATTAGTGAAGAATTATATAGGGCATCGTATCAAGTTAATTTAGATACTAAAAATAATGGGATATGTTTAAATGTTATTTTTAAATCAGGGACAAACAATGTCACAATACCAATAGATATATCTGCAACGTATAATGATTTAACAGTGACAAATGCAAATTCAGTTTTATTTAAGAAAAATGGTAGTATAGTAACTTTACCATTTACCGTAAATAACGGAGATCAATTATACATTAAGGTTAATAAAACTGATGTTAGTAAATCTTCAGAAGTAGAAATAAGTGGAATAATACTATGAGTAGTTGTGATAATTCAAATATAAAACAAAATTATATTGTAACAAACACAAATGAGTTTGAGACACTTACTGCGTGTACAGGTATATGGACAAGTAATATATATGGTTGTTCCCCCGTAACTGTTCAAGATCAATTAAAATTAAATTCCGTATCTAATAACAACACACTTAATCGTATATTAGTTATTGATAATTTGACGGGATTAGTCCAATATAGGAATATAAATACTATCATTTCTGGAGCTTCGGGTGTCATAGATTTTGAATACGATGATAAAAATACTTTTATTATCACTAGAGGTGATAATGCAGAATTTTCCGCAACAATAAATAAAGTTACTGGTTTTACTATAAATGGTGATTTATTGGTGACGGGTAATACTGAAGTGGGTGGGAATATAACACCTACTAATGACGGAACATCTGATGTCGGTACACATTTAAAAAGATTTAGAGAAATAAATACTGTTAGTGGTAATTCTACGGTTTGGACTTCATCTATTAGTGTAACTACACCTACATTAAATTTAGGTTTAGACAGTAATAGTGAATTAAGAATTATAACTGCAGATAGTTCTATAATACAAAATGATACTTTAATGGGTGGTACTTATTAAAAAAATAAAATATTTATAAAAAAAATAAAAAATGGCAAATAGACAGACTAAATTAGTAATAAAAAATAATACTGTCCCTAATGCACCTTTTTCGGGGGCAACATTACTTAAAGGAGAACCTATAGTAAACACTGCGGATGGTATAATGATGTTCTCAGGTGTAACATCATCCACATCTGAATGGACTCCAGCGGGTACGGGAGGTAATGCAACTTTCTTCGAAGTAGGATCAAATCTTTATGAGTTAAAAATTAGGAATAGAATAACTAAATATGAAAATCAATCAGGTAGTGGTTTAATAGGTAAATTTCTTTCAGGTACAACAAATGGTTTTGTATTGGCAGATATATCATCGATTCAAGGAATAGGTACGTATGTTACTGGTGGAACTTTAACTAGTGGGGCTACAAATAACTCCAATAACCAAACACTACAATTAGAATATAATATATCACCGTCTGGGGGTCCTTTTATTTTAGTTACAGAAAATACTTTTACTACGGGTGGTACATATAATAGTGGCACTACTTCAATTGATTTTTATAAAAATGATGGGGGTTTACCATATTCAGTTAGTTTATCTTCTCTCACTTTTACTGATACATATGTCACAGGATTTACTTATAATCCCGCAACCAATACATTAAGTATTGAACAAAATGGTGGTGTATTACCATTATCCGAATCAATTAATACTGTTTCAGGATTATCATTTAGTAATTTAACATCAGGAAGAGTTGTTTATGTTGGTAGTGGTGGGTTGTTAGTTGATGAAAGTGAATTTACATATGAAGATGGTACAAATACTTTAGGTGTTGGTAATATAGAGGCTTCAGGTGATGTTACAATACAAGGTAGTTTAAAAGTATTTGGACCTTCAATATCTGCTTTTACAAGTGAATTATATGTTGAGGATCCTAATATAACATTAAATTATAACCCAACTGGTAGTACTACACTAACATCTGTTAATTCAGGTTTTGCTATACAAGATGGTAATGGTGTTTCTAATGGAGATGTTAATTTTGATATTGTTAGGTTACAAAATCTTACTGGGTTAACCTCAACACAAGTTCCTAATATTTCAGAATATACATCTTTAACAGGATATTCTAATAGAGGGTGGATTACACAATTAAATGATATAATTATAAGAAGTACGGGTGTTACTGATAACGGTTCCGCAGGTAGTATAAAAGGTGTTAGAGTTCTTACCGAATTTGACACTTTAGATGGTGGTTCTTATTAATCATATATACTTTATTAAGATAAAAGGAAAGTTAATCTTTCCTTTTTTATTTTTTATGATATTTATTAAAATAGCATACATATGCTTTAATTACCTTTAATTAGGATTTATAAAAATTGTCATAAATATGGCTAAAAGACAGAGTACATTTCTTTTAAAAAGATCTAATGTACCAGGTAAAATTCCATTACCTGGTGATATAAAATTAGGTGAAATTGCATTAAATACCTCAGATGTTATTTTATATACGTCAGGTACAACCGCTAATGATATCATCCCTATTGGTTGGGATAGAGTACATAGAACAGGTGATACAGTAACTGGTAATTTTGTAATTAATGGTGGTCTAACGGCTAATACAATATCCGCAACAACTTATTTAAATTTACCATTATCAACAACAACATTACAACAAGCATATAATAATTCAGTAAACCCAGAAATTGTCACTAACTCAACATTAGGGGGTGTCCAATTTAAAGGGGGGACTGGAAGTAATACGGATAAAAATATAATAGTTGAAAATAACACATCATCTGAAACGGCTTTTATTAGGGCAGATGGTTATGGTGGTTTTTCTACAATATCTGCAACTACATATGTAAATTTACCTACTTCTTTTAATTCATCTTATGGTTCACTTACAACACCACAAGCTTATAATATTGATAGATATTATACTTTTGGTTTTAATACAACAACTGTATATGTTTCAGGATTAGCAACAGGTGTAGCAATGGGTACACCAACAACTGTTTTTTTAGCAGGATCAAGCACCATAAAAATACCACGTTGTCGTTTTAATAGTAACGTATCGTCAAACTCAACTTGTGGATATAGAGGTGCAAATTCGGCAGGGGCATCACCAACCGATTTTTGTTTGGGAACAGGTTTTTATACAATTTTAAATTTCACTTTTGGTACAGAATCTACTTATAATTCAAACTCATTTCTTTTTGCAGGTTTATCAGGTACTTTAAATGATACACTTATAGGTGCAAGTGCAGTAAGTTCATTATTAAATATTATTGGTGTCGGTTCCGCACCAGCAGATTCTTTTATGAGTATTTTCCATAATGACGGAAGTGGTGTCGCAACTAAAATACCATTAAATGCGACTAATTTCCCATCTAATAGAACTGCAGGTGCTGCCAATACAAAATTCTATTCTTTGGAATTATATAATGCATTTGGTGGATCAACAGTACAATGGAGAATAACTTCTATTAGCGGTACAACTCAATTGGGTCAAGAAAGTGGAACTATAACAACAAACCTACCATCAAATACTACACTACTTTCATTTTGGGCAGGAAGAACTAATGGTGCCACTGCATCTTCAGTGGAGATGTCTATTAGTAGTTTACAGGGTTGGACTCTATATTAGGGATTTTCATTCACCATAAATATCTTTAGGTTTAATACACTTTTCCTTTATTAATTTCTCAACAAAAGAGAACATCTTAAGTCCATTTTCCTCACAATAATCTTTAAGTAATTTGTGAGTGTTAGGCGTGATTTTTAAATTTTTATCCCTCTTCATTTCCTTTTTATATATAAGTATGATAAAATTCATACTAAATTTATTTTATCAAACTCAAAAAATATTTTTTCATAAAAAACCGCATATTTATAATTAAAGAAATGAGTAAACAAAGATTAACCGATAGATTAATTGCTAGTAGTATAGGTTTAAATGATTTAATTCACATAGTTAATACTGGTGATACATCGCAAAATCCATATGGATCATCATATAAGGGAACAGTACAACAACTTGCGAATGCAATAGGAGGTGGTGGTGGATCATTAGTTCTAACCACATCAGGAACTTCAGGACCATCTACATATATAGGTAATAATTTAAATGTACCTAATTATGCCGATACATTGTTTAGTGGTGGAACTGTAACAGGACCAACAACATTTACGAATGGATTAACCGCAACAACAATATCGGCTACAACATATTTTAATTTACCTGTAAGTGGTGTAACAGGTGGAACAGGAATTTCTGCAAACACAACTAACGGTCTTGTAACCATCGTAAATACATCACCTGACCAAACGGTAACTATAACAGGTGGAACGAATATAAGTGTGAATGGAACATATCCAAATTTTGGTATTAATTTTACTGGCTCAACGGGAGGTGGTGGTGGAGGTCAAACTTTTTACTTAAACTTATCACAACCAAAAAATGGGTATAGGTTTTTGAGTACAACTGCTAGCACTGCGTCTGAACAAACAAGTGGTGTGACAATTAATGCTGGTTTAACTGGTACAATTGTCTCTTTTCAAACAAATCCATTAAACAGAACATTATTACCAGGAGGTATTTGGAGTTTTTATTTACATTCTTATAAACAAAATAATAATGCATCTTTTAATATATTTGTTGAGGTTTATAAAAGAACAAGTGGTGGGACTGAAACGTTGTTATTCGCAACCGACCCCACACCTGTAACGACTAATTCACCTAATCCATCAATGCAACTTACTGATGGTTATTTTAGTGGAACACCATTAACGGTTAGTGATAGTATAGTTGCGAAAGTTAGAGCAACTAATACGAGTAATCAAGCACATATAATAACATTGGTTACGGAAGGGTCCACTCATTATTCATATGCGGTTTCAACAATACCGACACAACAAGGTTTAACTTGTGATACTTTAAGTGGTTGTACTATTATTCAAACAATTCAAACTAATATTTCAAATAAGTATGATAAAAGTGGGGGAACTGTATCAGGAAATTTAACTGTTAACGGAAATACTTCGTTACAAAGTACTACCGCATCTACTGTTACTGTAACAAATAGATCGGGGACACCATCTCAAGTGGCATCATTCGATACGGGAGGTAAGTTAGTTGCTGGGGTAGGTACATTAGGACAAACAACTTATGCTTCTTATGGTACATCAACACTGACGATGACTAACGCTACTGTTGGTTATCAGTTAATACCTGGTTTAACACAAACAATAACTGTACCTAATAACTGTTCAGTTTATGTTTTCACATCAGGTGGTATGCAAAATTCAAATGGTTCGAGCAATAGTTTTACTGTAGATATAGCGTTATGGGTGGATGGTGTTGGACCACTATCAAACGGATCATTTAGAAGAATTACAACAACTAACCCAAACACCGTAAACGCTGGTTGGACGAGTGCTCTTTGGTCAATGGGGGCACTATTAAATTTAAGTGTTGGTAACCACACTTTAGATGTTAGAGCAATTTTTAGGAATACTTCTGCTGGTATATCAATGAGTGGTTTAATTTCTTCCGACTTAACCCTTAATAGACAGGGTGAATTATATATAATGATTATTAAAAATTAATTAAAATGAATGATTATCTTAACATAGAACTAGTATATAATAATTTAATTATTAACACTTATTCTTTACCTGAAAGTACGTTTACCATAAATAACCAAAATGATTTAACAGAGTTAATGGATGGTATTTTTGAAGCTATGATTAATGATTTACTTTATAGGATTGATATTGATGTGTCAACTCAAGGTAAATGGGATTCAGCCAATTTTTATATTTTATCTGACGGCACAAAATTAAATGAATTAAATAAAACTAAAACTGAAATGGATTCCTATACTTCTTATGGTGAAGGCGTAGTAACTGTTTATAATCAGATTAAAACTATTATTTAAAAGGTGAAGGTGATTATTAATTAATTTCATCACCATATAAATCTGTTTTTGGTTTACACTTTTCTTTTATTAATTTCTCCACAAACGCAAACATTTTAAGTCCATTATTTTCACAATATTCCTTTAGAAGTTTATGCGTTTGAGGCGTGATTTTTAAATTTTTATCCCTCTTCATTTCCTTTTTATATATAAGTATGACAAAAGTATGATAAAATTCATACTAAATTTATTTTATCAAACTCAAAAAATATTTTTTCATAAAAAACCGCATATTTATAATTAAAGAAATTAATTAATAATAAGTAAAAAAAATAAATTAAATGGCATCAACAGACAGAATTTTTGTGAGTCCAGGTGTGTTCACATCTGAAAAAGACTTAACATTCGTAACTAGACAAGTTGGGGTTACTACGTTGGGACTATTAGGTGAGACACCTAAAGGACCAGCTTTTGAACCTGTATTCATCTCTAATTACGGTGAATTCATTAGTTATTTTGGTGGACTAAACCCCGAAAAATATAAAGCTAATGGTTTTAACAAATATGAATTAAATTACATCGCAAAATCGTTCCTATCTCAAACTAATCAATTATATGTTAGTAGAGTTTTAGGTTTATCAGGATATAAAGCTGGTAATGCGTGGTCTATCACACTAGATTCTTCAGAGGATCCAACTACAACTGGTATTACAAATACAACAAGTTACCCATTACTATTAACATATTCTGCAACTACTGCGGGATTACCTGTTACTATTACATTTAATGATCCTAATTTAACTGCATTATATGCGGATGGACAAATTAATGGGTTATTTACATCAGTAGGTTTATTAAGTACTGGTGACACAATTAATGTAACTACACCATATTATGTTAAAAATGGTTGTAATTTCAGTGGGGCAACATTTGATATGACAGTCCTTACAAAAGGGAGTGGTTCTACAGGATTTGTAACAGGAACTACAAGTGGTACAGTTGTTAGTTATACTGCAACTTGTTATACAGATATAGATGGTAGTGTAATTGCTACTTTAAGATCGAGAGGATCTTATGATGGGACAGAAACATTAACATATGATGTAACAGGTGCCACTGACACAATAATGACTAATACATCATTATTACCATCAAACTCATTGGCTTCATTTAATATTACTGGTACCACATTCAATGGGGTAAACTTTAACTATGAAGTTTCTATGGATAGAACTAAAAAGAATTTCTTACCTAGAGTATTCGGTCAATCTACACAAGATAAGGAAACTGAATTATGGGTAGAAGAAATCTATACTAATGTATTGGAAGATTTGATTAGTGCAGGTAAAGTTAGAGGTTTAGATACATCATTTGTAGAAATAGGTGGGACAATTACAAATAACCTTAATAATTATTTAGAGGGTTGGAAAACTGCATTATCTCCTTGGGTTCTTTCGGAAGTTAAAGGTATCGGTGTAGGGTCAACATTACAAAGGTTATTTAGGTTTGTAACAATATCTGACGGTAATGCTGCAAATCAAGATATTAAGTTCTCTATTATAAACATTCAACCTGATAATAAAACATTTGATTTGTTAATTAGAAGTTTTAACGATACAGACGCTAACCCTAATGTAATAGAGAAATATTCTTCTTTATCTATGGATAGTAATTCTATTGGATTTATAGGAAGAAAAATTGGTACAATTGATGGTGAATTTCCATTAAGAAGTAAATGTGTTATGGTTGAATTATGGGACGGAAACGATCCAGATTTAGGTAACCATTTCCCATCAGGATTTGAGGGTGTGTTAAATAGAACATATGTTGGTTCTAATAGAACTGCGTTACCACCAAAAATAGAATATAAAACTAAATACTCAGATTTCAATACATCTAAATTAAGAAAAACTTACTTAGGTTTAAATAGTGATATTGGAGTGGATCAAGATTTCTTTGATTATAAGGGATTAAATGCAGTTAATGACGGTATATATACAGGTAGAACGGATGGTTTCCATTTAGATGTGAACGCAACTGGTTCTTTAATAGATTTAGGTAGTGTAAGTTATGTACCTACTTTACAAGTTGGTATATCAGCATTTACAACTGACTTATCATTAGTAGGTGGACCATATGAAAAGATAGCGTCTAGAAAATTCACTTTCGCACCTTACGGTGGATGGGACGGATGGGACGAATATAGAACTAAAAGAACTAATGGTGATAATTACGTTAAAAACGGAACTAAAGGAATTTTAGGTTTAAGTAAAGGAATATTTAATACATTTGTCACTAGTGAAGGTGATGACGGAATAACTTCTGATTATTACGCATTTTTAAATGGTATTTACACATTTAATAATCCAGAAGCGGTAAATATAAATGTATTTGCAACACCTGGTATTGATTTGAGAGATAATACAAGTTTAATTGAAAATGCAGTTGATATGGTTGAAACTGATAGAGCGGATTCACTATATATAATTACCACACCTGACGTAGATGTGGATGGGGTTGTATTGTCAGCGGAAGAGGCAGTTAGTGTTGTAGAAGATTCAGGAATAGATTCTAATTATTCCGCTACATATTGGCCTTGGTTACAAATGAATGATTCAGAAAATAATAGATATGTTTGGTTACCACCAACTGTAGAAGTTGTAAGAAACATCGCATTGACTGATAATGTTGCATTCCCTTGGTTCGCAGCAGCAGGTTTAAATAGAGGTACAACTACCGCAATTAAAGCTAGAGTTAAACTTAAATTAGACGAAAGAGATAATTTATATGAAGGTAGAATTAATCCTATGGCGACATTCTCTGATGTAGGGGTTGTTATCTTTGGTAATAAAACATTACAAGTTAGAGAAAGTGCTCTTAACAGAATTAACGTTAGAAGATTGTTACTACAAGCTAGAAAACTTATATCCGCAGTATCTATCAGATTGTTGTTTGAACAAAATGATGATGTTGTAAGAAATCAGTTCTTAAGTTTAGTTAATCCAATATTAGATAATATCAGAAAAGAAAGAGGGTTAACTGATTTTAGAGTAACATTAGATGATACACCAGAATCTATTGACAGAAACGAATTAAACGGAAGAATATTTATCAAACCAACTAGATCATTAGAATTTATTTCGATAGAATTTAATATCACTAACACAGGTGCTAGTTTTGATAACATTTAATAATAAATATGGGGTGTAATAACCCCTTTTAACAATTTTAAAAACAAAAAAGATGAAAATTAGAAAAAACGGTAAAACGATAACTTTGTCTGAATCAGATATGAAGAGAATCGTAAACAAACTTTTGAAGGAAGAATCAGATCCAAAAGAAGATTTAGTGAAATGTTGTGAGGATGCAGGTATTAAAGCACCTATGTCTTGTACAACAGGAGATTATACTAAATGTGTTAAGGAAATTGGGGGAATAATACTTAAGGATCCTATGGGTGAAGGTATGAAAGCTATTGCAGCACTAAATTGTCTTAAAGACAAACAAAATTCAGGAGTACAATCCTAATAAAAATAAAAAATATTTTACAAAATGGCAAAAAGAATAGTAAGATTAACTGAGACTGATTTAAGAAGAATAGTCAAAAGAGTTATTAAAGAGGATATGGGTGGAATGGATGATGTTCACCCAACATACGGTAATTTAAATTTATCGAAATATTCTAATGATGATCTTAATGATTTAGAAGGTGGTGAATTATCTAAAAGTGAAGTTGTTGATTTAATTTCAGACTTCTTTAAAGAAGAAATTTTACCCGAATTAACACCAGAGGAATCTAGAATGTTAGAAAGAAAGGTAAATGAACCAAATTCTGGTCGTATGTCTGAAAGAAGAATTAGAGAAAATGAAGACACACCAAGAAGAATGGGTGGTAGAAATGCTGCATTCGGTGAGAAAGCAATGATGGGTGGTGGAGCTGGTTTAGCTTTATCGGGAGCAATCACTGCACTTGGAAATATAACTGGTTGGTCAGAATTTGAGTTGACTACAAAAATTCATGATTTCGTAGAAATGGCTGGAGCAGGAAATTATGGTGGACCAATATCGTTGGCTATGGTTGCAGCAGGATTAGCATTGGCTTTCAAAGGAAGATCAAGACAATACGGAAGAACAGGAAGATAATTAATAAAATATAAAAACCCCTTATTATAGGGGTTTTTTGTTTTTTCTATCTTCTAAGTAAGATTCTAATATTATAATGATTTCATCTATTTCATTTTTTTCTTCATCACTAACCATTTTCCATTTTTTCTTTTCATAAAGATATTTACAGAAAATGAAATAATGTGAAACAATAACTAATGATAATGTAAAAACAGTTATTTTTGACATTAAAAAAAATGGTATCAAAATAAAAAGTAGTGTAATTACAAAATTAAAATTTTTTGTATTAGAGAAGGATAGAAATTTATAATTAATAATAACCCTTTTTAATTTAGATGTTGACGAATCTTTATATTGTTCGGCTTCTTTTTTAATTTTACACATATCAGTTATTTTAAACAAATATATAATTATTTTTTGAATATACAAAATTTATGTGTATTTATTTTTCATTAATAAAAACCCATCTTAGATTGGGTTTTTTAATTAACCACAATATTTATTAGTATGAGTAAATTATTTTCAGAAAAGGAAATTAAAAAATTAAAAAAATTTTTAAATAATAATTTAATTTCTGAACAAGGAATTGGTAGAAGATTAGTGGATGCTTTAGAAGATAGTTCTTCCGCAGTCGCTAAGGCTATTAAGAATGTTGATCCAAAACTTGCAACTAATTTTTTAAATACTGAAATAAAAAGTTTTGATGATCTAGGTAAACATTTAAATGACTATAAATCTTTATGGAAATCAACAGGAATTGACTGGGATTACACAAATAAGGCAGTTATTAATTTCAAAAAATGGTCAGATAGTGGATTCTTAAAAACTGCAGATGATAATTTAATTTTACAAGTGATAAATGATTTACCAACTGAAGGAGATTTAAGGGGGATAGTTTTTGATTTATGGAAAAAAAGTAAAGGTACGTACTCACCAACGAAACCTAAATCACAAACTATTGTAGTTAAAGATAAAAAAAGTGGTAAGAATATAGTACAAAAAACTGAAGGTGGTGAGATAAAAAATTATACTATAGATAATGAAGGTAATTTATCAAATATAGACGATACTAAAATAGATTTAGATACAGATTCTAAAGAAATACCACAACAAGTATCTGGATTAAAATTATCTGATATTCCAAAAGATGAGTGGGATATTATAGATGCGTCGTTTAAAAAATATGGTTTTGAGGATCAATGGGGGTATGATACAAATACTGGTGAACCTATTTATGTTACATTACAGATAAATGGTGATAACGTAAAATTTTCTTTAAATGATAAAGGTCCTGAGCAGTTTAATAATGCAAAAATTGATGATGATAAATTATTTGATCTATATAAAGAGGAATATGATAAGACTTTTGAAAATGCTGATTGGGATAAAAAACCGTATATAAAGGACTGGGTTAAAAATGAAAAAATATTAAAAGATCCTAAATTAAAAGAAAAGTATGTTTATAGATACGATGTTCCTTTAGGGGTAAGAATGTATGCAGATGAAATAAATGGTAATTGGGGTCAATGGGTTATAATCAATACAAAAGAAATAAAAAAAGCTAGAAATCCTAAAGATTTAGAAGAATTAAAAAATACTATATTTCATACGATTTATCATGAATTAACACACGTCATACAAAAAAAAAGTAATCATAGTTTTAATACTTATAAATCAAGCGAATTCGTAGATGGGAAAGAGGCTTGGGATTATTTAAAAAGTAAAAGAGAAAAGACACCCATAAAAAATGAGGAAGTAGATAACGCAGATTTTTTCCAATGGCAAAGAGAGGATAATGACGCTGCTGAAAAGGCGGTTAGTCAATTTGGGGTGGAAAAAAATATAGATACTAGTAAGGATTACAGTTGGGTACATGAATTCAAAAAATGGGCTTTAGAAAATAAAATTATACCTGAAAAATATATAAGTAAGGATACAGTGAAAATCCCACTTACTAAGTTTGATATAAATTTATTTGGTAACGATGTTAAAATTAGATCTCTAAAATTATCAATTGATAGTTGGTCTGAGTTTGGGGATAATTATAAAAAAATAAAAAACAAAACAGAAAATTTAAATGATAGACAATTTTTAAAATATATAGAGAATAATATAACTACACCCGAAATTGAGAGGATTGTAAAAGAATCTGCAAGTGATTTAAGTTATTGGAGTCATGTTAAGGAAATTGAGGCGGAATTCACTGCAAATATTAAAACTTTGTTGGAGTTAGGTACTTTAGAAAAAAATAAAGGTTTTGCAACTTTTCTAGTTGATTATTTAAGGGGGACAAATAAATCTCAGAAATTAGTAGATATTGACTTACAAAAATATAAAACTATGTTGAGTGCAGAAAAACCAAATATTAATAATCTAACAGGTGTAGAAAAAATAAAAGATTATTTTAAAACATTTATAGATAAATTTTTAAATAAAAATGTTACTGATCAAGTTAAATTAGGAAATGAGTTAAAAGATGTTGATGCTTGGGTTAATAATATACCAAGAGAATTTTTTGATGTACTAGGTAAATTAGAACGTAAATGGAAAAAAATTTATCCTGAACAAGCAAAAAAACTTGAAAAGGATTTATATAGACAAGCTTATAAGTTGATTGAGGCTGGATTTCCAGCGTTATTACCATTTATTGTTAGTGGTTTAACCGATGATGAGAATGAAACTCCCAAAAATGAATCTATTATATATAAAAAAAGTTATTTAACTGAATCAATCAAAAAAACATATTCATTCGATTGGGATGATAATATTTTAAAAATGCCAACAAGAATTCATTTAGAATATAAAGTTGGTGGATTACATTGGGTACCTGTTTCAGTTTCTACCGAACAATTTAGATCTATTAGACATAAATTAGGTGATGAGTTTAGATATATTAATAATGACATATTAGAAGCGTTTAAAGATTTTAGAGAGTACGATTCTTTTATTAGAGATGTTAAATATGCAATAGATAGTAGAAGTTACGGACCTAGTTTTAATGATTTTAAAGAGGCTTTAATTAATGGAGATGACTTCTCTATCATTACTGCCAGATCAAATTCACCACAGTCACTAATAGATGGTATTAAAGTATTAATAGATAAAAACTTTTCTTATAGTGAAAAAGAAAAAATGATGGGTAACCTTAAAGACACATCAATAAATGATTATCTTAAATTACAAGATTATCATCCAGTATCTTCAAAAGAATTTTTAAATAGTTTTGGTTTAGATATATCAAGTACAAATCCCGAAAAAGGAAAAGAAATTGCGTTTAGGAGTTTTGTGGAAAGAGTTATAGAACAAATTGAAGAAATAAAGGATAACCCTGATTTTGAGGGTATTAGTGTTGGTTATAGTGATGACGATTTAAGTAATATAGAGATTATTGAAAATTTAATAAGGAAAGAATTGAGTGTGAAATATCCAGAGATACATTTTAATGTGTATGATACATCTGACCCAAATAACCCTAAAAAGAAAAGAATTATTATTGAAAAATAAATTTTTCTAAAAATTCAATATTTATATAATAAATAATACAACTAATAAAAAAAAATTAAAAAAAAATTAAGATGGCTGATTTATTAATGAGAATGCCTGTTCCTTACGAACCGCTAAGAAAGAATAGGTTTATTTTGAGATTTCCAGATGAATTGGGAATTCAAGAATGGTGGGTATCTACAACTAGCCGACCAAAATATACGAGTCAAGAGGTGGAGATACCTTTTTTAAATACTTCTACATATGTAATTGGTAGATTTAACTGGGAATCAATCTCTGTAACTTTTAGAGACCCTATTGGTCCTTCTGCGACTCAGGCGTTAATGGAGTGGGTTCGTTTACACTCTGAATCTGTAACAGGTAGACAAGGTTATGCTGCAGGTTATAAGAAAGACATAGAGTTAGAGATGTTAGACCCAACAGGTGTAGTGGTTCAAAAATGGATTTTACAAGGGACACAATTAAACGATGTGGACTTTGGGTCATTAGATTATTCATCTTCTGATTTGGCAGATATTACTGCAACACTTCGTTTTGATAGAGCAATAAGTGTATTCTAATTTTTAGAATGACATATATTTTAATTAATCCCATCTTTAGGTGGGATTTTTTATTTTTATCTAATATTTATTTATTAGAATAATTGTATATAATAGAAAAATTATGGGAAAAAATATTTTAAATTTAAATGAACAAATACTGAGAATGAAATCTTTATTTACTGAAGAGAGATTGTTTGGGAATTTAGTAGAAGGTGAGGATGATAAACCAGTTGATGATGATAAGAAGGATGATGGTAAAAAGGATGATGGTAAACCTAATCCGAACATTCCTGAAGGATTTGTTGAATTAACAGATGAAAAGAAAAAAGAAATAGAAGGGAGTGAAAGTGATTCATTAGATTTCTATGAACAAAAAGTTATTGGTGGAAAGACTTATGTGAAAAGAATGTCATTTGTTGACATTAAATTGAAGTTAGGGACAGTATCTAGACCAAAACCAGGTAAAGATATGTATTATGTTAAAAAAAGAGTTAATGATGATAGTGGTACACCCGTAGAAATTTATATTACAAAAGATGCGGAATTACAGTTTATGTCCAAAAAAGAAGGTAAAGGTATCAAAAAAGATATTAAAACTGACGTAAAAGTAGATAGAAAAGATATTAGCAATAATATAGATAGTTGTAAAGAACATCTTAAAGCAATGTATAAAGCTTGGTCTAAAGGGGCTGGTCCTGGAGATTTAGAAGAATTTGGGTTTGATCCAGATGCATATAAAACTGTAGAGAGATGTATGGCTAATTTCTATAATAAATTTGAGGGTAATGAAAAACTTATGACTATGATATCTTCATTTGAGGAGAATAAATATATATCTGATTATAGAAGTGGGGAAGCCTCAGTTTCAAAAGGAGTAGAAGGTCAAAAATATGATGTCAAAGATACTAGAGGTAGGGTAATTGGTAAAATAAAGAAAATTACAGGAAACCAATATAAATTTAATGGTGAAAGAGGTTATACTTTTATGCAGAAAAAAGAAAATCCTCAAAACGGGAAAATAAAAATTAGTTTTAGATCAGATTCACTTAATGCGGTATATACTACATTAAATTTAAAACCATCGGAACATAATATTACAATTATAGATGCAGATAATAATCTTAATGATTGTACATTTAGAGTCGAACCAAAAGTTAAATAACTAATAGTAATATGAAAAAAAAAATTTTCATAACGGAAAATCAATATAAAAGAATATTTTTAAAAGAAGAAACTAAATCATCTATTAGTAATGAGGTTGAATCTACTAAAAATTTTTTAAGAAGTAATGGTTGGCCCAATTATTTAATAGGTGGTTCATTGTCTGCCAATCATGTTTTTGCTCAATCAGCATTAAATGCTATAAAGGAATTAAATAATGTTTATATCGCTGAAAAAGTAATTACAGGTACCAAAGGTATGTATGATGTTTGTATTTCAAAAGCGGAATTAGGTACATGTAATGTGGCAGCGGGAGGTGGACTATATGTTGCAAAAGATTTCAGTGATTTGGCTGATCAAATATCGGATAAAATGATAGGTAAACAGAGAGCATCTGATATCGCAAATAATGATACTATTTATTTTCAGTGGGGAAAAATTCAAAAAGAATTAGAAGCAACTTTTAAGTATGATAAAAATGCTTGGAGGTCGTCTTATTTTCCTGAAGGTTGGTGGAACTTTTTTACTAAGTATTTTGGGTCAGATAATTACAGTCAAATAAAAAACAGAATACAAAAAATTGCTAGTTATGATATTTCATACAATAAGGGAACTTTAAATCAATATGAAAAATCTACCAGTGTATGGGAGTATATTGGGGATTGTTTTAGTGACTATCATTGTGCTTTGGATATCGCTTCTATTGCAGTACTAGCAATACCAGGAGTTGGGTTAGCGTTAAGTGCGGGAATAGATTTTGCGAATGCTTCTACATATGGTGTCGAGGCTTTTAATGCGAAAACAAAAGAAGAAAGAGATGCCGCTATACTCGCTGGTGGGTTAACACTTTTTGGTGGATTTTTAGGAGGAGGTGTTAGTCAAACTAATAGAATATTGACTAAAGGTAGTGCAAATATTAAAGTTTATAAGTATGCGGATGATGTAATTAAAAGGGTTGATAATGAATTACCTCTTTTAAAAAATGTATCAACCGATGTAAAAAATCAAAAATTAGTAAAAATTTATAAAGAAACTGCAGATAAATACGGACTTAATCAATCTGAGATATTAGTCGGACACGATATAATTAATAATTTTGCTAAAATTGATCCTAAATCTGCAAAAATTTACAGTGACGCATTAACAAAAATAGAAAGTAGGGTAGGTAGGGCTAACTTACTTACAGTTTCAAAAAATAAAAACTTTAAAAATTTAGTTTTACAAAATAATGGTGATGTAGTTACATCATTAAATGCGTATATGAAAACTATTGCAGGAAAAGAAGCTTTACAAGAGTTAGGTATGTATGTTATATTATCAGAGGTTTTAAGTGAACCTGAAGTAGCTAAATGGTTATCGGATAAAATTAATTTAGTACAACATTCTCTTAAACCAACTGTGCAAACTAATATTAAAAATGATGGTTATGACTGGAAGTCTACTAAAGAAATATTTCTTTCTGATGGATCAATTACAGATAATACATTACTTAATAACGCTTATACTAAAGGATGGAGACCTTGGACAAAAAGTGAAGAAATACCAACTGAAGACGATATAAAAAAATCAAGAGAGTGGTTACTAAATAACCCTAAATTTCAAACTAAAAAATTTAAGGATTGGTTATCTACACAAACTTCTGATTTAATGAATAAAAGTATAAGTGGTAAAGAAGTATCTAATATAGAAATGGCACCTACCGATGAAAAGAATAGAAAAGATAATGTTAGATACGTTGATAATAAAGAAGAGATGGATGCAGTGTCTGGTGTAGATGACGGTAAAAAAGGATCGGATGCAATAGATTTATTAAATCAACAACAAGAGGATTATTTAAAAAATCAAAAATGATAGTTTTAGAAATACAAGAAAGAATAGATATTATAAAAAATAGATTAGATGAAATTAATAATTTATTTAATATTTATAATATAAATGATAAAGAGAGTATTGAAATCTTACAAGAAGAAATACAATTATATAAAGAAGAATTAAAAAAAATATTTAATGAAGAACTTAACGGAGCAATTAAATAGAATTAAAACTTTAATGTTGCTTAAAGAACAATGTGGTGGAGATTTAGAACAATGTGAGGAAGATTTAGAATCTAATGGATATAAAGTTTTTAATCCTACTGAATCTGAAAATATATGTGATAGTAACGACAATATAAAATGTACAAAACAAGCTTTATCAGATGTAAGTGGTAGAATATCTGTTGCTTCTGCTGGTAATACTGTAGAAGATTGTTTCGTATTGGCTAAAAGTAATTATAAAACAAGTGGTATACCTACTTTTCATTTAACATTTTATTCCGATAATCAATTAATATTAACTTTTTTATTAAATCCAGAAAATGGTAGTAAAAAATTAATGTACCGATCAAAATACGAATGTGATGGTACCGACATCAAAATAAAAGGCGGAACCTCTACCTTTAAATATGTAGGTGTTTTTAAAGGAGGTAGCTCTGATTGGGAAAATTCACCATTTAAAAAGAAAGATGGTTCAGGTAGTTTAGTAGATGTGACAATTAGTAGTAGTGAATCTAGTTCTATGAATATACCTTCAGGTGTATTAAAATTTGGTGATGTCCTTACTTATTATCTAAATAGTAGTAATATTGTTAATGGTAATGTTCTCAATAAGGGTATGGATAAAACAGAAATATTAAAATTATTACAACATTAACATAAAATATATGAATATGAAAAAAAAATATAATAATTTAAATGAAGAAATGAAGAGAATTAAATCTTTATTTACTGAGGAAAGATTATATGGTAATTTAAAAGAAAATAAACTATTAACTGAACAAGGTATTGGTAGAAGATTATCTGATGCATTAGAGACGGCTAGTTCTTCAGTTGCAAAAGCTATTAAAAATGTTGACCCAAAACTTGCAACTAATTTTTTAAATGCCGAAATTAATACTTTTGATGATTTAGCTAGACATTTAAACGACTATAAATCTTTATGGAGATCTATGGGCATTAACTGGGATTACGCAAATGACGCAATTTTATCATTTAAAAAATGGTCAGATAGTGGATTCTTAAAAACTGCGGATGATAAATTAATCTTACAGGTGATAAATGATTTACCCGCTGAAGGTGATTTAAGAGGTATGGTATTTGATTTATGGAAAGAAAGTAAAGGTAAATATACACCACCAAAAACTAAATCTAAAACTACCATAGTTACTAAATCTAATACAGGTGAAAATGTTGTTCATAAAGTAGAGACTGTGGGTGGTAAAGAAAAAATAGAAACTTATAAAATAGAAGGTGATAATATTAAAAAAGATGATACATATGATCCTAATAGTGCTAGTAAGGAAGTAAATGACTATTATGATGGTGTTGATGGTGGTTCTTCTGCTGGACCAACTAAAGCAACAACAGATGAAATAAATGCGAATGGTAATCCTGATGTAATAAAAGGTGAAATAATAGATGCTATTGAACGAGCACTTAAAAATTTAGGTGACGGAAAAGGGAGAAGTATTACACCTGAAGGATTAGCAAAAGAAATTGACGGTGGGAAAGTATTAATAGTAAAATTACCAAATGGTGGTTATAGAAGTGTTAATATTGTTGAGGGGTTTGAATTGATATTTGATGATAATTTAAATTTAATTAGTCAGAAAAATTTAAAACCTATAGATGTTACTCCACCATCGAGTCCTATTAAAGACTTTGACGTAGATCCAACTAGTGGTGAAAACCCAATAATACAAAAAACAATTGTAGACAATACCCCAAAAAATAATTTTGCGGGTAAAATTAACGATAAACTAGGACAAACTTTTAGATATATATTCCCAACAATATCTGAAAGTTTAAAAGTGGTTCGTTTTCTTACTTCAGGAAAAAAGTTATATAGTAATAAAAGATTTAGTTTTGTTGACTATAACATGCCTAAAAATGCTGAAGGTTGGTCAGGTAAAAGAATGAAAAATATAGAAGATGTCCTTAGAATAATTGTGGTAGAACAAGTCGCTTTAATTAGTTTAAATGAAATTTATGTATCAACCCAAAGAGGTAGTTTACCTGATTCAGAATCCTTAATAATGACTGCAGGTGCCGATTATGGTAATAGTAAACTATGGAAGTATCATCCTTTAGGATTTTTAGTAGTAGAACCACTGAAATCTGTTAAAAGAGATTTAGAAAATTTAAGGAAAATTGGTTACGCTAGATGTAGATCAAAATGTGAAAGTAAATTCGGTTATGGTAATGCTAATACTAATAGTTGTATAAGTGAATGTAACCAAAAAGTAGACGCTTTTTTTAATAAAAAAGATGAATATATGACGGCATTAGAAGAATTTAGTGTAGAATATAATAATATAGTAAATATTGCCTCATGGAATCAAAAAGAAATTGAAGATTTTTGTAATGATAAAGAAGGTAAATCTACAAAATTAAGAGAGCGTATAAAATACTTAAAGGAATCTTTACAAAATTTTGAAAAAGAAACTAATGAACAATTTAAAGGTAAAGAAAGAGATAATGAATGGTTCAAAGACATAAGTGATTTTTTAAGAAATACCCCATTGGTCGGTGGTGCATTCCCCAAAGTCCCAACAGTTGACGAATTAATAGCGGGATTTTTACCTAAAACAAGTGTAGATGGGAAACCTTTATCTGTTGGGAAATTAGTAGATTTAGAAAATAAATTAGATCAAACTTGTTCAGAGTATTGGAATAAGAAAAGAGAAGTTGATGCAGGATCAGAAGGTGGTATAATTGTAGATCCAGACGATTTTGATGATGATGTAGATACCAATAAAGTTATCGATCAAAATGAATTAGATAAAATGTTTGGTAAAATAGAAGTTCTTGTTGAACCAATAGAAATAGTATAATATTTACTTTTAATAATTAATAAATAGTTTTATAATATGGATAAAAATAGCTTTAATGACCCAAACTTTGTACCTGAAGATTATAAGGTACCTTACGATATAATAGAATTACCTTCACAAGGTTTATTATACCCAAATAAAAAAGATAAAATTAAAGTAGAATACTTAACTGCTTTTGATGAGAACATATTGACATCACCAAATATATTGGCTAGTGGGAAACTTATAGATGTTTTATTAGAAAGAAAAGTTAAAGATTTAGGATTTGATCATAAGTTACTTTTGGAAGGTGATAGAATGGCAATAATTATTTTCTTAAGAGTTTCTGCATTTGGTGAAAAATATATACAACCTATTATTGATCCTTTTTCTAAAAAGGTGGTAGAAGGGGAGGTTGATTTATCTACTTTAGAACAAAAAAAATTAACTGTTAAACCAGACGAAAATGGGTTATTTGATTTCATTCTTCCTAAATCAAATAAAAATTTAAAATTTAGATTATTGACAGGTAAAGATGAGGAAGAAATAGAAATTTTAGATCAACAAATTATGGAAAGGTCTAAAAATGAAATTTCTACTAAAACAACTTTAAGATTAGAAAGATCGATAATGGATATAGACGGTGAAAGAGATAAGATTAAAATATCCAATATTTTAAAAGCGTTACCTATCATGGATATTAGAAATCTTAATAAGTATTTGTTAGAGATTGAGCCAGGAATTAATTTTAATGTCATTGCTAGGACTCAGGGGGGAGAGTCCGTTAATACCTTTCTTAGAATCAATAAAAATTTATTTTGGCCTGACATCTAACCATCAACAATATCTTCTTAGGGAGATATTATTTTTAGTTAATAGAGGTTTTTCATATTCAGATATTCTGATTATGCCAACTTATATGCGTAAATATTATATAGATTATCTAATACCAAAAGAATAAACTAAAAAATAGAATATTTATATATAAAAATATGTTATGGATATAAATAAGTATTTAAAAACTATAGAAGATATAAATATTCTAATAGAAAGTATTTCCACTCAAGATATACAAGATGTTCAGTATAGTATTGATAAGACTAAAGAGAAGATGGATATGTTAAATGCTCGTATTCAAAGTAGATTAGATCAACAAAATACCCAAAAATCACTGCCTTTTACTGAAATAAGTATATCTTTTATAGATAAAATAAAATTGTCTTTACGTGCGGCAGTTGAAAAGCTAGAATTCGAATTTTATGGGAGAAATAGATTTAATGTTTTATCTGTTACAGATAGTTATATAATTCTACAAAAAGATGATTGGGATTATAGAGTCGGTTTGATATTAAATTATAGGACATTACGGACAAGTTTATCTCAAGAAGGGGACATCCAATTATTTTACAGTCAAGATGGGTTTGTCAGTTCAGCGGTAAAAACAAGAAGTAGTTTAAAAGAAAAAGTATCTTTTGAGATAATTGAAAAAAGATAATATGTTAGGTGATTTAACTAATAATATAAAAAAAATTGTAAATAATTCTGTGAATAAAACAGAATTTAGTGAGATATTAAAAATTTTTGATAAAATAAAAAAAGATTTTGAAAAAATAAAAAAAGACTTTGAAGAAAATAAAAAAACACCTTAAAAAACTAAAATAAAGTATAATGGCAGCACCTACTGAAGACGATATAAAAAAGTTACAAAAACAAATTAATGAGTTAAATGAAAAACTAGATGAAATGTCTGGTAATATGGCTAAGATTAATAAGGATTCTGAGGGTGTAAGTAAAAATATAGGAGATAGTAAAAATTTATTAGAAGATGCGGTTTTATCTGTAAGAAATATATCTTCTGAATTTAGAAAATTTGCAACAGATAGTAAAGAACAATATAAGTATGCCGAAAAATTGGCGGAAACAAGTAAGTCAACTGCGGTAAACATTGGTATATCAGTAGGTAGAAGTCACGAATTTACTAAATCATTTAATAGGGCGACTGCGGAAGTTCAAAAATTTGGGGGTACTGCGGAAAATGTTAATACTATAATGACAAAGTTTTCTGATGCAAATGGTAGGGCTAGAATTATCTCACCAGAAGAAGTTAAGAATATCTTTCTTTTAGAAAAGGGATTAGGGGTAGGAATTGAGAGTGCATCAGCATTAGCTGAAAGAATGGATTTGATGGGTGTCAGTGTTCAAAACTCCTCACAATTTTTAAATAAATTAACTGTAGATAGTCAAAAATTAGGTTTAAATGCTAGTCAAGTAGCTAAGACATTGGCAAATAATTTTGATAAAATGTCATCTTATTCATTTAAAGGTGGTGTCAAAGGAATGATGGAGATGTCTAAATTGGCAGTTAAGATGAGAATGGATGTCAGTGATATGTTATCTATGGCAGATAAATTTTACAATCCTGAGGGGGCAATAGAGGCAGCAGCAGAATTACAACTTTTAGGTGGTGATATTGCAGAAGCGTTTGGTGATCCTTTCGAAACTATGTATTTAGCAAGAAACAAACCTCAAGAGTTGGCTGAGAAGGTTGGTAAAATGACTGAAAACATGTTACAGTTTAACGAAGAATCTGGTGAATATGAATTACCTCCAGAAGCTAGACAACAATTTGAGGCTTTATCAAAAACGATTGGTGGTAGTGCTGAAAGTCTTATTGATATGGCTAGACAATCCGCAAAAATAAAAGACATCAAAATGAATGTTTCTGGCAATATCGTTGATGAAGATATGAGAGAAGGTTTAGCTAGTATGGCTAAAATGAAAGATGGTAAATGGGTAGTCGATTTTGATGGTAAAGAAATAGGTATAGATGAGATTGGTGTTGATATGGCAGAAAAAATGTTGGCAGCACCTAAAAATGAAGAAGAGGCGATAATGGATATGGCTAAAAATTCAATGACTACCAACCAAATTCTACAGAACATTTTAGAAGCTATGAAAACAGGGTATGTGGCAGAAACAAATGTTTATGAATTGACTGAGGACATATTAAGACCAGGTATGGATTCACTTATGGAAGGTACTGAAAAACAAATTCAGAAGACAATAGAATATCTCCAAACAACACCTTATGGTAAACTTAGGGAAGCTATGTTAGAACAGGCACAATTACTAGGTATTACTACTGGTGAAGGAATTCAAAAGGTATTTGATGCTGACTTTACTAAGGGTTTAAAGGATGCATTAAAAGAACTTGACTTAAAAACTTCTTTAGAAGATATATTAACAGAGTTAAAGAAAATGGGTGGGGAAGATGTGATAAAAAAACCTGGAGATCCAATTGTTCGTGAGGATTTTATGATGAGGTCTTCTGGTGAAGTAACTAGCTTCACTAATGAAGATGATATTATCGGAGCTAAAAGAGGTGGACCTTTAGATAAATTAATGGATAAAAATCTATCATCAGGTGGTAATAGTGGTACGATACCTTCCAAAATTGAGTTTGGGACATTAGATGTTTCAGGGAGAATAGAAATAGTTTCACCTGATGGTTCTACTAAAAATATGGATATAGAATCTATTAAACCTGATATTATAAAAACTATAATTTCTCACTTAAACGGTACATTTAGAAATGGTGGAGTTCCATCAAGTAAAGAGGCAAGTGACTATATGGGATAATTTTTTAAAATTATTTCATTTTACTATTGACTTTACGAAATAAATTTCCTATTATTACAAGGACCTGCATATTTAACTATTAATTTATATCTTAATTAATAAAAAACAAGAATATATATAAATAATACTATTTAATTTTCCTGAATTTTATTGACCTAATATTTATATAATAAGAATATATTATATATGGCAGGAATATTAGATTATAATAAAGGTATCTATTCTACACAAGGATTTAGAAATAGTCTATTAAATAGAAATTTACCTTTACCAGTTAATGAAACATTAACACAATCAGGATTAGTTTCTAAATTACAGGATATTGGAACAGTTATAAGTGTACCAGTAAATGGTGAAGCCAATGAAAATATTCCAGTTCATTATGATGTAAATAAAAGATTATTCCCATTAGGTAATTTATATAGAACAACACAAAATGTTAATTTTAATAGATATATACCACAAGATGATGTATATGAAGTTTTTGAATTTTCATATCCACCTAAATTAGGATATCCACTACCTGAAGGATTTGGTGAAAAAGTAAGAGATGACTACCCATCATTTTATAATCAAGAACAATTTTTTCTAATTAATAAAGGTGATCAAAAAGGTGTAAAATTTCCTTTTAATGTTATTGACACATATAAATCATTAAATTTCCAAAGAGAAAGTTCATTAGGTTTAATAGGTGGACAAGAATTAGAAAAAACAATTTTAAATAAAATATCACAAATTTCTGAAGAAACAGGTAACTCCAATAAAAAAACTGGATTTATAACTGAACCTATTGGGAACATTGTTGACAATTATGTTAATAAACTAAGAGGTAGTGATCAATTCTTCAACACATTACCCAATAACGCAGTTGGGTGGAATGAGTACAATAGTAGTGCGAAATCAGGATCAGAATTAATAAAATCAGATTTAGATATACAAGAAGGTGTAGAACCAACTCTGTCTACTGAAATAAGAATGAATACATTATTGAGTAGAACTAGTTCGACACAAGTTTCATTTGCATTTAATCTAATGAATAGAAATGATTATAGACCGTTATATGAAGATAGAAGGTTGGCGGGTACATCTGACGCAGGTTTAAATTCAAGATATTATGTTGGTACGGAAAAAAATACTAATAGAGGTAGTTTAATAACTAAAAAATTTACAAGTGCCGATTTTAATGGTGCGGTGGATACTTCAGGTAACGCTAAAAGGACTACAGTTGAGGGTATCGGTGAACCTTTCGGTGAAGATAATAAATTTTTCTGGACAACAGGTGGGGAACAAAATTTCAATGAGAAGACATTATTATATAAAACTCAACAATTAGTTAATGATTTTCAGAATGATGTTTTTATAAATCAGACTAAAAAATATTTTAAAGATAAAGAACAAAATAGGGTAATAAGTAGAGGTAACGCAATTAAAACACTTGATTTAATAGATATAGATGGAAATGGTAATTTCTGTAGAGTATGGACAGTTAACGATAGATATAGTTACGCAAACGCTATAAGAAATACTGGATTATTTAGTTCACCTAGTATAGACTTACAAGGATTTTCAGTGTCAAATAATCAGGCATCTCAAAGTGTATTGATGAGTAATGGTATTCCGAAAATTCACCCCTCTATATTAGACTCAAGTACCACACGTAAAAAATTTATGTTATCCATAGAAAATTTGGCTTGGACAGATAATTTGGCAGATTTACCATTAAGTGAAATTGGACCTGGTGATTTATTAAGTGGTAACAAAGGAAGAATAATGTGGTTTCCTCCATATGAATTAACTTTTGATGAGAATACTTCCGCAAATTGGAACAAAACTGATTTTATCGGTAGAAGTGAACCAGTATATACATATAATAATTCAAGTAGATCAGGATCATTAAGTTTTAAAATAATTGTTGACCACCCTAGAGTTATTAATTGTTATAGGGGAAATAGTACTAATTTAACCGAAAGATTTTTTGCGGGTTGTGCTACACCAGATGAATTTTTAAGGGCATTAGAATGTTCTGTACCTCAAAGTGATTTAGAAGAAATAAAAAAGAAAATTAAAGAAAAAGAACCACAAAAAAAAGTTGATGTTGAAAGTTCAAAGAAAGATGGTAGAGTAATTTTTGAACAAGATGTTAATTGTGACTCATCCACTGAAAATTGTAAAGCTAAAAGAACTCCTTCTGAAACTGATTTAACTTCCATAGTAACATTAATAAAAGAATTTGTTGAAAAACAAAGTGGTAATACTAACCCTAAAGTAAAAATAACATTAAATGGTTGGGTTGGAGTAGGGGCTACTGTAGATAGTTTCGGTACCCCAACAGGTGATGACGGAACAAAATTAAGTAAAGAATTTGCGGATATAGTAAAATCGGAAATTGATAGTAGATTAAAATCTTCAGGCATTGATCCAAAATTAATATCTAATATAAGTCCTATTGAATCTAAAGGTAATTCATCATTATCTACTGAGGATACTAATTCATATAGAGTTGATGTAGTAATGGAAAATGATACAAAAAATTCTAAAGATTCCCAACCAAAAGAGGAAGAAAAAGACGATGGTTCTTTCACTATTCCAGAAGATATTAGACTAATTGATAATCTAATTATAGATGAAGGGACATATTTTGACTTTATAGATGAAAATTACCCAAATTATTTTAAATATATTTCAGAAAAAATAAAATATTTTCATGCTGGATTTCATAGTATTACACCTGAAGGATTCAATAGTAGGTTGACGTTTTTAAATCAGTGTATGAGGCAAGGTCCAAGTATTTATGATAGGGTAACCCAAAAAGATGGTACAGAAGTAGGTGTACAACCACAAAATTTATCATTTGGTAGACCTCCTATATGTATATTAAGGATTGGGGATTTTTTCCATACTAAAGTAGCAATTAATAGTTTATCTATAACATATGATGGACCACAATGGGATTTAAATCCTGAAGGCATCGGTGTCCAACCTATGATTGCGACAGTATCATTAGGTATTGATTATATAGGTGGACATTCATTAGTTGGACCACTTAATAGATTACAAAATGCAGTATCATTTAATTATTACGCAAATACAGAAATGTATGATGTAAGATCAGATAAAGTAGATTATAATACAGGAAAAGTTATTGACGGTATAAAATTAGGAGAACTTAAAAAACAATTGGTTGGTGAAGAAAATCTTAACAAGTATATAAATAGTCTTAAAAAAGAAGGTATTGTTAATCAAACTAAAGATAATGAAAATTCTGATAACGGTAAAGGTAGTGAAAATACAGGTGTTTTAGATATATCGGTAGAAAAACCAAGTAAAATAGTGGTGAAAACAAAAGACGGTAAAGCAGCATCTGATATTGAAATCGATGGTGAAAAATCGCCAGACAATTCAATAGTAGTGAAAGTAAAAGTAGGTAAGTCTTCAGATGATGGTACATCTCTTAATACTGCAACCTCATTTGACATAGATTGTTCAGAAGAAAATCCAAAATTTAAGGGTAAGATAGTTAATTTTGAAACATTAACGGTGAAAAAAAAGGCAGTTGAAGATGCATTGGCAGCCTATATTGTTTTAAAAACTCAAAAAGTAAATGGTGATAATACAATTACTAACGCACAATTAAAAAAAGCAGAAAACGATTTTAATGATAAAGAGAAAGAATTAAAAAAATATGAGGGTAGTGTATCCTCTTCAGTTGAAGTAACCGCATATCTTTCTAAGAATAAAAAAACAACTACAGTAAATAAAACATTTACTATCACTGAAAATGGTTTAACTTAATATAAATGGGAAAAGAATATTTTGATAGATATCAGAGTTTTAAATTTGATGGTAAATACTTACCATTACCTTATATCGCAATCCCACCTAAAGGGTCGGATAAAAGTGTGGTATATGAATCACAAATATCTAGATTGGATAAAATGAGTCAAAAATTTTATAATAATCCTTATCATGGATGGTTAATATTATTAGCGAATCCACAATATGGTGGTGTTGAGGAAAACATACCTGATGGTGAAATTATAAGAATACCCTTCCCTTTTAAAGACAGTATACAACAATATATTGATCAAACACAAAAATATATAAATTATTATATTAAAAAATAAAAATTAATGGATCCAAAAGTAGAAAAGATTGGTAAGGCGTTTATTGTTGACCCAAACCCACCAGGTACGTCAATAATTCCACCTGAAGATTTATTCATATATGTTAAATTTTCTGCATACCCTAGAAGTAGAGTTACATATGGAGGTCAAAATAAAAATTTTAATTCAGGAATAGAAGATGAAGTTCATTTCATATCTACAAATTTAAAATATAATAACACAACAGGTAAATTAGATCCTGCGTTACAAAAATCATATGCGACAACTGATTGGTCAAACATAGGTGGTTTTAATGGTAGTGACGGTAGAAGTGCGGGAGCATTAGAAGGTTTTGGTATAAAATCTATAGATATTAAATATAACTCTAGTTTAGTCCCAACAGTAGACATAACATTTACAGATGTTAGAGGTGGGGCATTATTTGATGTTATAAAGGATGATGAAAGATTATCACCGTATAGTATATTTTTTAAAATGCCATATCCTGTATTTAACTTATCTATAAAAGGTTACTTTGGTCAAAAAGTAGATTTTTGTTTACATATGACTAATTGGACATCTAATTTTGATGGTTCTACAGGTAATTTTGAAATAAGTGCAAATTTTTTAGGGTTTCAACAAGCCTTCTTAAATGACATGGTTTTAGGTAATATTATTGGAGTTGTTAATACACCAGAAGGTTATAATAAACTGAATAAAATATTTGAAAATAGTAATACCCAAATAACCTCACCAAATCTTAAAGGTAAAACCTTAGATGATTTAAGAAAAACAGGTGATTTAGATATTAGAAAAATAGATGATTTCTTTACTCAGATAAGTAAGTTACAAGTAGAGTCCGAAATTATTAAAACCGATCTTAATAGTTTCCAATTACTAAAAGATTTAAATGGTAAATTAACTTTATTAAAAACTATAAAATCTTTTATTGGTGCACCATTACCAAAACAACCTAAAAAATCAGGTGAAGGGAGTGATCAAAAAAATGTAGAGACTAAATCTTATTTAGAGTTAGAAAATAGAAATGATGTAATCCAATCGTCCGCAATTAAAGATGATGAAATAATTATTAATAAAAATTGTTTATCTATTAGAGACTACATAGTATTTAATTCTATAAATAGGGCTTCATTTAAATCATTCATTTCAACACTTAATACAATAATTTTAAAATATCAAGAGTATCTTAAATCGGATCAAAGGGTAAAATTTAAACCTGATAATACTTTAGAGAGTGCAAAATTAAAAGACATTTTAAAAACTCAAAAGATAAAAGAAAATGAAACAATTATATCACCTAAAGATAATGATTTAATTAAATCTTTTACTGATAATGGGTCGGACGAAAATAGTTGGGAAAATTATATTGTCTTCCCAACAAAGAATGATAACCTAAAACCAGAACCAATTACTTTAATATCTGTATTATTCGATTTTTATACACCTAATTCACCAATATACCTATTAAAACCTAGTTATGAAAAAGGACCTGAAATAAATACTAATTTCAGTATACAACAATTTATAAAACAAGTTGAGGGTAAAAACTTTTATTCACCTACAACAAATTTATTAGAAACCTCAAATGTTTTAGTAGCGGACTTTAGAAAACAGAGGGCATTGGTTGAGGATAGTATTAAAGACTTAGAAGAGATAATTAAAATTCAGAAAGAAATAGTTCAGATAGAATTAAATGAAAAACTTTTGAAGAATTTCAGAGAAAGTTTAAATGTTCAGTTCGATCCTACTATTGGTAAATGTTTTGAAATTATCGCTAATAATACTCAAGCAATGGTTGAAACTGTTTATGATATAAGTGTTAGTGCGGAAGATAAATCAAAATCTACTAATAGACAATCTATTTTACAAACATATGAAACAGATGTCCCTACAGGTATTGATGGTGTAGCTTGGCCTTCTATATACCAAAAAAACGATAAAGGTGATTTAGAAGAAATTTATATTGGTGAAGTATTGACGATAAATAGTTCAGATTTTCCAGAGTGGGATTTTGTAGAAAGAGTTTTTGAAAATTTAGTTGGTAAAACAAAATCACTTGAAGATGTAACTAAGGCAAGTGTATTAAAAAATGGTTTAGATACAGATAACTGGTTCCCGATTAACCCTATAGATTATAAAATTAATCCTTGGATTAGGCTTAACTCAATCAATGACGTACAATCAATGGGTAATGAATTAGTAGAAAAGTTCTTTACTAGGTTAGCATTATTAATAAATTATAGTAGATTTTCTCCAAGTAGTGGTATAAAGGATGTCGATGGATACGCTAGATTAGAATCTATTGCTGCTAATAAAACAATTTTTTCTGAAAAAGCTAGGTTACTAATATCAAATATTTTAATCGATATAGAAAATCAATTAAATAATCCTAATACACCAGTAGTAGATAGTGAAAAATTTAACCTTAAAAAATCTAATTTTTATAAAGATTTTATAATAGAAGATAATAATTTCTACACAATTAATGAAGAAAATCAGTTTCAAAAAATAGGAAATTTTCCCATAAGTGGAACATTCTCAGATAAAGTAGATTATATTTTATTCGATGATACTGGAATAATAGGTAATAGTAAAAAATTATTTCAAGAAATAAGAGATGACGAATCTTACAGAAAATTGGTTGATCCTAAATCTAGCCCACCTGTAAAAGAATCAAAAGGACCTTTGTTCTACAAAAACTTTTATTCAGGTGCTAACAATTTTACCACATATAATTCGTATAATGTTTGGTATAAAGATATATGTAATAATATATTAAAATCTAGTAATAATGAAATATTAGGAAATTTAAACAAGTCCACATTAGAGGATATAAATCCTAGTGGTACTACATATAACAGTACGTATCTTAATAGAACATATTTTAAAAACGCTTCTAATAGTTCTACTGATTATGAAGATGTATTAACATATTCAGATTTATATGATATACAAGCATCTAACTATTCTAGAGCATTATTATTATTATCTACTTTTCCATTTAGAAACTTTAAAGAAGGTTTTATACAATCAGTTTTTGATTCCACAGTAAAAGATGGTGCTAGAATAATAAACTTACCTAAATTTTATGTTTATTATATCGGTGCTTTATTATGGAGATATGAAGAATCAATAACTAATGCTGATCCTCTAACATTTCCAACAACACCACAAAAAAATTATAGTCTATTTAGTACTCCATCTAATTGTTACCTAAATAAAATTGGATATAAATTAATAAAAGATAATAAAACATTGGATAAAATTGATAATGAGTTATTGGAAGATGAGTTAATATATTTACCTAAATCTGTTAAAGATACCCTTATTAATAAATTTAAAAATTGGGTAGATAGTGATAATTTTAATTCTACAAAAAATGGCACTTTTGAGAGGAATATGAAATTATATATTCCAGATATTATAACAGAACCTACATTAACAAAAGAAGAAAAAAAGAACGCAAAATCTTTTATCTTTCAAAAAATAATAGAAACAACAGATTTAATTTTATTAAATCCCGATATTTTTGATAAAACTAAAATTGATCAGAATAAAACTAAAAAGGGATTAGTTGTAGATAAATCGATTCTTTTAAATTATGTTACTAATTTTAGAAAAAAATTCAACGAGGTAGGTAAAGAAAATGTTAATGGTACTGAAGAAAATAAAGAGATAAAAAATGATAATAAAAGTACTAATATCATAAAGTTACAATTATATAATTATTTTAAAAATATAAGTAATAAATGGATTGGGAATGATGGTTCATTTAGTATATGTGGTGATTCAGCAGATAAAAATTTATTTGAGTATTTTAAATTTATAGATAGGGGTTGGAGATTCATTGGTGATGAAGCGACTTTTAACTTAAAAAGTTTTCTTACTTTAGGGAGTAATTTAAATACTAGTGTATATTTCTTCATATCAAAACTATTAAGGGATAGTAACTTTTTATTTCAGATATTACCGACATATATAAATTTTAAAAGTGCGAAAGAAGTTGCAAAGATATTTCAACCACAGACAGTATTAGAAAGAAATGAGTCATCGGGTCCGATATTTTGTTGTATTTATGTTGGTGGGGCATCTCAGTCTTTAGATATTGGTGAAAGGAGTAATTACTACTTTAAAGATGACGGATTTTCATTGACTACGGGAAATTTACCTACAGATTTAGTTGATCCAAATTCCACTTCCGATGCGGTAGCTCAAAATGGTGATATTAATCTAGACGAATCGTCTTTAGTGGCATTTAGAGTATCCTTTGGTGCACAAAACCAAACAGTTTTTAAGAATGTATCATTAAGTCAACAAGAACATAGAGAGACTGGAGAATATTTCAAAGCGATATCGGATTTAGTTGATAAAAGAGGTGGAACTCAAAAGTCATATGTAGGGACAGATTTATTAAAATTATTTAAAACTAGATCTTATAGTTGCAAAGTTGAGGCTATGGGTTGTATGAATATACAACCATTAATGTATTTTGATTTACAAAATGTACCATTCTTTAATGGGGCTTATTTAATCACCAGTGTCACCCATAACATTACACCAAATCAAATGTCTACAAGTTTTGAGGGATTAAGACAATCTAGATATATTACATCACCAGCAAAACAAATAACTGCAGATTTAGATGTCGATTTAAATGAAAGTAGTGAGACACCTAAAATAGAATTTACTAATTTAAATAATAAAAATAGTTTATTAAGTATTGGTGTTTTAAACCCTAAAGACGCATTTGATTTTGAAAATAACCTAAGTAATAATGCAACATCAATTGATAAATTTAAACGAATTGGGGTCACTCAATTTACAGATGAAGTTTTAGGTAAACTACTAAATGATACGAGAATACTATTACAAGGATCAAACATAAAAACAAATTCACAAGTAACTATGTTTTTATCTTCAATATTATCCAATTCAAATAATTTATTAAATAAAGATATGGAATGGAGTGTAGAAAATAAAGAAACATACATAAACCAATTCCCTAATAGTGATTTATTAAACAAAGGTAAAAATAAATATTATGGTAATACAAGTACACCAGATATTGAAGGTTATCTTTTATCCCTACCTATTTTTACGGGTGGAAGTATAGATGATATTTCATATAATATTCCAGGTAACGATGATTTAAAAGAATTCGCAATCAACAATCAAATAGAAAATAGGAAAAAAGAAATTAACGAAAGATTACCTAAATTAGATATTAATATTGCCACAGAAAAAACTGAGAAAGAAAAATTAGAAAAAGAATTATCAAAACTATTAAAAGACGAAAGTAATTTAATTAAAACCCTTAAATACTATAACATATTTGAAGGTGACGCATATAGATACAAACCTAGAGGTTATTTATATGTAATAGGTAGGAAACAATATACAGATATTTTAAAAGATTTAGGGCAAACTAACCCTAAAGTGGCATCCGACACAGAAGTAGCTGCTATGGGAACTAGTATAAAAATGTGGAATTATTTGAAAGATAATAATAAATCTGCATATGATTTTTCTAGTTTGGATAGTGGTTCTGCAACCGTTTATTCTAAATGTATTGGGGTATCTCATCAGTATAATGCAAAACCTATAGAAAATGCATTTATTACTTTTGAAAAGGTTTTAACTAACCTTACACAAAAAAATGGGGAACCATTAATTAATTATTTTAATCCAGGACCTTAACTTTTTAAAATATTTTTACTATATTTGTATTATGTATTTTGGAAATGTAGTATCAGGTTCAGAAATCCACATAGATGGGTTTAAATATTTTAGTGATTATCACTCTATAGATAATGACTTACCGACTATAATTGTTGGTTGGGGATTAGTTAAAGAATTATATGGTAATACCATATCAATACTACATAAATGTATTGATCAAAAAACGTTTTGGACATTCAACACAAAAGAAAGAAAAGTAGATTATGAAGTAGATATAGAGGAGTTCAAAGAGTTCACTTATAATATCTTTGGTGACAATGTACCATATGTATATCTAGATATTTTATATAGTAAAAAATCAACTACTAAAAAAATAATAAAGAAAATCTTAACATTAAAAGAATCACATATTTTTATGTCTGAAAATAATATGGTTTATATCTTTGGTGAAAATATAATTTTTGGTATCGATTTGAATATTATTGGATATTTTGATGATAAAAAAGAAAAGGTATTAGATAGAATTAAAAAATTAAAAAATAGTGTTTTGATAGATTCTAAGATATTTAATAATTACAGGGATTTTTTATTTAAGATAAAAAATAAAAACAGACTTATCCCCTATATTATTAAAAATGGAGACAACAACTAAAATTATTACATTAGCATCATTTGTATATGTTGATAAAGTAGATACCTTTAAAAAATATCTACAGAAAAGATTCAAAATATCAGAAGAAAATATATTTCAGTACTCATATTTTGAGGATAATAAAAAAATAATCACTTATAGGGTATCATTAGTAGATAATACTAAAATTGATATGTCATCTATATATCCCCCAACAATAATAGTTCACAAAAAAGGTGAGTGTTTTTACACCATTAATGCCTTAAATAAACTTATAGAAACATTAAATAATTTAGAAAATGGAAACATAAATTATTTAGAATATAAAATTAACTGGGATGAGTATCAGAATAAAATAATTATCATAAAAAATGATGAGTTAAAAATTATAGATATAAATAAAGATTTTTCTTAAAAATAAGATATTTATTAATAAAATAAAATGTTATGGAAGATAATAAAAATAAAAAAAATAGTGACAATTTAGAAAATGAATTAGATTATTTTTTATCTAACAAAAAAACTCAAAAAGAGGAATGTGTTGGTGATGAATGTCTAATTAATGACGGAAAAGAAATTGTCGAGAGAGTAAATAAAGTTTACAAAACTAACGATGGTAGACAACTTTTAATATAAAAATTATGAATAATAAAAAATTGATTTCTGAGGATTTAAAAAGATATAAACAACTTTTAGAATATACTTTTTATGTTCCTGAAGATAAGGAAAAAGATGAGAATGGTGATTTATTACTTGATGATTCTTTTTTAACTGAACAAGATCCTGCTGGTGATGATCCATTTATGGATGTGGCGGATGAAGAGACTACAACACCTCCACCCCCACCACCCGCACCTGGAGCCGAATCAAAAACAGAAACACCTGCACCTGAAGGAGATACCAAAACTGATAAAGAACCAGAAGAAGGTGAAGAAGAGGATGTGGAGATTGAAGATGAATTTGCCGATACAGAAGTTGAATCTGGTGAAGATACAGTAGAGGTAGATGTCACAGATATTGTTGATAATACAGAAGCAACAAAAACTTCAGTTGAAGGAGTTAGTACTAAAATGGATGAATTATTAACAAAATTAACAGATCTTGAAAATCAAGTATCTGGTATGGATAAAGTAATTGATAAAATAGAAACTTTAGAAAAGGAAATTGAAAAAAGAAATCCTACTCCAGTAGAAAGATTAGAAATGAGATCTATGCAATCATTCCCATATAGTGTAAAATTAACAGATTTTTGGAAAGACAAAGAAGGTTATGAAGCCACTGAAGAAAACGAAGAAGAATATGTTCTAAGACAAAGTGATGTAGAAAATTTTGATAGGAATGAAATAAAAAGTTCTTTTAATTATAAAGATAAGGAAGAAGACTAAACAAAATTGAAAAAATTTAAGAACCTCACTAACAAAGTGGGGTTTTTTTATTTTTATTTTTCTGTAGATTATTGACTTTCGGATAAAAAATGAGTATATTTGTATATTATTAATCATTAAAAAAGAAAAAATGAGTAAAACTTTAGATGCAATTTTATCCCAGTACGAAAAAAATACTGAAGATAAAAAAACTACTACTAAGATGTCTAGTGAAGACAGACTGAAGAAGTATTTCAGTGAAAAATTACCGAAAGGTGTTAAGTCACAAACAAAAAGGTTTAGGATTTTACCTAACAAAGATGGAAATAGTCCTTTCACCGAGGTATATTATCATGAAAAACAAGTTAATGGTAAATGGGAAAAGATTTATTGTAGTCATTTAAACGATGGTGAACACTGTCCTTTATGTGAAGCAAAAGATGCCCTTTACGAAGATGGTTCTGAGAGAGCTAAAAAATTGGCAAAGGAGTTTATCGCTAGAAAATTCTATGTAGTAAAAGGAATTGATAGAGATAACGAGGAAGATGGGGTTAAGTTTTGGAGATTTAAACATAAATATACTGGTGACGGTATTATGGATAAAATCATACCACTTTTTAAACTTAAAGGTGATATTAGTGATCCTAGAGAAGGTAGAGATTTACTAATGACTACAGGTAGAAATGATAAACAACACAGTGTTGTAAATTCTATTATGGCTGACGATGTTTCTATTTTAACTACTGACAAAGAAAAGGCGAATGTGTGGTTTGGTAATGTAGAGACACATAGAGATGTGTATTCTAAAAAACCACAAGAGTACTTAGATATTGTGGCGACAAATAAAACACCTATTTGGGATTCTGAACAAAAGAAATTTGTTGCGGAAGAAGATAAAGAGGAAAAAGAAACTGCCTCTTTGAGTGAAGAGATCAACATGATGAAATCGGAAACATTTAAATCAAAAGATTTGGTGAGTCAAGATGCATCAGATGATGATGATGATGAGGATGATTTCGCACCAACTAGTTTGGATGAGGATGATGATGAATTACCATTTTAATTATAAACTATGGCTAAGACACCATTAAAGAAAAAAGTATCTGAATTCTCTTCTATAAGAAAGAAATTTTCATCTAGTGATAAGTACAAAGAACAAAAGTACTTTGATCTAGGTGAAGCCTTTCAGAAGTCAACTGGATTACCAGGACCAGCTATGGGTCAGATTAATATGTTATTAGGACATTCTGACACAGGAAAAACTACTGCCTTAATTAAGAGTGCAGTAGATGCACAGAAAAAAGGAATCCTACCTGTTTTTATTATTACAGAACAAAAATTTAGTTTTGAACACGCCAAACAAATGGGGTTAGAAACTGAGTATATTGAAGAAGTAGATGAGAAAACAGGTGAGGTAAGTGCGTATTGGGATGGATTTTTGTTATATAAATTAGGTTTTGATTTTATAGAACAAGCATTTGAATATGTTAATGAAGTATTAAACGCACAAAAGAATGGTGAAATCCCTTATGATATCGTATTTTTATGGGACTCAATAGGAACTATACCTTGTCAAATGAGTTTTGAGGGTAAGGGAGGTAATCAACATACTGCTAGAGTTATTTCTGAAAAATGGGGTATGGGATTGGCTCAGAGAATTACATCATCAAGAAAAGAAAGTTACCCATATACAAATACAATGATATTTGTGAACCAACCTTGGGTAGCAATACCTGATAATCCATTCGGACAACCTACAATTCAACCAAAAGGTGGAAATTCAATTTATTTATCTTGTGCATTGGTATTCTTATTTGGAAACCAAAAAAGTGCTAGTGTATCTAAATTATCTGCAACCAATAAAGGTAGAAAAGTCAACTTCGCAATTAGAACTAAAGTAGGTATTCATAAAAATCATATGAATGGTTTGGGTTACGCTGATAATAAAATATTGGCAACTACACATGGTTTTATCGAAGATGATAAAAAGGCTATAGATGACTACAAAACTGAAAATAAAGATTATTGGGCAGAAGTATTTGAAGGCTTCGGTGATGATGTATCTTTTGACGTAGTAGAAGAAGGATTTATAGATTCACCTGTTGACTACTCAGATGTTTGATTGTTTAACCATTAAATGATGGTTTGTGAAAATCCCAAGTAAAAGAGAAAGTACGTTTCAAAAAACTTTATTAGTGGATGGAGATTCATTGATTAAAACCGCCTATTATGGGGCTAAAGATCTTTACCATAAAGATACCCATATAGGTGGAATTTTTCAATTCCTTACTATGTTAAGAAAAATGATGAATGAATATAAATTTGATAAAGTTTATGTTTTTTGGGACGGTCAATTTAGTGGAAGGTTGAGATATGAAATTTATAAAGATTATAAATTAAATAGGGAAAAAGATTTTTATGTTGATCAACCACCATCTGAACTAGATTTATATCTACAGAAAGAAAGAGTAAAATTTTATTGTGAAGAATTGTTTATAAGACAGTACAGTGATGATATTGTCGAAGCAGATGATTTAATAGGTTATTATGTAAAGAACATCTCAGAAGATGAGAAAGTTGTTATAATGACTAATGATAGAGATATGTGTCAGTTAATAGGTGAGAGGGTTGCAATATACCTAATTAACCTTAAAAAGATAGTGACGAAAGATAACTATTTAGAACACTTCAACCATCATTATAGTAATCTAAAATTAATTAAAATTATATCTGGTGACACTAGTGATAACATAAAAGGAATCACAGGTGTAAGTGAAAAAACCCTATTTAAATTTTTTCCTGAAATTAAAGAAAAAACTTTGACTTTGGAGTATATTTTTAGTAAGATTGAATATATACAAAAGGAAAGAAAAAGTAATTTAAAATCGTTGGACAATATTATAAATAGAGTGACTAAAGGTATCCAAAAAGACAAAATTTTTGAAGTTAATGAAAAATTAATTGATCTGAGTGAACCTTTAATAACTGAAAACACAAAATCTGATATAGATTATTTAATGTCCACAACAATTGATCCTGAAGGTAGAGAAATAAAAAACGTGATAAAGATGATGATGGAAGATGGTTTAATGATGGCGATACCTGGAGGACAAGATGGGTATATAAATTTTTTACAACCATTTTTATCGTTAATTAAAAAAGAAAAAAAATATTATAATAGTTTAAAATGAATACAGTTATGAATGCAGTTACGAAAAAGAGTTATCAAAGTTACCCATATGAATTTTTGTTTATGATTAATGGGAATCCAATAGTAGGTAGAAATTTCCCAATCAAAAATTTTAACAGAGATTGTGTTAATTCGATAGAGTTGAGAGATATTATAGACGATGTTGTTGATGTAATTAAATTACACTTCAAAAATAATACATATGAATACCTTTATAAGTATTACAATTATTTTGTGGAGAATAGTGATGAAAATACAGAGGTAAAAGATATATATGAAAATGAAGACTTCTTCACCTTCCAAATTAAGTTAGATGGTAAAGTAATAATTGAGAAGATTTTCACTGGAAATGATTTCCCACCTAAAGTAAGATATGATGTGGACATAAGAAAAATAATTCCAAAAATCATCGATACTATCCAAATAGGAATGGGGCAAAAAAATTATACAAAAAATTACTGCGGTTATGAGTTAAGTCATATATTTATTAATAAACAAATCTAAAAAAAGTTATGTCAAAAAATGAAAGTTCTAATTTAGGGTATTTGGGATACAGTTTCCAAGTAAAACTAGTAAAACAATTGGTAGAAGATCAAAAATTTTCGGAGAGTATTATTTCTATAATCGATCCAAATTATTTTGATAATGAGTATATGAGATTGATTGTTGCTAGTGTTAAGAACTATTATGAAAAGTATGAGACCATACCGTCTTATGAAACCATATTTAACCTTATTAAAACAGAAGTAAGAAGAGAAATTACGAGAGAATCGGCAAATGAGTTAATTAAAGAGGTTAAAGATTCAGATAATAAAGATTGTTTACACACACAAGACGTTGCCATTAAATTCTGTAAGCAACAGGAACTTAAGAAGGCTACTTTAAAAATTCAAAAAATCTTAGATACGGGAGATTTTGATCGTTACGATGAGTGTGAGGAAATTGTTAAACAAGCTATAACTGTAGGTACTGAAAAAGACGATAGTGTTGATATTTTTCATGCAATTGAAGATGTTTTGTCAGATGATTTTAGGAGTCCTATACCTACTGGGTTAGTGGGGATAGATAACTTAATGGGTGGAGGTTTATCCAAAGGTGAGTTAGGTGTTATTTTAGCGGCATTTGGTGTAGGTAAAACTACATTAATGACTAGAATGGCGAACACCGCCTATAAAATGGGTAAAAATGTTGTTCAAATATTTTTTGAGGATAACCCGAAGGTAATTCAAAGAAAACATTTTACTTGTTTTACAGAAGTACCTTTAGGTGAACTTAGTGATAGAAAAGAAGAAGTTGAACAAAAGTTATCTAATTTCCAAAATACATCAGGAAATTTAATTTTAAAGAAAATGCCTAGTGATGGTACTACAATACCACATATTAGACAATATCTTAGAAAATTAATATCTAACGGTATAAAACCTGATATTATATTCCTTGATTATATTGATTGTGTTCAACCGACTAAACAATTTAAAGATGAATATAGTGGTGAAGGAAATGTAATGAGACAATTCGAAACTATGATTTCTGAATTAGATGTCGCTGGTTGGACTGCAGTTCAAGGTAATAGAAGTTCAATAGGTGCAGATTTAGTGGAAGCTCATATGATGGGTGGTTCTATTAAGAAAGGACAAATCGGACACTTTATTTTATCCGCAGCTAAAACATTAGAACAGAAAGAAGAGGGACGAGCAACTTTAGCCATACTTAAATCTAGATTTGGTAAAGATGGTGTTGTATTTGAAGACATCTTATTTGATAATGGAACGTTAGTTATTGACACTAGTGATAGTAGAGATGTTACTTTATTAGAACATGATAAATTATCTAAGAAAAAGGATTCTTCATTTATACAGGATACTTTAAATAAAAAAAGAGAAAATTTCAATTAAAGTAGATTTTAAAAAGATATAATGGTTTAAACAATAAGTCATATGGAAATTTACACACCAAAAATTAATAAATAAAAAATTAAAAAAAATTTAAAAATGGAATTAACAAATAGGATTTTATCCGACATTACTGTTTACATGAAATACGCCAAGTATCTACCTGAAAAAAACAGAAGAGAAACATGGGAAGAATTGGTTACTAGAAATAAAGAAATGCACCAAAAAAAATATCCTCATATTAAAGATGATATTGAGGAAGTATATGAATTAGTTTATGATAAAAAGATTTTACCTTCAATGAGAAGTTTACAATTTGGAGGTAAGCCTATTGAAATTTCTCCAAATAGGGTATATAATTGTGCATATTTACCTATTGATCATGTTGATGCGTTTTCTGAAACTATGTTCCTTTTATTAGGTGGAACTGGAGTAGGATATTCAGTACAAAAACATCATGTTGAAAAATTACCTGAAATTAGAAAACCTAATCCCGATAGAAAAAGAAGGTATCTAATCAGTGATTCTATTGAGGGATGGGCAGACGCAATTAAACTTTTGGTTGAATCATATTTAGGTGTTAAGTCATCAACACCGACATTTGATTTTTCTGACATCAGACATAAGGGTGCGTTATTAGTAACTTCTGGTGGTAAAGCTCCAGGTCCTCAACCATTAAAAGATTGTATACACAATATTAAAAAAGTATTAGATTCTAAAAATGATGGTGATAAACTTACTGCGATTGAAGTTCATGATATTGTTTGTCATATTGCAGATGCAGTTTTGGCAGGTGGTATTCGTAGAGCAGCATTAATAAGTTTATTTTCTGCAGATGATAACGAAATGATTTCTTGTAAATCAGGTAATTGGTGGGAATTAAATCCACAAAGAGGTAGAGCTAATAATTCAGCAGTTTTATTAAGACATAAAGTTACTAAAGAATTCTTTTTAGATTTATGGAAAAGAATTGAATTGAGTGGTGCTGGCGAACCAGGAATCTACTTTTCAAATGATAAAGATTGGGGAACAAATCCATGTTGTGAAATAGGTTTGAGACCATATCAGTTCTGTAATCTATGTGAGGTAAACGCATCGGATATAGAATCACAAGAAGATTTTGAAAAAAGAGTTAAAGGGGCAGCATTTATTGGAACACTTCAGGCAGGATATACTGACTTCCATTATTTAAGAGATGTTTGGAAAAGAACTACAGAAAAAGATGCCTTAATAGGTGTTGGAATGACAGGAATAGGATCAGGTGTAGTTTTAGGTTATGATATGAAAGCTGCCGCTAACGCAGTTAAAGAAGAGAATTCTAGAGTCGCAAAATTAATTGGGATTAATTCGGCAGCTAGAACTACAACAGTTAAACCATCAGGTACCTCATCATTAGTTTTAGGAACTTCTTCTGGTATTCATGCTTGGCATAATGATTATTATGTTAGAAGAATTAGAGTTGGTAAAAATGAGGCAATCTATACATACCTATCGGTAAATCATCCAGAATTAGTTGAGGATGAAATTTTTAGACCGCATGATACCGCAGTTATTTCTATCCCACAAAAATCACCAGAAGGATCAATTTTAAGATATGAATCACCTTTTGATTTATTGGATAGAGTTAAAAAAGTATCACAAGAATGGATTAAACCAGGACATAGAGGTGGACAAAATAGTCATAATGTATCTGCAACAATATCTTTAAAAGAGGAAGATTGGGAATTAGCTGGTGAATGGATGTGGACAAATAGGAAATCATATAATGGATTATCTGTTTTACCATACAATGGAGGTACTTACCAACAGGCACCATTTGAAGATTGTACAATAGAAACTTACGATACATTATTGAAATCATTAACTTCTGTCGATTTAACAAAGGTAATTGAGTTACAAGATAATACTAATCTTTCTGGTGAAGTTGCTTGTGCTGGAGGAGCTTGTGAAATTATATAAGATATGAAAGTAAAATGGGGTAATGATATAACGCTAACACATCAAGTACTGTTAGCGTTATATAATATAAGAAAAAATAATTAATTATGAATGTAGGGGCATCAAAAGATTGGATACAACAATTATATGTTAGGGAATTTGGACCTAAATTACAACCTACTGACTTCTATTGGGAAGATGGTAAAATGGTATTGACTGAATCATACCACTTAAATAGAAAATCATGTTGTGGTAACGGATGTAAACATTGTCCGTTTGAACCAAAATATGAAAAAGGTAATACAAAAATAAGAAAATCACTACAATCGTAGTGATTTTTTTTATACCTTAAATTTATCTGAATAAAGATATTTTATCATTTGTTTATCTTTTTCAGTTAAATAATGATCGTGATCTAATATAGAATTATTCTCTTTACTATAATGATAAAAACCTAACATATGAAACATTTCATGTCTAATTGTATTAGAAAAAGATTTAAATTCTTTATTTTCAACAATATCTATATGAATATCAACACGTTTAATTGAGTATTTAATAGGTTCTATAAAAGATTGACCTATACTTAACTTAACAAATTCTTTACTCCATTTGAACTTAGTCCCAAACTCATCATCAGTTAAGAAATAAATAACTACATTGGCGGAATCAATATTTTTAACCATACTAATATTGATAGGTTTTATTAATGGTTTAAAAATCTTAATGTTTTCAACTACATCTAAAGAATCTTGTTTACTGTAGTTACCATATAAAGATATTTTAATATCCTTATGCCATCTATCCCCACCTTCTGTGGCAAGTAAAATTTCTTCTTTAGTAAAAAGATTTTGAGAAAAATCCACAAAAGGATTTAAAAATAATAGGATGATGATTAAATTTTTCATAGTTGTTTTGTATTTATATAAGAACAAATATAATAGTTTTTTTTTAATAAACAAAAATTTTTAAAAGAATATGAAGAATCTTTTTGAAGAGTTGCAAAGAATTAAGTCTTTAATGGTGTATGATAGCACCTCAAATATTAATGAAGTGAGTACTTCCTCAGTTCAAGGGGTTTCATCTAAACCTGCGGAAACTAAAACAAATGATAGTAATAAATCTACAGAAACTAAACCAGAACCTACTACTGAGTTAAAAAAAACAGATAAAAAAAATTGTGTTTATATTACAAACACTGAAAGATATAACACTGAAAGTGATGTAAATACCGAAGTACCTGAAAAATTCTTCCAAAAATTTAAACAAAAAGTAGAAGAACAATTTGGTTTATTTGAAGATGGACAGTTCACTGTTGAGGACATTAATGTATTTGGTGGTGCTAGTAATTACTGGAAAGGTAGTAATAGTAATAAATTTCCTGCGGTAGAACCTAAATATTGTAACGAATATGATGTTAATGTTGGTATAAAATCATTAAAACCTTGGGGTTCGGGTTGTAAGGGTTTTGATAAAACTCCGAAAGCGACATATGATAAAAATGCTACAGGTAAAAAGAAGAATGAAGATTTAGCAAAAAGAAGAGCACAAAAAGTTTTAGATGAACTTACAAATAAAATTGTTGCGTACGCACAACAAAATAATATTAAAGTAGCAGATAATTTTAAACAAGAAGTAAAATCAGTTGAATCGGGATCAATATATACTACTGATAAAACTGATACACATTCTAGTGTAATGGCATCTATTAAAAGTGGTGAATTAAATGCTGGTCAATTTGTAATGATAGATGCAATTTTATGTTTTACACCTAATGATCCGTGTCCCAAATGTATGATTAGGGATACACAAACAAAAAAATGTAAATGTAAAGAAGGGTTAACAGAAAAAGATGGTAAATGTTTTTGCCCTAACGGTAAAGAGGCAGATGAAAATTGTGAATGTAATAGTTGTCCAGATCCTTGTATGACATTTAATAAAGAAACAAAAAAATGTGATTGTCCAGAAGGAATGACATTCAATGAGGAGACAAAAGAATGTGATTGCCCTAAAGATTTTAAAAAGACAGAGGATTGTAGATGTGTAAAATTACCACCAGAAGAATGTCCTAATAAATGTATGAAAAGAGATGAGGATGGTAAGTGTAAATGTCCTGATGGAATGAAATACAATGAGGAGACAAAAGAATGTGATTGCCCTGAAGGTAAGGTAAAACCTATTCCAGAAGCGTGTAATTGTGTTACACCAAAACCACCTATAAAATGTAATTCTTCCACAAAAAAAGAAGGTGGTAGGGGTACAAAACAAAATAACTTTGTTGCTGCGTCACTAGATAGTAGTTTTCCTGTAGGTGAAGGAGACACAGTGACAATTTCATTTGACTCATTAGTTGTTCCAGACGCATTTTATCTAAAATATGGTGATCAAGAATTTTTTAGTGGATTTATGGGTGATGTTTATAATATGGAATATAAACAAGTTGCTCTAAGTGTATTGGAAAAGAAAAAAGTTTTACCATTACAATCTGATTACGTTAAAAAAATTGTTAAAGACGAATTGAATGCGGGTGATAATGATTATAGTGGAATGGATAATGTTGTCAGAAACTTTGTTGGTGAATTAATAATGTATAAACGTGAAGATGGTTTATTAGAAAGCATCAATGCATCAATTAAATCTAAAGGAGGGAAATTAAATGTTACCGATATTTTCAAAAATGGGGATTCTGAAGCAGAAAAAATAACTGACGAAATTATTAAAACAGGTAACATTAAAGATAATATAGTTAAATATAAAGGTATAATGAAATCGGGTACATCCTTTAAAATAACTAAAGAGAATGAAAATTTTAATGTTATTGTATTAGCATTTTCACCATTAGAAAGAACAATATTTAACATGGAAGTTAAATGTGAGTAATATTAATTATTATTTTAATATTTCTTTTCAAAAATTTTATACTATTATATTTATATACATATGGCAAAGACTAGGTATATAAATATAGATTTCCCTTTTAGAGATAGTGATAACGGTTTTTATTTTAAAATGAATAAAACTGATAAAGATGCTATTAGATCAGATTTATTGCATTTACTTCTAACTAATAAAGGAGAAAGACTATATCTTCCAGATTTCGGTAGTGATTTAAAAAAATACATTTTTGAACCAAATGATGCAATTACGCATGATCAAATTAGGGATAATTTAAACGACACAATTAAACTGTATATACCAAACTTACTTATAAACGATATATCATTTAGAAATGATGATATAGAAGAATTAATAATTGTGGAATTAACTTATACGGTTACGGAAGGAACTTTCGCAAGTACTGATACTATAACCTTAACATTCTAAATATGGCAAAAAAAATAGATTATAATGCACGTAACTTCACAGATGTGAGATTACAACTTATTGAATTTATACAGAAGTATTATCCTGAGATTTTTTCAGATTTTAACGATGCCTCTGTAGGTATGATGTTATTAGAATTAAACGCTGCAGTAGGTGATATGTTATCATTCCACACTGATAGGATGTTTAATGAGACACAAATAAGTTATGCACAAGAAAGATCATCAGTTTTAGAATTGGCAAGAACTTTTGGTTTAAATATACCAGGTAAACGACCAAGTATTACGATTGTGGATTGGACTGTGACTAATATTCCTGTAAATGGTGATACATTTGACATAAGTTATGCACCTAAAATACTTAAAGGTTCACAGGCAACTGGTGCTGGAAAGGTATTTGAATTAATAGAAGATTGTGATTTCTCATCTCCATTTACGACAGGAGGTATACCTAATAGATTAATAATACCTAATATAGATGGTAGTGGGATAATTCAAAACTACTCTCTTACAAAAAGGGAAATCATGTTAAATGGTTTCACAAAGATATTTAAAAAAACATTAAGTAGAGAAGATTACAGACCATTTTTAGAGATTATATTACCTGAAGATAATGTATTATCGATAGAAAACATAATAACTAAAGAAGGTACTAATTTTATTAACAACCCAACGGAAGCAGACTTTTCCAATTTCAACTATAATTGGTTTGAGGTACCTGCATTGGCACAGGCAGAGATTTATATAGAAGATGAGAATACTGTTTCTGATAGAGAAGGAGTTGTTGTAGGTAAATGGAAGAATGCACCGCAAAGATTTATTAAAGAATTTACTGATAATGGTTTTTGTAAAATAACATTTGGTGCAGGTGATTCAGATATTTCAGAATTAAATGAATTCATCGGTTGTAGAGGACAAATAGATAGAATAGGTAGAGTAGTTAATAATTTATCATTAGGTGCGATACCACAAACAAATAACACACTATATGTTAGATATAGAATAGGTGGTGGACAAGATTCGAATATTGGTCCAAATACTATTACTACTTTAGGTACTGTTAGTAGTATCATAAATGGTGATGACAGTAACATTAATAGAATTGTAAAAAATAGTATTAGTGTTAATAACCCAATTCCTGCATTAGGGGGTAAAGAAGAACCATCAGTTGAAGAAATAAGAAATTTAGTTAAGTATAATTTTTCTGCACAAGATAGATGTGTAACTATAAAAGATTACCAAAGTAGAGTTCCACTAATGCCTGGTAAATTTGGTGTTCCATTTAGAACAGGTGTATGGGAGGAAAGAAATAAAATTAATGTTTATATATTGGCATTAGATTCGGCTAGTAAATTAACTACTGAGTCAACCTCAACCCTAAAACAAAATATTGCAGAATATTTGGCGGATTATAGAATGATAAATGATTACGTCACTGTTAAAAATGGTAGGGTAATTAATTTAGGTTTTGAGATAGATATTTTTGCAGATAAGGCAACTCCAAAAGGAGAAGTTATATCAGGTGTTATCTCATCAGTTACACAATATTTTGATATCAACAAATGGGATATGGGTGATAATATCTACATATCTCAATTAGTAGAGAATATAAATAATGTGGCGGGAGTTTTAAATGTTACCGATCTTAGAGTATTTAATAAAGTTAATGAAAATGGTAAATATTCTTTAAATGAGATAGCTCAACCATATATTGATGATACAACTAGACAGATAGATCTATTAGGTAGGTATACATTATTTGGTGCACCTAATGCGATGTTTGAGGTAAAATTCCCAAATAAAGATATAAAAGTCACTATTTCTACATCATAGTAATTACTTTTTTGAAAAACTAATTAGTTTTATTATAAAAAATATAAGTTATGGAATGTAAAACATGTAAAGAAAAAAGTAAAAAAAGTATGAATCAACAAAAACAAGAAACTATAGATATTAATTTAATTCCTGAATCTATTCAGAATGGGAACTATAACGGAAATTTCTTTTTTAAGTTAATTGCATTTTTTGTTATTTTAATTGCGTTACCACTAATTATTTTAGTTTTAGTGGGTCAAATTTTTATGACATTCTTTTTACCTAAATCATTACCTAAAGTAACTAAAAAATTAAAAGGGTTTTTTATGTCTATATTAAATGGTTATGCTAAGTTCAAATATAATAGAGAAATTAAAAAACGTGAAAATCAATTTAGTGAAAATGTGGATTATGTAGAAGAATTAAAAAAAGATTCTGAAAAAAATAAAGATTTTGATGATATAGAGATTTTTGAACAAAAGAATAATAAGAAAAAAAAGTGATATTTAAATGTCTAAATCATATAGAATTAGGACAAAACCAGGTAATGAAAATGGATATTTAAAGGTTAATGTTGATCTTAGTCAAAATTATGATCATTTAGAAATATTAAGTTTAAAAATATCACAAAAAGACGATTACCAAAGTTTTTGTGCCGAATATGGTGTTATAGCTGGAAGAGTTATAATAAATAACGGATTCGGTGTCCCAAATGTAAGAGTTTCTATATTTGTACCTGTTGATGAAACTGATTTAACAGATCCAGTAAAATCCGCAATTTACCCATATACTGAACCATTTCCTGATCAAAAAAATAGAAATGGTATAAGATATAATGTATTACCAAAAAACCAACAAAAGTTAGATCATACACCTGTTGGTACATTTCCTAAAAAAAGAGAGGTATTAGATAATAATACGACATTAGAAATTTACGAAAAGTATTATAAATATACTACGACTACCAATGAGGCGGGAGATTATATTTTATTTGGGGTACCAGTTGGTGATCATTTCTTACACTATGATATGGATGTAAGTGATATAGGGTTCTTATCTGTTCGACCATTTGAAATGATTGAACAAGGTTATAGTGATGACTTATTTAAAGATAGGTTTAAATTCAAATCCTCAAATAATTTAGATAGTTTACCACAAATTTTTTCAGAAAACATTCCTGTGAGGGTAGAACCTTATTGGTGTGATAGTCTAAGTGTGGGTAGTGCATTAGGGATTAATAGGTACGATATTTCTATAGATAATTTAGAACTAGTTCCTACCGCAATTTTTATGGGTAGTGTTTTTTCGGATGATGAAAAAGATTCTTTAAATAAGAATTGTAAACCCACTAGAGAAATGGGTAAAATGAACGAGGTAATTACAGGACCTGGTAATGTAGAGGCAATTAGAAGAACGGTAGATGGTGCAATAGAAAAATATAGTTTTAAGGGTAATGGTGTAGATGAAAACGGTAATTGGTCATTATTAGTACCAATGAATGTTAGAAAAGTAGTAACGGATGAATTTGGTAATTTAGTCCCATCTCCAGATGGTATTAAAGGTGTTGCAACAGAAGGTGATTATAGATTTAGAATATCTATGGATGCAACTTCTAACGATAAAAGGTTGAGACAGAGGGCAAAATTTTTAGTACCTAATACAAACAATAACTTTAATTTTGGTGAATACGGTTCTGATGATTTAAAAAATAGTCAGGATTTCACTATTAATAAACAATTATCAACAATTACTACAGGTACTCCTTATGCAAATGATTTAAGGAATCAATATAATTACTTAGAAGAATTCTACCCTTTTAGATGGAAAAAAGTTTATACAGTTAAACAGTACATTGGTAGAATGCAAAAACTGAAAAACGATGAGGCTAGAGGGTTTATAGGTATTAAAGATATTTTAAATGGTGAAGGTGTTAATAAATTTCCAACTAATAGAATAGATGTTAATTTAAATCCACTGTACAGTATAATATGTTTATTAATGACATTATTCGGTCACATTGTAGGATTTATTAATGGGATTCTTAATATCATTAATGGGTTAATTACATCTGTTTGTTCGGTTAAAATACCTGTTGGGATAGGTATAACATTGAACTATTGTATAAATTTACCACTTAATCTTGAATTGTGTAACGGCAATAACTGTTCTGAAGACTGTGCAGATAGCGGAGGTTCGTTTTTTTCGTTATCACTTATTATCAAATGGAGGTGTATATTTAGTAAACTATTATGTAAAAAATGTAAAGGTATTTGTCCTGCATCTGCAAATCATAGTTGTTGCCCTAGTTCATATGCTTCAGGGTGCCCATCCAATGATACAATAGATGTATCAGCTAGTTCGGGTCCGCCAGATAACATACCATGTTGTTCTAAATGTTGTGTTAAAATACCATTAATACCATTAAGGTGTGCAGATGAGGGTACTGAACTTAGAGTAACATTATTTGAAACGCCATTTGGTAACCAACAAGGTTGTAATTCCGCATATGTTAAACCATTTAGTTGTAAAAATTGTGGTGGTTTACAAACACCAGGAATAAAAGATTGGGTTTCCTGTGTTATGGAACCTATTGCAGTTTTCCTAAGAATGTTAAAATTTGATTTTTATAATGATTGGGTAGGTGGTGTACTATATTTCCCATTGATAAAAAGAAAATTTAAATTAAAGAAATCAAAAAGAAAATTTGGACAAATTAAAAAAGATAAATTCTGTGATTTTGATTGTAGAGAGAGCAACAACAGTGTCAATTTTCAAGGGGATCCAACATTTGATCAATGGAGGATAAAAATACCTGCAATATTATTTTCTAACCCAACAATAAGTGTTAATGGTTGTACCGCAAAAATAAAAGGTAGAAGAGTTACTGAATGGTATGGAACAGAGGAAAATGATTTACAAACCCCTAATTTAAATTTGGCGGTTCAAGAATTAGTTTTTAAAGGTAACACAATTTCTTTTGATGGTTGTACAATAAAATTTAATACATTTAGTGACTTCCAAAACGCATTTAATAGTCAAGGTATACCTTACACAATAAAAGATAGGGAAATACAAGGAGTTCATGGTAAACCTGAATATGTGGAGACAGATGGTGGTGATGGAACTACTTCTTGGGAAAACATAGGTGGACATGGACACCATAGAAATATATGTGACAATACTAGAATGGTAGAAAGAAAAGAATACTTTAAAAATAGTTTGGATTGTGTCACATATAGTAATTCAGAAACTTTTCCTGATGGATCTTTACCTGAAGATCAAAATACATTTGGACCCATCGATCAACCAGAAGGTGAAGAAGCAGATGCGAATAACGATCCTAATTGTCCTAAACCTGGTTGTATACCTGATTGTGGATCAAACGGTGTCGCACCATGTATATATAGTCAAAGTGAATATGATAACTATAGTAAAATTATAAAACATGGTCTTATAAGTTGGTGGGATAATGAAATATATTATACCCCATATATTCCTAAAGGAGATGTTAAATTTAATAATTTAGAGTATAAAGCTAATTTAATGTTACCTACGACTATTATGGAATTAGGAAGTAGTGTTTTCTGTGATATAGATGATGTACCATTCATAATCAGTTCTATTCCAACAACTACTTTTAACGTTAGTTATGAAGAAATTAAATATAAAATAGGTAACGAAACACCATATTTAGATGGATCAACTAAACCTATATTAAAATTTGACGATAAAAAAGATTTATCGTTAAACCTTAGAGCATATATAGAATTTTCATGTTTTAATACAGTTTGTACTAATATTGCTGCAACCGTTAACCACTCCCAAATAGGGGTAGAAATGATTGACGCAAATGATATAGGTATTGAAATTGGGAATTGTTTTTTAAGATTTGATCACGATGCTGATGTTAGACAATATTTTTGTAGAAGATTTAATGGGTTTAAGACAACTAACCTTAATTTTCATCATATTAGACCAGGATCTTTAGAATTTGATAATACTTACCAAACTTACCAACCAATAACATTAACTGATGGAACACCATTATATTATCTATTAGATGGTGAATATATACGTTCAGAATATAATGACGGAGACTCATTTATTCCTGGTGATGCGTGTGGTTACAAAAATACAAATGGAACTTCAGATTATTTTTATGGTTTGGCACCTGGGCAAACATCGACATTCATTAATTACCCTAATGGTGGTCAGTCATTGAATTTTGGTCAAACGTCAACTGGAGGTATCGATTTAATCGATGATGAAATAAATGGTGATGTATCGATAAAAGGAATTAAATTTAATAAGAGTCAGACTCCCTATTATCTTTATTTTGGATTAGTGCCAGGAAAAACAGCGTTACATAAGACAGTATCTCAGTTCTTTGCTGATAAAATTAATGCGACAACACTTAAAGGTATTGGTGCATCAAACTCTAATGTAGAGGAAAATATTAATAACTCACCTAATATTTCAAATGAAACTCAAAATAATTTTACAATTTATAAAACTTGTTTAGGTGAAACATTAATCAAAAAAGTTGAAATTGGAACACCACCTGTTTTAACTAACAATAATTTTATTTCTTTTAACGGTAAAGGATCATAAAATGGAAGAAACTAAAAAAATATTATTAAATAGTGCTAGATTACCTAACAATGTTAATGTAGACACACAAATCCAATTAGGTATTGAAAATCATAATCGACCAATACCACTAAATAATGTTGACACTACAGTAAGTCAATTTGAACAATTTGAAAAGGAAAGAATAGAAAGTAACATATATAGATTTTACGGTATAATAAAACCAGTAATCACTAACACACTTTTTAACGAAAATATAAAGATTTATTCTGATTCAAATGATGACATAGTTAGTAAACCGATACTAAGTAGTGCAATTTTTGAAAAAGATGGGTGGGTTGGATATTATAATGATGAACCTGACGAAGACGCATTACAGTTTAACGATAATAAAAGTGCGTTATGTGAATTTTTCCCGTTTGATCCTGGTTACGATAGGTTAAATTTTTTAGATAGTGATGGAATTCAGAATTATTTATTAAAGGTAACTTACCCATTTAATAGTAAGGATATTGTATTAGTAAAAAACAATTCAAACGTATCTCTAAAGGATGGAATTCCTATTATAGAAAAATTTGTCATTGATTTAAATGGTAGAAAATATACGGGTTTTAGAACTGCAATGAATCATGGTTTAATTGAGGGGGATAGAATCAGTCTACTAAATTTTATTGATACTACATCTATTAATTCTTTAAATTTAACCACTAAATTTTATAGGGTTTTTAAATTAGGTAATCAAACAAATGATAATAAACTTAGAACTTTTGTTTTAGATGTGGATCCGAATGATATCAATTTTACAATAGGTATAAGTACAGTTAAAAGAGTTATCAGAGATAAACCTTCAAAATATTATGTAAGACAATTTAAATCCTTATCAAGTTCAGATTATAAAGATTATGATTTATATCCTGCTGCATATGGTGTCACATATTTTGATGACAGAGTTGCCGCATTTAACTTTAAAAAAGATATTAATGTAGACGGTTTAGTGGATAACTTAAATAGACCATTAACAGAACTATATTTAACAATCATAAAAAATGATAATGATAGTTCATCGACATCTATATCATCCCAATATTGGATTAGTAAACAACAAAATCTACAAGTACCTTTTAATACTAGATTTTGGACTAAAATTTCTGCGGGTTATTTATTAGAGAATGATGTAAATATAAATTACAATATTAGATCTTACGGTAGTACGGATTATACAGGTTCACTTTATTTTGAAAATATAGATGAGTCTGATAATATTTTTGATGGTGACATTGTAGAATATAATGAAAACGAATTATTAGAAAGAAGACTAGAATTATTATATCATAGAATTAATACCACATATAGAGAAAAGTTAAATCAAATAGATAGTAGTAAAGAAAACAAAAAAGAGGGATATATATATTCACCTTTTAATTTAATAAAAATTAAGGAATTTATGAACTATATAAATCCCGTAGTTGACTTACAATCTGTCATTGACGAATATAATATAACTAACCCAATTGAGATATTGGACTTAAAAAAATCATTTCAAATACCTGATTATGCGGTTGAGATTGCACCAAATGTATTTAAATGGAGAGATATAATGGAAATTGGGGAGTTTGATAGTACAGGAAATGGTGTAGATTACCCATTTGAGGATGGTGCACATTATTTATATTTAGATAAAAGATTTTATTTCCAAAGACAAGATCCACCATGTGAATTTTTATTAATATCGGAAGATATTACATTAGGTTCCTCTGATATAGGAAACGTACAACAGAATAAATTCTTAAAGTTGTTACAAGATCCAACATTTTTACAGTATGGTTTTAAATCAGGTACTGCGATATCAAACCTTGTTAATACAAGTGGTACAGACGGAGTATTTAATTTAGTCAATTATAATGGGGTAACACCTTTAGAGATAGAAGTTACGTTGGGTGACTACATAGGTGAATATGAATTAGGTAAAAGAGATATTGGTGGAGGTTGTATAGACTTTTCATTACTTAAAGAAAAAACAATTGACGATGTTTGTTGATAAAAGAAGAATATTAATAGATAATATTGGTAGTGGGACTACCATAGATATCGCATTGGGTACTAATTTTTTCCCAGTTGACAATTCAGAACTTATACAAGTTAAATTTGTCGATGAGGAGGTAGAAAATTCTATAAACCCAATAATTGACTATAAAAAAGTTATATTTAAACCTGCAGATAATAATTGGAATATTATTGATAAATTTAAAATTAATTTAAATTTTTATACTCCTGAAAGTATTGCCTTAGGTGCACCACTACATAGGGGAACTGGTGCGGTTCCTGGACTTTATAAAGATCTAGGTTTCGTATTTGATGATATATTTTGTAGGACAAACAGATTTATAAATAGTTTTTTCCGATTTTCTCTTTATGATAAACCATATAGTGGGCAAAATAAATTACTCACATTTTATGACGTATTTGTTCAAGTAGGTAAAGAACAGGAAAACGCATTTGGGTTTACATTACCTATTGATATATGTCCTATAACTTTTACTTTAGGTGATCCAGTTACGCACCCCGATGAAATACATGAAGGGTTTCAAATATATTGGTTTAAAGATTTAGTTGACAACTCACCCAATCAAGAATATGAACTTTATGGTGTAGTACAGTTCAACAATGCATCAAATGGTAAAACATATGATATGGCAGCATCTAAAGATATTGACCCTAATAACATAACGGTAACTAACTTAGAGGGTGATAATGGTATATTATATCTTAAAATTATTTTAAAAAATGATAATGGAGTATATAAATACAGATTTACACCAAACCCTAGACAAATACAGTTACCGCCAGGAGTTAATCTTAATCCATCAAGTGGAGGAATACCGACATTAACTTTTTGGCAAATCACTCCTTAATATATTTATTAATAGTATGGAAATTATAAGGAAAAAAAGAAATTTAGAAAATTATACTATAAGAAGTATACCTAAAAGTGTTTTAAAAAAAGACTCAAACGGTAAAACCATTATAGATGAAAGTAACCCAAATTACTATTATGGTAAAATACCTGTTTATAAGGTAGATAAAGAGGGTAATTTTAGATTAGATTCTTTCGGGCAGAAAATAATAAACACAATAAACATTGATATTTTTTTAAAACAAGATATCGATGATATGGGACTTTTTAGTGATCAACAATTTATCCCTAAAACACCAATATTACTAAGTGAACCTGAAGGATTTAATTCCTTTGAATATGGTAGATTGGCGGGCGCACCAGTTAATTTTTATTATAGTGACGTTGCCACTATTACTGGTACAACTGACGATGGATTACTTAAACAAGTAAAATCATATAGGAAAGATTTATCAGGTAATGATATTTATGTTCCTAATTTAAATGTTTCTTATGATCCTAAAAATATATTTAACGGTGTGTTAAGTGAGAATCAAGATGAAACACTTTATAAAATAGGTGCAAATGTTAGTGATATACAAAATACAGGTGTTTCTTTTAAAACATATAAAAATATATTCCAAAAAACATTTGACGAATATGGTAAGGAATTAACTTTTAATAAAACAGAATTCACCGCATCAAACGGTGGATGGAACCAATATAACACATCTTTAAGTGCTAACATAAAAAAAGAAGAATATTTAGGTATAGTTTTTAAACCAGAAGTTAAGAGTGTAGTATTTATAAATAGAGGTATTGTTGATATATTTGAAAGACACTCATTATTATCAGAAATTAAGACAACTAATGATATAGACACAAATAGAGGTGGGTTTATAAGAATTTAAAAATAAAGTTATGGCAACAGGAAATTATGGTACAATAAGACCAGCAGACGTATCAGTAGAAGATGTAGAAATTTTTTACAGTTATACCCCAAGTAGAGAATCTATCACATCGGTAGAATTAATATCGTTAGATCCAGCACAAGTTTTGATACCTGCTGCTAACCCAAATAATGTAACTGAAATATTTGGTGGGTTATATACATTAAAATTACCTACATCAGTATTTGGTACTAAGGGGTATTATAGTATTATAATAAGACCTAAACAAATTAGAGTAACCATACAAGATTGTGCAGTTTTAATAGATAATCAAGATGTAAAAGGTATTGTTTTTGATATTAATCAGATACCTTTAGAGTTACAAAATAGATTTGAGAATGGAAATCTTGTAGGTTATAGAGTAGAGTACCTTAAAGAACAAACAGGTACGGGACAAGATAAAATACAAAATTTATTTAGAATAATTACCTCAAATAATAGGGCTTTACCAATAACACAAAATCAAGGTAATAGTAATGCGTCACAAGCATATACCTTCAACGATAATTCGACAAGTGTATTTTGTACAGTAACTCCCGCATCTGCACCATCATTTAAACCAAATGCAACACCATTCATAGGTAACCCACAACAAGAGGTTATCATTACTAATACGTTTTTTAATCCAGTTATGATGGAAATAGAAATGGTAGAGTTTGATGAAGAAACTTTAGCATACGCACTGTTCTCCAATCAAACAAAATCTCTAGAAGATGGTATTTATACTATATACAATTTCGGTAATGAAATTTATAGACAATACAATTTATATGAAGTTAAAGATCAATTTAGCGGTAAACCATTGTTCGAAGTTAGAGAACAGAAATTTACTATTGATCCAACAAAAGATTTTGATGACATAACTAATTTTTAAAAACGTAAATGGCAAATAAAAAAATAAAAGTCGCAGGATATGCCCAAAGAATATTTTTCAATGATAACATTGAATATAGGGATTTTAGTCCTGATTTAGTAGGGTTTCAACTTACTAGTGATGGAGGAACTACGCTATTCACAAATGGTAATTTCTCTATATCAGTAAATTTAGATCCAAAACCAGATGTTTTATTTAAACAAGGTACTAAATCTAGATTTTATACTTTAGATGATATTGCCGCATCAGGAACGACACAGTTAGATATACAAAAAAATGTTAAAACTAAATTAAATTTAGATTTATCAAATCCATTAAGTTATGTTTGGTATGGATCCGCAAAAGAATTGATAAGAGCTTCTTTATTGGATATTCAAGAGAAATGGCCAGCTGCGATATATGTTGATACTAAAGTAGGTAGTGTTACGGGAAATAACATCACTGATTATGTTTACGATATAGAAGCAGATGAATCCACTTTTTCAGTTAATAGTAATTTCTTTGTTAACCCATACGCAATAAAGTATACTTTAGATGCTCAATATATTTCGGATACAGATATAACTAATCCATTAAGAAATTTTACTGTAAACTATGGTTCATATGTAATAGAACATAATGGTATTATTAAAAAAATTAAAAGTATTACACCATCTCCACAAAAAACAAATTCAGTTTTAGAATTGATAGTGGAAGGTAATCCATTTCCTGAGTTGACTGGTATTTTTATACCACAACTTTCTTTTTTATTTAATAATGTTACTGCATCCATACCGTATTTCATTAAACCAAATGAAAGTGAGAATCAAAAGTTCTTTACTAGTTTAAATGATTTTCAAAGTAATATTTTAAATAAAAACTTATACCCTAAATATAAATCGGAAATTATAAGTACAAATTATACTGATGATGGGGTTTTATTAACATCTAAATCAGTTTTAACATTTCCAATCTTAGAGGATGGTTATAATTTAAACTTTTTTGATAGTTTTTATATTGCTTATATTGATGAATTAAATAAATTAGGTGAAGGTTTAGATGGGACAAAAACTGATACCATTGTAAGAAAGTATACGACTGAAGCAATATCTAGTTTTGATACGATACCTAGAGCAGATGGAGCAGATATAGTATTAAATGGTGAAAAAGCAACTAAATTACTTAGAATTTATGGGGTGGAATTCGATTATGTTAAAAAATATATTAATGCAATCAAATTTGCTCATGTAGTAACTTACGATAAGAAAAACAATGTACCTGATACTTTAGTTAAAGATTTGGCATATATGTTAGGTATAGAACCAATTAATTTTATAGATGACGCATCTTTTAGTAAATTATTTTTACCTAGTAATGGTTCGGGTTCATTTAGTGGGACATCAACAAACCTAACTCAATCAGAAATAGATATTGAATTATATAGAAGATTAATTTTAAACATAGCTTGGCTTTGGAAAAGTAAGGGTACAAGAAAAGCGGTAGAATTTTTATTTAGATTTATAGGGGCACCAGAATCATTAGTTAATTTTAATGAATATATAGTAATACTTGATAAGCCTTTGGATATAGAGGAGATAAAAAAACTTTTATACCTTTATACTGGTGAAGTTAATTTAGAAGGTATACCATATGACGATGAAGGATTCCCATTACCACCTGTAAATGGTGATGTCGTAATTACCAATTTTATTGATCCTCAAACAGGAGAATTAGTAGAAAATGATTTTACAGAAATGTACTTTCAAAAAGCGGGCGGATGGTATAGAGAAACTTACGGATCAAATGTAGTTTCAGTTTTAAGGGGTAATAACCCTCACGTTGGTAAATACGATGGTGGTAACGAATACTTACAATATTTTAGTAGGTGTTATATACCTAATTTTGATAACCAACCAACTGTAACACTAACTGCTACAACTATAGTAGAAAATTATTTTATAAATTATAATTATGGTATTTTTAATGGAATTAGTAATAATTCAGATATATTTACTACTCAGTTAACGTTTAACCCTACAACAAATGGGTATCAACCGATAGAGGATTGTATAGATGTCGATTATAGTATTATTGAGACACCATTACAGAATGATGGTAAGACTACATTACAACAAGCATTTAATGAAGCAGAAGCGAATTATAACCAATACTTATTGTTAATTGAAAAAGACGGTTATTTAATTTATTCTCCTGAGTGGCAAACAATAAAAAATAATTATGAATTATCTTTAAAAAATTGTTTAAATGAAATATCTACAGAAAATTGTGATATTAACAAAACATTAGAAATATGTTTATCAGAAAAACCAAAAAATGTAGTAGAATATAGTTGTGATAATTTAAATTTAGAAGATTGTAGTCCATTTATCTATTATACTAATAGTGATGGTATTAAAGTTTCTTTTGATGAATTCCCAGCTTGTTGTAAAACACAAGACGCTAATTATATTTCATATGTAAATGAATACGGTAGACAAACGGAATATTGTTCTAAATTGGCACCTTGTGTCGGTACACCTTCAGGAACATTACCTAATGGTGTGATAGAGTTTACTATGACTAATAATACGACACCTCAATTGGGTACTTATCAGATAGGGGGTAAATGTTACCAATATAGTAATACACAAATTTCTTTATCAGATTTCATTATTAAATATGGGGAACCAAAAACTTTTATCAATAACTATTGTGGTAAAAAAAGATTATCTGATACTTTTAAAAAGGACTCACCTATAATATCATGTAATAAATTTTTTACTGAGGTTAATTGTAAAAAAACATCTATAATCAGTAGTCCTGAATGTTGTGCTTGGTATGGTTACGATTACCAAATATTGGAACAAAATGGTAATAAATTTATTGTATGTAAAAAAAATAATGAGAATAGTGCTACTGAATTAACTACACCAGATGCAAATTACACATTACCGATTATAGATTTTTCAGTTAATAATAGTTACTATGATTTACAAAATCCTATAGGTTCTATATATGAGTATTACTCCACTGAAATTTTTTGGGATTGTTTTAATGAGTCCAGAATAGTAAAAGGTGTAGTTGAGGGATCAACATCATTATCTCCGCAACCAAACTCCATTTTAGAGGATCCATCACTTATGAATCCATCAAACTGGAAGGTTGAGTCTATTGATGAATATGGAAGAGTTAGTTTTACACCATCAATATATAATAATAATTTTATATTAGATTGGTATAGTACTGACTTATTAAGTGATTTATATGGGGACGTAGCAAATTATTACGGGTATCAATTCGGACAATTCACATTTGACTATGACAATAATATTTTAATACCGTACAATGGGGACAATCAATACAGTACCAATCCTAATTCTATAATAATTGCGGCAGTCGATCCTTCTAGAATTGGTTGTGGTGACTTTAATAGCGTTGCGGTTGTTTTCGCTAGTGAAAAATGGAAAGGATTTAAACTACCACAATTAGATGATTGTAGTTGTACTATAGACTTTTCATTTGATTATATGTTAAAATATACTGCAGATAATCTTATAAAATGTGCGGACAATATAAGTTGTTTTCCAGCTTTTATTTATGATAATACAATTAATAATATAAAGTGTTTAAATTTTGTTGCGTTTACTAATAGTGACGAAGAATCACAAAATTTACAATCTAACTTCAATGACTCTGAAAATCTAACTGATGAGTATGTAATATGGCAAAATAGTAATATTTTAGAACCTAATACAGATTGTTGTAGGGCAGTAGATGGTAATGTGGTATCATTTACGCAATGGTCAGGCACTAACCAATCATGGGTTAATAATATTACACAAACTTATAATGATATTCTATCTCAAAATAGTCAAACACTTTCATCTTTAAATTTTGATTATACACCTATATTGGGAGAAATAAAAAAATACGATGAAATTAAAAATAAATTATTAACTATTGTTTCTAATTTACCAACAAGTTGTTTCGTATTTAATTTTAATGTTGGGGCTTGTGAAATAAAATATGAAAAATATATTACGACACAAAATGTATGTTCATTACAGATTCCACTAGAATGTGGGTTATGGAGTAAATTATACGGTGATTATGAACAATTATCTTCTGAAATAAGCGAGTTAATTGAATTAATAAACCGTAATTTAGAACCTTGTTTGAAGAATTCACAAGTCAACGTAACTACAGATGTAATATCCAACCCAAAATTACCTGCAGATGTAATATCCAACCCAAAATTACCTGCAGATGTAATAACCCCAAAATTACCTACAGATACATTTAAAAGATATGCAACTAAACCACAATTAGAAATAATTGAAGACATAAAGGTATATAATTCATTAACAACACAAAAAAATGTTCAGTTAGATAATTACACTATTAATGAAACAATACTAAAAAATAGTATATTAGAAATAAATAATGAAATTGCGGAAAAACAAGAAAGTAATGTTATAATAGAAAAAGCATTAACTAATGTTAACACTAATTTAGATTGTAGTGTTTATGAAAATACTATTAAAGAACTTAAAAACTTTGATTATGTTTCATATTGTAATACTATAATATATGGGGATTCTATAAATGATGGTACAAAAACTAAAGAGTATAGTAATTGTGTATCATCTAAAACAAAAGAAAATCAGGATCAAATAATAGTTTATTCTCAGTTATTTGAATCTTGTGTTTTAAAAACGCAATTAACGGATCAATTAGTTAAAGCAAAATTTGATAATAATACTGTATTAATAACTGAATTAGAAAAACAAATTCAGGATTTAAGTAATACAATTAACACATTAACTACCGATGTAAATAACTTTATAAGTTATGATGAATCGGCACAAAAATCTCAGTTATTACAGAATGATACTCAAAATACGATTAATAAAACTGCAGATATTTTATCTGTAAGTACTAAAAGTATTACAGATAATAGTGGTAACTTACAGTTAACTGATTCACAAAAAGTTAAATTAAATGTTGAATTAACTAAGAACCAGTCTCAAATATCGGGATTAATAACTGAAAGAGAACAAAAAACTGATTTATTTACTCAAAATCTTAAAAACCAAACTTTTGTAAAAGTAGGTACAGAATTTAAACAAAATGCATTTAGAACTGTTGAGTTAAGCCCATTAATGTCGAAACCAGTTGTTGGTATATCTACCAATGTTATATTGGATTTGCCTAAATTACCTGCAGATAATCTGCAGTCTGCGGATGCAATAACCAACCCAAAATTACCTACAGATGCAATATCAGTAAATAGTAAAGAATGTTTGGGAATAACTAGTAATAGTTTAACGATTACACCTAATTATGTGGTATTAACAAATGGGAAAAATATCCCACAGAATTGTTGTAATAAAGCCACATTAAATTTAGATGTAAGTTATGTAAATAAAGAATGTATTCTTAATCCTAGAGTTATTGGTAGTGAATCTTCCACAACAACTACATATGATGTACAATGTTGTCCTTTCATTATTGAATTAAATAGAAGTGGTAAAATAAAAGAACTAAACCAATTATTAGATAGTATACAAAATTCGTTATTATATGTAGAAGAACAAACTTATATTTGTTATAATAAATGGTATGAGTCATTAATAAAAAAATATAATGTATACGAAGAATCAAACAATAATAATTATTTAAATTACATAGACGACTTAAAAATTAATTTTAAATTGTTTGTAGATAATAATAATATTGACGTTCAGAATAATATTGATACTTCATTAACTTATTTACCGTATACGCAGTCAGTAAACCCAATATGGGAATTTAATCCTAATGAAGGATACAGTGGAATTTTTATAGAAGGTGATGAACAATTGATGGCTCAAATTGAGGAGTCAATATTCAACCAACTGTCTTCTCAAGGAATAAGTTATAATTCGGATTTATTTGAACCAGATTGGAAAACATTTAATTTCACAATACCTGAATGTGTTTGCGATGATTTAAGAAGATTATACCCTAATAAGGACTTTTTCTTTAGTATAGAGATTCAGAATTACGAATGTAATCTTTGTCTATTGGTAGATAATATAATGGTAAATGTTTCTGATTGTAAAACAAATAGGATACTATCTATTAATGATTGTTTAATACCACAATTAAATTGTGTTATCGATAATAAAAAATCTTGGGTATATTATGACGGTGGTGTAGTAAAAGAAACTATCTACCCTAATGGTGAATGTAATACAGGATCAACTAATAACTATGAAATAGTAAGAATTACCAATCCAGAGGAAAGATTATGGCTTGATTTAGAATATAGATATACTAATTATGATGTCTACCATTCTGATTTAATTTTAAACGTTAAAAACACATCATTTAGTATTGATCCTGCAAAATCTATAGAGTGTGATGTATTTAATTTTTGGAAAAGAATAGATTGTGATAATTGTCCAACCGATTGTAATACAGATAACTATATTTTCCAATCTGACGAAGATTATTTGTTTATGGGTAGTGAAGAATATATTTTTCAGGATCAAATAGCAACATACATTAATTTTAATGGGGTATTAAATATTAATAATACACTTACGAATTATACTATTGATTTAGGTGCATCCACATCTAGTGTCATTCCATTTAGTTGTGAAACATTCACTAATATATTACAAAATCAAGTAATAGAACTTAAAAATGAATATTACACTTTAACTGCGAATTATTCTGAATCATTAAATTCAAACTATTATGATTTACTAAATAAAGGTGAATCACTTTCTAAATTCTATATTGATGGGACTAGTTGTGATAGCGACATCTTAGTTCTAAACAATAATAAAAATTTAGATAATTTATTCAGTCTTATTGTTGAAGATAGTGATGGGACAATTAATTTATTTGAGATATACGTTTATTCAGGTACACCACTTTATAATGGTGGTGTTGAACAACAAATTGGTGCGGGGATAACTGCACAAACATTTAATCAAAGTAGTGAAATCACAAAAGAATGTTGTTTATCTATTAATAAATTATTAAATGATAATGGTGTAGATGGATTAGGTTTAGGTAAAAACTATCGTTGGAATGAACTTAATGAAGTATGTTATTGGAGGGATATTGATGAATGTGCAAATTGTAAAGGAGATTGTGAGTATTGTGGTAAAATGAAAGAATGTGTTTCGGGAGTTACTACTAATAATACATATTCAGTTTGTATTAACCCTTTAGACTTTTTAGATTATGATCCATCTACTATTATGGTTAAGGATGTATTTGATCAAATGGTATTAAGTAACTTAATTGATGCCAAAAGTAGACAAACAATAAGTGATTATCCATTACTTAGATTATTTTATGAATTATACTTAAGAGCTAGTAATTGTGGTAAAGATTTATCTGGTAAATTCACATATGATACTATGTTTGATTTTATGGATAAAGTTGGTGATTATTGGTTGGATTTATTAGAACAAGTAGTTCCTGCAACTACAATATGGGAAGGTTGTGATAATTCAGGAAAAATTTATAGGAATACAATATTTGATCAAAATAAATTTAAATATAAAAAATATAGTTTAAATTTTATTGATACGGAATTAGATTGTCCATTAAGTGCACAGACTAATTTTATTGTGGGTCAAGAATCTATACATTCTTTGGTAGAACAAAAACCAATATACCCAACGAATGAAGAAATAAAATCAATTAAAAATGATATAAGAAATAAAGAGATTGAAATTGCAATAGTAAATCAACAAATAGTATTGTATAATGGTAGACTATGTTCTTTAAATTTACAAGATACTACTACTCCGAATTTAACTCAAAGTATTTTAGAGGTAACTCAAACTATAACGGAATTGAATGACTCATTAACACAGTTAAATACACAACTTAGTACTCTATTTGAACAATTATCACAATTAGAGATAGAATATATAAACCAACAAAATAATTTCTATAATAATTTTATGAGTTGTAGTGGTATAACACAATCATTAATAACTGCACAAAATAATTTATCTAATTTCATACCTGGTACAACATCATATGAAAGACAACGAAACTATATTGCTGGACTTAGAAATAAGTATGATAAATGTGTTAGAAAAACAAATACGTTAATAAGTGATTATAATACAGTATTTATAACTCAAATATATGATACTAATGAATATGAGGGTAATGTTACAATAATAGGGGATCCAGATTTTGATCCACCAGAATTCATAAAAACATTTCCACCGATTCAGATATCAGGATTCTATTATAATCAAGAATTAATTCACAATTGTGAATGATTATAATATAAAAACTAATATTTATTAATAACGATATTGTTTTTAAAAACAAAAAATAAATGGCAAAAATAAGTGGTAAAATAATTAATCCTATAAATACTAGGGGTGAGATAATTAACGAGATAGAGGCACCTGTATTGATTAGAGTGGGTACTGATATAACTTATCAAGCGGCATCGTTGTCACCATTCTTAGAAACGGAATCTGCATTATTTTTACCGACTAATTTAACTATGGTAAACGATATTTTTTTAATTTCTAATCCAGGTAAATATGGTCAATCTATATTTAGGGATAGGTTAACTGAAAAAACTATTATTTTATCTTTATCGGGAAATAGTAGTGATAGTTCATCATTAGAACCGATACTCCCAAATAATCAAATAAGTTATGTAGATGGAGGTAAAAAATATAAATTATTATCTAGTAGAAATGAAAGTTATAATTGGGAATTAGATATTAGTAATGACGCAAAATATGTGCATATTGAAAGATCAGATTTTGATAGTTTTGATTTCCCTCAAATAACTATGAGAGGTGTTCGTAAAATACCTCCGACAACTGCGGATACTTTATGTGGACCAGTTACTTATACTGGTTATACTTATGATAGAATTAACTATAATTGGTTATTCGGAAAAAATGTAGGAATTAGTTTTAATCCTATTATAACGGGAAATAAACCCGTTATATTTAGTGGTGGTATGGTGACACAAGAAGGATCATCATCAATATCTAATCAGATAGGTGAGTTGTTATTTTATACTAATGGTGAAACTGTTTATACTAGTGGAAATACAATAATGGTAAACGGTACTGGATTATCAAGTTCAGGAACATCAACACAATCGGCAATTATTGTACCAAAACCTGAATCAAATAAATACTTTATTTTTACTACAGACTACAATGGATCACCAAATGGGTTTGAGTATTCCGTAGTTAATATGGATTTACAAAATGGTGATGGTGAAGTAGAAACTAAAAATATTAAGTTAATTAATTCACCTATAACCGAAAAGGTTACTGCGTGTAATAATATGAATGATGAAAGTTATTGGGTTATTACCCACACTAGTGGAGATAGTACTTATTATAGTTTTAATGTATCATCATCTGGATTGACAGGACCTATTATAAGTAATATTGGTAGTGTACATAATACCGCTAGAGGTTATATGAAAACATCACCTGACTCAACAAAACTAATATCTTTGTTATATGATGAAGATATTATAGATATTTTAGATTTTGAATCTTCTGCGGGTACTTTGAGTAATTTAATTACAATTACGGGAATGACATTCAATGTTGGACCATATGGGTTAGAGTTTTCATCCGATTCATCAAAGTTCTATGTTACGGATGGTGCAGGTGAAAAAGTTCATCAGTTTGATTTAACATATACATCCGCAACCGATATGGTAGAAAATGTAATAACAGTTGCAGATATAAGTGGGTCAACATTAGGGGCATTGCAAATGGGTCCTGATGAACGAATTTATGTTGCAGATTTTAACAATACTAATTTACATATTATACATAGACCAAATGGGTTAGGGGTACAATGTAATTTTGAAATTGATGCATTAAGTCTAACATCTACTACTATAACAGGAACATCCTCATATTGGGGGTTACCGAATGTAGTTACAACAAAATCTTTATCTTGCGATAGATGTGTTTACATTACACCTAAAAGTAGAACTGGTTTTGAATTCGACTTATTAGTAAATGATGTTAATGGTGTTATTGATACAAATAAATTATCTTATTATGGTGAAATTTATAAGTATAATCAGAATAGTGTAACATTTAACACCTCCGCGTTATATAATTTTTCATTGGCATATGAAGATTTAACGGGTACCACTGGAAATACAATTTTTATTCCGACATTCAATATAGGAGAAGGTGAATTTTTAATAAAATCTTATTGGAACTATGATATAAACACTTTATTGGCTAAACAACAGTTGACGAGAAAAAATAATATAGACACTTATAAAAGAGGTAACTTATATGGTTTATATTATCCAGAAACAGATTGGTATTTTATTAATATTTTTGCAGCGGAAAAACCTATCTTTAATAATAGTGTTGCACCGTCACCACCACCATTAAATACACTAACAGTATCGTCACAATTCACTCAAACAGGTCAAACTGAATATATAGTGAATGGATTATCTGATCCGATAGTTAGTTATAATGGTTCTGTTTTGGCAAAAGACATTGAGTATAGTGCAATAACAACTGCAAATACTCAATTCATAAAATTATTATTTACACCATTAGATAAACAAATATTGACTTATGCGTTTATAGTTGATAGTAAGAAAAATGATTTACTCGCAGATGTTTATCCTATAAATTCTTTAATTAATAGCGGGACAACTGGAAATCAATTAACATCCGATAGAGTATATTATAATACGACAACAGGAAAATATGAATTTTATTTAGTTAGTTCACCTGCTTCAGACGTAGTTTTTTCTTTAAATGGGGCAATACTAACTAAAGATATTGAATATTATAAATCTACTACAGACGCTAGAAGGATTATATTAGAAGAAACTTTAATAATGGGTGATATTATTGAGGCGTTTTATGTCCCTAATGCATCGATTAATGGTGGAATATCTACTAACACACCTATATTGAGTTGGTCAATAAATAGTGAACCTTCTAACGAAATTTTAGGTAGATTTACTATTGAAGTTACAAGTCCATCAGATATAAACTATCAGAATGTGATATATAGTGAAATTGTGGAATATGTGGTAGGACAAAAAACATATAGTAAGTTAGTAACATTGACAAATGCGGTTGCTGGTGATAAATTTATATATAGAATTAAAAATGAAAAATTTTATACCCCAATAATAGGTGAAACCATCTATACGGTAGAATATAGTGACACAAATAAGATAGAAGTACTAACAAATGTTGGTAATACATACTAATAATTAAAATTTAGAATATTTATTAAAAAATAAAAGGAAATGAGTTATATCAATAAACAGAGTACAACATTAGTGAGAGTAAAATTAAGTGATGTTGGTAGAGAGCAATTAGCTAAAGGACAATTAACTTTCAGTAATTACGTAATTGGGGATTCGGAAGTGGATTACAATTACGTTAAGGGGTGGAAAGAATTTGTTCCGTCTATAGGTGCGTCAACAGGAGAATTTTATTTTGTTGAGGCAGATGGGAATATCCAAAAAAATATATTTTCTAAGGTATTGAGACCAAAAGACGATAACCCATTTTTCTCTACCTTTTTATTGAACCAAAGTAATCAGTTTCTTTTCCCTTTAAATCAACAAAGTAATATACAATTAATAAAAGGTATTGTAACCAACGAAGCTGAGGATAGAGGATTCTTTTCTGGATCAACAGTAGACAGTGGTTTAGTTGCTCAAACAGGAAATAGATTCATAAAAGAAAGCGGAACAATAGATTTGAGTAAGTTTGATGGTTCGTATGATTTAACAACTTACACACAAGGAATTTTAGTTTTAGACACACCTCTAACGGCAACAAGTGTTAACGATTATATAATATTTAGATTTAGTAATCCAACATTGGGTAATGTCACTGGTGACACAATGACTGCGGCAACAATAAATACAACATATAATATCACATATTTAAGTGGATCCACAATAAGAGTAGATAGAACATTACCTACATTAAGTGCATATTCGGGTACAATTATTACATATTACACATTACCTGGTGGTGATAGTCCTACTGATGATTATTATGGATTAAATTCATTAACTGCATATTGGAATACAGGAACTCTGTCATTTGATAGTAGTTGTGATATTTGTGTAGAAAATATACCTGTTTGGAATATGAATAATGTTTGGACAGAAAATCCTGCGGGATTATTTAAAGACTCACCAATAAATTATCACGAACATAATTTGTTTGGTTCAGAACAATATACAGGTACGAAACAATATTTAGGGTATAATGAAAATTTAGTATGTGATACAAATGATGGTACATCTATATGTGGTGTTAACGAATCTATCAGTTATATGGATCCTTATAAAAAATCAATCTCTATTATACATTATTCAAATAGTTGTATCTCCAATTTTTATGGGGAACAATTCTATATTGACGGTGAGACAGGTAAATTATTAAATTTAGATATACCAGTGATGTGGCATAGAAGAAATGATGTTGGAACTGCAAGTGGGACAACATTAGGAATGAGATTTACTTCAGATACTATAAAGAAAACATTATCTTCTAATAATGACATTGAATATTATGATTTAATAGAGTACAGTGGTATGTCTGTATCACCAACACTACCATTAACAGTTGGTAAAGTATTCCCACAATTACAAATAGTAGTTATAGATAATGAGGAATTGATTGCATCTATGTCTTATGCATCAAATAGGAATTTTACATTACCTGATTTGGCTGCGGAATTAATCACACCAGTTAATGGTAACTGTACGGGTGTCCTTAAATCTGGTGAAAGAATGTATTTAACTTATTGGTTAGAAAATACAGGAACAGGATCAACAGGTACAACAACTGTAACAACACCATTCTTACCATCTCAAAGATATACTGTAATAGATAATACAACTAGTTCGGATAAAGATGTACAATTCAGAATAAACAATTTAGGTGAGTTACCTTACATGAGAAAAAGAGAAGATGTTTTATATGATGGTTTTGGTTTCTTTGCGGATACATTTAAAGTTATTGCACAAGTAGTAGATTTAAATAGTCAGTCTAGACCAGTTCCATCTAATTGGAAAGTTATGGACTTCACATCTCCAAATATTACAGGTAACAGTGGGGAAACAATAAATCCACTTTTATTTGAAAATCAAAATCCTAACATCACTGGATTTATAATGACAGGTTCATTATTCACAGGATCTACTAACTTCAATTTAGGGGTAGAACTAGATATGCCAAATGCAAGTTACTATGATAAAATGACTTTAGGTGATGAAAGATTATTCTATGGTAACCTTAGAACACATATAGGTGCAACCATTTATAAATCTTTATTTAATATAAACGTAGATGGGGCAACTATTTCATCTAGTAGTAATCCTACTTATGAATTTGGTGATGATAGATACATAAGTGAAATAGGGATATTAGACAATAACCAAAACTTAGTTTTAGTAGGTAAACTTTCGAGACCAATAAGATTGGCTGATTCTACCACGGCTTCAATAGAATTAACAATAGATTTTTAAATAAAAAAAAATGGGATTTATAAATAGTGCAACAACAGTAACAATAAGGGCTAGATTAACTAATCTTGGAAGACAGAGATTATTAACTGGTACAAATACAGTTTTCTCTCACTTTATTTTGGGAGATTCTGATTCCAATTACAATACAAATTTTAAATTAACTACTGGTAGGGTACCTGCTGATAGTGGTGATTTAGGTAGTAATAGTAGTACAAATGATAATATATCATCGAATGTTGATGTATATAGTAAAATATTTGTTACAGTTGCACCAGTTATAAAAAAAATTGTAGAACCTAATTCTTCTAAAGTTAATTTAATAACTTCTGAAATTGGTGAAACAATAGTTACAGGATCCAATTTAACATATGTATCAATTAATAGAAACGATAATTCAAATGGAAACTCAAACTATTTTAAAAGTTTATCTCTACCAATTAAAGACGCAACTGTTAATATATTCACAGGCACCACATCCCAAAATGGTGGGTGGTCAGATACACCTTTTAGTGGTTTAGGGGTTACTAAAGTATTAATGGGTATTATTGATAACAGTCAATACGGTGAAATAATAGATGGTAAAAGTGTAAAAATAAGTTTACCTGTATATACGGGATATACTGTTGGTGGAACACCAACAGGAATTACTACGTATGAATTGTATAGTACATTCCCTAGAACAACTATACCAAAAACTGAATTAGATAACCAATATATAGATGAAAGTAGTTATCCGCAATCGATATATGGGAGAAAAATAAATGTTTCATATTTAGTATCAGATAAAATTAAAAAACCTAATAACGATAATACTAAAAGTTGGTCAACTGGTTATGATACATTTAAACCATATAGTTTAAACGGTAAGGAATTAATAAATGTCCAAACAGTATCATCAACAGGCATTAATGCAGATGAAATAGCAGGAGTCATTTATTTAGATAAAGGTATTTTTGCAATAACAAACCCAACAATAGTTGATAATATTGCAACTAATTTTATTGGTGATACGGATACAGATATAATAAATAATGGTTTAGGACTTTACTATTATAGTGCTAGCACATATAATACAGTAATCGATAGTATACAAAAGGATTTAGTACAGAATATTGTTTGTATCGCAGCAAGAGGTGAATTTTACAACTCACAAAATGAAACATTAACAGTGTATGATGATGTTAGAATAAGTGAAGTGGCGATAACAGATATAGCTGGAAATGTTTTGGCAATGGGTAAAACAGATAGACACATAGTTAAAAAGAAAAATGATTTTGTAGTTTTCGATGTACAAATTATAATATAACATTTTATATAAAAGTTTTTATGAGTAGAATATTAGGACTAGACGTTTCGACTAAAACAATAGGTATTTCATTATTTGAGGATATCGGTGAAAATGGTAAATTACAGATGTTAACACATATAACACCTGTCATTAAACCCAAACCTACTGACAATATTGAATTATTAATTAAAAAGGCACAAGTCTTTCAGTTCGAGTTTTTAGAAAAATATAGTGATATCGATATCACTAGAGTTATTATAGAAGAACCTTTATTGCAATCAAATAATGTAAATACAGTGTCAACACTATTAAGATTTAATGGGATGATATGTAAATCAGTATACGAAGTTTTAAATATTATACCAGAATTTATATCATCATATGATGCTAGAAAATACGCATTCCCTGATTTAATGCAGGTTAGAACCCACAATAAAAAAGGTGAACCATATACTGATAAGGAAATTGATAAAAAACAACCAGTGTTGTTTGGTTCTTATTCTTGGGATACAGATAAAAAAGTAGTTATTTGGGAAAGGGTTAATGAAAGAGAACCACAAATTGTATGGATGTACGATAAACATCAGAAATTAGTAAAAGAAAATTATGATATGACAGACGCTTACGCATGTGTTTTAGGACAAATGAGAAAAGAAGGTAAGTGGAAATAATATCGTTTTAAATACCGATAATTAGTGATATCGTCTTTTTAGGCGATATTTTTTTTTAATATATTTTTTTTTCTTTAGAATTTTACTATCTTTGTATTAAATGTCAGAACTAGTAGTAGAAATATTAGAAGGTGTTTTAGGTAAATCTAAAAAACATTATAGAGAAAAATCACAAATTTCTTTTGACTGTCCAGTATGCTCTTATGATATTAAAGGTTTAGATAAAGGAGATGGTAAAGGTAATTTAGAAATAAATTATGAGAGTAATGTTTATAAATGTTGGGCATGTTCAGAAACTAATAACACACATGGATCCATACATAAACTAATTAAACAATATGGTACTAAATCTGACATTAAAAAATATAAATTAGTAACTCCTGATTTAATAGATAACTATAGAAAAGAGGAAATAAAAATATTAGAGGGGTTACCCAAAGAGTTCCAACCACTATCGATTGAGACATTTACTGAGGGATATAGAAAATCAATGGAGTATCTACAGAAAAGGAATATAGGGTTAGAAACCATAAAAAAATATAATATAGGTTATTGTGAAAATGGTGATTATGGTGGTAGGGTAATATTTCCATCATACGATATACATGGAGATGTTAATTATTTTTTAGGTAGGAGTTATGATAAATATAGTAAACTAAAATATAAAAATCCTGATATACCTAAATCAGAAATAATTTTTAACGAAAATTTAGTTATTTGGGATTCAAATATCTACATAGTAGAAGGAGTATTCGATCACATAGTGGTACCTAATAGTATACCAATGTTAGGTAAAGTTATGAGTGAAAACCTATTTATTCGTTTGGTAAAGAAAGCGGAATGTAAGGTTATCATATTATTAGATTCAGATGCTCATAATGATGCAATTAAACTATATAAGAGATTAAACTCTACTAAACTTATGAATAGAGTTATGATTATTAAACTACCAGAGGGTTATGATATTTCAGACATTAATCAGAAATTAGGTAAGAAAGGTGTCATTGATATTTTAACTACCGCAAAAAAAATTAAAGAAAGTTTGTTATAGTCAAAAATTTGTTATACATTTGTTTTAAAATAAAAATATATGGAAAGAGGTGGGGTAAAGACTAATGTTTTAATTTTAATGAGAAAATTAAATATTATTTCTAAAAAAGAAAGAATTTTAAAACCTATGAGGGTTAAAACAGTTGTTGGGTATGATGAAGACTATAATGACTTAGAATCCCAAAGACACGTATTTATGTTAAATAAATTAAGTGTAAGAAAAGGATGTCAATTTAATGTGGAAACTAAGAGTTGTTCTTGTGGTGCAGATATTGATGAATTTCTAAATAAAAAATACTGTTAATATGTTATTATTTTTAGATGATATAAGAGTCCCTTACGATGTTTTTAAAAATACAATTAATCCATTGTATGAAAAAAATGACGATTGGGTTATAGTGCGTAACTATTACGAATTTATAAACGCAATACAGAAATTCGGTTTACCAAAGTTTATATCATTCGATCATGATTTATCGTATGATCATTACTTAGAAGAAAATCAGAAAAGTATTGTATATGAGAATTTAGAGGAAAAAACTGGTTATGATTCAGCTAAGTGGTTAGTAGAATATTGTTTAGAGAATGAACATACATTACCACAATATTATGTACATTCTGCAAATCCTGAAGGTAAAAAAAATATAGAGTTGTATTTAGAAATTTTTAAAAAATATACTTAATATTTTTTTAAATCTTTTACAAAAGCTCTAATTTTTACTTTATCCCAATTCTTCAAATCTTCCCCATTATCACCTAATAATAATATTGACATAGTTCGATGCCATCCTTCGATAAGTTCATATTTACCATTAGGATTTTTCAGAACAATAATAGGTTCATTTGTACCAGTAGATTTGGCTAACTGTTTTTGTGTGGACATTCTTTCTTCATCTTTTGGTACTAAATATGAGTCTATATTACCAAAATCCCTTTCTAAAAATGCATTAATAGTATTTTCATCAAAGTCTTCTGGATTTACATTTAATATTTCTAATTTCCAAGAACCTTTTAGAAACCTATCCCAGTAACCCCCATCGAATCTAGATAAAAATAAGATAGGATCCCCATAATAATTTTTTTTAATGTCCTCCATTGAGTTTGGTAATAAATTATTATAGAAAATATCTTTTAATACATATTCGGGTGTAGAGTTATAATAAGTCCTTAATTTATCATACATCCTTTTATAAGGATTATTTTCCTTATATATCGGTATATCTTCTTTAAGTATTTTTCTAATTAAATTTTTCATATTTTTATCTACCATACGATATTATTTCACCTGCCTCAGTCAACGCACACCAATGAACTTCATTACCTTTTTTACTACCACAAGTAGTTCTAGTTCCCGCAACATTTTTACCTGTGCAGTCACTACCCCCACCTAAAACATTTCTTTTTGGTACACCTCTAGATACTGCACCATCAACAGAATTTTTAGTACCACTACTGCAACTATAAGGTTCTACAATATACATTCTACTTAAATAACCACCACTATTTTTTAAAAAGGATGCGAAACTTTCTGAATATTCCCCACCCTTACTGAATAATACTACATATGAGTTAGGGTAAGTTAAAATAGAATTTTTTGCGTTTTCTTTCTCAGTCCATCTATGTGCAATTACTTTAAAATTTGAACCCAAACCTTTTTGTAATAAACTTTTTTGTAGTGTAATATTTTTATAACCTCCAGTATCTAACCCACCAACCAAAATAACAGTTGGTAAAGAATCCTCTTCTTCAGGTGATAAAAAATCAGTTTCTTCGTATTGACTTATAACCTCAAACTCTTCTTTTAAAATCCTCTTAATTAATTTGTTCATTATTTTACTTTTACTATTTCTGTTTCATGATCCCAAGTATCTCTAATATCTGTTTCAACATTGTCTTCATTTATCATATATTCATCTATCATATATTCTAATATAACTGGTAGGTATGTGTCATAATAGAAACTTTCGTTATATCGGACTGTGGCAAAATAACTTCTTTCACCACGAAATTCATATTTTATTGGTAATACTACATCGTTTTCACTAAAATTTGATAAATCTCCATTTAATTTTTTTAATGTCTCATAAAAAGATGCGTAAATAAAATCTACTTCATCTGAGTCACTAAAACCTAAATCATTTTGTATGAATTCGGAAACTGTCATATAAGTATGTCTATCACTATAATATTCATCTACGGAATATTCTCCAAATGAATCATTAAGAAGTAAAATTAATCTGTATAATATTTTTTTATTCATAATTTGTTTTTTAAGTAAAAAATTACTATTATTATTAATTATAAATATACTTATATATGCAAATTTTAAAAGAGTTATCGGTTTTTAATAATATAAAATATTATGATGAACCACACACTTATTATATTGACGGTGTTAAATCAATATCCTGTACTGGGTTAATCCATAAATTTGGGCATGAGTTTGAAGATGGGATTTTAAAACCCGATAGATGGGCAGAAAAACAGGGACATATATATAAAGCCAATAGTATGGCTGATAGATATGCTCACAAACAAAACTTCCACCCAATGGAATCGGATAAGTATGGTAGACCTGACTACTCAAAACCTAAACCGATTAATGAATGGATTACAGAAGAACAAATAAAATCAGAGTGGAGATATAAGAATATTCACGCAACCTATGAGGGTTCTACTTTACACGACTACATTGAGAACTATATAAGTAATAAGATTAAACCTGAACCTAAAATAAGTCCTGAAGGTTTAATGTTTGAGGAAATTGAGTCTACGTATAATGTAATGAAAGGTTATTTTCATAACTTTTATAATGATACAATCGCACAAGGTAAATTAATACCTGTTAAATCTGAATTAGTTGTTGGTGATGAAGAGTTATTATTATGTGGGATGATAGATCAAATTTTTTGGAATGTTAAACACCAGTGTCTTCAGATATGGGATTGGAAAACTAATACCTTATTGAAAATGTTTAATGAATTTGGTAATAAAATGAAATATTGTTTATCTGAATTAGATGAATGTGAATTTAATACGTATTCGTTACAGTTAAATGTCTATAAAAAAATAATAGAAAAGAATACAAATCTAAGATTTGGTGGTTGTTATTTAGTTTGGTATAACGAAGAAAACCCTAACTATGAAATTATTAAATGTGAAGATTATTCTAATTATGTTGATGAGATGTTTCATATGTTGAGAACACAAAAAGAATTGTTTTTCTCGTAATATTTTGTATTAATAAATAAAATTGTTATATTTGTAAAATGATAAAAAAATTATTCCACTGCGCCGATTTACATTTCAGGACGTATAAAAGATTAGAAGAATCAGAAGAAGTATGTAAAAGATTCTTAAAAGATGTTTCAGATTACTTTGATGAAAACAAATTAAATTATGATGAGGGTAGAATTGTAATTGCTGGAGATATTGTACACCAAAAAATTACAATATCAAATGAATTATTTGCATTGATAACTTGGTTTTTCAATCAATGTAGTAAAATATGTCCTGTGGTTATTATCGCAGGTAATCACGATCTTTTAGAAAATAATAAAGATAGATTAGATAGTATTACACCGATAGTCAATGCGATTAATAATGATAAAGTTAGTTACTACAAAGATAGTTTATGTTATGAAGATGACAATATAGTTTGGTGTGTTTATTCTATTTTTGAGGAGAATAAGAAACCTGATATAAAAGAAAGTAGAGAAAAATTGGGTAACAATAAAAAATATATAGGATTATATCATGCACCCGTAACAGGTGCAATCACATCTATTGGTTTTGAGTTTGAGGATAGTACAGATTTATCCCAATTCGATGGATGTGATGCAGTTCTAATGGGTGATATACACCATAGACAAAATTTTAAATATAAAGGTATTAATATAGCCTATTGTGGTAGTTTAATACAACAAGATTTTGGTGAACGAGTAGACAATCATGGTTATTTAGTTTGGAATGTCGATGATTTAACATATACAGAACATAATATTAAATCTGATTACGGTTATTATGTTTTTAGAATAAATTCTTTGGAGGATATTGAAAACGAAAGAGAATATTTAACAAATTTTTAATGGACGTTCCTAAAAAAATAAAAGACGAACTATGGGAATATTGTAGAATTAACAATATATCTAATGTAGATGATTTCATTTTAAGAATGATAAGACAAGGGTTTACTGCTGAAAAATACGGGTCTACCCCAATGGGTGGTATGGAAGTAGAAAAAATTGTTGAGGTTATAAAGGAAGTAATTATCGAAAAAGAAATACCTGTTGAAAAGATTGTCACAAAAATAGAATATATTTCTGACAAAGATAGTGAAGACAAACTTGTTGAGAAGATTGGTGGACTGGAAGAAAATATTTTCCAGTTAAAACTAAAAATAGAGGAAGAAAGACAAATTTTTTCCACTAAAACCAAAGAAATGGAAAATAATTTCCAACATGAACTATCTAAAAAAGATAAAGAGTTAGATATAGTAAAAAAATCTATAGAAGAAGAAAAGAAAAATCAAAATAAAAAAGATGACATTTACGGTGATGAACGTAAAGGTGGTTTATATGGATCAAATTTATTAAATAAATAATATGAATACAATAGCAGATACTCAAAATAAAATAATCTTACCTGAAAAGGCACAAATAAGGATAGACTGGAAAGGTTATCCAGAAGAAAGAACATTGGAAACAGTTAATACTGTTAAAACATATTTTTCTGAAAAATATAATATCCCTAAAGGGTTAATAAAAATTAATTTTATCCCTATTTTCAAAAATACTGCAGGTAAAGTTATTGACATAACAGATGGGTTAATAGATAATATAATGGATACCGCCTATCAGAGAACTTTATTTGTTGAATGGTTAAAGTTAAATGAGGTAAATATTGAATATGATAGGTTATGTAGGTTAGATGATAAAGTAAATGAGGTATTAGTTAATAGCGAAGAAGAAGATGTAAGATATAGAAGATGGAGTATTAAAAAAATATGGTTAGATAATTTTTTATCTTTTGGTAGAAACAACGAAATTACTTATAAAAGTTTAAACGGGTTAACTGTAGTCAATTCAATACCATCAAATCAAGGAGGTAAGACTATTTTTACAATAGATTCTTTATTATTTTTATTTTTTGGGAAAACTACTAAGACAGAAGTAACCTCTGAGATATTTAATACGTTTAGTGAAGAGGATAACGTAACTGTTGGTGGACATATTGAAATTGACGGGGATGAGTATATTATCGAAAGGGGATTAAGTAGAAAGTTATCTAAAAGTGGTGAATATAAAGTTGCGTCAACACTTGATTTCTATAAGATATTATCTGATGGTACTAAAGAAAATTTAGAGGGTGAACAAAGGAGAGAAACTGATAAATTAATTGTAGAAACTATAGGTTCTTATGATGACTTTATGTTGACTATAGTTGCAACCTCAAAAAATTTGGAGGATTTAATAGAAACTAAACCCACACAAAGAGGTAGATTATTAACTAAATTTATTGGTTTAGAAATTATTGAGAAAAAAGAAGATATTAATAAAACTTTAATGTCCGAATTTAAAAGTAAGATGAAATCTAACTTATATAATACTAAACAATTAGAAATTGATAATGAAGAATTTAATAGAATAATTGGTGAGAGTAGAATAGAAATAAAAGAAAGTCAAAATTCTTTAACAAAGACATTAGATAAAATTAAAGAGTCAGTCACTAAAAAAGAAGAGTTATTAGGTAAAAGGTATATTATTGACGATGATATAATTAAAGTTAACCCTGATACATTAAAAATAGAACTGGAGAAGTTAACTAATACTGGTACACTACTCAATAAAAAATTAGATGAGATAAAAGAAAGTATTAAAGAATTACCTAAATTTTCTTATGATGAACAAACACATGATAATCTAAGAGATGAAGAGAAAAAATTAATGTTAGAAAAAAATAATATAGAGATAGAAATTAAAAATCTTGAAAAAACTATATTAAATTTAAAAGAAGGTGAGATATGCCCAACCTGTAAAAGATCTTTGGAGGATGTTGATCACACTTCTGAAATTAAAGAAAATGAAAAAATTTTAGAAGGTATAAAAATAGATTTAGAAAAAAGTAGTACGTCCCTAAAAAAAATCCAAAGTAATTTAACTGATATTTCTGAAGAGAAGAAGAATTCAGATTTATATGATAGATTAAGTATGTCTAAAGATAAAACAGACATCGAAATAGATAAAATGAGAGTAGATTATAAAGAAAAAAATAATCTATTAAAAGATTATGAAAAGAACTCTACTTTTATTGAGGAGAATAGAAAATTAGAAAGTACGATATTAGGTTATAATCAATTAATAGAGACTTTAGAAGCGGAAAAAGATAATTCTAAAAATAAAATACAATCTTTAGAGAATGATATATCTTTAAAAAATAATACTATTGAGGAAAATAAAAACATAATCAGTCAAATAAAAAAAGAAGAGGATGTTCTTAAAATATTTGAGGTGTACTCAAAAATGATAGGTAAAAATGGGATATCGAAATTAGTCTTATCCTCAGTAATACCAATTATCAACTATGAATTAACTAGATTATTAGATGAAGTTTGTGATTTTGAGGTTCAGTTAGAAATAAATGATAAAAATGAAGTAGATTTTCTTTTAATAAAAAATGATGTCATTAAAAAATTAAGAACAGGATCTGGTTTAGAAACTACTTTAGCATCCTTAGCTCTGAGGTCAGTTTTAGGTAGGATATCCACATTACCAAAACCAAATGTGATAGTGTTTGATGAAGTACTAGGTAAAGTAGCAAATACTAATTTGGATTTAGTTAAAATATTTTTTGATAAGATTAAAAAGATGTATGACACTATTTTATTAATCAGTCATAACCCCATAGTTCAGGACTGGGCTGACAAAATTGTTACAGTAGAAAAAATAAATGACATTTCTACTTTGCAAATCAAATAGAAATTGTTATATTTGTCACTATAAAATAATGTGTATGATTTTTGTTGATATTTAATGTTGTAGATATGGAAAGAAATTTTTTAAAAACTTATTGTGTTGTAGGACTCAATAGTATAGAGGAGTTAAAGGAGGATTTAACTATTATTTCAGAAACTAATGTTAATTTTGTTAGTGGATCAGGATTAATAATTGCCACATTTAAAAGTAGCTTCAATCTATTAGAGATAAAAGAGTTACTAGATATGGGTAAGAAATCGTATATTGTATTTGAGATGACACCTGGGTTTTACGCAGCGAATTTAGAAGATAAGAGTTTTGAGGAGGCGTTATTTGGTAAACAACTTAATATACTACCCTTTGAACAAATACAAGAGACTTTAAAAAACATTAAGAATGGGATTTTTGATGAGATTACAGATTATGGTTTTAAAGGTTTTACTGAAAAAAGTATAGAAGAAGAATTAAAAGAAGCATTGGATAAAGAAGATTACGAAACTGCCGCAAAATTAAGGGATCAAATAAAAAATAAATAACAAATAAAAAACAAAGTTTACTTATGACAAATAAATATATTGACTTAACAGAAGATTCATTAAACCTATACCTAAAAGACGTTAGAAAAACAGATATCTTAACAATAGATGAGGAAGTTAGTTTAGCAAAGAGAATTAAAGATGGGGATCAAAATGCCCTAAACCAATTAGTTAAGGCAAATTTAAGATTTGTTATTAAAGTGGCTAAGGAATACCAAAATCAAGGATTACCAATTGCAGATTTAATTTCTGAAGGTAATTATGGATTAATTACGGCAGCAAAAAGATTTGATCATACTAAAGGTTTCAGATTTATATCATATGCGATATGGTGGATTAAACAATCTATATTACAATCTTTGAATGATAATTCTAGAACTGTTAGATTACCAGGTAATATTATAAATAAACTATCTAAAATAAAGAAACAAATAGAATCTTTTGAAAAAGAAAACCAAAGAAATCCTCAAAATGATGAAGTAGAACAAATATCTACACCTATTTGTATATCATATAATATGACTATTAATGAGGATGGTGAAGAAATGATTAATCTATTAGAAGATAATTTCTTTAAAAGACCAGACATTTTCACTGAGGAAGAAGAATATCTTAAAGCTAAAGAAATGAATCGAATAATTAGAGGTTTATCCGCTAGAGAGATTGAGATAATTAATTGTTATTACGGTATTAATGGTGAACCTATGACACTGGAAATGATAGGAGATGAGGTAGGACTTACAAAAGAAAGAGTCAGACAAATAAAAGAGGGTGCCATCAGAAAAATTAGGAATAATATGGGTGGAATATTTAACATATAAATTTGGGGGATTATCCCCCATTTTTTTTCTATTTACTTTAAAAGTAAAAAATATTATATTTATTAAAAAAAAAGTATGAAAAATTTTATCGAATTTTTGAAAAAGTATAAGATTCACATCTTGTCAACATTGTTATTTATTTTCTTCTTTAGGTCTTGTATTAAATCTAGTGAAGTAAAAAAATTACAAAAAGAGGAAATACATAACTCTAAAGTTATTGATAGTTTAAATTTTGTCATTAATGGACAAAAAGACACCATCAAAGATATTTCGGAAGTAATCAGAGTTGAGAAATTAAAAGTACATTCTGAATATGATGATTATATATCTGAAAAAAACAGAAGTGAACAGTTAATGGAGTTACACATGGTTGTAAAGGAAAATATCAAAAAACTCCAAAAATAATAGTAAACTAATAACATCAATTATAATGAAAAAAATCTGGGAATGGATTAAAAATAATCCTAATAGGGCAATGTTTTTAGTACCGATTTTACTAGTTGCGGCAATTTCTATTTCGCACGTAGTTACTTGGTATAATATCGCAAACCCATTAAATTGGGCAATTTATTTATCAGTTGCGATTGAGGTTGGTGCTATGACTGCATTAGTTGCGGCAACTAATAAAATTAAGGGTGGTGTTTGGTTTATGTTTGGTATTGTGACATTAATCCAAATGATAGGTAATATATTCTTTTCATATAAAGAAATAGACCCCAATGGTGAGCTATTTAAATCTTGGGTTGAGTTAACTGGTCCTATGTGGGAATTGGTAGGATCTGATCCAACAGACATACCTTCTATGAAAAGATGGTTGGCATTTTTAGAAGGTGGTTTATTACCAATAATATCATTAACATCACTACACTTTTTTGTTAAATACGAAAAAGTAGATTCAACGAATGAGGATACAGTCGATACTAAAGAAATAAAAGAAACAATAGATGATACCACTACTAAAATGGAAGAGGTGGTAGGTGACGATGTAGTAAGTAAATATTATGACATACAAAAGGAAGTTTGGGGTAGAGTTAATAGATTGAGGGAAGAAGGTAAATTACCCATACCAACAAAAGAGGATATTGAAGATGAACCTTCCGCATTAGCATTTACACCTTACTATGTAGATCCAATTGAAGACGAAGATGACGAAGACGATATGAGCGTTTGGGACAATACATTAAACGATGGGTTAGATGATGAAGAAAAGTTAATTACCGATATGGAGAGTATTGATAAAGAATTAAGTGAAAAAGATGCTGAAGTTTTTTTTAATGCACTAATTAAAGAAGAACAAAGTCCTAATGAGTTATTACAAAACGCCTTAAAAAAATATAAAGAACAAAAAAATTCTCCTCCAGTTGGGACTAAAAATAAAAGAAGTGATATTAAAAGAATAGATTAATGGATATTAACTTAGAAAAATATGAGTTAGATGAAAAAAATTTCTATAAGACTGAGTTTAATAAAAGACAAATTGTTATAGGTAACAGTTTTTCTGAAAAAGATTATCATATAAAAGGTTGGAAAACTAGAATGGGTGGAGATTATAAAAAAACCTCCACCTTTACTATTTTTAAGAATGGTGAAATAGTTCAACACTTTAACCCATCGATGTACTCAGATTTTTTAGAGAATAAATCTATGGATAAGAAAATAATATCTATTTTGATAGAAAATCAAGGTTGGTTACAAAAAGATTTACTCAACAATGAGTATTTTAATTGGGTTGGCAATATTTATAATAAAAGTAAGAATGTATTTGAAAAAAGGTGGCGTGGGTTTACGTATTGGGACTCATACACTAAAAAACAAATTATCTCTTGCGCAAATTTAGTTAAATATCTTTGCGAAAAATATGAAATACCTAAAAATTGTGTTGGACATAATACATTTATAGATGGTGTGGAGTATTTTGAAGGAATAACGTACAGAAGCAACTATTATAAAGATAGTACAGATTTAAATCCTAGTTGGGAATTTAAAAATTTTAAAGAATTAATAGAAAATTAAAAAAAAAGATATGAGTGAACACGATGTAACTAAAAAAATGTTAGAGTTAATTAGAGAATCTGATAGAAATAGAAAAAATATACTTATCAGAGAAAATAAACAAAAAAGTAGACTCCTTAGAGAGGCTGACGAATCTAAAGAAGATAAGGATTTGGATCCATCAGAACTTTCTGAAGAAGAAAAGAAATTCAGAGATACTGTAACACCTAGAGTTAAATTTAATAGATTTAGATTATATCCTAAGGCACAAAATGTTGAGTTCAGTGGTAAGTTTACTGATAGTAGTATTGAATGGTTTTATTCTTTAGATGACACAAGAGGTGTTTATATTACTGCAGATTTGTTACAATTAAATGATCAAACACTTACACAAATTCAAAAGTTAGTTGCTTATTATGAATCTTGGGCAAATGAATGGGCTACTAAAATTGCAGAAGAATATAAAAACGATACAAGGGACGAAGAAAATGAAGAGACTGGTCCTGAACCATTAGAAAACGCTGAAACTGGTGAAGAAGAAGAAAGTGGTGCAATGTAATGAAAAATATTAAAGATATATTATTGATAGTATTATCTGTTGTGATAATAATTTTAATGCTATTTGGTTGGGTTAAATACAACCAGATGCAAAAAAAATTATATGATGAAATCAATAACGGTAATAAGGTGATTTTAAGTATGGATAAAACCACTAAAGAATCAGACGGTCAATACGCAAAATTAGTTAATTATTTTAATAGTGAAAAAGATTTAAATAATCAGTTAAAAGAACAGAATGAAGATTTATTTAGATTGATTAAAAAACAAGATGAGAGACTTTTAATGATAAACAATACTATAGTTACGTTAGAAGGTAAAGTGACAGAAGGTTTTGGGTCAGTTAATAAAAATGACACCAATAGAATAGACTTAAAATTAAACTATCCTGATGAAAAGAATAGTTTTATCACATGGAATGGTTTTGTCAATAGAAAAACTGCATTCTATAAAGGTGAATTTACTTTTGGTAAATTACCTCTACAGATTGTTATGACAGAAACAGATAGAGGTATATGGAAATCTAGACTTATTGGCCCTGAATGGTTAATTGTCGACTCAATGGACATAAATAGTTTACCTTTACCAACACCAGAGAAACAAAGTAAATGGGGATTGTTATTGGGTGGAGGATTCCAAAGTAGTTTCAATCAAGATATCCCAAATGCAGTATCTTTAGCATTTGCAGTTCAATATAAAAAACATATGTTGATGATAGATGGTAATACAAATAGACAAGTTGGGTTGAAATATCTTTATCGTTTATCGAATTTTAAAAATAAATAATTACATCTTTTACTTTTTCTTAATATTTATATAGAAATATTTTATATGGATAAAAATCACTTAAGGCATACTATTAAAGAATCTTTAACTCAAACTGATGAAAATCAAATTGGGGTTATGATACGAAAAGAAATAAAAAACGCTTTTGGTGATGATTTAGAAAAAAAAGTATTAAAAATAATACAAAAAGAACTAAAAGGTAAAAATTTAAGAAAAGATATCTTAGATATTAATAAAGACGTTTTAGTACAATTATATAAAGAATTGTGGATTAAAAGACAATTTTGGATAAACTCAATAAAATGATGGATACTAATAAAATGATGGGTGATTATGAAAGAACTAAGGATGTTATTCTTTCATGTAAAAATTCTGGTCAATTAAAAGTGGCAGTTAAAATGTATAACCAATTAAATAAAATGCATTCGTTACCAGATGACAAATTAGATAAATTAGAAAATCTTATTGGTTTAATGAGAATTAAACTTGGTGAAGAAAATTTAGAGGAGGGTATGTCAGAAATTGGTAAACAATTTAAAGCTGCGGCATCATCATCAGGAACACCAGATTTAAAAAAGATAAGATTTAGTGAATCTAAAAATAATTTAACTGAGAAAGAAATTGCTGAGAAACATAATTTAGATATAGAAGATATAAGGAAAGAAATCTTTATTGGTACTAAGATAGAGATGGAACACAGTGATGATAAAAAAGAAGCTAAAAAAATAGCTATGGATCATATATCAGAAACACCTAATTTTTATAGTGACTCTGAATATGGGATAATATCGATAGGTGATAAAAACCAAAAGAATAAAAAATCGTTACGACTTTCTAAAAAAGAAATGAAAGATTTACATAATAAAGGTAAGATTACTGTAGATGGGGTTGAAATATCATTTAAAGGTGGTATGAACGAAGATTTAGATTATAATGAAATAACTAAAAGTCTTAGGGATCAATTAAAACAGAAATCTGAAAAGAGATTTAGTAAAGATGATATTTTTAATGTAATTAGAAAAAGAAAAGAAGAAGAGCAAGAAAGAAGAAAAAAGGAAATAGAGGACTTCCAAAGATATAAAGACGAAAATGAGGTAGAGGATTTTGATTCAGAAGAAGGTGAGGTTGATGAGGGCACAGGTGCATCATCTTCAGGATCTTTTGTAGGTAGAGCTGGTGGACCAATTAATAGATTATTTAGTAATAGATTTAATAAACCAAATAAATCTAAAATGATTTCTGAGGATGAGGTAGTTAATTACTGTGATGAGTGTGATAGTCTTAAAGAAAATTGTGTGTGTGATGATAATTCAGTTGAAGAAGCAACTGGAGCTTCGTCAAACGCTACTTATGCGACATCAGGTTGGGGAAAAAGTAAATTTATGTTAACAGATAAGGGTCCTGGTAAAGTACCCGTTAAAAAAACACAACCAGATATGACTAATTTAGGATATCAAAAAGTGAGGGTAAAAGAAAAATGTAAAACTTTCCCTTATTGTAACCAAAGTCCCGAAGCTATAGAATTTTATAGTGAGAGTAAAATAATAAAAAAAGGTAATTTAAAATTGAAGTAAAATGGGTAGAATTGATAAAATAAAGAGAGAAATGATAATGGAGGCGAATAAAAGATTATTAAATGAACAACCAGTTGGTGCCGAATTAAATATTTTTTGTAAAAACACTGAAAGGAATACATCTTTTAGAGAAAATGGTTTAACATATAATCAACAATATAATTTACCTAAAGGAATAAAAAGACTTCTTTTAACTAGAAGTGTTGCTGGTGCTATGGATAATGTGGCAGGAAATGCAGGTGATGAAGGACAATTTATGTTAGATATAGTACCTATCGAATCTTTAGGTGATAGATTTAGTAATGAAATTGATGCAACTGTTGATAGTATTGCATTAATATCATATAGTGGACCAATGAAAAGTCTTCCTTATTTTTGTACTATGGATAGTGGTACAGATAAAGCTTGGGAAGATTATTTTAATAGTCTTTAATCCACCCAAGACTTAGATATTATCTTTCAGAGTATGGGTCTACTATTGGTGTAGAGGGGATTTTAAATTGACCTCTTTTATGAACAAAAGTATTTTTAAACCATTCTTTTTCTTCTTGACTTTTACCGTTAAGTGATTCTACAGTTTTATCACCTAAAACTTTAGGGTCATAACCTAAATCATTTACAACTAAATTTTTTGTATTTACATCAGTATTATTTTGATTACTGATAGTTTGACTAAACCCTAAATTAGAAAGGGTAATCATTGCGATAATTAAAATTGACTTTTTCATAATGTTTGATTTTATAAGAACAAATATAGTATAAATATTTTAATCTACCAAAATTTTTTATAAAAAAGTGATATTTATAAATAAAAGAAAAATGGAAAGAAGATTCTTAACTAAAAAAAGTAAAATTACTATAAGGGAAGATAAACAACCTGCGGGATTGGCTAAGGCAATGGATGCTAGATCTAAAAGTGGGGAATTTAATTCTGATGCCCTTAAGAATTTCGATAAAAAATTGTCAGATTATTATAAATTTGATAATGAGGATGATTTTAAATCACCTAAATATAATAGATCAGAATACGAAGAAGCATATGAAATAGAAGATCTTGGTGCTGGTAAAATGTTAGGTTTGAAGTATGATAATGAGGATACTGAAGTATTTAAATCTTTTTCAGAAAGAATGGATAAATTAAATGATACTTCTGAATACGATAAAGAATTTGGGACACATGATGGTTTTGGTGAAACTGATGAAGAAGATGAAACCTATGAAACATTAAAAGATAATAGTAAAAAATATATTAAACATAAATACGGAAAACCAGAAGAGTATCACTTAACTCCTAAAGTTAGAGTAACAAACGAATCAAAAACAAAAAAAATGAAAAGATTAAACTTTAAAAATGAATTTGAATCTGAGTATGATATGAAAGTATTGATTCCAGAAAGTTATAAAACAGACGGTAATGTATTCTTAATGACAGATGGTAACCAAACATATAAAGTAAGATGGGACGATTCTATTAACGAAGGTACTGTAATATCCCATAAAAATAAGAGTATGATTAATGAAGATATGGATAAAATGAAAAAATTATTCAATTATTCATATGAAGATTCTATGGGTAAAACTAATAACTATGGTGAAGAAACTAATAATTTTAAAAGGTTATATGAGTCATCTAAGAATATGAATAAATTATTAATTACGGAAGAAGAAAAAAGTAGAGTATTAGGTAATAACCAATCGGTAACTGCGAGACAATATTTAAAGGAAGTATATAAAACTCCAGATGGTATTACATATAAATTAGATTTTAAAGACAGTGATACTTTTAGTAAATTTGTAGGTGTACCTTCTAATCCGTCCACTGAAAACCCATACGCAAAAAAATTAGGTTTCTATGCGGGAGGGGGAGACAATAACGGTATGGTACTATTTGTTGTGAACATATGGCATTCATTAGCTTTCATAGGAAGAAGTCCATTACAGTTTTCTTGGGGTAATTCTAAGATGATACAAAGTCTATTTTCTGAAGCATCTGTCGGATTAAAGTCTTTAAAAGGATTTATTGAGTCTCAACAATTTGTTACGGATGAAAAACTTAAAATATGGAATCAACCTGTCGATTCTAAAAACCCAAAATACACTATATGGAATTGGTTTTACGATACGTATATTAAACCTGATATTCAGACAAGGGCAGCTTTAACTACTACTCCTAAAATACCATCTAAATCTTAATAAAAAAACCCATCAAAAGATGGGTTTTTTATTTTAAGAACCTTTCACAATTATAAATCCTGTAAATTTAGTTAAGTCAATAAAATTATTGGATACTGAGAACCAAGTTACTTGTTCATTATATATATCGGTATTAATAACCATCCAAATATTATATCCATCAAATAAAAAATTAACCGATATAACCCCATTTTTACATTCAAAGGATATCTCACCCTCACTCTCAACTACATTATCTTTTATGTGGATAAAAGTTTTATGTGTTAAATCGATATTATAAACACCATTAACTTTTCTTGTCTCAAAGATAAGGGTTGTGTCTTTTAAAAAATTTGTCACACTTGTGTCGTAACCATAGGTATCCATAACCTCAGACACTTGAATTTTAATAACTTGTGAACTAACTAAATTCACAAAAAATAACGATAGGGTTAAAAGGATAGTTTTCATAGAACTAAATTACTAATTTAAATTGAATCCACCAAATTTTTAATGACTTTTTTAAATCAACCTTTATTGTCTGACGGTTTTTTAATTTAAGTAATATTTATTAATATGAAGTTTAAAAAATTAATTACTGAATCCGTTATAGACAATTTAGATATTTCTAAACAAGAAAAGGCAATCCTTAAAACTTTTAATATTGTAGATGATGATAAGAGTACATATTCTACAAAGGAATTTGATTTAAGTGATGGCGAAAAGATGATTAAAGTTTCTGAAATGACAGGAGTAAATGATTTAGATAAGATATACTCACTATATAAATTTTTTATAAAATATAAAGATATATTATTTAAAGATGACGTATCAAATATTGAATACGGTACTTTAGACATTAACGATAAAGATATGTTATCAGCATTATTATTAAAATATTTTAATGATAATTTTAATGGTAAAATATTATTTAAAGTTGGTGATGGAGAATTTAAAGTAGGGTTAATGATGGATTTAAGTGAGTCACTTGCGGAAGAATCCTACTCAATAATAGGGTATTTTGAATCGAATACTTTACCACATGTAATTTTTTATTGTGGTGTTTTTAATGATACAGGAAAAGGTATAGGTTGGGATTTTATTACACATGATGATGATTTAGCTGAATTTAATGCCAAACAAATATTGAAAAGAGGTGAATATGAAGAAATAATAGATAGTGGATATATGAACATTCCTACGTTTAAAAATTTATCCAACGAAAGTTTAAATAAACACTTCTCTCAACTGTTCAATAGTATACAAGACACTGTTTTAGAAGATATGTGGGTAATAGAAGAATATATGAAATGGGTTCAAAATAAATAACAAAATAAAAAAAAGATACGTTTCCCCAACAATAATTAATTGATATGTTATTATCTTTATAATTCTATAAATTATATTATATTTATCTTATGAATAGTTCTGAATTTATGAGTTATATGATAGATCCGTTAACATACGAACAAATGAATCTATTGTATAAGGCGAATGATGTTAAATATGAAAAATGTAATTTATATTATGATGTCATTAAAACATTAAATAAATTAATTTCCGACACATATATGGGTGACGAATATATCGGTAACGATACCCAAAAGATAGAACATTACAACTGGTGTTTCAAAAAAGTAATGGATAATTTTAAAAAAGAAAAAATAGTTTTTAATGATACTGATGATTTAAAAAATTACTTTTTTTTCTTTTACGATGAATTATTTTATAAAGACAAAGATAAAAATCTAGAAAAGATAGATAACTTACCTAACTTATCTTTTAACTATTATAGACTAAAATCAAGATCTGATATGGATATAATGATTGAATTGTATAAATTATTTGAAAAAAGTTTGAATAAAAAATTAAAAAATGTGATTTAGTATTGATTTTTAATCTTCTTTTAACTATATTGGTATATATATGAATACAAAAATAAAATTTTTGGAAATAGTTTTATCTGACTTAGTATCCCAAAGAGACACTTACGAACTAGAATTAAATAGAATTCTTAATAAAGAAGAAAATTTTCTTTCAAAAAAGAACGAGTTTGATTCTGTATTATCATTTATCACAGTAACAAATAATAAAATACAGATGTTAAGTGATTATTTAGGTACTTTGGCTAATTTGGATGATAAAACTGAAAATAATAACAATGTTTAAAATAAATTAAAATGGAATTGTATGAACAATTAACTAAATTAGTTTCTGAACTTAATGAGGACGTAACTAAATTTTATGACAAAAAAAATAAGGCGGCAGGAACTAGAGTAAGAAAAACTTGTCAAGACATTAAAAATCTTTGTCAAGACATCAGAGTTGATGTATCCAGTAAAAAAACTGAAGCTAACGATTAATTAGATATGGATATACTTAATAACATATATTTATTTTTATTCGTACTATCTACATTAAATATAGTAAGAAATACATTCTTTTTGATGCGTAATGTAAGAACCGAAGAAAGGTTTATAATGGAAAAGTTACCCCTTTTAGTTTTAGGTATATCTATTTCTTATTTTATTACGACAATAATAACAGTATTAATAAACTTATAAATGTTTCACGAAAAATTAAATGAGATGAGACCTTATGTGACAGGTATTAGATTTGTAAAAGATCTACCTGTTGTAGATGTCGTTTTATTAGATGGATGGGATATGTTTGAGTCCGATACTGTTTCTTATAAACCAAGTAACAATAATAAAAATTATTTTATGGTTTTCTCACAAGAAAATAGTGGGACTATTGATAGAGTTATAGAACATGTACAATTTGTAATAGATTTCAATATTGAAAAAGAAAATAAATTGACATTACTAAAGGCTAAGATAGAAGAACTTAAATTTTTATTTAGTGAAAAACCCTTACACGAATTAGAAAAACTAAGGTTTGTTATGGAAACAGTTGATGAACCAACTTTAAAAGATATTAGTAATACACCAAAAATACATAATGGTGTTGAACTACCACCTACAAAAGAAAATGTCTTAATTGAAGAATAAAAAAAAGAGGGTTTAAAACCCTCTTTTTTTATACCTCTAATTTTTCTTGTACTGTATGGATTAACCAAGAAGTTCCTGATATTAAACAGGCATCTAAGAAAATCGATACAGGTGCAAATTCTAAACCATAATGGTAGAACGGTGAAAATTGGGTGAATCCACTTAATTGTGAACCTAAAGATAAGAAAAATCCAACCCACCAAGGGGTACACATCATACAACCTAAGAGTTTACCAAAAAAACTAGGGTTATATACTTCGGCAGTCTCTCTTAAACTTTCGAATATTGTACCGTATACAATGATGTTAGAAATCCCGTAACTAACTAAAATTAATAATAATAATTCCATAATGCTTACTTTTTTATTAAAAAAATTGATATTTATTTATAAAGTATACTAAATATGAAGGTAATTGTAAATAGAAGTCAATATAAAAAAATACTCAAAGAAAATAGAGGTTATTCTAAAACTGTTGAAAATTGGGCGGATTATGTAACTGACGAATTACTACCCACTATTATGAAACAAGATGTGGAAGAGGATGTCTACACATTAAAAAAATTATCATTAAAACTTAAGGGGAAAGATTTTTATAAAGATGTACCAATTGATAGTATAATAATGACAGTGATTATTGATGATATAGATGACGATTTTGCAGATGTTAGTATGGGGTATAATCCTTTCTATACTCAAATAATAGAAAATGATGATGATACGTATAATATTTTAGATGTTGAATTTGACGTTATAATGAAATTACCTAAAAATAGAGATGAGATTGATTATGGTACACTACATTATTATTTTTCATCTTTTTTATCACATGAGTTTATGCATGTATATGAATGGGTAAATAGGAATTTAGAAACACCAAAAGAAATTAAAGGGTGTGAAGAAGTCTACAAAAATGGAGATATTAATGGGGACGCAGTTGATAGGATCGCATATATGTTATATATTTCGCAATCATTTGAAATAAATGCATTTATACAACAAGCTGGAAGTATGATATCAAAAGCGGAACCTAAAGACTACAATGATTTTATTGACATCTTAAAGGGGTTACCAATGTATATATTTGCAGAAACTATGATAAATTTTAAATCAGATGAATATTTAAAAGAGATAACTAATCTCACAGATGATAGAAAAAGTGAACTTTACAAAATAATAATGTGTTTCTATTATACAGAAGGTAATTTACCAAAGATAAAATCAACCGATAGATTCTTAATTGATTTAGAAAGAAAATTTAATATTTTAGGTGAATCATTTAAAAGAAAATTATTAAGATTAATAACAGTAATATGAAAAGAATTTTAGTCACAGAAAGTCAATATAGTAAATTAGTTAAATTATTAAATGAACAATTTTTTATATTTAATAATCCTGAAGATGAAAAAGATGTTAGTCATGATATTTTAGACACTCTAACCCATTTAACAGGTTATTTCGCAATGAATAAAATCACAAAAGATGTTTATGTCGATAAAATTGAACATGGGGTAGTTTATTTAGATTCCACTAAATATTCATCTGAGGAAAGGAAACAGATAGAAAAAATCATAGAGGATTATGTAGATTTTAAAATTAACCCTAGGGATAAAGTATTACCTAATGTTTTTGGATTCGATAGTGGTATTGACAGTGATTTTGTTAGTGGTGATATCGCAGTAGTAGATAATGAAAATAGTGACGTAGCAGAAGTTGAGGATAACAGTGATGTGGCGGTAATAGATGATTCAGAAGAAGAAGTGTTTAAAACATTAGAGGCGTGTAATTTTGGTAAAAATAATAAAGGTAATAGACGAAAAGTTATTTTACCACCATCTATGGATATTAAATTTTATCAAGATATATTAAAATCTATTGGAACAAAAGTCACATGTGAAAAAATGATGTTCTTCTTTGCATGGAGAAGTGGAGAATCATCAGAATCAACGTATAATCCATTTGCTACAACATATAGAGATCAGGCAAATGAAGGTTGTTATTATAATTGTTTAAAAAATGGTGTTGGTTATACACCTACAGGTTGTAGAACATGTCCTTCAGGATCTAGTCCAGGTGTAAGAAATTATAAGACATATAATTCAGGATTAAATGCTACTGTTAAAACTTTGACTAATGGGAGATATAATAATGTGGTATCAAAATTAAAAAATAATGATATAACTGCAATGTCAATTGCTTCTGAAGTTGGTGAATTAAAAACTTGGGGTACGGGTGGTCTGGTAATAGAAATCCTTAAATATAATGGTACACTTAACCCTAAACATATTGAAAAATATGGAGGGGGTTCAATAGAAGATGATAATTGTACATTAACTGTGGATGAACGAAAATTGTATAATCAACACATAAAAAGTACTGCAGATGGTAACGCATTTAGAAATTGGGTTAATCAGGATAGTTATAGATTAAATTATGTTAATAGAATGTTATCTGATTGTGATAAAAATACAGGTTTAGATAAAACAGGATCATTAAACGATTATGTTGAAATTGCGTTTAAACATAAAGGTAAAGAATGGGTTAGAGAGGGTAAACCAGGTTATGACGCACAAACAGAAGACGATGAATTTGTTGGAAGTGGTAAATATATTATAGGTAAAAGTGTAAAAATTGATAAAAATGGTCCTGCAAATCATGGTAGTAGAAAATTAGGTAATTGGCAATCGGATAACGCTACGGATATACCTGGAAAACCTGGAAGTGTTGTTTATTCGATAACAAAGGGTACTGTTAGTAAAATAGGTGGAAACCAAAACGATCATGATGGTAAAGTTTATGGTGCACAAGTAACTGTTACAGGTGAAAATGGGTATCCTGATATATTTTATACGCATTTACAGAATTTAAAAATATCTAAAGGACAAAAAGTTGATTTAGGGACACCGATTGGGGAAATATCAAGATGGGATAGTGGTACATACCATCATGTACATGTTGGATTGCCAGATAAACCGATACTACAGAAATTAAGTTCGTTCATCGATATGGAAACGGGAGAAATAAAAAGTGGTAATAGTAAAAAAACTGAACCTGATAAAAAAACTGAACCTGATAAAAAAACTCTACCAAAACCTGTATTAGGTAAAAAAGTTGCGAGTGCCTCATCAGGTAAAAAGACTTCATTACCAACTGCAAATAGGTGGGGAAAACCACATCACGGTTATGATGTTGTTGGACCATATGGTTATGGTAAAAATGTTATAGTTTGTAATAAATCAGGTGTTGTGGATTACGCATCTGTTTGTGGTGGTTACGGTAATTTCGTATCTATAAATCATGGTGGGGGAATATATTCCGCATATGGTCATTTAGCTAAGATATATGTAAAAAATGGGCAGGAAATAAAAGTAGGTGATCCGATAGGGTTAATGGGTAATACTGGTAAATCTCATGGTGCTCATTTACACTTTGAGGAAAGAGTTACTAAACCTAAAAATTTGAAACCTAGGTGTGGTGGTGGATCACCCTATAATGAAGTTTATGGGTGGGGTACAATAAGACCTGCAACCGCAATGGATAAATATTATTATTGGCAAGAAAGTTTATAATGAAAAGAAAAATATATGGTGGAGTTTTATTAATATGTACCACAACAAATAGATTTTTATTAGGGCAAAGAAGAAAAAATGGAAGTTTTCCTAATACTTGGAGTTTATTTGGTGGTAAAATAGAAAATGGTGAAACAGAATTAGATGGGGTTAAAAGAGAGTTATACGAAGAGACTAATATAAAATCTGATAATATTAAATATATATTATTCGAAACTCAATGGGAAATGGGGTACCCTTATCATTTTTTTATTGGGTTTTGTGATCAAGAATATGATTGCGATTTAAACGAAGAAAATCAAGATTGGGGTTGGTTTGATATAAATGATTTACCAAAACCATTATTTCCTACCTTATTTTCTTCACTTGTTAGAATATTTTAACTATTATTAAATATGAACGAATTAAAAAAGGTGGAATCTGACATTAGGTTGGACAACTTAAAGACAGAACTCAAAAAAGAAAACTTTATCAAAGAAATAAAAAATGGATTAGGTAACCACATTAAATTTAATGGTGGTAAAGTAAAAAAAATAAAAAAGTCGTTTTTTAAACGAACTTGGGAAAAGTTTTTGAAAATATTTTAATATGAATTTAGACAAAGTTTTACAAATAGCAAATGAATGTGTGGAAAATGAGTCAATTCCAACGGAAGGATTAACAATCCAATATAAGTTAGATGCGGAAATACATAAAAAGTTAGATGAGGAATTATTTTATAATACAAATAATAACCTCACCAACTTCATCCACAATAATGTGATAGAAATTAACATAGCAGGAATCACATTTGTTTTCGAAATCAAGTAATTTGACAATTACTTAAAAATTCCATATCATTATACATATAAAAAAATATAATATGGAAGAAAATAGTACCCACAAAGATTTTATGGATTACCTTTTAAATGATGATAAAGAAACATTTGATAATGGATTGAGTCACCCAAGTGTTGAATTTGAGGACAAGGAACGTAAGGAAGCTGATATTATCATTGAAAATAGAATGATAGAATACTATTGTTGTGAAAGATTTTATGGTAATGAAAAATTAGTTTGTGACAATATAAAAAAACTGAGTAGTTGGGTATGTGATAAGGATGGACTAGATATGAAAGATAATATCTATACAGTTTTGAGAGATGCATTCGAATGTGAAAATTTAAATGGTATGTACCAGAAACCATTAGAATATTTACATAGGACTGGTATAATTGGAGATATCATAAAAAAATCTGATGGAACATATTACACACAGAAATTAAATAATTGTTGTTTAGTTAAAGATCAAAATGGTGATTGGAGTTATGTTAATAAATTAAATACAAATTATAGTGATTTAGCAGAACTTTTAACTACATTGTTCATTAAGGGTGGTCAAATAGAAAAATTATCTAAAATGAATAGTACTGAAATCAAAAATTTCTTATTAACTATAAAAGGTAAAACCTTAACTAAATTATTGGAAAAATATTTTACTTTAGACGAATATGAAGATTTCACATACAACACTAAAAATAATACTAAGATAGGTGATTATGTGGAAAACTTAACTAAAGAACTTTTACAAGAAGATGGGTACGTTTTACTCTATGAAGGTTGTAATGGTAATTTTATTGATATGATATATGGTATCGATCTTATTATGGAAAAAGAAGGTGAAATTTATTTAGTTCAAGTTAAAAGAAGAGCGTATGTCGCTAAACAAAGTACATCGAATCCTAAATATAGGTATATAGATATATTTTCAGGTGAATCTCCAGATTATAACGGTATTATGTTATATAATAGACACGAAAAGTTTACTGAAAAATTTATGGGTAAAAATGTTCTTAAAAAGAATATGGATTATCTGAAAGAATTATATAAATAAATTTGTTTATAATAAAATTTTTATTATATTTGTAAAAAAAAATATTATGGGTTGTGATGTACATATGTTTGCAGAAAAAAGAAATACTAAAACTAATAAATGGGAAAAGGTCGGTAATGAATTTTTCTATGACTACAGTTTAGAGAAAGCTGAAGAGTATATGGAACATAATTTAGGTTTGACTAAGGAAGAATCTAATCGTATGATAAAAAAATATTTTAAAGGTGGTCAACCTTCTAATAAAATAGAAGAATTTGTTTTTAATAAATTTTTAGTAGATTTATTTTCTGATGACTCAAAAGAAATACATGTATACGGTAAATTATCTGATCCCAGAACCGATCAACCGTATAATGGTAGAAATTATAGTTTGTTTGGTGCGTTAGCAGGTGTTAGAGATAGTTCTATGGATTTGATAGCTGATATGGATAGAGGTTTACCTGATGATGTATCTGAAGAAATTTGTAACTTAAGTGATCAATGGGATATGGATGGACATTCACATAATTTTTTATACTTAGATGAAATTATAGAAAGTCATTATTATAATATGACAGATAATGAATTAGATCAGATAGGGATAGGAACTTATTTTTTTAGGACAGTTGTAGACACTCTTTTGGAATTAGGTGATCCTAAGGATATTAGAATAGTTTTTTGGTTCGACAATTAAAAAATTTAAATTTTTTTAAAAAAATATTTGACTTTTTAAAAAATAGTATATATATTTACATTCACAAACGATAAAAAAAGATTATGGACACTCAGTTAACTAATACGGAAGAACAAAATGTAACATTAACCGATAATGGTATGGTTACCAATCCTACGACACTTAATAAGTGTGTGGATTTATTTTTCGCTATTGGGGCGATGAGAGGAAAATCTAAAGAATTGGTTAATAAACTTTTTAATCAAGCCTTTTTAGAAAATCCTTTAGTGGCAACAAAAATACTTTTTTGGGTTAGAGATATTAGAAGTGGTGCGGGTGAAAGAAAAGTATTTAGAGACGTTATTGAGTATCTATCTGTCAACTCACCTATAACACTTAGAAAAAATATAAATTTTATTTCAGAGTTTGGTAGATGGGATGATATATTAGTCCTTATGGGTACCGAATTAGAGGATGAAATGTTTGAAATTATCAAAACCGCATTAACTAACGGTGATGGACTTTGTGCAAAATGGATGCCTAGAAAAGGTGAAGTGGCAAATAAACTTAGAAGATTATTTAAAACTACTCCTAAACAATATAGAAAAATGTTAGTTGATTTAACTAATGTTGTAGAAACTAAGATGTGTTCAAAAGATTGGGAATCAATCGACTACTCAAAAATTCCTTCATTGGCATCATCAAGATACCAAAAATCATTTAAAAGAAATGATATTGAAAGATATGAGGAGTATAAAAATTCTCTAATTGAAGGAACTGCAAAAGTTAATGCAGGTGCGGTTTACCCATACGACATTATAAAATCTATGAAGATGGGTGGTGATGAAGTAGTAAATAGTAAACAGTGGGAGTCACTACCTAATTGGATGGAGGGATCTGAAGAAAGAATTTTACCAGTTGTTGACGTTTCAGGGTCTATGGAATGTCCAGCGGGAGGTAACCCAAACCTAACTTGTATGGATATTGCAGTATCATTAGGTATGTATATTTCTGAAAGAAGTGAAGGTAACTTCAAAGATGCATTTATTACATTTTCCGAAAGTCCTGAATTACAGTATTTAAAAGGTAGTTTAGAACAAAGACTATCACAATTAATAAGTTCAGATTGGGGTATGAGTACTAATTTAGAAAAAGTATTTAACTTAATTCTAACTCAGGCAAAAAACAATAATATTAGTGAGGAATTTATGCCGACTAAGATATTAATTTTATCTGATATGCAATTCAATCAGGCAACTAGAAGAAATAGTTTGGGTGCACAATCGATGATTGAGGAAATGTATAAAGAGGCAGGATATAAAATGCCTAATGTAGTATATTGGAATTTAAATTCTAGTGGTGGTAACTTTCCAGTTGAGTTTGATAAAAACGGAACTGCATTAGTTTCGGGATTTAGTCCATCAATACTAAAGTCTCTATTAGGGGGTAAAAATATGACACCAGAATCCATAATGATGGATACTGTTAATGATAAAAGATATAGTGTAATAACTGTATAATAAGTTCTTTGAAAATATTTGTGGTAGCTAAGGAATAATTGCAGCAAAATTAAAAAACTACAATTCAGCTAAGAAAGAGGGGCTTTGATAACCCATATAACCATAAGGGTGTAAACCGTGAAAGCGGGGGACCACTCAGAGTTATGTAAAGTGTCAGACAATTCCGATACCACAATGTTATTAGGTGTAATGGATTGGGAATATACGAATTCCCTTTAAGTCCGATAAACGAATGGTTTCTGCAAACACTTACTAGAAAAAAAGCAGATAGATCAGAGTTTTACCACTTTACTCGAAAAAAAATATAAAGTGGCGACCATAGGAGAGTTTAAACGTAGGAAACCCCTACACTTTAGGTCGTAAAACATACCTCTTGTTTACTACAAGTAAAAAATAGTAGTTGGTTTTGTCTCAACTAAATAATAAGACATCCGAACTAGAACGGATTAAAATACTTAGGGTGGGTACTCTACCACCGAAAATAAAAGAAGGATCACCATTCCGACACCAAAATTTAAAAGGGAGAGTAGAAATACTTTCCCTTTTTTATTTTATAACATTTACAGTTTAAAATATTTTTATTAAAATTATTTAAAATAATAAAATTGACAAAATATAATTTATGAAAATTGTTACTAAAAATAACAGATTAGAAAAAGGGATTAGACATTATTTAATTTATGTAAATGATGATAACGGAAATCCTATCGAATGTAAAGATGCGGTTGGTGAAGAAGATAGAACTCAAAAAGAAAATATGTTAAGTGAAACATATGATGTATCGACTAAGGATATCGAATACGTTACGTTAGAGAAATTTAAAACACAAAATAGTAGTTACACACCTTTAATTTTAGTTTTTTACTTACAGAGAGATTTATTTGCCAATAGGGAGATGATAGAAACTTATGGTGAGAGTGTGAGAACCTATTTGGAAAATAAAGGGGATGAAGTTAGACTATTCTTTTTACCTACCGATGATAAGGAAGAAATTAAGTGTATTAACCCTGTCCACATTAAAGATGAGAGTGAGTTTGATAGACTTAATGATTTAATTGAGGATATATCAAATAAATTTCAAGTGGGAGTAGAATAATTAAGGACGGGTGGATGATCTATAAGTTTTATTAATTGTCCACCCAGTTTTTTCTACAATTCTTTTATAAGTTTTAGTCCTATTTTTTTTATTTACTGATCCCGTAAATAAAATGTTATCCACATTATTCGTTTCACAAAATTCAATAAGGACATTGTATAGTCTTTTAGTATCATAAGAATTTTTACAGATAATTATATCAAAATCATAATTCTGATATATTAATAATTTATTGTTAATGTAATTAACTTGTTTAATTTTATCTTCTTTAGTTCTATTAAGTAAAAAAAGTTTTAATATTTTTTTAGTGTCCATCCTTTCTTTATAACCAAACACACTAAATTTCTCCTCATAAAAATATTCTGATTTATGTATTAAGTTCCATTTATCACTATTTAATGTTACAGGTATAGTTCTACCTAAGTCATCCCTATCAAAGTAATCCACATCATTCCATTCCTTTTCTTTCAATAAAAGAATTTCAAAACTCACTGGTTTAATTTTCTTATATGTATTGTTTTTTTTAGGTAATAAAACTATATTTTCATCTTTTGAGGAAAAGTATTTTTCCTTTGCAGTATTCTCATTTCTCCCCTCATAAAGTATTTTTCTTTTCTTACCATTCTGGGTAATAATAATTCTATACACCATACCTTTATTTTTTAATTAAAAATACTTATAATTTATAAAAAATAAATATAAAGAATGAGTAAAGATTATTATAATATTTTAGGTGTGGGTAAAAATGCCGATGAAACTGAAATAAAAAAGGCGTATAGGAAACTATCTAAAGAACATCATCCAGATCTAAATCCAGATAATAAAGAGTCAGAAGAAAAATTTAAATCTATTGCGGAAGCGTATTCGGTATTGTCCGATAAAGAAAAAAAATTAAATTATGATAGGTTTGGTACTGCAGATGGTAGGACTAATCCATTTGCTGGTGATAATATGGAAGACATATTATCCTCTTTTTACGGTAGTATTAAGAATAGGAGATCCAAAGGCGGGGACATAAGGATAAATCTTAAACTCACTTTAGAAGAAATATATAATGGGTCGAATAAAAAAATTATATATAAAAAATTTGTAAAATGTACACCTTGTGGTGGGACTGGTGGTGATAGTATTAGTTGTGACACTTGTAATGGGATTGGTATGGTTAATCAAGTTCAGAATACCCCATTTGGTAAAATGCAGAGTACTGTTCACTGTCCTAAGTGTAATGGTGAAGGGAATATAATTACAAAAAAATGTGGTACCTGTGTAGGTAATGGTGTAATTAAAGAAGATAAGACATTTGAATTTGATACACCTAAAGGAATTATGGATGGTGAAACATTGAGAGTTTATAATATGGGTAACGCAATTAGGAATGGTTTAGAAGGTGACTTATTAATTAATGTAGTACAAATTCTACATGAAAAATTTAAAAGGGTGGGATTAGACATATACCAGAAAGTAAATCTTTCCTATAAGGATTTAGTATTAGGTAATGATTCTATTGAGGTAGATACTATGGATAAAAAAATAAGATTTAAAATATCTTCAGGTACTAAAGTAGGTACAATGTTAAGAGTTCCTAATAAAGGGTTTGTAAGGGATAATATGACAGGGGATATGTTATTAGAAATATGGGTTGACATACCTTCAAATATAGATAAAGAAGAAAAAGAAAAAATAAAATCATTAAAAATTTGATATTATGAAAATAAATGATTAATATTGTCCATTAATAATTAAAAAATAAAAAAATATGTCAAAATTTGAAGAAGTTTTTGAAGACACTTTGGAATTGTTTCAAAAACACATTAATGAAAGTTCCATTCCTAAATTTATTAAAATTAAAATCTTATCTAATAACAAAATAAAGAAAGATTTTGGTTTGGTAAATAAATCACAAGATATTGTAAAATATATGACTGATTATGATATCATAATTCAAGTTAACGAACCAATATTTGATCAGTTGGAGGACACCCAAAAAGAATATGTCGTAAATGATCTTTTAGCTAAGATTGTATATGATATGGATAAAGATAAAATTACAATTATCAATCCTGATGTAAGTACATTTAGTGGGGTATTAAGAAAATACGGTATAGATACGTACCAGTCAATAAAAGAAAGTATCTCAGTACTTTTAGAACAAAAACAAATTGAAGAAGATGCAGTCAAATAATGAAAATACGATAAATAAACTCGCTACAGATCCCACTTTATCGATACAAGAAAAGAATTGGGAGTTGATGAGTGTGTTAGGAATGAAATGGTCAGAAACCATTGAACTCAGTAGTGAAGATAGAGAATTCCTACTTCAAAAAGTTGAGAGAATAAAAATGCATATCGAAAAAAGTAGAAGAGACTAATGATAAGTTATATTGGAGGTAAGGCGAGAATATCTAAATGGATCGTTCCATTTATTTCAGAAGACATAGAAACATATGTTGAACCATTTAGTGGTATGTTTTGGGTATTCTTTAAGATGGATTTGAAAAAGTACCCAAATCTTAAAACAGTTGTCTATAATGATTTTAATGGGTTAAATGCGAATCTATTAAATTGTTGTAAAGACTATGATAGGTTATGGGATGAACTTTCAAACTATCCTTGCCAACAATTAGGTATATCAGAAACACCTCAAATTTATTCAGAAATGTTTGCGGAATACCAAAAGGAATTATTCGGTTCCTTTGGTATTCCAATTACTGAAGAAAATAAATATGAAATTGCTGCAAAATATGTGTATGTCTTAACACAAATATTTTCTGGATCTAAACCTGAAACATCTAATTATATGGATTATAAAGGTAAATATAGATGTAAGATTTTAATTTTTATGGACAAATTAAAAGATCCAAAATATAGAGAACACTTTGATAGGATTTCATTTGTTGAAAATTTAGATTTTAATGATGTAATACAGAAGTATGATTCAGAAACAACTTATTTTTATGTGGATCCACCTTATTGGAAAACAGAAAATTATTATTCTAATCATGATTTTGATAGAAGTGATCACGAAAGGTTAGCAATTTCGTTAAAATCTATAAAGGGTAAATTCTCTTTAAGTTATTATGATTTCCCATTACTTAGGGAATGGTTCCCTAAAAACGATTATGTTTGGGAAACAAAAGAGTTTGCAAAGGCGGCAGCCGCTAAAAGTGGGGTTAAACAAAATATGGGTCAAGAAATCCTCATTATGAATTATGGTGAAAACAAATATATATTACCACCATATGGGACTCAGTTAGATTTATTTAAACATATATTTTAATTATTATGGGAAGAATACCTAAAAAAAGAAAAAATGAACAATTAAGTTTGTTTGATGAAATTACTATGGAAAAAATTATTATCGATAAACAAAATGACGTTATTGTTGACACTACTGAAGAAGTAACTAATGTTGTTAATTCTGTAGATGTTGGATTAATAACCAATCAGATATACTGTGGAGATACTGTTGAGACAATGAAAAAAATTAAAGATAAGAGTATTAATTTAATTTTAACATCTCCACCCTATTTAGCATCTATAAGAAAAGATAATCATAAATATCCAGGTGCGAAAGACCTTATAAAGGATAACCAACCTGTTAAAGAATACATTAGTTGGTTAATAGATGTTTTTAAACAATATGAAAGGATATTAACTGATGATGGTGTAATCGTATTTAATTATAGTTACACTACATTTAATCCATCGTTACCCTATCTATTAATTAACGAAGTATTTGAAAACACTTCATTAGAGATATATGATACCGCAGCTTGGAAAAAGAAATCTTGTGTACCATTAAGTGGTCAACCAAATAGGTTAACTAGAATTGTTGAGATGGTTTATATATTTGCGAAAACACCTAATTTTGCCACCAATAAAATAGTATCGTCACTTTCTAAAACAGGACAAAAATATTTTAATACCTATTATAATTTTATAGAGGCTAAAAATAATGATGGTAAAGTAGAAGGACACGAAGCAACTTTCTCAACAGAGTTCGCAAATTATTTTATTGACTTATATTCTAAACCGAATGATATTGTTTTAGATAATTTTTCAGGTACAGGAACTACACCGTATGCGTCATCTAAAATGGGAAGACAGTATATAGGGATTGATTTAGTTGAGGATTATTGTGATTACGCTAAAGAAAGACTATTGAAACTTTATAAAGAAAATAAATAATATGGGTTGGTTTAAAAATTATTTAAGAAAAAAACTTAAAAAAATAGTTGTTAACTATAAATTATTTGAAGCATCTATTTTTAAAGATAAGTTTGAATATACAGGTTATGAAGCTATATGTACTGCAATAGTTAGAAAGACTATAAATCACAAAGATACTAAATATACAATTGCCCCATTATCTAATAAGAGATATCTAGTGAATAAAACTATTGATATTTTTGTGATAATGGAAGATAGTAAAGTTGAAATAACTAATCACGTATATCATTATGTAATTACATTACCCAAAAAAGATATAGTTAAATTAGTTAACCATTTTGATAAAAAAGTGGATGAGGAAAGGATAATGTATGAAAATCAGATTAAATCTCAGATAGATAATACACTCCATAAAATTTATGATAAGATTAATAATTTACAATAAAATTTTTTTTATTAAACTATTTTACTTATATTTACCAATAATTTTAAACTATGGAAAAACTGACACAAAAATTATTAGATTATTTGAGTGGTAAACCTAACTACGAAAAATTTAGTATTTTACATAATGAAATGGGTTATGATTTTAATTTCATTAAAGAATTATATCCTAACGATCTTAAAACGTTTTCCGATTTAAAATTTGGGAAACACGGAAATGAATGGATGGAAGGTGCAGTTCAGTCGGTATTAAATTTCGACAATGGACACTATGCTTCTGTAATTGGTGGTGGTCAAGGTTTATATGGTGATGGTGTTAAAACATTTGAGGTAGGGTTTCCTCTTTCTGATGATAGTATAGAGGTTGAGGGTTGGTTATCACCTGAAGAAGTAACAAGTTTGATGATTAAAATTCAAATGAAAGAACCTTATGAAAAGAGAAAATGATTATAAAAGAAGATTAGAATTTATTGGTGAGGATGTTAAAAGATTATTTGATGTCTTATCAGAAGAGATACTTAATACACCAGTACCTAACTATGAAAATGTTGGGGTAGTTTTAAGTAATATTGAAATCGCATCTAATTTAAATGATAATGAATCTTCTAATTGGAAAACTAATTTTGAGATTCCCACACACGATCCACAAACTGGTGAGTTAAATCCTTTTTATGAGGAATTGACGGGTAAAAAGAACCCATTAAATTCTTATAGGGATAAAATGATACAAAAAGTGGAATATTATAAAAGTGATAAAGACATTGATAAGATACCAAATCAAAAGTGGCATCAGATAATATCTTTTATTAAATCTGGTGTTAGGATAGTTGGGTATTGTTTTATACCATATAACTTAATTGTTGCAACAACTTTATTAGTTGTTAGTGAATTAATTGGTATAATCGAAGAAATCGTTTAAGATGAAAGGTAAAAAAAAAGTTACTATTGTTTCTGAAGTAAAAGAAGACGGTAGATTATATTTAAATTTTGAAATGTATGAAGGTGATTCAGGACCAACAAAATTTGAGTTATTATCAATTATGGTTAGTGGATTAGTTATGACTACTAAAATTGCTTGTGAGGGTTTAGATCATAAAACGCAAGGTAAAATGATTAAAGATGTTTTTGATCTTTTGAAAAGTGATTTATTCGATTATGATTCTTTTAAAGATTTAGAAATTAAGATGGAAGAATTATAATTTTACCACCTTCTATTTTGATTTCATAATTATCTGGGGATAGATTAGTATAATAGATTTTTAAATCTTCTAATTTATTCCCTTTTTTTTGTGGGACATCTAATTGTCTAATTTTGGATTTTTTTTCTTTAGGTTTCTCCCATTTTTCTATATTAGATTTTTTAGAGTTCTTTAAGAAGTCCACCTCATCAGTAAAGATCCATTTAGAATTACCCTTACATTTTTTATAATATACGTCACCACCTATATCACGAATCTGATATTTGCAACTTTCTTTTTCTTCGTTTATTATATTTAAAAATTTTAATGACATTTTATTATAAATATTTGTTTTTATGGAAAAAAGTATATATATTTGTATATATATAATAAGTGTTAAATATGGGAGCATCTAAAAAAATATACGAAGACGAAAAATATAGAGAAAAAGATCGTTATGATGATAGAGAATGGATGGATAGAATATTATACACTAAAGATAAAATAAAGAAAAGTTCTTTGAAAACTGGGGATGGTTTTGGATTTGACAGTCAAAGGTTGAGTTTGAAATGATGCAAGCAGGGTTAGATGGAAACCCTTAAACACCTATCAAAATATAAATGCAAACGCATACAACACAGAGGATATGATGAGTATCCCAACTTCTATCACTCGCTCAGCGGTGGTTGAAGAGATTGAATTAATGGAATTAGTTTAATCGGTGGGTCACACTTACCTAGAAACAGAAAGGTGTAAAAAATAGAGTTGACGGTAAAACTCTCTAAACAATTATCGAAACAGGGTTGTTGGTAACCATGTTATAAATAAAACCAAATATTTTGTTCATTAAGAAAAATGAACTAAGCTTGTGAATGAATTTTTAATGGCAATTTGATTGGACGAGGGTTCGACTCCCTCCATCTCCACATTAGGTTTCTTTGTTCCTTAAAAACGAAGTGGTGGAAGTTGATAGTGATCCTATCGGCCCTTTAAAGTCCCGTTAATTCGGGACTTTTTTATTTTTAACAAATATTTATATAAAAAAATTTGGCAGATTCGGATTTTTTTATTAATTTTACTTTATAGATAAAAAGATTATGAACTCAAAACTTCCATTTGTTGTAAATTATACGAAAGAAATGTCAGATAAGTTTAACAAAGAACTTATGGAATCTAATGAATGTCCTATGACTAACCCAAAGTTTTACGGTAATTGGGATTTGGTAGTTTTCGATTCGCCAGAATATAATGAGAAATTAAAGGTGAAGAGAGATCATGTTACAGAAAAAAATTAAAAGGATATTAAACGAAATTAAATTTTCACAAGAACAATCGGATGAACTTAGGGATAAGTTTGGTTGGAGATATGTTCAAACACAAAATCCTAAGACTGATAATAAGTATAAAAAATTAAGAGTGTATACTTTTCATACTCCTAAATACAAATACATTGTACATATAGAGGAGTATGAATATGATTATTTCCTTATTTCTTTTTTCCCCAAACTTAATACTGATTTTTATGTAAGACAACAAAGATTGGCAGATAAAGGACAAAAGTTTTATGATAAATATAGTTACCAAACTAAAGAGAATATCCCCTTTAAAATATTCTCATTATTAGTAGGTGAAATAAAAAATATTTTAAAGGATCACCCTTATGCGTCTTTTGGGTATTTTGGGGCACCAGATTATAAATTGGGGGAAGAAACAGATTTATTCAACACGAAGAGGGTTAGAATATATAACCAACTATTGAATGATGAATTTAACCAAACACATGTTGTCAAATCTGAATTAGAGTTTAGTGGGGGTATGGTTTTAAATAAAGAAGTGTTAAATGAGTACCCAAATTTAGAAATGTATTGTAGGGATATTTTACAATCCCATTTATAAAAAAAATAGAGTTTTATGGAAAAGGTATTAGTTTTAAATAATGACTATACCCCATTAAATGTAACCACACTTAATAGAGGGTTTAAATTAGTTTACAAGGGAAAGGCGGAGATAGTATATTCTGACGAGTCTAACCCTATCATATCGAGTTTTAAGAATTTTAATAGACCTTCAGTTATAAGATTAAATAGATTTATTTATATGCCATATAAAAAAGTTCCTTTAAGTAGATTTAATATTTTTAGGAGAGATGGACATAAATGTGTATACTGTGGAACAAATAAAAATTTAACTATCGATCATGTTCTTCCTAAGTCTAGAGGTGGGGATAATAGTTGGAAAAATTTAGTTACTTGTTGTGGAATATGCAATCTAAAAAAAGATGATAGAACACCTGAAGAAGCGGATATGGTATTTTTAAGAAAACCATTTACTCCGACATACATCCAATTCATAGAAAGAATGAATGGTATAATTAAAGAAGAATGGAAACAATTTTTAATGGTATAATATGAAAAAAATTTTTAGTTGGTATAAAGGAAGTGGACTTTTTTGGTTCAGAATATTTGGGTATGGATTATCCATTTCAAATAAATTCACATTTAGTCAAATGCAAGGTTATGTAAAATACATTTACTTTTACGGATTTATAATTAGTTTTTTAAAACCTAATAAATTTTAATATGATAGATAAAATAAGATATTGGTGGAGGTTTGAAGCAAGATACTACCATAAAGACTTTATTAAAGGTGTAAAAAACCTATGGAAATGGTTCCCTACTATTTGGAAAGATAGGGATTGGGATTCTTTTTTCATATATGAGATTCTTAGAGTTAAAATTGAGAATCAGGCGAAATATATAGGTGATAGGAATTTCCATACTGAAGCCAAACGTGATGCGGAACGTATGTTGTTAGTATCTAGACTAATAAAACTTCAGCAGGATGACACTTATGGTATGGAATATATGGATTATCATAAATCTAAATTTGAGTTTGTACCTACTGACGAGACTGAGGAATATTATACAATGGAAGATGAGTTAATATCTGAAAATTTTGACGAATACTTCAAAAAGTATCCGATACAGTATAAAAAAGTTTTAAGTGGAGTAATAAATAGATATAACCGTCCTATTGAGGAAAAGGATAAAAAATTAATTGCGATGGAAATTGCACATGAGAATCAAGAAAGATGTCATAAATTGTTATTTAATATAATTAGTAATCACATCGAAAGATGGTGGGATTAATTATTTTTTAAATTACTTTGTTTATTCAAAAATAATTTATATATTTGTTTTAAAATAAAAGACTATGCCACCAGAAGGATATTACGAAAGAATGTTTGAAGAATGGTTAAACAGAAATGGTAGAAGTAACCATAAAAGACTAACTGCAGAAGAACAAGTTAGAAAAATAGAATTATCGAGAAATATGAAATACCTATCTAATTTAATGGTGGAGTATGTTAAAAAATACCCTAATTAAATGACTAGAGTACGTTTCCCTAATGAGTCATATTATGACACTATCGATAACTTTAATTGGGATGAATTCAAACCATATAAAATGTATGATGAATGTGTTTTTGGTTGGTATCAGGATGTTTATGTTTGTGTAAATAAAGAAGATTATGAAGAATATGCGAATAGGGGAAATGACAATAAGTGAGGCGTATCCTCATTTAAAATATATTGCCGATAAGTACGATCTGAATTTGAAAAAAGTTAGAGAATTCAGAATGGTTAGACTAATATTGGCAAATCTATACAGTAATCAACATTAGTAATTATGATAAAAAAAATTAAATTATATATCATATCTTGGTGGAAACGTCATATTGTGGATGAATATCCTACTGAATTAGTAGATGAAGAATTTTCTGAAAAATACCGTTAAATATATAAAAGTATGGAAAAAGAATTTGTACCTTATGATAGAGCATTAAGATTAAAAGCAATTAGATTTGATGAACCTTGTTTTGGTTTTTATCAAAAAGAATCTGCCGAAATCAGACCTATTATGGTTGATGATAATGAACAATATTTGTTAACAGGATATAGAACTTGTAAAAATTCAGAGATACCTGAACACTATATTTCAGCACCAACATTCTCACAAGTATTTAGATGGTTTAGAGAGAAGCATAATTTATATCCTTCAATCAACATTTATAATGATAAGTGGTTGTGTGTAATCAAATCTACTATTAGTAATGAAACTGAAATTAGTGGTTATATAGTTGCTACTATAAACAATGGTCATCCAACATTTGATACTTATCCTGAAGCAGAACTTGCTTGTCTTGAAAAACTAATTGAAATTGTAGAAAATAAATAAGTTATGGAAAAAGAATTTGTACCTTATGAGTTAGCTTTAAGAATGAAGCAACTTAGATATGATGGATCATGTTTTGCTATATGGTCAGGATTTGATGAACAAAATTTTAGCATAACAGATACGGTAAGATTGTATTCTTCAGGATTTAGAATTAATGGTACACAAAGTAGCAAGTTTTATGTCAACGATTTTAATTCACTTAGAGTTGCAGCACCAACATACTCACAAGCATTTAGATGGTTTAGAGAGAAGTACCTGATATTTCCCGAAGTGTTAACCGATTGTACCACAGAACCTAAATTTGTTTTTACCTATAACACATTTTATGGAAACCCAAAAGATCTAACTGAACAAGAGTGGGGTTGGGAAAATAATATAGGTCAATATTCTGACATATATAGAACATACGAAGACGCAGAACTTGCTTGTCTAACAAAACTAATTGAACTTGTAAAAGAAAAGTTATGAAACAAGAAACACTTGAAGAACTTGCAAAAGATTTTTACTCAGATGAAAATCAATTGATGGAAAGAATTGCATTCAAACGTGGTTATACAGAATGTAAAGAAAATAGTTATAGTGAGGAAGAAGTATATGATATTTTATTTAAACATACAGAATATTTCTTAGGTGGTGGAGAAAGAATGTCGTTAACACAGTGGTTTGAACAATTTAAAAAGAAATAACTATGCCTTACATATATATGAAAAGTAAACGAGGTAAAATAACATCATTTTTTACAAAAGATAAATCTATAAAAATAGGTAATGTTTTTACACAAAATATTTTTGAAAATTTTGAAGGTGGAGAAGTAATACGTGTTAAACTCACAAAAAAAGAAATGATATGACAGAAGAAGAATGTATTGTTGGTGATGTTGTAACTTTTACATCTAAAAGATTTTACAGTCATAATGATAAAACTAAAATTTGGTTTGTAATTGAAAAAACAAATGATTGTTTAATTTTAGAAGCGGATGATAGTCATTTAATTAAACTTTCACCACCTAGAGGAAAACACAGAGTCACAATACCTTCTAAATATTTAGTTGATTGTGAAATTATTAAAAAATCAGAATAAGATTAGTTATGTTTGAGATTATTGGAATAACAGTTGTTTTTTTATTTATTTTCTTTCTATTATTCATCCAGTATATATTGGTTTGTGAAGGGGTAATGAAGGATAGTTTAAAATGGTATGGTAAAGTTATCAGTTGGATCCCTTTATTACCATATGTTGTATTTTTTGTAGTAACTTTAAATTTTTTAATTATGATTTTAGTAAATAAATTTATTAAATGGTTTGAACTAAATTTAGGATGGTTCTTTGTAAATGGAAGGAAACAGTCAGATTGGGGAGAATATTTAAGAAAAAAATATGGTAAGGAATAACCTAAAATATGTTAAAATATTTAACAATAGTGTTATAATATTTTGACATTTAATATATTTATGTTAAATTTGTAACATAAAAGAAGTTAGAGATACTTATAATCTCCGATGGGTGAAAAGCCTTAATAACAATTAAATTAAATTTTTTAAAATGAAAAAAATTTTTTTAGTATTAACCGTAATGTCATTGTTAGTGTCTTGCGGAGGTAACTCAACAGAAGCATCTGAAAACGCAAGTACAGAAGCAACTTCAGAAGCAACTTCTAATGTAACTACTAGTGATAGTACTTCAGTAGAAGCAACTTCAAACGAAGTTAAGTAGTAATAAACTTTGTTGGTTATTAAAAATAAACCCCCTTATTAGTGTAAGGGGGTTTTATATTTTTACGGTGTTAGTTATTAAGAAAATAACCTTAACAAAATACGTACCATATTACCAATAAAAAAAAATTTTAAAATATATTTGACTTTTAAATGAAACTTTCCTATATTTGTATATATTTAATTATAACAGTAAAAATGAAAACAAATAATATACATATTAATTTTAGTCAATGGTGTCAACCGTATAGCGGCGGATTGGGGTATATTATGGATAAATTTTAAGTAGATATTAAATAAAACCAAAGTGGAACCCCAATTCAGAAATGAGTTGGGGTTTTTTAATTTATTACGGTATGTGGCCAAGTTGGTTTAAGGCATCTCGCTGATATCGAGAAGATTCGTAGGTTCGATCCCTACCATACCGACAGAACAAAAGTTCTTTGACATATTGTTATGAAAGTAAATGACGGGTTCGCGTAGTAGGCCGAACGCATCGGACTGTTAATCCGACGAGAATTTCTCCACCGTGGGTTCGAATCCCACCCCGTCAGCAATTTTTTACCTATTGATTTTTTAAAATTAAATTATTAGTATTATACCATATTTATTAATTAAAAATGTTAATCTTATGGAAAGGTATTCGAAAAAAATTTTAGAATTAAGAAAAGAAGGTAAAACGTATAAAGAGATAACTAAGATTTTAGGGTGTGCAATGTCTACAGTTTCTTATCATTGTAAAATGAATGGTTTAGGTGATAATAATCAAAAAACTACTAAAGAGGACATTGAATTATATCAAAAATTATATGATGAACTAGGTTCAATAAAAAAAGTATCTAAAATAACTAAACGTTCTTTTGATACTTTAAAAAAATATATTAAAACTAAAGATAGAATTAAAACAATGACATCTTCTGAATCTGTTATTTTATGGAGAAAGAGAGTGAAAATTAGATTAGTAGAATATAAAGGTGGTAAGTGTCAAATTTGTGGATATAACAAATGTTTTAATGCGTTAGAATTCCACCATTTAAATCCTAATAGTAAAGATTTTACAATATCAGGTAAAAGTTTATCCTTCGAAAAATTAAAATATGAAGTAGATAAATGTATTTTAGTGTGTTCTAATTGTCATTCAGAAATACATGCGGGTTTAATAAATGTTTAGTGATTAAATTAATAATGGGGGTACGCCAAAGTTGGAGAGTTGGGGCAGACTGTAAATCTGTTGTCTATGACTGAGTAGGTTCGAATCCTACTACCCTCACAAATGTTAAAAGGAAGATTTCAGCAAAATAAAAAAATCAAGATCGGAAATTTGAAAACAAAAAGTCTTCCTGAACATTTATACACATCTCTGGTGTAATGGTTTAGCATAAACGACTCCAAATCGTTTGATCAGGGTTCGAATCCTTGGAGATGTGCAAATGGTGATGTAGCTCAGTTGGTAGAGCACTAGATTGAAGATCTAGGTTGTCGGTGGTTCGATTCCACCCATCACCACTTTTAACTGGGTATTGGCTAATTGGTAAGCCGCCACATTTGGGATGTGGACATAATGTGAGTTCGAGTCTCGCTACCCAGACTAATTATTAACTTCCCAAAAGTAGTAAAAAATTCGATATTTGGGTAGTGAATAATTTTAAATTGTCTCCTCGTCTAAAGGCAGGACAAGTGGTTTTGGACCACTGAATCGAGGTTCGAATCCTTGGGAGACAACTGTGTATGTAGCTCAGTTGGTTAGAGTGTTTGATTGTGAATCAAAAGGTCACGGGTTCAATTCCCGTCATACACCCAAATGGAAAGATGTCAGAGTTGGTTTATTGAGGCACCCTGCTAAGGTGTTGTACTCGTAAGGGTACCATAGGTTCGAATCCTATTCTTTCCGCAAAAATGGGGATGTGATGTAACGGTGAACATGCAACTCTTATACAGTTGTCTCGGTGGTTCGACTCCACCCATCCCTACCAATACACTCTTAGTTCAACGGATCAGAACATATGGCTACGGACTATAAGATGGGAGTTCGAATCTCTCAGAGTGTACAATAAACTTATTTTTGCTACAATAAACAGATATAGTTTATCGAGCAAATTATAGTTTAGTGAACTAATGGTCAGATGCCTGAGTGGTTTAAAGGGGTGGACTGCAAATCCATTATTCGGGGGTTCGAATCCCTCTCTGACCTCTTAAATAAAATAAATTTTAAAAAAAATTAAAAATTATTTGACTTTTTGAAGAAACTTTCGTAACTTTATGTATATTTAATTAAAAAGGTAAAAATTTCAATGAAAAATACAATGACATACAGATTAGAGGTCGTTAAGACGAAAATGGAGGGAGCGGATTCGCTGCAACCAGATCTTAGGGTATATTGTAATAGATAACATTTAAAAATTTAAATACTATATAATGGAAACCCTAAGTGAGAACTTAGGGTTTTTTGTTTTTAGTTCTTTGACGTATTGGTAAAAATTGGAAGAGTGACAGAGTTGGTTTATTGTACTAGTCTTGAAAACTAGCGTACTGAAAGGTACCGTAGGTTCGAATCCTACCTCTTCCTCAAATGATAATAAAAGGATTGTTTCAGCAACAATTACATTAGCCTTTTAAGCTCGGTGTCGCAGGTTCGAATCCTGTCCGTTGTCCTTCGGGGCGGCGGTAGCTCAGTTGGTAGAGCACGTATATAATCTAATCCTGATTATCATTTAAATGGTCTATTGGTGAAATGGCTTATCATCCTACCCTGTCACGGTAGAGTAGACGGATCGTAACCGTCATGGACCGCCACAGTCTCTTAGCTCAGTTGGTAGAGCACTTGTTTTACATGCAAGTTGTCGTAGGTTCGAACCCTACAGAGACTACTAAATATCGCCCGTTGGACAAGCGGTTTAAGTCGTTTCCCTTTCACGGAAAAGATCATGGGTTCAAATCCCATACGGGTGACAATTAGGTTTTGTAGTTTAGTCGGTAAAACTCTTGATTTGTAATCAAGTGTCCTCAGTTCGAATCTGAGCGAAACCTCAACAATCCCTCGTAGCTCAGTTGGTTTAGAGCATTACACTTTTAATGTACGGGCCACAGGTTCGAATCCTGTCGGGGGAACTCAATTATACCGAATTCGGTGTAATTAAAAATTGCGGGATATGTAGAAATTGGTTATCTCGTCGGTCTCATAAGCCGAAGTTCTGGGTTCGAGTCCCAGTCCCGCAACCATTTGGGTCATTGGTGAAGCTGGCTATCACACCTGATTTGCACTCAGGAGTCCTCGGTTCGAAGCCGAGATGTATCCACAAATAATAAAAAGTAAAATAAATAAGTATGAGAGAGGTAATGACGGGTTCTGGTAGATCATCGAAAGATAATTTTAATATTATCGAGTCTAGAAAAAATTCTATTAATTTAATAAGATTAATAAAATTTATTAAATTAAAAAAAAAGATTAAGAGAAAATAATCTTAATGCAGGTATCGTATAGTGGCTTATTATGTCTGACTTCCAATCAGAGGACGAGAGTTCGATTCTCTCTACCTGCTCAAAATGCCAAAGTGACGGGAATCGGTATACCTCTTTGTCTTAGAAACAAAGGTTTGTGAGTTCGAATCTCACCTTTGGTACTATTTTTAAAAAAATTTGTTTATATAGAAATTAATATCTATATTTGTTGTTATAAAACGTTTATTATGATAGGAAAATTATTTAGAAAGAAAGAAATAGTAAAGCAAGAATCAAAAAAATATTCATTTACATACTATGAACTAGAGAAAATTGTAAATGATGCGTATATTCAAGGTGCAATTGATTTTAATGATAGAAATATGGGTAATGCTTTTGGAAAATTATGGAGTAAAATAAAAAACAACTATAATGTTTTATAACGGTCGGGTATATGTGAAGTACCTTACCACAGAACTTTAAAATTTAGTAGAAACTTTATGAGGTATTTCACATATACCTTGTTATATTTAGTTAAAAATTATGATTAAATTTATAAAAAAATTATATAAAAAGTGGGATGATTGGGAAAATGAGGAAGTAACAATCAATCTTGGTTATGACTACATAACAACAAATAATTACACAATACAACTTTTTATAGTAATTTTTCTACTTATGTTAGTAATTTTTAATTGAATATAACGTCCGATGATAAACAATCGTTTTAATGTTGTTTATCATTTGTTATACACAGTATTTTGTGGGAGGGTTGATAAATTAAAAATAAATTAGTATATTTGTAAAAAAAATATAAATTATGGAAAAAGAAGAATTAAAGAATGGTGTTTACTTAATAAAAGGTAATGATAAAGATTATTCATTAACAGAAGAACGTGAAAGTAAAATAAATTCGCTTGAAATTAGTGGTGAACATAAAGAGTTTTTCAAAAACATCTTCAAAGAAGAACCAACACCAAAACCATCTGATTTATTAGTTGAACTTGTTGGTCAAAATCCATTTTTAAAAATAAAATCTGTAAAGAATGTTGACACTGGTGAAGATATAACAGAAAGATTTGTTAGTAAAGATGTAGATGATGTTAATTGTTTATGGACATTAACTAAAAATTTAGAATGGGTTGAAAAATTATGAGAACGGAAACCGAAATTAGAGAAAAATACGATGAAATGTTAAGACATCTTGAATTATTAATGGATAAGGTTAGAAATCCAAATAAATACGATGATGTAACTATTGAAAATATACAAGAACACATTAATGGTGAAAATGAACAACACTCAATGAATGCGTTAATGAAATGGGTTTTGGGTGGGTAAAAAAATATTGTGTATAACGGATGCGTGTATATTTCAGGTTTGCTTTGATTAAATTTGAATTATGCACAAATGCTGATGCAAACTTGAATATACACGTTGTTATAACCAGTACGGTGATTTTAAGATAAAACTTGACTAATTGGGAAATAATTAGTATATTTGTAAAAAAAAATAGATTATGGAATCTAAAATGGAGATTATTATTACTGATAAAGAAGGTCATAGACAAGTATCTTCTTTTTCAGAAAACAAAATTAAACATATAACCGAAACCAATCAATGGGAAGATGTTATTAAAGAAATACTAAAACAATGGAAAACAAATACAAAGAATTTATTGTAAGTAGATTATATGGGTTAATGGAAGGTTCCCCACAATCACTGGAAACTATGATAAAAGATGATTTTAAAGTCATATTCAAACACGAACCAGATTCAGTTAACGTAACATCAACCAATAGGATCATTGAAGATGAATATATGAAAGGTGCGTGGATTGGTACTATGACAGTTACTTTAATTATTAACAATGAGGTATATTCATTAACCAGAGATTTTGGTGAAGAGTATGATAATGATAAGAAACATCCAAATTTTAAAACTGATGATTGGTTTTATGAGGGTGAAGATTGTTTTTCTTGGAGGAAATGTCAAGAAATTTTAAAAAGTTTTAACTCAGATACTAACATCTAAGAACAAAAGTAGTATTGGTTATAACCAGTACGGTGATTTTAAGATAAAACTTGATTAAATGAAAAATAATTAGTATATTTGTAAAAAAAAAAGAAAAATTATGGAAACATCTTGGAAAATTAAATTAACTGGTGAGATAACATCACAGTTATTACTAACTAAATCAAATCAAATTTCGGCACAAATCAGTAAAGCGTGTTTAATGAATGGACAAAATATTATAAAAATACCAACTAGTTTATTAGACATTGTTGATACAAGTATTTTTGATGATAAATATGATGTTATTTTTGAAAATGAGATTGATAGAATCTTTATTTATCGTAATGATATTTTTGAATTAAAACATTTTATTCAAAGAAAAGAAGGTGAAATTATTGGTGCTGGTGTTAAATTCAGTGATAAATTGTTTGATGGTGAGGAATTTATAAATAATGAAAGAATGTGTGGTGAAATAATACTTAATTAATTATGAAACATTTTGATGATTTAAAATTTATTGATTATGTGATTAAATTCACCAATCAAACTGATAGAACAAATGAGTTAATGTTAGTTTGTTTAAATATTATGAAAGATGAACCAACATTAACAATACGTGAAGTAATTGAAAAATCACTATTTGGTTTAGATATAGAATTGGATAATTCATTACTTGAAAAAACTTAATTTGGAACACTTTCGTAGTATTGGTTATAACGTCCGATGATAAACAATCGTTTTAATGTTGTTTATCATTTGTTATATTTTTAGTTATTAATTTGTTTTATCCTATGAATGATAGATATAAAAAAATAGATGAGAAATCAAAAATAATTACCGATGGATTGGGTTGTGGTATTGATGAGGGTATTAGAGAATTAATTGTTTTATTGAATTATAACAACATTGGGACAACACAATCTTGTTGGGGACATAAAAATTGGGGTGAAAACTTTCCTTGGTTTGATATTGATATTGGGTATTATAAGAATATTGAAAATATTATTTTTGATTTTGAAATTGAAACTGAAAAATTTGAAGACACAATACGATTTTATCCAAAGTGTAAAACATTGATAAAAGGTAGAAAAGAGTTCAACAAGTTAAAAGACAAACTAAAACAACTTATTGATGAATGTCCAGTTGGTAAATTCAAATAAATTTGTTTTATTGGAAAATAATTATTAGTTTTGTATTAACTAAAATTTTAATATGGGAATGAGTCAAATTTTAATGATAATACTTTTGGGGACAAACTTATTATTCGGTGCACACTTGCACGGTAAACCAAAAACTGGTGATCATGATTTTTTTGTGACATTTATCAGTGTTTTAATTTATACTTCTATTTTATACTTTGGTGGTTTTTTTGGTTAAACATTATGAATAAAAGAACTATAAAAGACGTAGAAAGAGAACTCTATATTATGGAGTTCAATGTCAAAAGATGTCAATATAATGATCATCTTTATGATATGGAAAAATGGGAATACGAAGTTGATGTATTGAAGGAAGAGTTAGAAAAAATTAAAAGGTATGAAAACAAAACTAAATAAATTAGATAATGGTTGGATGCTATTAGTAAACAACATTATGTATGCTACAGATGAGAACGCACCTTATGCTAGGTTATCTGTTAAAAACTGTGAATCAATTGAGCGTGGTTATGATTTGGATGAGTTGGCTGAAGAATGGATTGACGTGAATAGTCATAAATGGTCAAACAATAATAATGAGGTTGGAGATAACTACGGATCATTCAAACAAGGATTCCAAAAATCAATCGAATTGAATAAAAATAAATTATTCACTTTAGAAGATATGATGAATTGTTGGAACAAGGCATTAAAGTTTCAAGATCATAAGGAAACATTGGGTGAATATATTACATCACTACAACAAACTGAATGGGATGTTGAGATAGTTGAAGAATGTTTAGATCCTACTTGTGATGGTGTAAACAGAAAAGGTGAGTGTATAACTACAGGTAATCCAAAACTTGATTCAGATGGTTGTTTAATACTTAGAAAGATTTGATATGAAAAACATACATTTAGTACCAACAGATAAACCAAGTAGGTTATTTAAAGTGAGTGGTGAATTAAAACTTACTAGGAACTTTGATTTTTATAATGGTTCAGAATATCAAAACATCTATATCACTTCTGATGAAGAAATTAAAGAAGATGATTGGGTTGTTAAGATTAGTTCTCTTTATAAGGGGGGTGGTAACGTACAAAAGTATTCATTTATTGATACTCAATTTGAAGATATTACTTTTAAAAAAATCATCCTAACAACCGACCAAGACTTAATCAAAGATGGTGTACAAGTTATTGATGATACTTTTTTACAATGGTTTGTTAAGAATCCGAGTTGTGAGCACGTTTCTGTTCAGAAAAGATATTCTGATTTTACGGTTGAACCTTTTGTGGGATACAAAATCATCATTCCACAAGAAGAACCTAAACAAGAATGCGAACATATAAAAGAGTATGGTTGTATTAAGGATATTTGCACTTGTAATACTGGACCTAAACAAGAAACACTTGAAGAAGCAGCTAAGAAAAGATATATTGAAGGAGTTTATGTTATAAATGGTATTGATATATGTGATGCATCAAAAGAGTGTTTTATTGAAGGTGCTAAATGGCAAGCTGAAAGAATGTATAGTGAGGAAGAAGTTGAAAAAATGGTAAGAGCTGCATATACATTTGGTGAAAAAGAATTCAAATACTTTGGAGCATTTAAAGAATGGTTTGAACAATTTAAAAAGAAGTAGGTATGAAAAAAAAGATAACATTTATTAGTGATACACACACCAAACATTTACAGATAAAAGATTTTCTTCCTGGTGGTGATTTACTTATTTGTGGTGGTGACATCACTAGTAGGGGATATATAACAGAGATTGAAAACTTTATGAAGTGGTTTGATGAAATAGATAATTATGATACCAAAGTATTTATTGCGGGTAATCATGATTTTGGGTTTCAAGATGATAACGAAAAAATAAGAGGTTTATTAACAGGATATAAAACTATTGAGTACCTTCAAGACGAAAGATTGGATCTGTATGATGAAGAAGATCAACAATTAGTTATTTATGGATCACCTTGGCAACCAGAGTTCCATAATTGGGCATTTAATCTACCTAGAGGTGAAAAGATAAAAGAAAAATGGGATATGATTCCTAAAGATACTGATATACTTATCACACATGGTCCACCATACGGTAAATTAGATTATGTTTATTATGATAATGTAAATGTTGGTTGTGAAGAACTATTAAAAGTTGTGGAGGATATGAAACCTAAAATACATATATTTGGACATATTCACGAAGGTTATGGTTATGTATTCGATGGTAATACTCACTATATAAATGCGGCAGTTCTTAATGGTAGATATGAATTCAGAAATAAACCCGTTAATGTAGAATGGGATATGTTTACTAATGAAATAGTATTTCTATGAGATCAATAAATCAGATATTCAAAGGTAATGAACATTTAATGGATTTAGAACCAGTTGATAGTTTGATCGATTATTGTAGGGAATTGGAGGATGAGGTTGTTGAAAATAAACAAAAAAGTGATCAAACTATTATATTAAAACAACTTATTTCTGAAATTAATAAAAGTTGTTTTGAATTATTAGAGGATGATAAAAAGTCTGAAAGATGGTCGAATGATTTCGAAAAAATTGATTTTAAAGAATCTATAGTTAATTTGAGGGAATACATAATAAAATATTGTTTGGATAATAAAATAAATTTATAAATAAAAAATATGGAAAAGTATAGAATATATTTAGATGACGTTAGGACACCGTTAAGTCCTAATAATGAATGGGTTGATGGTATTGAGGAATGGACAGTTGTTCGTTCTTATGATGAGTTCGTCCAAAAAGTAAATACGGTAGGATTGGATAACATTGATCTAATTTCATTAGATCACGATTTGGGTGATTCTGCAATGCAGGAATGGCATTATGGTGTAGTTAAGAATTATACAATCAACTATGATAACATTACAGAAAAGACTGGATACGATTGTGCCAAATGGTTAGTTAATCAATGGCTGGATGGTAAGACAGTTGTTAGAGTAGTAACTCATTCCGCTAACGCAGTTGGTAGTGCAAATATTATGGGTTATATAAATAATTACTTACACTTACATAGACTACCACAAGATTGTGTAAGAGTACAAATAGAACACACAGTTTAATATGAAAGTAATATTTTTAGATCACGATGGTGTGATATGTTTGGCAAACAACTGGGGAGGTAGGTTTAAGAAAAAAGGATACGATAGTAATCCCGAAACCCCTTTAGATGTAAGAATGGATAATTTTGACGATAAGGCAATTAAAGTACTCAAAAAAATTATTGAGGAAACAGGATGTGAATTAGTTATCTCTTCAGACTGGAAAAGATGGGGTACATTAGAACAAATGAAAGAAATGTATATAACTAGAGGTATTAAACCACCAATAGACTTAACACCGATGTTAAGTGAATGTACCGTTCATGGAAACAATTTTATGTGGTCACCACAATGGGATTTAGAACAAACTAGATCAATTGAAATAAAACAATATCTACATAATCATCCAGAAATAACTCATTGGGTTGCAGTTGATGATTTGGATATGGGTAAGAATGGTGAGAATTGGAGAGATTGGGGACTTGATAATTTTGTGTTGACACCTAAGAGTACAGAAGGTATTAAACAAAGTGGGATTAAAGAAAGAATAATAAAATTTTTAAATATATAAAATGGAAAACGATGAGTAAGGCAAAATTAGAATTTGATTTAACAGATTTCGATGATAGAATGGAATTTGAGAGGATGACTAAATCAACTGATATGGCGATGGTATTGTGGGAAATGGTTTATAATACAAAGAAAAAATTATATTATAAATTTGAGGATATGGAGGAAAAAGATGAAAAACCAACCGTATATGATGGTGTTGATTCATTCTTAGAACTTTTAATCGAAGAATTAAATGAAAAAGGTATAGTAATAGATAAATTAATTGTTTGATATGAAAATACTAAAAAAGATAATTAACTACATTAATTTTTTAGAAAAAGAAAAAATTAATTCTATGATTCATTGTGGTAGAAATTTTTATTAAGTTATGAGTGATTTTTTAACAGTTTGTAAAGAAATTTCTGAAAGGTTATCTAACCTACCATATGATAATGGGGATTCTTCTGATATAGGAAATGAGATAGGTATAGTTTTAGGGTTATATTTCTCTGAGGGTTCTTTTGGTTGGGAAAAGGATGATTTTATTTCAGGATTAAATCATGGGATTGATTTGAAAAAATGTCAAGAATTTCATCTATCCGAAATTATGAGAATGGATCAGGAAAACGGATTGTATGATAATCTAGATGAATTTGACAAAGACAAAAATAATCTTTAACTTTAAATAAAAAATATGATGACTAATGAACAAATGAACGAATTTTTAGTTTCCATTGGGGGATTAGAAAACGGTTTCTATTCAGATAGGGAACCCATTAAAGATTGTAACTTTTTTGATGTTAATAATGGTTGGTTTGAATTGATAAAGGAATTAATTGAAGATCTAATAACTTTGGGTTGGGATAAACAAACTTGTCAAGTAAAAGAAAAATTTGGTGGACTTAGATTCTACATCAATGGAGGTAGTGATGAAATATTCAAAAAAATAACTGAGGCAGAGAGAAAAAGTTATGAAATTTGTGAAGAAACAGGAAAACCAGGTGAGTTGAGAAAGGATCTTGGTTGGTACAGAACTCTTTGTGATGAAGAATATGAAAAATTTAAAAATAGATAATTAAAAAATATGAAAATTAAACTACAACTACTTGATGATGAAGATAACGTATTAATATCTTCAACCGTTAATCAAGACACAGTGGAAACTGTAAAAAAATTACATGATGTAAATCTGTTAACTGATATTTACGAATCATTAAAAGAAGAATTAAAAAATAAAAGGTAATTATGGAAAAAAAAGTAAATCACCAATCAATAATAGAAGGGGATTGTATAGAAGAATTAAAAAAATTAAAGGATGGTAGTATTGATTGTATTATCACATCACCTCCTTATTGGAAGGGATTTGCTTATGAAGCATATTTCAATTCTTATGCCCAATATATTAGATGGACTAAGAAGTGGTTAATTGAATGTAAGAGAGTTCTTAAACCAACAGGAACATTATGGTTAAATGTAATAAATGATAGTGAAGTAACTACTAGAGCATTTGAGATATTAAATATTGCAACAGAAGAATTGATGTATAAATTACACGATACGGTAATATGGTATAGATTTAATCAACAACCTTGTAATTCTAATAGACAATTAACCAATCAGGTTGAGTATGTGTTTATGTTAAGACATACATCGGCTGGTGTTGATTTAAATAAAGATGGAGCATATAATAAAAATCCTACTATCTTCAAAACAAAAAATGTGGGTAATGTTTGGGAAATACCATTTAATCAAGGTAATAAAGTATCCAAAAATGATTTTGGTAGAAAAGAAACTAAATCACAATATGGGCACGGAGGATTTCCCATAGCCCTACCTGAAACTTGTTTATTATTAACAACAAAAGAAGGTGAGGTTGTTTTAGATTGTTTTGCTGGAACGGGGACTACAGGACTAGCAGCAAAAAATAATAATAGACAATATATTTTAATTGAGAAACAAAAAGAATATGTTGATTTAATGAAAGAAAGAGGTTTATGAATAATAAAAAATAAAAAAGATGGAATATAAATTTATAAACAGATATAGAAACGAAATACTTTTTATTAGAGAAGGTGATACGTTTGAAATGAAGGGTGGTGACTATTACCGATACCTATTCAATGTGGACGAAGAAGGTAATTTTTTAAATTATCATGCGATTGATCCATCTGGTGGACCTTTTATTAGTGTTGATATGGATATGGAATATATACATGAAGACTTAAAAGGTTTAGTGATTGAGTCTATCGAAAGATCTAAAGAAGGTGAAGGTAAAATATTGTTAAAAACAAAATTAATATGAAATACGAAGAATTTTTAGGGGTACTGATGTCATATAAAAGTCTAAGTGAAGATTTTAGTGAGTTATACGGAATGGGTTTTGATTTTTTTGAAGGTAAATATCGATTGGAAACCAAAGTAGAAGGAATGTTAAATGCAACATTAAGTTCTCATTATACAGATGAAGGTATTGATTGGATTACTTGGTTTATATATGAGAATGATTGGGGTACTAAAGATTGGTCTTCGATGCCTACATTTGATAAAGAAACTGGAAAAATAATTGAGAAAGACCCTGTAAAATCATATGGTGCACACGATGAGAATGGTAACCCTATATGTTTTTCATTTGAGTCTACATATGAATATGTTAAACAATATTTAAAATATAAAAAAGATGAATAAATTAGAATTAACAGATGAACAACTTTGGTTGGTACAACAAGCGTTAGATTTCTATTCTAGAGTAGGTATAGGACAATTTAACGTTATAAAAGAACACCCTACATTTGAAATATATTTGGAGGATGTATGTAGACCTACTAAAGAACCTGAAGTCGGTGATAGAACACCACAAGGTGAAATTCTCGAAATCAAAAACGGAAAGGCATTAATAAATGGTTCAGTTGATAAGAAATTGAATCGTTGGTGTGATAAAAAAGAATGGAAGAAATTAAAGGATGTTAAATTAAGTACCGATTATTCTAGGTATCATAGAATTAGAGATAATGTAGATATGATGTTGGTACAACCTCGTAATTTATTAATAAATGATACAACGATGAATAGTAATGGTTCTTGGGGTATTCATCACCCATCTGTTGATGATAGTTGTAGAATGGCGTTTGATATTGTACAAGTTATAAGACATGAAAAGTGGAAGAATAATCCTGATAGAAATACTATGACAGTTGACTCTCATACACATTTCACTCATAGAAAGGATAACTCCTCAAACAAAATTAGATGTGAATTAAATATAGATAAGGATGAAAATAAATAATTTTATAATATTTTGTAGTGAATGGAGTAGTTGGAACGGTTTTGTTTTACATTTATTCCATTACGATGGGGATATTTTTAATAGATCTTTGGATAATTCATTATTTGGTATTAATTTTAGTAAAAATTTTCTTTACATAGATATTTTTTTTATGTCATTTAAAATATATAATAGATTAGTATGAAAAAATATGATCAACATAAAATGGTAAGAACTCAAATGCGTTATCAACAAATTGAGGCAGGATTTTTTGATGGTCGTTTTGTATCTAGGTCAGAAACACCTAAAAATTTATATAATAGAAAATCTAAACATAAAAAAATATATGATTAAAATTTTAATAATGTGTACTACATTAATGTTACTAACTACAAATGAATATAAATGTAGGGCAACTTGGTATGATACCACTAAACATAAAAAAGTATACCGAAAACACTCAACTGCGGCAGTAAGTAACGATTTAATAAGGGATCTGAATTTAAATGTCGGTAGGGTATATGGTGACAGAATAACAAAGGGTAGTCTTTTAAAAGTAACCAACACCACAAATAATAAAATAGATACCGTTGAGATAACTGATGTTAGTAACGGTGGTAATAGACACATTGATTTGAGTTTATCCTGTTTTGAAAAGATATCTAAAAAAAATATCGGAACAGTATCAGTATTAGTAAAAAAAATATAATATATGGAAGAAAATTTAAGTAAATTAAGAGATACCTTTAATGAGATGTATGTTGGTAGAGAATTTGTTTATAAAAGTAAATACGGTAGAGCCAAAGGTATAGTCAAACGTATATCTGTACAACAGTCTTTTATTTTTGATGAAGACACAGAAAAGTCATTAATATATATTGCGGATCATTCAGTTAAAGGTACTAGGACAATGGAAAAACCAGAGTCTAAAGGTGAGATAAAATATATGGCATTCCAGCCTACATTTCAGATTGAATCAACCAATGGAATTTTTTATGATTTAAAAGAATGTTATTTTTTAGAAAATAAATTAGGAGTTATGGATTAAATAACATATATTTGTAAAAAAAAGAAAATGAATTATTTTAAATTAGTATTGATGTGGTTAGGTTTTATAGTAATCATATCACTTTACGGTGAGTACATCGTAAATAGAGAAGTTAACGGGTACCTCCAACTTTTAGGGTTTGTCGGGTTGGTAGGAGTCCTTATATATTTAGTAGGCATAACCGCAAGTATTTTATTTAAAAACAAAAACAAAGAAAAATGATTGGATTTAGTATTTTTATTATTGGGTTATTAGTCGCAGTATTTACTGCGTTTACAACAAAAGATGTAATGTATATTACAGGAAAGGATCGATGGGGTGATGATAGTGACAATTTTAACTCAAAGTGGTTAGTAAAACCTATCGGAATTTTATTTTTATCGATTTTGGTTGGATTATTACAACCATTCGCAATTGAGAGAATTGATGCGGGTAACAAAGGACTTAAAGTTAATTTAACTGGTTCTGAAAGAGGTGTTGCAAAGTATCAGTACAAAACAGGATGGGTTGTTTATAACGATTGGACGGAACAAGTAAAAGAATTCCCACTGTTTCAACAACACATTGAGTACGATGCACAACAAGTTATCACAAAAGGTGGGTTTGCCGCAACAATCAAACCGTCTTTTAACTATTCACTTAGAGAAGATGCGATTGGGGATATGTTTACCAACCTTCGATTAGACATTAAAGAGATTGAGCAGGGATGGTTAAAGAACGCTATCGTATCATCTGTTAATGATGTAGCCAATCGTTGGGAAGTTGACGCAATCTTTAATAAAAGAGAAGAATTTGAATCAGCTATCATAGTGGAGTGTAATAAAAGAGTATCTAAGTGGTTTACAGTATCTCAGTTACGTACTAATATTATCCCACCTAAGTCACTACAAAAAGCTATCGAAGGTAAAACTAAAGCGGTACAAGAGGCACAGGCGGCTCAGCAACGTACTTTGGTTGCACAGGCAGAGGCGTTTGAGAAAATTGCAATTGCTAGAGGTGATTCTGCGAAATCAGTGATTGATGCACAAGCATCTGCCTTAACAATGAAACTCAAACAAAAAGAGATTACACCTTTATACGTTGAGTTTTTAAAGGCTCAGAAATGGGATGGAAAATTACCAACTACTGTAGCAGGTGGATCAGGAACATTCCTAAACATTAAGTAATAAATAATGGGGGTGAGTCGTTAACATCACTCCCTTTTTAATATAGTCAGGTGGCGGAATTGGTAGACGCTAACTAGAAGGTTGAAAGCGATTGTTATGTTACAGGTTCGAATCCTGTCCTGACTACAAAAAATAAAATAACATGGAAAAACCACATCAATTAGAAAAACCAAATTTAGATGAATTAAAAAAAATCTGTCAAGAATACCTTGATTTCGTTGATAATGATGAAGAATACTATGAAGACAATGATTACAACCATTACATTTTTGAAACGGCAATGAAATCTGTTTTTGGTGAAAATGTATTTGGTTATATTAACTCAAGACAAGATTAACAAATAGTCAGGTGGCGGAATTGGTAGACGCATGAATAAAGGTTAATAGTAAAGATAACGCGAGTAACCTCGAAAGACCCGTTAAGACTGCTCATAAGTTATCATACAGGTTCGAATCCTGTCCTGACTACAAAAAATAAAAATTATGAATGAATTAGAACAATGGTGTAATGAAAATGGTTACTATATAGGGGAATATTGGTTTCCGAATCGTTAAATAAAATAGTCAGGTAGCTCAGTGGTTAAGAGCAGGTGGTGCGGGAAATGTATTGATACCCAATCTATCGGACACAACTAATACAAGTAAAGTGTAAACACAGGTTCGAATCCTGTTCTGACTACAAAACAAATAGTTATGAAAAAGGTATTTTATACAACAGTATTAACGGTTTTATTCCTTTCTTGTAAAGGTAAAACTTATAAGTACAAAATTGAAGGTCAAGTTCCAGTCATGATCGAAAGACAAGTTGATTGGAATGAAGTAAATGTAACACAAGAACTTCGACCAGCAGTTGCATATACTGATACGATATACGGTATGAACAAGGATTCTGTCTGGTATTATAATTCAGACGGAACTAAATTAACCATATTTAAACCGTATGTTATAAGTTTATTGAAATAATATATATCGGGGTAGAACAGTGGTATATCTAGATCCTCATAATATCTAAGTCGTAGGTTAGAGTTCTACTCTAACTACAAAAAATAAAATAAATGGAAAATAATTTAGAATATTGGTTTTGTAAAATAGGTCCTATTGACAGAAGTAAAGTACCTTTTGGTGGTGATTATCCATTGAGAAGTGTTGTTGAGGATCAGTTTATTAATATGTTTGGTGAACAAGCAAAAACCTGTGGTAGTGGTTGGGGGTTAAAAGAAGAAATGAAAACACGATTAGATATTATTTCTCTTTTACCAATAACAGATCCAGAAACATTACAGAAGATTGATGACATATTATCAAAAAGGAAATAAAAAAAAAGTTTAAAAATAATTGACAATTTGGTTTTTTATATTTAACTTTGAAAAAGAAAATAAGTTCATTGACATATTGGTTATAAAGAATATTGTGTTGTTCCCTTGAGAAAGGATGGATGGGTGCGGTTCCTTTGGTTCTAAAACTCACAACACAGAGGACTTCTCACCCTCATAAGCTCGGATGGTGGAATCGGTAGACACGCCAGACTTAAAATCTTGTGGGCAATTGCCCGTTCGGGTTCAAGTCCCGATTCGAGTACAAAAGATGATACAAAGCGTAGAATGGTAAGCGTGGAGAGACGTGACGCAAAGGTACACACTAAGGAAAGGTATTCGATCTTAATTGTATTGATGTAACAACCCGACTCTCTAATGGTGTGTGAAGCTCATATACGCTAATGACAATAGTATAGAAATTATAGGAAGTGTTTATGGTTATAGCCAGATTCCTGATAAATCCATTTATCATCTTTTATTTGCACCCGTAGCTCAGCTGGATAGAGCAATTCACTTCTAATGAATAGGTCCCAGGTTCGAATCCTGGCGGGTGTACAACAGAACGGAGTAGATTCCTTATAGAATCGAAAGGAGATGTAGTATGGTTGGGTGGCGAAATGGTAGACGCTTATTGACACGCACGGCAGCCGAAACGTAAAATCGATCAATGGTTAGGCAATGCAAATGATGAAGAACACTACCTCACGGTGCGTAGGTAAATTTCAAAGTGTTTATGTAGGTTCGAGTCCTACCCCAACTACATAATGAGTAAGAGATACTCAGTAGTCTTTTATCCAAGACTCATTTAACAATGGATAGGGTTAAAAAACGCCTCCCTAAGGCAATCGATTCAGAATAACAGTAGCGAGGTTCTGCACTGCTGACGTATAGAGCTGACTTTTTCAACGGGGATGCCCATCAGGTTTTTCAAATAGAAAAAAAACCGATACGACTACTCACTTGTAATCTCAGAGTGGGGAAACTTGGTTTATTAGTGTAGTGGCTAACATACATCCCTGTCACGGATGTGCCGAGAGTTCGATTCTCTCATAGACCGCAGGGAGTGTTCTCAGTAGAGTTCAGTTTGAGAGAAGATGTATCACGCACTTAAAAAAGGGGATACAAAGTGTCAAACCGTTTATTCAGTTTAAGGGCGATAAAAACTGACGTTTTGTAGAGATAGTTTAATGTGAAAAACTTACACTCGTGATGTTAGAGGGTCTGATCACTCCTTTCACGTAAAAGTGACAATCGAACCCAAAGGTTGTCACAATTTGCTCCCATCGTCTAACGGTTAGGACATCAGGTTTTCATCCTGAAAATCGGAGTTCGATTCTCCGTGGGAGTACAAAGATAGGAGTAATTAACCAATCCTAACAAGAAGATGTATCATATATCGCAGTGAGATTTGGTACCAGTAATTTCTGATATGTTTTCTTGATTAACTACTTATGGTGTAAATTGGTTTGCACATTGGTCACTAAGGCCGAAGGGTTGTAGGTTCGAGTCCTATGGGTAGTTCAGTGTAGGTAGGAGCGTAATGAGGCACGGTGCCGAGTCCTTTTAAGGTTGTTCATTGTGGGTTCGAATCCCACCCTATCTATAATTATTGTGTTGTTCCCTTGAGAAAGGAATTAAACGTAATAAATAATGTAAATGTAGAATTAACATTACAACACAGAGGCTCTCAACCTTAAGACACATAAACTTCAGTTCCCATACAGCGGTGAGATGGGCTAAGTTATATATAATTTCTCGGAGCTGGAAGTAGAAAGCTGAAGAGTGTGTTTTTATAGTCAGGTGGCGAAATGGTAGACGCAAATATCCATACAGGGATGTGCAGTTCTGTATAACTGTACATACAGGTTCGAGTCCTGTCCTGACTACAAGCGGTTACCTGACTCCGATAGGACGGTAAAACTCATTGGGATGTCGGAAGTCCACGAATGAGGGCGTAAGCAACAGAAAACTTACAATGGCGGAGTGCCAAATACATTAGAAACGAGTCCTTGGGTGATCAATGGATGGGATGAAATCTCCGCTAATTGGTCCTTTAGCTCATTCGGTTAGAGCAACTGACTCATAATCAGTAGGTGGTTGGTTCGATTCCAACAAGGACCACATAAACAATTAAAATACTGATAGTGGTTTTCCCCACTCAACGGATGTCGACAATCCAGAGTGGATCAGGAATTCATCACCCCCTGAAAAGGACAGTGCCGAGGCCTCGTAAAACTACGATTAAGCACTTAAGATTGGAGCGAGACGGGTACTCCATCACTATCACCTTATTTATAACCAATATAAATAACCAAAAAATTTGGCAGATTGAAGTATTATATATATCTTTGATAAAATAAAACAAATGACTATGGGTGTAAAAGTTTCTAAAATGGTTATGGTAAAGTACCAAATCCTAAAAAACGGAGTTAAGAGAGGTGAACTATCTATCGAAGATATCGATAAAGTTACTAGAGAACTTTTAGATTATCTAGCTGAAATGACTGATCGTGGAATAACTGAAATTGGTGATGAAACAGTTGATCAATACAAAGAAAGAGTTTGGAATCTCATTGAGAGAGTTGGATTATTACCTGAATAGTTATGCCTCAGATATATAAAGTTGGTGGTTGTGTAAGAGATAGTATCTTAGGTGTTGAATCTAAAGATATTGACTTCACATTTGTACTCGACAACATAGATAGAACAGTAGATGAAGGTTTCGAAATAATGAAACAATGGATGGAACATAAAGAGTTTACTATATTCCTTTCTACTCCAGAGATGTTCACTATCAGAGCTAAATTTCCTAAAGGTGATGTTAACGAAGGATTAGTTGCGGACTTTGTTCTCGCAAGAAAAGAGGTCGGTTACAAAGAAGGGACTAGACAACCTATTTTAGAATTAGGGACATTAGAAGATGATCTAATTAGAAGAGATTTCACATTGAATTCGATGGCGGAAGATGAAAATGGGAATCTAATTGATTTATTTGGCGGTAAAGGTCATTTAAGTGCGAGACTACTAAAAACTCCTTTACCTGCCGAACAAACAATGATGGATGATCCACTCAGATTTCTTAGGGCATTAAGATTTTCTATCACTAAAGGATTCTTCATACACCAGTCTATTTTTAGGGCTATGGAACAACCTGAAATAATGGATAAACTTAAAGATGTTGTATCTGCAGAAAGAATCAGAGAGGAAGTTTTAAAAATGATGAAACATGATACTGTGGCGACATTAACTTTATTTGGTATGGTGGAACAAAGAATACCAGGTTTTACTAAATTAATATTCAGTAGAGGACTTTGGTTAAAACCCACATTTGAATTATAAAATCTAATCTATTGATTTTTAATAAAATTATAATTAAATTTAAAAAAAAACATTATGAAATTTAAAGATGTAACAGAAAAAGACATAGAACATGCTTATTCCATCTACACTGACAAAAACTTAAAGTGGGATGAGAGAATGTCAATTCTAATTGAGTATTTCGATAGATCGGAAAGGACTATAAGAAAATGGTGTTCGGAGAAATTTAATTTCAAAGAGAAAGTAGATAAAGAGTCGGAACAATTTGAGGCTGCCAAATTAAAAAAGTATGATAAAGATAAAAAGATATTTTTAATTACTTGGGCACAAAATAATACACCTGTCCATAACGGATTACTCACCAATATGGAGGCATACGCAAATCATTTGGGTGCTGATATACATGTTATTGCAGGTAGATACAAAAATCCAACATCTGTATGGACTAGTAATCAAGAAAATAACGAATTTTGGGATAGTAAGATAGTTAAGTACTTAGATGCTAATAGACATGACATACATAAATATGTTTCTATTCTATCAGATGTTAAAATACAACCAACCGCAGTTGATCCTATGACAGGATTACAAGGTTTGAGTGGAATTAATTCTTGTATTTTTGGTTCACCAAAGGTACATATGGAGACAATACCTGTTTTAGTTAAACAAAAACCTAAGATGATGTTAACGACAGGATCAATAACTAAAAAGAATTACACTGATTCTAAATCAGGTAAGAAAGGTGAATTTCATCATACTTTTGGTTTTGTTATTGTGGAAATTAAAGATGAAGATACATTTTTTGTCAGACAAGTAACTGCCGATGATAAGAGTGGTAATTTTTCAGACTTATATAATAGAGTAGAAAAAGGTGTCGTTAATAAAAATTCATCCGTATCTGCGATAATTTTAGGTGACCTTCACTACGGACATCACGATGAAGATGTATTAGAATCTACATTTGATTTAATGGTAGATTTAGTCCCTAAACATGTTATTCTACATGATGTATTTGATGGAGACTCTATAAGTCACCACCAGATGAAAGATCCATTTGTACAATATGGTAAAGAAATGAATGGGACTAATGATTTAGGTAAAGAAATATTCACTATGATGGATCAACTAGATAGATTTAGTGATTTTGAAAATGTGGTTATAGTTAGATCAAATCATGATGACTTTGTAGATAGATGGTTAAAAAATGAGGATTGGAAAAAACAACCTACATTTAAAAACGCACCATTGTATATGGATTTAAGTTCCAGACTTTTAAAACAATACGGTGAAAATCCTAGTGACGTTAAAGGTGTAATACCTGACATCATCAATGAGAGATACCCTAAATTTATCACATTAGGTAGAAATGATTCTTACAAAGTGAAGAATTGGGAACTAGGACAACATGGTGACGTTGGATCTAATGGTAGTAGAGGTTCTTTACAACAATTTCGTAAATTGAATACTAAAATTGTTGTTGGACATTATCACTCACCAGGACGTAAAGATGGGGCATTGGCAGTAGGTACGAGTACAAAACTAAGAGTTGGGTATAATAATGGTCCTAGTGGTTGGTTACAGACACATGTTATCATCCATAATGATGGTAGGGCACAACATATCATCTTTAGTAGAGATAAAAATAATAAAATAGATTTTACTACTTTACCACTTTAATAAAAAACATATATGAAATTAAATTTAGAAAATTTAGAAAATAGTAATATAAAATATAAGATATCTAAATTTCCTGATGGACAACAAGATATCGTTATTGGGAGTCATACTTTTCCTATAAAAGAAGTAACCATTAAGTCTAGGTTTAATTCTTTTAAAGATTTAGAATTAATATTATGTGCAACTAAGGCACTTAGAAATCTAAAAGTGGAGAAAATACATTTATACATCCCATACATATTAGGGGCGAGAAGTGATAGACAATTTGTAACTGGTGGTACATCTTATTTAAGAGATGTTATTGCACCTATTATAAATGCACAAAATTATGAATCAGTAACATGTATTGATGTTCATAGTGATGTAGCGCCTGCCTGTATTAACAACTTAATAGTTTCAGATAATTCTTGGTTCATCAAAGTTGCATTAACAGAATATAATAAAATTAGTCTAAGGAATGCAGTTGATTCATTTACTTTGGTTTCACCAGATGCGGGAGCATTGAAAAAGGTTTATAATTTGGCAGAAAAATTAGAATACGATAGAGATATTTTAATTGCGTCAAAACATAGAGACATTAAAAGTGGTAAAATTTTAAGTACTCATGTTCCATTAGATTTTATCGATTCTAAAATTAATGACTTTTTAATTGTTGATGATATTTGTGACGGTGGAAGAACCTTTATCGAAATCGCTAAGGCAATACATAAAGAAAGACCATTGGCAAATGTTTCATTAGCAATAACTCACGGTATTTTCTCAAACGGATTATATGAATTAAGTCAGCATATTAAACACATATATTGTACTAATTCAAGATCAAATTATGATGTAGAATATAATTCAGACTATACTGTTAACAAAGATTATTTAACACAAATTAATGTATTTTAATTATGAATAGAATAACAAGAATTATACTAATTGCATTAACTATATCATTAGGTTATGGTATCATTTTATATCTAATAATTGAAGATGATAAAAAATGTGATCAACACGTTGTTTTCACTGATGGAACGGAAATGGATTGTACTTCAGTAAGTAGTAGTGATAGTGGTATTACTACTATCAAATCATGCGATAAATCAATAATAGAAGTTCCTACACAAAGAATAAAAGTAATCACAGAACTAAATGATAGAGATTAGATATAATGATATTGATCCTGATAATGGAGAAATAATAAATGATCAGTTAGTCTGTATATGTCCTAATGAAATGTTATGTAATTGGGTATATTCGGCACTAATTAGAGATATGTCTTTAGATTATGATGAACCTAATAGAAAATTTTATATAAAAAAACAATAATGAAAAATGTAATTAAAGCACCTCAGTCAGTAGTTAAAAATAGTAAAAAAGGGTTTACTAAAGTATTTTTGGCGGGTACAATTGAAATGGGTAATTCAGAAGATTGGCAAACGAAAGTAACTGTAATTTTAAAAGACATACCTTATACTATTCTAAACCCACGCAGAGACGAATGGGATTCTTCTTGGGAACAAAAAATAGAAAACCCACAGTTCTATCAACAAGTTAATTGGGAATTAGACGCACTTAATAAATCGGATATTATAATCCTTTACTTATTACCTGATTCAAAATCACCGATATCTTTATTGGAATTAGGATTATATGCGTCTAGTGGGAAACTATTGGTTTGTTGTCCAGAAGGTTTTTGGAGAAAGGGTAATGTTGAAATAGTTTGTGAAAGATATAATATACCTTTATATGAAAATATTGAAAATCTTTTGACTGATAACTTTTTTATCACTAACTTTGAATAATAAATAAATAAAAATAAAAAATGAGAAACATCAATCCGTTACTTTTAACAGATGGTTACAAAACAGGACATCATCAGCAGTATCCAAAGGGTACAACATTAGTCTATTCAAATTTCACACCTAGAAGTTTGAAACACGCACCAAAACACTGTAAAGAGATAGTGTCTTTTGGTCAACAAATGGTTATGAAAATAATTCATGAATCATTCGAGAAAGATTTCTTCCACCAACCAAAAGAACATGTTTGTGGAGAAATGAAAAAAGAATTATCTATGTATCTTAACACAGATTATGATGTATCACATTTTGAAGCTCTTTGGGATTTACAATACTTACCTATTAAGGTAAAGTCAATTGAGGAGGGTTCTGTAATTGGGGAAAAGATTCCTGTGTTAACAATCTACAATACACATCCTGATTTTTATTGGGTAACTAATTATTTGGAGACGATTATCTCTAACTTACTTTGGAAACCAATGACTTCAGCAACCATTGCACATAACTACAGAAAGGTATTAACATCTTGGCAAGAAAAAACCGATACTGAAAGAGCTTGGTTTGTTGATTGGCAAGGACACGACTTCTCAATGAGAGGATTAGACTCAATCGATGCAACTATTTCATCAGGTATTGGACATCTAACATCATTCTCAGGAACAGATTCACTTCCAGCAATTTATGGGGCTCGTAAATATTACGGTGAAGAAGGTTTTGTTGGTGGTTCAGTAAATGCGACAGAACATTCAGTAATGTGTGCTGGTGGTAAAGAAGATGAAATAGAAACATTCCGTAGATTATTAGAAACATACCCAACTGGAATCCTTTCAGTAGTATCCGATACATGGGACTTGTGGAAAGTATGTACTGAACACGTAGTTACTTTGAAAGAAGAAATTATGAGTCGTGATGGTAAATTGGTTATTCGTCCTGACTCTGGTGATCCAGTTGATATTATTTGTGGAATTAAATTAGGTAATGAAAAAGGAACCGAATTAATGCCTGAACTTAAAGGTGTTATTGAATTGCTTTGGGATGTATTCGGTGGAACAATAAACGAACAAGGTTATAAAGTACTTGATCCACATATCGGAGCAATCTATGGCGACTCAATTACAATCGATAGAGCAAATGAAATTTGCGCTAGATTAGAAGCAAAAGGATTTGCATCAACAAATGTTGTTTTGGGTATCGGTTCATTCACTTACCAATACAACACACGTGATACATTTGGATTCGCAATGAAAGCAACCTATGTTGAAGTTAAACATATGGCGGAGTCAGGAAGTCCATCATTCTCAATTGAGGGTCGTGAAATATTCAAAGATCCAATCACTGACGATGGTACCAAAAAATCTGCAACTGGATTACTTAGAGTAACAACAGGTGAAGGTGGGTATAAATTAGTTGATCAACAAACTTGGTCGGGTGAAAATACTGGTGATTTAAAAGCAATCTATGAAGATGGTGTATTTTATAACCAAACAACCCTTACTCAAATTAGAGAAAGATTGACTAAGGTTTTAGAAAATGTTTAAAAAAAATAACATATATTTAGAAAAACCCACATATGTGGGTTTTTTTATATAAAAAAAAATAGTATATTTGCATTATGAATGAAATTTTAAATGAATATTTTGATAAGGGTTTATTACATAAACAAGTTCACCCTACTTTGGATCTAACTATTTGGAATTATAGTGAAAAAGTACAATACGAATCATTATGGGATAATATAACTCTGATGTGTAGGGGATTAGTAACAAATTCCGATGGTGATATTGTTGGTAGACCATTTAAAAAATTCTTTAATATGGAAGAAGGTAAACATACTACCACATCTGAATTTGACGTTTATGATAAAATGGATGGTTCATTAGGAATTCTATTTCATTATGGTGATCAATGGGTATTGGCAACTAGAGGTTCATTCACTTCTGAACAATCTATAAAGGGTTTTGATTTATTACAAAAATATGATTACGATAAGTTACATAAAGATTATACTTATTTATTTGAAATCATATACGATGATAATCGAATAGTGGTACAGTATGATTTTGAGGATTTAGTGTTATTAGGTATGATAAATACTAAAACCGAAAATGAAGTTGTCTTACATAGTGAAGATGTAGATTTAAGATTAAAAAATTTAATTCAAAATATAGGATTCAGAGTAGTTAAAAAATATGATGGCATAACTGATTTTACTACCTTAAAAAATATAATAAAAGATGATGAAGAGGGTTATGTAGTTAAATTTTCTAATGGTGACAGAATGAAGATAAAGGGTGAAGAATATCTCAGATTACATAAAATAATGACAAATGTATCAACTACAACTGTATGGGAAATTTTATCTAGTGGTGGTAAAATAGAAGATTTTCTTAAAGATGTTCCTGATGAATTTTATGGTAAGATTAAAACTTACGCCAGTAGTTTGGGGTATCATTGGTACCAATACTATAACCAACTAGGTAAAACTTATGATTATTTTAGATTTGGTAAATACGGTGATATAGAAGTAGAACCAACTAAGAAAGAATTTGCGGAACATATTAAGAATCACCATCCAATTGCAAAGGCAATTATGTTTGCGATGTGGGATGGTAAAGATTATGATAAAATTATATGGAGTGCTTTAAAACCAAAATTTAGGAAACTATGATAGATAACTTAGAATTAATAAAACCACTATTACATTTCACTGATAAAGGTGATTTTTATATGTTATATGTTTTTAAACGTAAAAAGGATCAACCTGAAGGGGAAAGAGATAATCATCAGTCAGTAAGAACAATTAAAACTTACTGTATAGAATCTATTGATCATCTTGAAAAGAGGTATGACGAGATTAAACAACTTTGTGAAATGTTTAAGGCGAGGGCATATATTCATGTTCAGAAACAAAACCATAAGGATGTTTCCCTTAATATGTTGGCGATACTGGCAGAACGTATTAGAGATGGTGTAGATAAACAACAAGGTTTATTTGACTCAGTTGTTGGTCAAATTAAAACTCACGAGAAGAGGTGGATTATAGATATCGATGATAGTCATATACCTAGTCCAGTAATGATGGCATTTATTGAATATAAATGTAATCCAATTACCAAAGTTAAATTTGACGAGGTAGGAATACCAATTGGACATGAAGTTGGTCCAAAGATTGAAGCTATTATCCCAACTAAAAATGGGTACCATTTAATCACTAAGAAGTTTGACGTGATGAAATTTAAAGAGGAATACCCAAACTTAGATATTCAAAAGAAGAACCCAACCCTATTATTTTTACCTAAAAGTTTGGAATATTAAAAAATTATAAATATATTTGTAAAATGAAATTAGTATTAGAAAAAGGGCAACGGTTATTTTTTACGAGTGATACACATTATAATCACGCAAATATTTGTTCTGCAACAACTGGTTGGGTTGGTGCAGAAAAGCTAACACGTAAGTTTAATTCACTCAATCATATGAATGACACATTAGTGAATAATATTAATGAGGTTGTTGGTGAAGATGATGTATTGATTCATTTGGGTGATTGGAGTTTTGGTGGATTTGAGAAAATAGAGGAATTTCGTAATAGAATAATCTGTAAGAATGTTCATTTAACTTATGGGAATCACGATCACCACATTCGCAAAAACAAAGAAGATATACAAGATATTTTTTCCTCAACACACGACTATTTGTTTTTAGATGTTCGTAGACCATCTATTTTGGGTAAGGGGTTGATGGACAAATACTCTTTTGTCTGTATGCACTACCCAATTGCATCGTGGGATAGTATGAATGATGGTACAATACATTTACATGGTCACGTACACCTACCAACTAATTTAAGATTGGGTGACGGTAAATCATTGGATGTGGGTGTAGATGGTAATAATTTATGTCCCTTATCTTTGGATGAAATTTTAACCATTGTTAAAAATCAACCAATTAAAAAATTATGTTTACCAAAAGATCATCACGAAAAAAGAATATAAATAAATAATAAATTATGAGTGAAAACAGTTCATCAAGTGGGATAGGATTAGGTATGATTCTATTCCTTATTTTTATGGTTCTAAAACTAACTAATCACGTTGATTGGAGTTGGTGGTGGGTAACTGCACCATTGTGGATACCAGTATTACTTTTAATCGTTATTTTGGTAGTAACTTATTTGATATATAAAAGATGAAAAACCCAAATTTAGTAACAATAATCGTAGTTGTCATATGGTTTACTTTTATCGCTATTATTGCAATATCCGTATCCTAATAAAAACTACCTAAATCAAAATAAGATGGACAAAGAAGAAATAAAAAATGATATATCTGTAAAAAGTAGATTAGATTCTACAACATTGACAGATGAGCAGCTTAAGATTATTGATTTTATAATTGATTATAGTTTTAAAGATAAAGAAGAAGTCTATACCAATGGTACTATATTAGTTCCTTTATTTAGAGTATTAGATGCTATTACACAAGGAGGAAAAGAATATCAAGAAAGTTGTTAACCTTTAAATCAGAATAAAATGGATGATAAAATTTTATATATAGTAAGAGGAGTACCTGGTTCAGGTAAATCTACATTCGCCAAAAGATTAGTGGAACACGATTTTTTAGTTTGTGAGGCGGACAAATATTTTGTCGATAAAGAGACTGGAGAATATAATTTTGATTTTAGTAAAATCAAAGACGCACATAAATTCTGTCAGGATACAGTTGAAACATATATGAAGGATTCACTGATTAACGATAACTTCTACAGAGAGATTGCAGTTTCTAATACATTTACACAAGAATGGGAAATGGAACGTTATTATGAGTTGGCAAAACAGTATGATTATAAAGTGTTCTCAATTATTGTAGAAAATAGACACGAAGGTATAAATGAACATGGTGTTCCTGAAGACAAAATTCAAATAATGAAAGATAGGTTCGAAATAAAATTATAAAATACTTTACTATTTATTTTTTTATCATTATAATTTAAAAAAAATAAAATGATGACAGTAGAAAATGGTAAGGGTGTAGTAGTCCACTACACAGGAAGATTTGAGGACGGTACAGTATTCGACACTTCTTTAGCGGAAGGTAGAGAACCTTTAAATATAGTTTTAGGACAGGGTACATTAATCAATGGATTTGAAAAAGGTTTAGTTGGTTTAAATAAGGGAGATAAAAAAACTATCGAGATTGATCCTGAAGAAGGTTATGGTGAGTATCTTGATGGGTTAGTAACAATTATCCCTAATGACAGAGCACCTGAAGGAGTTAATGTAGGTGATTTCTTACAATCTACTGGAGATAAGGGTACAATAAACGTAGTTGTTACCGAAATTAATGAGGAAGGTGTTAAAATTGATGCCAACCATCCTATGGCAGGTAAAAAATTAATTTTTGACGTAGAGGTATTAGAAGTAAAATAAATATTATTTCAGAGGGGGATTTTTAATCCCCTTTTATATTTATAATATAATAATAATTAAATAAAATTTATAGATGGAATTAGAAACTATATTACAATCAGAAAAACCTGTTTTGATTGATTTTTGGGCAGAATGGTGCGGACCTTGTAGGATGATGAATCCTATTATAGAAAGTTTTAAAAAAAATAATAGTGATATTGAAGTAGTAAAAATTAACATAGATGAGGATAGGAGTGTCGCCGCTCAATTTCAGATAAGGACTATACCTACCATAGTCTTAGTTAAAGAGGGTAAACAGATTTGGAGGAATAGTGGTGTTCTCAGTGAATCTGTCTTAAATAAAAAAATAAAAGAAATTTTATAATATCAAAACCCAACATTAGTTGGGTTTTTTGTTTTTAAAGATATTTATTATAATAACAATTTAAACGTTTTATTTTATGAGTAATAAAATTAAATTAATTATGAAAATATTTAAAGACATGCTTACAGAAAAAGGTATGTACTCTCAAAGTAGAGTATATCTGTTGTGGGCAATCATCGCATATTATATTACACTAGGTGTGTTAATGTTTAAAGGTGTTAGTAAAGAAAATACATTGGATTTAAATAAGTTCCAAATTATCATAGATGCCTTAGAATATGCAATGGTTTTATTTGCGGGTTATACTTTTGGTGGTAAATTTTTAAATGTAATCGAAACAATTGGTTCATTAAGACATAAAAATAAAGACGAGGAAAAGACTAATTAATGAGAATAGTTATTACAGAAAGTCAATTTAATAATTTACTTATAGAAACTATTATAGTTTCCAATACTAAGGTTAGTGCAGTACCTATTAATTGGGATGATCCGAAATATGGTAAATACTCTGGACAACTTAAAGTGATGTATAAAGATATGGTTTACTATTATAAATTAAAGGTAAACACTTTATTTTATGATGGTGGAGTTTTAATCAAAAATATATGGGAGACTGAAGATGGTTATGGTGTAAAAGATAGTACAGGTAAAACTTTTAATATAGACACGAATCAAATGAATGATATAATTTCACATGTCAAAAAACAATTAAATACATTCACAATTAAATCATCTAGTGTAGATTTAACTTTAACAAAAACCGTTTAAGATGAAAATTAAATTAACTGAAAAACAATATAAAAAATTATTTAAAGAGGATACTGAATCATCGTCTGTTGGAGATTTAATCACTCCAAAAGTCCTAAGAATTATGAGGGCATTAAAAAATATCTATACTAATGCCGATAAAACTATTGAAGATTTAATGTTTAATTGGGATTTGAGTGATGTTGATGCAACTACAATAGTACATAACTATGAAAAAACATTTAGAGATTTACCTGATGGGGAATATGAAACATTTTTAAATACTCCGTTGGAATTTCAAGGTACTTATGTAATAAAGGCTAACTTACCAACTGTAATTACTGCTAGATCATTTTTAGATTATGAAATTACTGTTAGGGCAGGATCACGTCAAGAGGCATTAAAAAATGTCATTTCTAAAATTAGAGATCGAAATTTTAATGATATAGAGTTAGTGGACACATACCCCAATCAGTTTCCTGATTTGGATTGGGATTTGGATGATGCAGAACTTGTGAGGGATATGGCTAGAGATACTTTATTTGATTTTTCAACTGATTGGACGCCAGATCAATATAAATCCTATATAAAATTAATAGAATGAAAGTTTTAATAACTGAAAACCAACTTAAAACTGTTTATCAAAAAATAGTGGACATCTCATTAAATAATTTAAGGGATAAGTGTGAACACGCTACAGAAGATGAGGATTGGGATTATGCTGATGAGGATGTTGATTGTGAAATATTGGATATAGTAGAAAATGTCGAAGTTGCAACTTCTTTTGATAATGAAATTGGTTTAATAATTTATATTGATTCTATTTTTGATAGTGCAGATGTAGGTAGTTTTTTCTATGATATAAAAGGGGAAATAATGGATATGACTGGAAATAAAAACATAAAAGTTAAATTGCTAAATGTTATTAACAATAAAGAAAGAAATTGGTGATGAAAATAATAATTACAGAAAGTCAATATAAAAAAATACTAATTAGGGAATTTGGTGAAACAATCAAAGATCCTAAAAGTTGGTATAAGAAAATACTTAAATGGGTTAATGGTGAACCTAAAAGACTTAGGTTTGATAGTAATGCATACGAAACAGTAGTGTATGATGATAATGATATCTATTTAGGGTACTATGATAAAGAAGGTGGGTACGGACTTGTCGTAACTGAATATGGTATCGGTATTGATGATTATACTGATGAAGAAATATTAGACGAGGAGGATGAAGGTGCACCTGCTGGTGGATCTTCTACTGTTTGGCCTCTTAAAGATGTAAATAGGGGAGTTGCGAATCCAATAGATAGCTCACCGTGGTCGGTTGAGCCTGCTAGAGGACCCGCAAATCAATTAACTTAATTAGTTACCACTATTATTTGACTGATTACTACTTTGAGTAGTACTTTGATTACTACTTTGAGTAGTAACCACTGGTTTTTTCTTTTTACAACCGCAACCCATTTGATTAAGTTTTTTTAAAATGTTATTATTATAAATATCAGTATTAATATTATTTTGTAAATAATAAATCAATAAAAATTTGGTTATTCGGAATCTATTCCATATATTTGTCTAAAAATAAGATATGAATTTAGATTTTTTAAAAGAAGTTTTGTCCCTACCATCAATATCTGGTGATGAAAGTATGGTTAGAGACTACATAATAGAGTTTGCAAAAACTAACGGTATAGAGTATTACACCGATAAAAAAGGTAATCTCTATCTTACTAAGGGTATGGTAACCTATCCGCAAGAACATTTCCCTTGTGTCGTTTCACATATGGATACAGTTCATAGATCACATATTACCTTAATTGAAAATAAAGAACGTCTAATCATTAAAGAAAATGACGATAATCTAATTGCCTTTCATCCCACTACAGAAATACAAACAGGTATTGGTGGGGATGATAAGTGTGGTGTCTTTGTTTGTTTAGAACTCTTCAACAAATTCGATAACTTAAAAGGGGCTTTCTTTGTTGAAGAAGAGATAGGTATGAAAGGTTCTAAAGAATCTGATGATGCCTTCTTTGATAATGTGGGGTACGCAATTCAGTTTGATGCACCATCTAATAATTGGATAAGTGAAGTTTGTTGGGGAGTTAATCTTTTCGATTTAGATTTTAAGGATAAAATTAAGGCGACTTTAAACGAATCTGGTTATACTAAATTTAGTAATGATCCATTTACTGACGTTAATCAATTGGCAACTAAATACGACTTCAACTGTCTTAATTTGGGTTGTGGTTATTACAAACAACATACTAATCAAGAATATGTGGTTATCAGTGAAGTATCAGATTCTCTCATTGCAGGTGAAAAATTAATTTCTCATTTGGGTAATATAAAATATATTCATAAGAAAAAAATAATTACTGAAACATATAGTAATAGTTATTCACCATTTATAGGTGATGATGACGATAATGATGATGATTTCATCAATACCATATCAGATGAAATTGTAGATATGGTAGTTGATTTAATTACAATTGGTGCGAGTAGAAGAGAAATCTCCAACGAGGTGAAAAATTATTTAGAAGATATAATGTAATATGTTTGATTTTGATAAAATAGATAGGGGTAAAATTAGATTTTATTCTTTAATAGGTGTCATATGTTTTTGCCTATTTTTAACTATAATAATAATTTACCCAATAATATTGTATATTATTTTATTTTTAGGTATAACAATACCTTCCTTTTTTTTGTATAAGAACTATAAAAACAATAAAGATGATGAATAATGTTTTAGAAAAAAAATCTTTAGTTAGTGAGATACTAATTGAATTGAGTAAGTATGACAACATCCCTAGTAGCGGATTTTTGGCTGGTGGTGCAGTGGCGAATACTATCTTAAATATGGTTTGGGGTGGTAATTACCCTATAAACGATTTAGATATATTTATTGAGGATAAGGGATATGATAGTCCATCGTCAAATGCGCCAGTTAGAACTAACTCATTGAACATTGAAGGTGATGGGTATATGGTTACTAAAATGGCGTATGATACTAACACCACATACCAAATAGTTAAAGTAGATAGAGATGGGTATCTGAATAACATTTATATTAGGAAGAATTCTTCACTGTCTTCACCCAAAACAGATTATGAATACATTTTAAATGGGTTCGATTTTAATTGTTGTCAAGTTGGTATTGATTTAACAACTAACATTCTTATATATACTGAGGACTTTAAAAGTTTTTTAGAAAATAAACAATTAGAGGTTACTGCGATATACACACCTGCACATACTGCAATAAGATTGTTTAAAAAGATGGACGAACTAAATTGTTTTTGTAATGTAGATTCGTGTATGGAGTTATTAAGTCAACCCTTAATAGTAGAGAATATTGTTAGAATGTCTAGACGTTCATTTGGAGTATATTTTGGTTCTAAGTATAAAGATATGTATATGAAATACTATTCTAAATTGAAGGAGTATTTCTCATTAATTAAATACTTTGATCATAAGAAATCTACTTGGGCTTATAGATCCAATCCTAATGATGTAGTAATTCCTGAAAGTGTTAAGTGGTTAAACCCCAAATATACTATACCAACAGAGGTATTAGGTAATTGGGCGAAATATAATGATATTATATGGTCACTTACACCTAAAAAATATAATAAAAAGAATGAACTAATATTTGGTATTTTAGAACAATTATCATTTAACCCGTTAACATTTATGGGGGCATATAATTTAACTAAAAATGATATTAACAAAAAACAAAAGTTTAAGGCAGAATTGATATTAAAAAATAGTCATTTCTCTAAGATGCTTTGTCTAACAAATAACCAATACCATAATTGTGATTTTGATTTATCACATATACAATATATTGATAAAATGGTAGATTCTGAAAGATGGTTACTATATATCATTTTTAAATTTAAAATGAATGCACAAGAATCCTATAATTTTGTAAAGAGTATTAATAAATTATTTAATTCAGATGGAGAATGGGTATCACCATTACTACAAAAATCATTATTAAGTAGGAATATTTTGATTAAACCTACATATGAAAATATGAAACAAGAATTAGATAAAGAAAAAGAAAAATATTCAGCCAATATAATTGAACCAATTGTTTTTGATGAGTTAAACCTACCATATGATATAAAAATTAAGGAGTTAACTTCTGAGTTGGATATGAGATGGGCAGGTAATAAACTTAAGAATTGTATTAATAATGATGCTCAGAATTATAAATTGAAGATTGCTAGTGGTAAGACTAAAATATTTGTGATTATCACACCTAATAATATGTCAGCTTTGGAAATAGAATTAGAAGATAATCAGTTAATGTTTAGAATGATCCAGATATTATCGTATTGTAATAAAGAAACTACTGAATACCATAAGACTATTGGTAATCTATTGGTTAATAAAATAAATAAAAAGAGGTTTACTGATGGGTACGATAAAAAAATAAAATCTTTTGGGGATATAGAACTATTGAATAGGGGATTTTTAATATCATTAAAAGATGAAAGTAGTGAAAATAATACGTCCTCAATTTTCCAGATAAATGCGGTACATAACCCTTACATCCGATTAGAAGAAGTACCTGAAGTAGAACAAGATATGATAGGAGAATACTGGGGTGTAGATGATTTACCAACAGAAGAGGTAGTTGAAAATAGAACTCCCATTATAAATATCAATAGACCATTTTAACCCTTTAAGATATTTATATCTAAATGGGTGAGAAATGAAAAATGAAGTTCAAAACGATAAAGCATTATTCTATTTAGGGAAAATAATGACAGAAGAATTAGAAGATAATTTTGATGTTATCTATGATAGTTATAAAATTAAGGCACAAAAAAAGGGGTTAGGTGGTGATATAAAGTTTGTTGAATCTTTAGATATGATATATATTTATGTAAAAATAATTTAAGAAATATTTTTATCAAATAAATATAATGCAGACCCACTTGTGGTGTTACTACCTATAATCTTTAATTCATCAATTAGGGACTTAAATTTAGATTCTTCTTCTCTTTGTTCTTCTATAAACCATTGGATGAAGTTTTCAGTTGTGAAATCCCCTAATTCTCTACAAGTTATGATAATTTTATGAAATGAATTAGTGATTTCTCTTTCGTTAAAAAGACTATCCTCAAATATCTTTAAGATGTTATCGAAATCTAATTCACTATCATCTAAAAACGTATTTGACGGAATAATTGGTTTTTGATCTCGTTCTAAAATGTAATCACATATCTTTAACATATGTTCTCTTTCTTCATTAGACTGTTCTCTAAAAAATTTAGATATACCTTTAAAACCTTTTGACTCACATAAAACCGATAGGTTTAAATAATAATGAGACGCTCTATTTTCGAACCATATTTGTTCGTTCAATAAATTTAAAACTCCTTTTTCCATTTACTCGTTATTTCTTTTTTTATTTTGAATGTACTGTGCCTTTTGTACTTGTTGTCTTTCTATAATAGACTTTTTTACGTACTCTTTTCTGTTTGTACATTCCTTCGCAATATTTGTTTTTATGAACTTTCCTTTAAGTTCTTTTAAGGCTCTTTCTATATTACCACCTTTGACATTAACAATTAACATAATAAAATATTTAATATTGTTTATTTTACTTATAAAAGTAATATTTATTAATATAAATGTAAATATTAAAAAAAATGAAATTAAGTAAACTTATAACTGAAAATACCATTTTACCAATACATAAAAGAGTTCTTAGGGCAATGACACTTTCTTTAGGTGAGACTGATGATGTTTCTGATATATGGGGATTTTTAACAAAAACTTTGAATATTGAGGATATGACACTAAAATTAGAATTGTTACATTTATTTGTAAACAATTTTAATGAAGATGGTAATTATGAAGGGGTTACAGATTCAGATTTAGATGATATTGATGACATTTCTAACTACTATGATGAACATGCAGCTTTGTCGGAGTGGGCAAATTTACCTCCTATTATGATAGAAGACACCGATGAAGAACACTATGGGTTAAAAGTTTTCCGTAATATAGAAGATGATGAAAAATTTGCAGTTGGGACAGATAGTGACGTTGCATCGGCAATGGAGAAGTATTTTGATGGATGGGTAGACAATCAAGGTGGGTATGATAATATCGATACATCACTAATTGAAGACTATATCGAACTTAATGATTATAGTCTTAGTCATTTCGCATCTGAAGAAGCAAATTATAGGGTAGATGATATGGATGATGATGATATAATTTCTGAAGCAGGATACGATAAAGATGAATTTGAGGAACAAATAAGTAATATCGAATATAGAATTGAGGAGATTGAATCAGAAATATCTGATTTAGACGATGAGATGAGTGATCTAGAAGAAGATAATGAAGAGGGTGAAAACGATTCAGCTATTGACGATGTAACTATTAAAATGAGAGAATTAAGTTCTGAAATGGAAACTTTAGGGGACCAATTAGAAGATAAGAAATCTGAACTAGATAGTTTAGTTGATACTGCTAGAGAGGAGTTGATTGAAAAATATGATGAAGAGATAAGAGAAAGGGTAATAGATGGTGGTTTATCTTATTTTACTGACGAATTTGGGTTGTCTAAAGAAGATGCAATACGATACTACTACGATTTTGATGAGTCAGGATTAGAGTCTTATTTGGCTGAAAATGAAGATAGAGGTGTCACATTAGCATCTTATGATGGTAATGAAAGTTATGAAAGATACAATGGGGAATATTATTATATATATAGAATAGATTAATTATAAGTATGATAGATAGAGAAAAATTAAAAAAACTATTTAATGAAATGAGGTTTGATAATAAGTCAACTGGATTATTTTCAGAAGAAGAACCTAAAGTAGTTAATGAGTTTGGTGAAAAAATGAAATCTTTTTTAAATAACAAAAAAGATGATATGATTAACTCATGGAAAAATTTTGTTAAGATAGCAAAAAGAGAAAAAAGTGAAACTGTTAAAGCGGTAAAGATTTTAGGTGACTTATTATCCAAAAAAGAGGTATCTGAAAAGGATATTGAGTTTTTAAAGGCACAATCTAAAGATATTGCAAAGATAGTGGCAGTTATGAGTATGGGAGCAGTGTCTATGGCGATTCCTATTGCACTTGAGAAGATATTAAACAAATATGGTATAAGTATTATGCCGTCTAGTAATGAGAAAGAAGATGAGGAAGATACAGAAAGATTAGATGAAAGAAAAAAGAAAAAATCTAATAAACTTTGTGCTAGAGGTGTAAGTTCTGCCAAATCTAAATACGATGTTTACCCTTCTGCTTACGCTAATGGACACGCAGTTCAAGTTTGTAAAGGTACAATTGCGGGGTTAGATGGTAAAAAAAGATGTAGTGGGAGTTATTGCTCTGGTAAAACTAATGAGTCTTGGTCACCTGAAATGGCACAAGATTTAGATTCATTTCACAATATAGAAATACATGAAGATTTGGCGGTTTGGTTTGGAACAAAGAAAAAAAATAAAGGGACTAAACAACCACAAGGACCTTGGGTTAATATATGTAGAAAAAAAGAAGGTGGTGGACATCCTGAATGTGGAAGAGGTGATTCCGACAAAGGTGGGTATCCAGTTTGTAGAGCAAAGAGTGTGGCGGCGAACATGAGTCAAGAGTCTAAAGATTCTGCATGTAGACGTAAGAGAGAAAGAGAAAAAACAGATGGTAAATCAGGTAAAGGTCAAACACCTAGTCCTATTAAAGTTAAAGGGTATAAATCTAAAAAGAATGAGTCTTTAAACTACGATAGAATGTTAATAACGGAAAGTAAATCTATTATAAGTGAAGGTTTAAAATATCACATTGATAATCAAATACCTCTGACAGAAACAGTATATAGGTATGGTAGCGAATCCTTCTTCAACCTTATCAATGAGGTTAGGGAAGTATATCAAAAAGGTGGAGTCGATCTTTCTCATAATGATTTAGAAATTATTAAAACAGATATAGGTAAACAAGGAATTTATGAAGGTAAATTAGTGTGGTTAGATATACCAAATGAGGAATATAATTTAAATGAGGCAGAATATAAAGGTAAAAAAGTAGAACTTAGTAAACCTAAAAGAGGTGGTTCTAAGAAATTTTATGTTTATGTTATGTGTAACGATAAAGTTAAGAAAGTTTCTTTTGGGGCTAAGTCAGGTGGGGGTAATCTCGCAGTTAAACTTAGAGACCCTAAAGCTAGGAAAGCATTTGCGGACAGACATAATTGTACTCAAAAAAATGATAAATGTAGTGCGGGCTATTGGAGTTGTAGATTACCAAGATACGCAAAACAATTAGGATTGTCAGGTGGAGGAACTTGGTGGTAAAAAAAAAGAATTATGAAAATTATTATTAGTGAGAGACAATTTAGAAGATTAATAAAAAATAAATCTTTAATATCTGAAAATTTTTTAGATAAGGCAAAACTTATACTATCTAGGGTAAGTAAAAATAAAACAGTCGGTAGTGAGAAACAGGCGACGCAAACGGCAGATGTAGACAATTTACCTAATTTAGAAAAATCTTTGGCAAAATTTGCTGAGGATATGAAATCAGCTAATTTAGGTAATTATAGAACACAACTACAAACTATAATAGAACCTTTGGGTTCATTATTTGGTAGATTAGAAGATTTAAATGCGGAAGATTGTAGGAAAGGTAGAAAACCTGGTACTTTAGCAGCAGAAAGAATGGAACCAGTAAAAAATCAAATATATGACTTATTCCAAAGAGTTTATACTGATATGAAAAATGAGTTAATTACTAACAATTTATTGACTAAAGAAGAATCAAATAATTTTACTATAGATGATGCGATTGAGATGATGTATAGAAGGTACAACCAACAAAAAGGGTTCTTAAAAAATATTGCAAAAACAATTTTAAAAGCTTTAGGTGGTGGGTTTATTAGTGCTCAGATGTTAACAATAATATCTGATGGTATACGAAAAAAATTCGGTGAAAAAACAGGTGGTTTGGCTAACTCCATAATGACTGACTTTATTGGTGGGTTAATGACAGTAATGTCAGATGATAGTTTAGGTGACTGCGTACCACAAACCGCTTCTAGTTCTCAAGAGGCATCAATAAAACAAGGTTTATAAAAAATAAAATATGAAAAAAGTAACATTGACAGAAAAGGATCTTTATAGAATAGTAAGAGAAACTTTAAATGAAGAATCTAAAGGTGAAAACTATATGTTTTTCAGTAACCTAACTCAAATGAGAAGACAATTAGATATTATGATTAAAGAATTTGATCCGAATAAAGTAAATGACATTTTAAACAATGGTCATGATTGGGCAGATGATCATGTAACTGAAGCAAAGGTTAATATTGATCAAGTATTTGATTTCTTTATGAATAAATTAGAAGGTGAAAAAAAGTCTTCAGATATGTTAGAAGAAAAGTGGTCACAAAAATATAAAAAGTCTATTGACTGTAATAACCCAAAAGGGTTTTCACAAAGGGCACATTGTCAAGGTCGTAAAAAGAGATAATATGGATTTTCCTTTTGATGAAAATATTGTAGATGGTTATCACGTTAGAAAATTTTCTGAAAGTGTGGGTAGTAGTGAATTAGTGTGGCACAGAGACAAGGAAGATAGAATTGTAGAGAGTGTGGGAGATACCGATTGGATGATCCAGATTGATAACGAACTACCTAAACCATTAACTGAAAGAACATTAATACCTAAAGGTGTATATCATAGAGTAATTAAAGGGAGTGGGGATTTAACAGTAAAAGTAAAAAAACTATAAATGAAGTTTATTAATATAATTAAAGAAAGTTCATACCAATCTAAATTAGATAATATTTTTTATCGAAAATGTTTAAACATGTTATCTAATTCGGAACCAGATTTAAAAGATTTTTTTTGGCAAAAAGTATATTGTGACGATTGTTTTTCAGACACATCAATCATTTACAGTAACCAATATAAAAGATTAGTAAATTTTTTTAAACATGAGTTATCTTTAGAAAATAAAGACACCAAAAACCTTGTATTTTTATATCTTATCAATATAGATGTTAACAACTTTTTAACTGATAGAATTTCAACAGGGGAAGGGTTCCGATTAACATTCATTTCTTGTACTAGTCCAAATATAGAAGAGGATTATCGTGAAGAAACATACCAATGTGATGAGTGTCACGGTAGTGGTGAAGTAGAATGTAGAAATTGTGACGGAGAGGGTAATTTAGAATGTGGTTATTGTGACGGAGAGGGTATGAAAATAGAAACAGATGGAGAAGGTGAAGAACAAGAAATAGAATGTAGTGAATGTGGTGGTGCAGGAAATGAAACTTGTTACGATTGTGATGGTAGCGGTAAAATCCCTTGTGATTATTGCGACGGTGCTGGCGAACAACACACTAGAGATCATTATTACCAGATGGAAGAGATTAGTTATATGGTTATTGCTACGGATGTATTAGAATGGGAAAATAGTGACGTTGATGATTTTTTTGAAAGGAATAGTAAAAACATTTATATGACTCTTGATAAGGAGTATGTGGAAAGTATTCAAGTAGATTACGAAGAGGATTTTAATAATAAAGTAAATGAAATTATTGATGTGATTAATGGTAATGAAATAACTTTAGATGATATAGAAAAATATATAGAATGAAATTAATAAAATTAATATCGGAAAATGTTGATCACGTTAATAAGGTTGAATTAAAATTACTTAATTATTTACATAGTAATCTTGAGTCTAGAAATCCTGAAAGTATATATAAAGTTTTGGTTAATGATTTACATATAGATGATAGAGATTTAATAGGTAGAGTTATTAAGTTATATAAAAATAATATCATAGAGGATGATGAAACATATGATGAATTGATAGAATGGGAATTAACTTCTGAAGATAGATATAGTAGACAAGTTAGAGCGATATCAAAATTATGGGGAGTTGTACCAGAATTTTTTATTTTTAGAGGTGATGTTTACGATTTAAAAATTTATAAATTTATTGAGAATGGTGGGATATATGAAGTTGGTACATATGATGACCTAGTTCGTAGTATTAGAGAAAAAATGTATGATAACGAATTTAGTGGGTATAGGAGACCACTGATAGAAAAATATATTGTTTTAGATGAAGAATCTTTAAACTATAACATCAATGAGAAGATTCAGGAAGAGATAGGGTATAAATCGATTGATAATTTATTAGAATATATAGATGATGGTAAAACATTAGAAGAAATCGAAAACAATAGAGAAATGATATTAGATTTAGAAGGTGAATTAAAATTAGAAGAAAAAAAAATGAATTCACTACTTAAAAAAATAGAATCTTTAGAATCCGAAAGGGCGGTTATTAAACAAGAGATAGAAGGTGATGATGATGAAGATTATAATAGATTCGAAAAGTATTTAAATAAAATAGAAACTAAATTAAATGAACTAAATCTAGATTATCATAACATATCACAATACATTTCTGATTTAGAATCTGATATTGATGATCTTAGAGATAGTGAAATTTCTGATGAGGACATAAAAAATATGTATCTTCATTATAGATTTGATGAATTAGAGGATGAGTATAAAGAAAACCCAATTGATTATGTTAATGAATCGGAAATGACAATAAGTGAAGCAATAGATGACGGACTCATACAATTTGATGAGATGGGTATGATAAAAGAGATGATTAGCAAAGCGTTAAATACTGAGCACTTAATGACAGTCGATATAGACAACCAAAGTTATTTTGTAGTAGATAATTTCCACCATATATTATAAAAGTATATTGACATTTAAATAAAAAATCCATATACTTAAAACTAAAAAATATGGATAAATCTATTAACCCGAACGAAAGAGTTGTACACCCATCCCACTACAATAAAGGAATAGAAATGTGGGACTATTCGCATTCACATAATTTAGATTTTTTTGAAGGTAATGTTGTTAAATATGTTACTAGATGGAGACACAAGAATGGTATTGAGGATCTCAAAAAGGCGAAACAATACTTAGATAAATTAATAGAATTAGAGAGTAGAAACAATCAATGAAAGTCATAGTTGCAGGTAGTAGGACATTTAATGACTACGAACTATTAAAACAAAAACTAGATTACTTTTTAAAAAATCAGAAAGAAATTTCTATCATATCTGGAAAAGCTAAAGGTGCGGATTCATTAGGTGAAGATTATGCCCACCAGAACCATCATAAATTAGAAGAATACCCCGCAATGTGGGATTTATACGGTAAAAGAGCGGGATACATGAGAAATGAAGAGATGGCTAAAGTGGCTGATGGTGCAATTATTTTTTGGGATGGGAAGAGTAAGGGTACAAAACATATGATAGATTTATGTAAAAAATTTAAACTAAAATTACGTATTGTTATATTTTAATATATTTATTTTCAAAATATATTATGAATTACACAATACAAGAGGTTTATGATATTATCTGTGATTTGGATAATATTCTTACATTAGTTTTTAAAGTAGAGGGAGATGGTGATGACTACTATAGGGAGTTAGTTGACAGTGATTACTATAACTGGTGTTATGAACACTATGTAACTGATGGTCAAGACTTTTTAGAATATGTGGACGATGAGGAATTTATACCTGACTATTTCGGGTATGATAAATGGAATATATATTACAGTAATGTAGATATGGTAACAGAATATATCTATATGAGTTATACAGATTTAAAATATTTACCTTCACCTAAAAAGGATAAATAATTTTTACTTCTTTAATACTAAATTAACTTTTATAGTTACACCATTTTCTTCACCCCATTTCTCAAACTCAATTGCGTGAGGTTCTCTATCCTCCCACATCTCAATGGACTCAACTGTTGGGTATTTACTTAATAATGTTCTAATAGTATTTATTTTACTACCTAAAGTATCACCGTTACCTTTATAATGGTACTCGTCAAAGTAAATCCCGTTTGAGGACAATAAACCTTCCACTTGATCGTGTTGTTGTGGTAACCTACCTGTTAACATAATGACTAATGTATTAGGATCCCCCATTTCTTTCTTATACGCTTTAACAGTTGGGGTTATAGTCCTAATGTTAAATACTTTAGTATCTAAAGATTCAGGTTTACTCCACCACCCAATATGAGGATATTTCATACCTGTAGTTTCTTCCCAAAATAACTTACCCTTCTCTGGATGAGGTGTCTCCATAAGTGTACCATCAAAATCGAATATCGATATTTTATTAATTATTTCTTTATTCTCTTTCAGTAATTTAATCTTGTTATATCTAACACTTTCATTTAAATCTAATACACTACCTTGTGACCAATCACTTAAATCTTCTATCGGAACTAAATGTGATTTACCTTCATATGTAAATTTAATCTTATCTTCCCCAAAATCTACATCGTTCATATAAAAATGTATTTTATCATCCTTACTTTTATACCAATCACCCTTATTTGTTGAGTTTATTAAAACAAAACCTAAATCTTTAATAAATTTATAAAAACCCTCTCTTTTTTCTATTAATTCATTAATATCTATTCCACCATCTTCTATAATTGAATCTATGGATCGTCTTAATGTTCTGTTAAATTCAGTTATTACCTCATCAACCCCATCATCATCTACCCAAGAATCGTAATAACCATTTTCTAGATCAATGTCTGGTTGTATTTCAGCGTCTTTTAATTCAGATAAATTTACTAAACCATTTTCATTAATTATTTCGATTAAATCATCATATGGTATTTCGATACAATTATTACTTGTACTACAACTGGATTTGTTAACGTCATATTTTATTTCATTCGAGTAAGTTTCTCTTGTTGATTTATTTCTAGCATTTGTAACCACATATCCTAGTTCAGTTACATAATCACTAACTATCGATTCATATACATCTGATGGTAAAATACTTTCTAAAAAATTAGATATATCTTTTTCCGATATCTCTCCATTATCTTTACCAGGCCAAGTATTTTTACCTACGATTAACGCTAATTCTTCAAAAAGTTCTATAGTTTCATCATTACTATAAGCGTAATCAAACTCTGAATCATCCATTTCGTCATAATCACTACCATAATCACTATACGCTTTATCATAGATATAGAAACTTTGTTCATGTAATCCTGAAAAATGTTCTTTCCAATCATCATAATCTAATTCTAATGTGATACCATCACTATCCCATACGATACATGGTAAAGTACTTCTCCAACCACCACAACGAATATTAATCCATTCACCATAAATTCTCTCTAATTTCTCAAGTTCATCTTCATATAACATATCTATATAAGATTCTCTATCAGAATTACTATTAAAAGAACTCATTTTCCTTATAAAAGATACTAAACTATTATCATCATCGTAGTCTACCTCACTATAATCTGTATCTCCTTTGGTGAAGTACCAAACACTATATAAGTGTGCCGCCTCTTTTGAATCTAAACCTAAATCATCTCTTAACACTTTAAGTGCTGACGTTTTATCAAACACATCGTCTAAATGTTCATCTAAATATTTAAGAAATCTTATTTCTGCTCTGTTTAATTTTCTCATATAAATAATAATATACAATAAATATTAAAAAAAAAGATTAAAATGTTTGGTAGTTTGAAAAAAAAGACTTAAATTTACAATAACTAAAAAATAATAACTATGAAAGTATTAGAGAAAGTAACTAAAATCAAAGAACTGAAAAGTGAACTTAATTCCCTTAAAAAGGAAATGGGTACAGATATGTTCGATTATGTAATGTCAGAATTTCGAAAAAGAGGGTTTGTAGAAAGTCCTAAAGGTGAAGATTGTAAAAGAGGTTTGTATTCACCTGAAACTGGTATCAATGTTATTATTGGTAACACTAGTATAAATTCTGTTTCTATAGGTGTGATTGATATGGTAGATGACGGAATGAATTGGGGGACTGCGTATAAATATATGGGTGGACCTGTTAGTTTTGTCTATATTAAAGAGTCGTTTGATAAGTTTTATCAAAAAACTTACACTAATCGTGTAAATAAATTAAAAGAAATTTTGGCAGTTTAATAAATTATACTTAACTTTATAACAAATAAAAAATAAAAACTATGGAATATTTAAATTTAAATCAAATTGGTTCAGTTTGTCCATCGGCTCTTACACAAGCCCCATCAAACCATTTGTCGAATGTTTATCGATTCATCCCAACTACGGAAGTGATCGAAATTTTAAGTGAACAAGGTTGGTTACCTACAAAGGCGATGCAATCATCAACTAGAAAGGGGTACGAAGCTAAAAGCCCATTTAAAAAACATATGTTACGTTTTCGTAATGAAAACAACATTAATTTATCTAGAGAGATTGGTGATACCCATCCAGAAATTTTATTAACCAATTCACACGATGGTTCATCTTCATTTAAGTTTCATGTGGGACTATTCAGATTAGTTTGTTCTAATGGTTTGGTTATCGCAGATAAAACTTTTGATGAGTTCCGAGTGATGCACAAAGGGTTTCAAAAAGAGGATATTCTTAAAGTTATTAATATGACAACAGAGAAAATCCCATTGGTTGTTGGTAGAGTTCAGGATATGATGTCCAAAGATTTAACGATGACTCAACAATATGATTTCGCCAAAATGGTTGCAGATGAAAGATGGGGTTCTGATAAATTAATTGATTTGAATCAGATGTTACACATCAGAAGAGATGAAGATTCTGGTAACGATTTGTGGAGTGTATTCAATAGAGTACAGGAAAATATGTTACAGGGTGGTACATTGATTGTTACACCAAGAGACAACGGTAAAGTTAGAAGATCTAGAAGTCGATCAATTAGATCAATCGAACAAAATTTAGATGTAAACAAAATGTTGTGGAGTCTTTCTGAGAGTTTGTTGTAAATCAATAGATACGATATGAATGGGGGTTTAGTCCCCCATTTTTTTTGCCTTTATCTAATACTTTTTAGTTAGGTGATATATTTATAATTAAAAGATTAATATGGTTGAGATAGCGATTGCATTTATCACTGGTGTCATAAGTCCAGTTACAATATTTTTAGTCAAAAATTGGGTTGAGAAAAGAAAAACTAAAAAACCTGATATGGTTGCAGAGGTACTTCAAGTAAGTGAATTAGTTACACATAAAATTGATGAGATAAAGGGAGATAATAATGCCGATAGGATATGGGTGACACAATTCCATAATGGTGGTCATTTTTACCCAACAGGTAAATCTATCGCAAAATTCTCAATTATCTATGAAACAGTTGGTATTGGGGCTTCATCCATACAACATAGTTTACAGAATATACCTGTTAACCTATTTTCAAAATCACTGAATGAATTGGTTAATAATGATGTGATTAAAATACCTGATTTTAAGGATGATACTATTCCCACATACGGTTTAAAATATATTGCAGAAGAAAATAGTTGCAAATCAGGTTATTTATTCGCAATAAAAAGTATTGATGATAGATTTATCGGTGTCTTAGGTATTGACTATACTAAAAGAAAAGTTTCTTTAGGGGATGCCGCAATAAATGAGATTATGAGACAAGTATCTTCACTTGGTGGGGTACTGATGAATCATTTGAAGGATTAAACCATAAAGGAATTTCTCTACCAGTCCATTTAGCAAAATCTTTCTTATACATAATATAGTATTTTCTGTAAGATTCTACTACCTCACCATTTATTTTACATTCGTCATTCATTGCCAATGGAAAAGGTGTGATATCACCAATCTCTTTAATATTAGGTATATTTAACATACACCACTCGATCACATCCTGTGATTTATGTCGCTTACCATATCTATATGTATATTCTTTACATAGTTCGATACCTAAATCACATAACCATACATAATTCTCAACACAACCCCTTACCCAAATAGAACATGGGTGATTCCTATGAGATAACTTATATGGTACTTCTATGTCACTTACACTGTTTGTCATATGGTGTACACCGCAGAGTAACTGTGCAGTCTCTAAAATCATTTTAACAACATGTTTATCACAATGCATTTGTGCACATTTTTTTGTGTCGTAATCTAAAACAAAAATATTCATAAATTTTTTATTCGAAGTTAATAAAAAAAACAATATAAAAAAAATATATGTTGATTTTATTAAATAAATTTTTTATACTTACTTATGGAAAATGAATATCTAATTAATGCCTTAAAAAAACATTTAGGTAAAGAACATACTTTAGATGAGGAATACTTAACTACTTTACGTAAAAAAATAAATGATATTAAGGATCAAAGAGTCAATATTGATCACATTTTTGATCAATTAAAAGTTAGTATTATAAAGAGTAGTTCCCACTTATTATTAGAAAAAGTACATAGAGGGGATAAAGAAGGTCCATTAATTATATTAAATAATACTAGAGATAGAACTGTATTTTATGATTTTGTGGAGTTAATGAATAATCTACTAGTGTCATATGAAAGTTATTATCAGAATTATGAAATGAATAGTTCGGAACTTTTAGAGTGTAAAGAAAGGTTGGGACTGAATGATCATAAATTACATAAATTAATTAATGAAATAAATTTGGATAATTAGAAAATTATTTTTATATTTGTCTAAAACCTTTTGATATGGATGTTCTTAATCTTAAAAATATGGATAAATTTTTGGATAATAATTTTATCCCTTTGTTTGACAATAATGGGTTACCTTCAAAAATAAAAATGTCTTTGACAGAAGAAACATTTGATATTACTACACAGTTTGGTAGAAATATATTAATCAGGTTAATAAATCGTGATCTTTCTAATTTAGGGATACACCAATCTTACTGTATAACAATTTCAAACTTATATGTGACAAAATTATATGAGGAGTATAAAAAATTAGTTTTGGCATTATGAAAGATTTTTATGTTAGTAATGGGGACAGTCAAAAAATTTTTCTTCAGGATAATAAATGGTTAATATGTTCATTAATTGTAGAAGGCGTTAAAAAATCAATAGAGGAGAATTTAGAGTCTTTAATTATTTTTAGGGTAATTAACCCTTTAGAGAATACTATGTTAACAACAGAATTAAAAAAGAGTGACTGGACGAATAGTTTAAATAAATGTCTATCTTATTACGAATCTATAGAAGAATATGAAATGTGTGATAAGATAATAACATTATTAAAAATAATTGAAGATGGAACTTCTTAAACAAATAGAGGCAAAACAGAAATGTGTTTCGGTGATACAGAGTTGTGTGAAAGAGTGCCATTTTGAATCCGCCAAAAATTATGTGAATCTTTATTATATAAAATTTGAGGATTTTTTAGGTTACAATGAATTAATAAGAATGATAAACAAAAAGTATGAGTAAAGAAAAAACAATTAGAGTGTGTACAGGTATCGGAATGAATATGTTCTTTCCTGATTATGTAGAAATCAAAATTTCTGAGGAGAAAGGAGATGAGGTTGAGGTAGTTGAATCCGTTAAAAAAATAACACGTAAACGTAAAAAAACTAAAACAGATGAGTAAAATATTATTTTGGGGGTTAAAAATAATTTCTGTTATATTTTTAATTATACCTATAATATTATGTTTACCTGGTGTAATATTTCATGTCTTATCGGAAGAGTGGGGCGAATATATATCAGAAAATAACAATGAAAAAATGATTGAATAAAATGAAAAGTCAGAATAAATTAAAAGTAGAAAAATCTTTAACATATGACGATGTATTATTAGTTCCTAAGTACTCAGACATTAGTAGTAGATCACATATTAGATTAGAAACTAAAGTTAGTAGAAGATATGGTTTATTAACACCTTATGTCGCATCTTGTATGGATACAGTATGTGAATCTGAAATGGCAATTAAAATGGCAGAACTAGGTGGTGTAGGTTGTATTCATAGATTTATGACAGTAGAAGAACAATGTGAAGAAGTCAAAAAAGTTAGAAAACATTTTAGAGATAATTCAACATATGAAGAGTGGGGAGTTATGTACGATGATTGGCACACAGAAATTAAGGACATTCCTGTTATGGCAGCGATTGGGGTAATGTCTTCAGATATTATTAGATCAACTAAATTGGTTGAGAGTGGTGCAAATATATTAATTATTGATGTTGCGCACGGTCACCATCTTAATGTTAAAAATATGATTTCTGAGTTAAGGAAATGTTTACCCTCACATGTAGATATCATTGCAGGTAACATATCTACTACGAGATCAGCTATGGATCTTTGTGAATGGGGTGCTGACGGTTTAAGAGTCGGTATCGGTGGAGGTAGTCTGTGTACAACAAGAATAAAAACTGGTCATGGGGTACCAAATGTAACATCAATTAATGATTGTGTAGTAGGTTCAAATATATCTATACCTGTGATGGCAGATGGTGGAATTAGAAATAGTGGTGATATTGCTAAAGCTTTAGCTGCTGGTGCAAATTGTGTGATGTTAGGTTCGTTATTGGCAGGCACCAAAGAATCTCCTGGTAAGATTGTCGAAAAAAATAATGGATCATTATATAAAAGATATAGAGGTTCCGCTAGTTTAGAAACTAAATCAAGTCACGGTCAAGTAGAGAGACATATTGAAGGGGAATCAACATTGATACCATTCAAAGGAGGAGTTAGTTTTATTATTGAAGGTTTAAATGATGGAGTTAAATCCGCATTATCTTATAGCGGTTGTAGGACTATATCGGAATTTAATGAAAAGGCAACTTTTGTAGAAATAACTAATTCTGGTATGGTTGAGTCGAAAGCTCACTTATTATAATTCTTCTATTTTTATAACATTACTACCATAACCCTCATTTTTGAGGGTTATTTCTTTTTCATGAGGGTATAAAATGTTATTGGATAACGTCTCCATAACATTTATCAAAGAGTTGTCCGCAGTCACAGTCAATATGAAAACCTTCTCACCTCTACAATCTCCCGCAATACTACCTCTTCTATAATGATTATTTGTTAGATTTTTTTTATCTAATGAATAGTGTGATCCTACCTTTGTAATGTTTATTTCTTCTATACTATCAGAACAAATTATTCTATATAAAGTTAAAGGAGATTTTAAATTGTTGAAGTATGAAACTAAATCTACTAAATCATCTTTTGCGGATTCTTCATCGTAACCCATATATTCGTAATCTGATAAAAGATTACCTATCTCTTCTTTAGTTAATTTATATTTCATATTTGTAGAATAATACTTTATTTTATAATAATAAATACTTATAATTATAAAAAAAATTATGGCAAAGTTATACTTTAGATATTCAACAATGGGTGCAGGTAAATCATTAGATTTATTAAAAACTGCGTTTAATTACGAAGAAAGAGAAAGAAACATCATATTATTTACATCGAATTTAGATGATAGATATGGTAAAAATAAAATTACTTCTAGAGTAGGTATAAGTAGAGATGCGTATTCTTTTGATCAATCCACTAATCTTTTTGAGTTTGTATCAGAAAATTGTTTTGGTTGTGACTGTATTTTTGTTGATGAGTCTCAGTTTTTAACTAAAGAACAAGTTTGGCAATTAACTGATATTGTTGATGAATTAGATTGTGATGTTATTGCATATGGATTAAGATCAGATTTTAAGGGTGAACCCTTTGAGGGGTCAATTTATCTTATGACATTATCCGATGATATAGAAGAACTAAAATCTATTTGTAAGTATGATGAGAAGGCGATTATGAACATGAGGACTATTAATGGGATACCTACATTCGATGGGGAAAAAGTTATGATAGGTGGAAACGATTCTTATGTTCCTGTTGGTAGAAAACAATATAAGAAAAAGAAAAAAGAAATATATGAATGATTTTAATTTAATTTCCACTCACCCAATAAAGAAGTCTGACTTAGGGTTTCATGGGAATTTATTTGGTGGAAAATTATTGGCGTGGTTAGACGCTGCGGGTGCTGCATATGCGATGGAGGTATCTGATACACCCAGAATGGTTACAGTTAAAATAGATGAATGTTTATTTAAGAAACCTGCCAAAGAAGGACAATTAATAAAAATATATGGTAAAGTTTTAGGTGTTGGTAATACATCCCTAACTTTACATTTAGAGGCTAGATCCCACAATGTTTATTCTGGTACACAAAATGTGGTTTTAAGTACAAACATAAAATTCGTTAGGATTGATGAGAACGGTGATCCAATACCTATTTCAGAAAAAGTTAAATCTAAATATACTTTTTAAATTATATTTATAACTTAATACCCATTATAGTTAGTTTATTAAATAAAAATTATAATATATGTGAAAATATTCATGTAAAGTGTATCTATGATAAATAACATAGTTTTTTTCTTAGAATCAATTGAGATATAGTGTCATATCCTTATATTTATAATATATAACGATATTTTATACACAATACTATGAAAAGAATAATATTAATCTCACTATTTACCCTAATTTCTTTTTTGGGTATCACACAATGTAGTCAATATTTAATTTATGAAAGTTTTAATGGATCATTACCAACTCAGGGAGGAACTTGGGATCAATCATCAATAGGATATAGTACGGCATCAGTAAGAACTGGTAATAATAATTTATCATTTAATGGTCAAGGAGATTTCATAAGGACACCCATAATATCAAATCCGTCAGTAGTGACTTTTTGGATAAGAAGAAGTGGTACTTCCGCGACACACAATTTTGTAGTGGAAACATCTACTGATAATACAAACTGGACAACTCGTAATACATATTCCGCCAATCCTACCGCAACATATAATAAAAGGACAATTGATTTAACTATTTTAAATTTAGTAAATGTCTATATTCGAATAAGGGATACGAGAGCGTCAGGAATGAATGTATGGTATTTAGATGATTTTGGTGTTACGTCTTCGAATAGTAATTCTAATACTATTATCCCTTTTGAGTCAAATTGTAGTCAAACTCTAACATCCACATTAACATATACCATAACAGATAGGGGTGGGACAACAGATAATTACGCCAATAGTTTAGACCAAACAGTAACTTTAACACCATCAGATAATACAAAAAAATTACAATTAAATTTTTCATCATTTAATCTAGAGTCAGGTTGGGATTATCTGTATGTCTATGACGGACCAAATACAAGTTCTACTTTATTGACCACATTAAATGGTACATCATTACCGACAAGCATTACTGCGGAAAACTCTTTAGGTCAACTAACTTTAAGATTTACTTCAGATGGTTTAGGTATTAGGTCTGGGTTTCAGGCAACAGTAACATCAGTAACAGTTTGTACGACTCCGACAAATGGAGGAACATTAAGTTCAGATAAAATTTTAACAACAGTGAATGATGCCGTTTCTTTAACTACTACAGGTAATGGTGGAACAATTACAAAAATTGAATTCTCTTACAATAATTTTGGTACGGTTAGTAATACATTCGTTACCCCAACTAACCCCTTTAACATCCAATTAAATATACAACAACCAAACGTTTATGTTAGAACAACATCTAAAGACGGTACTTGCCCTTCTGGTGTGTCAAATATTGTAAATATAACATTAAAAAGTGCACCTCCATATTCATCAGGAATTGCTGATGGTGATCATATTACTAATGTGACTATTAGTGACATTAATAACACAACTACTAATGATGGTGATGCTTATTCTGATTTCACCTCAATTATTGGGAATGTCACAAAAGGTGAACCTTATAATTTATCTGTTACTGCGTCAAATACAGTACCACCAGGTCAAGGTTATGGTGCTTGGATTGATTGGAATGGTGACGGTACGTTTCAGACATCTGAGAATGTTTTGTTAAAACCAACTGCAAATTCAACATCACAATCAATAACAATCCCCTTAGATGCGACAACAGGAGATGTCCTTATGAGAGTCCTTTCAGTTTGGAATTCAACTCCAAACGTGGATGCCTACTACTCAACTGGGTATGGATATGGTGAAATTGAGGAGTATACTATAAGAATATCTAACCCTATATCATTACCTGTAGAACTAATTGAATTTGAGGGGTACCCATACCAACAATATAATGTGATAAAGTGGGCAACTGCATCTGAACATAATTCTAGTTACTTTGATTTGGAAATGAGTTTAGATGGGGTTTTTTGGGAAACCATCTCAATTAAAGAAGCAGCATATAATAGTAACACAGAAATAAAATATTCTTTTATTGATTATAACTTAAATGAGTTAACTTATTATAGATTAAACCAATATGATATAGATGGGCAATTTAAAATATATGGACCAATAAGTGTATCTAAACAAATCAAAGATAAAAAAATTGTTAAATATATAAATTTATTAGGTCAGGAAGTTGATCAACAAACTAAAGGTTTATTGTTAGAAATTTACGATGACGGGACAATTAGAAAAATAATTAATTAAAATTTTTCATTTATTAATTATTTTATATTATCTTTGTTTTCTAATATTATTTATATATGGATTTAAATGAGGTAATCGAAGGTTGTTTAAGGGGTGATAAAATTTCACAATCAGAAATGTATCGATGTTATAGGAAAATTGCGTATACTACAGTAAAGAGGTATATAAAAAATGATATGGATGCGGAAGACATACTACAAAATGGTTTCATAAAACTTTATAGTTGTATTGATAAGTATGACGGTAAAGGTAGTTTTGATGGTTGGATCTACAGAATTTTTAAGAATATGTCTATAGATTTTTTAAGGAAAAAAAAGTACCCTATCGAGTATTGTGACAATGTAGATTCACCTGTTGAAGAAGATGATAATAATAATGAAGAAAAATTAAATGATATAAGTTTAGTTTTAGATACATTACCCGCATCACATAAAACTGCAATACTTATGTATTACTATGAGGATTTAACACATAAAGAAATATCGGATAGATTAAATATACATGAAGGTACATCTAAATCAAATCTCCATAGAGCTAAAAATAATATAATAAAAAAATTAAAAAACAAAGTATATGAATCGTAAAATAGTTTACTTATTAATCGTTACTTTAACGATTGTAATTAGTTGTAAAACTACTAAAAAGGCTGATTGTGATGCCTATGGTAAAACACATTATAAAAAAATAGAAAAAGTTTCTAAAAAATAAAATTATGTTAGATAAGATTTTAGAATGGTTTCCTGAAGATGAGATACTTAAAGCAGATGGTTTTGACGATGCAATAATTGGTATTGATCAACACTCTATGAGGTTAATTTATTCTGTTAGTAAGTGTATTGAGATACTATCCATTGAGATGACAGAAGAAGAGGCATTAGAATATTTTCATTTTAATGTTATGGATGCTTATGTTGGAGAAAAAACACCTATATGGTGTCTTGATGATCTTTAGAACAGACGTAACTATTAAATGGTATATAGTTTTACATATTCTACTATATTTATATAATAATAATAAAGAACTAAAAATAAAAAAATGAGTAAAGAACAAATTTTAGGTTTAATTAGACATTCACTAACCGCAATTGGTGGTGCAGTAGTTATGTTAGGTTATTTTGACGAAGCTTTAGTAACTGAAATTACAGGTGGATTAATGACTGCAGTAGGTTTTATATGGTCATACATTGATAAAGTTAAAAAATCCTAATATCTTATTAGATTAAATAAAGATCCATACATTGTATGGATTTTTTTATGTCCATTTTTTTAAGAAAACAATATATTTATATATATGAAAAATACTATCAAAAAAATATTAAAAGAAGAGGTTGATAATAGAAAAGAAAAATTAGAAAAATATATTATCAAGACATTAAAATCTGAGGGGTTTGGAGTAGATACCCCATACAGTAAGGTTATTGCTTTTATTAATAAAAACTTCGGGTTTTCAGGTGTAGACGCATTTGAACTTTATCAGTTATTTAAAGACAATTACTTCAAAGATGAGTACGATGAGTTGGTGAGAACTGATATAACTAAAAAAAGAGTTGCTACTAGTAATAAAACAGGTAGAGATTTAGTTATGGCTAAGGTACCATTTAAAGGTAGTAATACCCATTCCCAATATGAAAATAGGTCATACGTAGTATATTCATATAATTGGTACCCTATTTTTGTTTTTAAAGATGGGCAGTGGTTCGAAAATGATAGTAGGTATTCGATATCAACTGCAAAACAAATGAGTCAATTAAGACCAAGAGAACAAGGTGAGATATTAAAAGTTTCATTAGAAAAACTTAAGGATATCATCAGTAAAAGATAAGTAATATGAAATCTATAATTAGAAAAATATTAAAGGAAGAAACTAATAAAAAGAAAGACATTTGTAATATAATGAGTGTCGACACATATGAAGAGGGAATGAAATTATTAGAAAATCATTTAGGAAATAGAAAAGAAAATCCTGAATCGTGGGATGAAATAAAGAAGCCTTTGAGGATGTGGAAAGAAGCTACAATCGAAATTAGAAGTGAATTAGATGAGTACGGAATGACTGGTGATTCAGAGGTTGATGAGTCAGATACTTGGTGGTCAGCAATACAAAGTACGATTTGTAAATAAAATAAAACATACATATTATGAAAAACATTGAATTAGAACTTAGAAAAATGAAACATCTTTTTGAATATCAATTAGGTGATAATAAGAAATTACTTAGAGAATATGATATAGATGATGATAATAAAATGTCATTTATGGATGAATTGACATCTGAGGGTGGTGATGAGATAATGAAAGAGGTCGGCATTTCTTTAACTAGTCAGGAAGACGTAATTAATTCTTTAGACAATACAGAAATTTGTCAGATGTCTGATATGGATGGTTATGTAGAAAAGAAATTTGGTCAAATAGTTAAAGATAAATTTAAAGATAAGGCAGAAGAAATATTAGATACAATAAAAGAATATATGGATAAATTTATAGATTTTTTACATACTTTAACAGTAAAAGATTTAAAAAAATTATTTAAAAATATAAAATCTAAAAAATCTGAGGCAGAAAAAAGCGTATCTGATAATGAAGAAGTATTAAGTGAATTTTTTGGTACTAGTATGGCATTAGTCACAATTTTTGGATCCTTTACAATGCCAGCATTAATATTAACTATTGCTAGTGTTGTATTAGTTACATTGATAGCTATATGGTTAGCTAACGCAATCCTTTGCTCATTCAACATCAGTCTTAAAAGTGTAAAAAGATGTAGAGTTAGAAGTTTTGAGTGGGGACAATGTAAATAAAATATAAGTGAATAACATATGAAAAATTTAATAGAAGAGATACAAAAAATTAAAAAGATGATGGGTATTATCAACGAAGATAATAACTCACGTAATAATTTAATTACTGAATCTAACGCAATCGAAATGTTAAAACCTACAGGTAGTGACAAATTAGAGTGGCCTGAATGTACTGAAGGACAATACTGGGATATTGTTAAGAAAAAATGTGTTAATTATGGATTTAGTGAGGACGAAACACCTAAAAATTATAAAGATACATATAGTGGTATAGATGATTCATTTGAACAACAAAAAAAATTATTTTACCAAAAACTCAATGATACGAGAAATTCTGATAGGGCAAAAATTACTCCATTATTAGAAAAGGCAAAAACTTGGTGGAGAAATTGGTTAAATGATACAAAAACCAAATCAAAGCATATGGAAATGTTTGGTATAAGTATGCCTGAAGTGGAAACTAAATTTAAAAATTATTTAAAGGTTATTGATAATATTGAATTAGTTATGCTTAACAGATATGGTAGTAATGAAAATAATTTTGCATTTGTTTCAGATGCCTATATCGATTCTAATTTAGAAAATTCCAGTTTGGGACATATTTTTGACAAAGAATATGATGCACTAATACAAAATGGGAGTAATGAATTAACTGCGTGGTTAGGTGCGTTAGGGTCAACAGTTTCAGGGGGTAACGATATAAATGATTGTAGGGTTTTTGTACCATCTCCTTTAATTGGTGGGTTGACATATTATGAACAAACTTTTGCACATGAAATACAACACTTATTAGAAGATAGGGTTGGTTTATTAACATCTACAGAAGTGATTTCTAAATCATTCCCACCTAAAAAAGAGGAAAATAATAAAATAGGTTTGGAAGATTTAAAAAAATCTGTTGAGGTTTTAAACAATTATGACGATAGAGAATCTGATGGTGAACCCGTTGACTTTGATACACCAGAAGAATTGAAATTAGATTTAGAAAAAGGTATAAAAGATTTATCATCCATATCTCACCCAAAATACGGAAAAATAGGTGAAAAAAGATCTAAAACTAAGATAAAAAATTTGATAGATAGTTTGATTTTAAACTCAAAGAATTTGGGGTATAATTGTGAACATTCAGAAAAAACTGCAAATCTTACAGAAATTAGGAGTAGACTAAATCTTAAACCTGGAGAAAAAATGGATTGGGTTGGTGTTCTTTTTTCATATTGGAATGAAGGTTGGGTTAATAAGGAACAACAAATAGATACACTTCCTGTATATAGAATTTTGGCTTGTTGGGTTTTAAATAATTTCACACCAGATTTGAAAACTTTATTTGAGAATTTAGATAATTTTGCGATGAATAATGAAAAAAATACGATATCCCCAACGAAACCATTTAACGGGAAAGATTTAGATTTGGCACATACTATTAAAAAATTTAATAAAATGATAAAGTAATATATAAAATAATTTTACTATGACAATTTAAAAATCCCTCTTTTTTAATTAAATGAGGGATTTTTATTTGTTAATTAAATATATTATCATTAATTTTGTTTAAATAATAAATTATATATGAAAAAAATAATAATTTTACTAATGGGGGTAATTGGATTGTCCTCTTGTACAGATAATGCTAGAGCGAGAAGATGGGGAGGTACTGAAGAGTTAAAACTTAAAACAAACGAAGTTGTCTTAAATGTAACATGGAAAGAAAACCAAATGTGGATATGTACCAAAGATACTACTACGAATGTGGTTTACTTTAGGGAAAAATCGAGTTGGGGTGTTATGGAAGGCACTGTTATTATAAAATAACTTTAAACTTATATAGAATGGAATTAACACAATATCAAAAAAAGTACATTAAAGATAAGTACATTGAATTTAAAAATGATGATCAGACTCTTGGTGAGATATTGGAAGTAGTCGTTGATGATTGTCTTGATAATTATATCATTGACTTATCTGATGATGAGGATGGTGATCTTTATGAGGAGTTTACAAATAACGTGTGGGATTTTCTAGAAACTATTAACAATGTTTAAGTTAATATATGATTTTTTTAGATTGTTGTTTAAATGGGGTAGTGTTAAGGAAGCGTGGGAAGATGCCAAATTCATAAATGATAAAAAGATTCAAAAGGAACTGGAAGAAAACGGATACGAAATAGAAGAAATGTTAGGAAAATTAAATAAAGAAGATGAATAGAGAAGAATTAGAAGATCAATTGGAACATTGGTTAAATGTTGATTATAGGATGGACAACGAGGGTTTTGAATATTGTTTTAAACATTATAGTTCTTTTAGTGAAATAAAGGACGAAGAGTTCCATAACCTTAGATTGTCAATGTTATCTCAAATGGAAAACATGCGAAAATTAGTAAAGGATAAAATAGGTGATATTGAGAACACAATAGTTGAGTTAGAGGATGAGTAATATAAAAAAAATATTAGTTTTGTTGTTACTATCATCTTGTTCACCAAAAGTTCACGTAGATAGAATACATGTTCATTTTTATGATCACAATACATGTGAATGGAGTTGTTTAGATATGAATGATACGATCATCCCCAAAAAAGAATGGAAAGAATACGGAAAAAATAATATAAAATAATATGGTTAAAACAATTTTAGATTACTGGTCTCCTAGAGACGAATCAGTTGTAACTGAAAATGGTTTTCGTTATAGGGATATGAGTTCAGTTATTAAATATAATAAAGAAATATCTGATGAAAGTGAGATTGGGTTATTCGAACAATTCTATAATCTAAATAACAAACTTAGATACTGTAATGGTAGTCACTACACATTTCAAGATAATTGGTTTGAATTAAAGTATAAAGAATGGTTAAAGTCAGATGATCATAATAAAAAAAGTTTTGACTTATATTATGGTAATGGTGTTGTAGATTAATTAAACTAAATAATATGGGTATAAAACGAAAAATGACTTGGGAAGAAAGAATCCAATGGGTAATGAAAAACACCGATGTGGAGTGGGAAAATTTATATATTACTGAAGAAGTTTATAAAGAAACTACCCCAACTCATATAGTAACCTTACAAGTGGGAGAAGAAATTATTACCACATATGAAAGAGAATAAATAATCACTATTACTTTAATATAAACCTTTAAATAAATGTAGGGGTTTTTTTATTTTGTAATATATTTATATGTATGAATTTACAAAACAATATAAGAAGAATATTACTCGAAGAAACGGAACCAAGAGTATTAAATGAATGTGTAATTGCAGGAGTTAAATTAAAAGATACCATTGTTTTAGCAAAAAATAGGGATAGAGGTTATAAGGCGAAAATTGAATTGGTTCACGAAATAGTTGACGGTGTTGAAATTGCCTATTGGAGGGATGTTGATACTGATTGGAGTGAGGGAATGAATGAGTATGGAATCAGTATAGTAAATTCTGCATTATCAACTGCTTCCGATGAAAAAGAAGGTGAAAAAGTACTCAAACAAAGAAAAACTAAAAACGATAAAACTGAAAAGAGGGTATACTCAAAAGATGGGCAAAAAATAAGAGAAGCTCTCACAAAAAAAGATATGAGATCCGCAGTAAAGTCATTAATTGAGTTTACTGGAACAAAAAGTAAATGGGGTTTAAGAGGTGAGACATTTGTATCAGATGGTAAAGATATTTATGTTATTGAAATGACATCTAAACATGCACCAATAATTAAAAAATTAAAAGAGGATTCTAAAATAGTTGTTAGATCAAATCATGGTGTATACCAAAAAGATGCGGGTTACACTACAGGTGAAAAAAGAAAATCATCTGTATCTAGAATGGAATTGGCGAAAAAACATTTAAAAGATGCCAAAACAGATATGGATGTAATTAATACATTAAAACAAAAATATGATGACGATCCATTCTTAAATCCATATAGGACTAAAAATATGTATAATATGCATACTGTTGGACAAATTATGATGAACATAAAAGAAAAACAAATTGTTATAAGAATGGATAATGAAATGGGGGAATTTGAGGGTATCAATAATAAATTACCTAAAGGTTATTCACCAAAAATAAAGATAAGAATAGAGAGTGAGAAAACTCATCACAAAGGGAAAAAATTACCAACATAATATGAAATTGTTTTTAGCAACAAATAGTGATACATGTAAGACAGACAATATAAAATTACTTAAACATTCAGTTAATTCTGCACTACAAAATACAGATTTCGAAGTGTTTGTTATTTTTGATGGGAAGAAGGAGGAGTTAGATTTACCTGATGGTGTAACTATTATCGAACATAGACATAGATGTTATGATACATTTGTTAATTCGGAAAGAACAAAAAAAGAAGGTTCATTAACTATTTCATCAGGAACGTTTTTAAGGACTGAAATCCCATTTTTATTAAGTAAATTAGGTTATGATGATGAATTTTGTCTTTATACTGATTACGATGTTATTTTCCAAAAAGGAGATTATTCCGATATCAATACTATTAAACCAAAATATTTCTCTGCGTGTCCAGAATTTGATGTTAATAATTGGTCTTATATTAATGCGGGTGTAATGTTATTCAATGTTAAATCATTCTTAATTGACGATGAAAAAATATTAAACTATATTAACACTAATTTTGATAGTTTATCGGTTTGGGATCAAACAATGTACAATGATATATATAAAGGAAATATCGGTAAATTACCATTGGAATATAATTGGAAACCGTATTGGGGGATAAATGAAAATTCAAAAATAATACACTTTCACGGTGCAAAACCTAGAATAGTTGAACCTGAGTGGAGATATAATTTAAATGAAATTAAAATTATTAGAAATAAAAATATTGTAGGTTATGAGCATTATAATAAAATTTTTGAACAATACATATAGATTTTTTTAGATATAACAAGAAATATTATAATACCCTCTATAGAAATATAGGGGTTTTTTATTTTAAAAATATTTGATTATGTGTTATAAAAATCATATATTTGTTTATTATTTTATTAAACTGATAGTATGACACCAGAACTTTATGTTTGGTTAGAAGAAGTATTTTATAAAGATAACCACAAAAAGTATCATAAGTATTTTGAGGAATGGGTTATCAATGTAACTGAACATCAGATACTAGGTTTTAGTAAGATGGAACAAAATAGAAATATATACGAAAAACAAAATTAAAATGACAATAGAGGTAACAAAAGATTGTTTGTGTGAACATTACCTTCACGAATTATTGAATTACTATAGATCTGGACTTGTGGAGAAAAAATTTAAACAAGGTGAACAGTTTGAGGTTGTTAAAGATTGGTCAAATTTTTATGGTTCCTATTATAGAGTAAAGGTTGGTGAAAAATCACACGACATTAGTAAAGATAAATGTAAGATAATATCAAGATGAGTAAATTAGAAATCAAAAAATGTGTTTTAGAGATACTTGATGTTCTTTATGTTAGATGGGGATTCGATGATTGGTGGGATAATTTGGGTGATGACATTGAAAATGAAATATCAACAGAACTTGAATCCATAATTGAAAGGAGATTAAATAAAGAAGAAAAGGATAATAGAATAAAAGAACTTGAGGAATTTCTTGAAGATGTTATTGAACATCCTTATATGTGTGGATCACCAATATGGGAAGAAGGTCGTAAATTACTAAACAAAGATGAAGATGAGTGAAGAATTAACAAAAGAAGAAATTGAAGATATTGAATACTTACAACAAAATTTATTTAGATCTCTTAAAATTCCTTTACATTTACACGGATTAAAAGAAGATGACGTTGTGGGTGTTGAATCATTAAAAATAAAAAAACAAAACAAAGATGAATAAAGAAATCCCTGTAGAATATAATGGTGAGATTGTTGGATACACAACAGATGAAGGAAAGACCATTCAATTTAATGATAGCGACGCCTCAAAAAAGGTGAACGAAATACTTAATCAAAAACAAACGGTGTGGGTTTCATCAAGAGCAATTGGTGAAATTAAAAGTGACAACACGGTTGAAGAAAAAGAAAAGATATCATACGATATATCACACTTTGGAAACAAACAATAGAAAGTTATGAGTAAAGAACAACAAGATTTATTGAATAAAGCATATGAGAATTATTCAAAGGAATATGAAAAGGATAATTCTATTGGGATGTGTCTTTTAGTTGCACGATTGGATGGTAAAAAAACCTACAGAAAACCCGACAAAGAAATGTTTGTTGGTTTATGTACTTACGATAAAACATTCTCTGAAAAGTGGGGACTAAAGATTGAGGAACGAGAACTGAGTTTGGTAGCGAGAATGGGTTTATGTAAAGAAAAATGGGATTATTCATGGAATCGTACTATCAACCTTGAAGACATAGAATGGAGAATGAATAATGAATGGAATACCCCAACCAAACTAATCACAATAACATACAACGATAAAACAATTGAAAGTTATGAATAAAGAAGAAGCAAAAGACGAGTTAATTAAAGTATTATACTCTCAAGTGGTAGACCTAACAATGATGTCTAAGATTGAATTGGGTGATGATGTAATTGAGGAAATTAAACGACTCAAAGGTATCATTAATCAAACTGAAACAAAATTTAAAGTGGGAGACAAGACTCACAAACCAAAAGGTTATAAATTTCCTTGTACAATTGTAGGTGTATTTGAAACAATTGCTGGTGACATCAGGGTGATTGGTGAAATGGATGAATACGGATTATTACATATCTTCAACGAAAATCAATTGGAGCATTATGGTAAAGAACAACTAATTGGAAAAAAATTTACTTTAGATTTAGGGTCAACTCCTGTTGAGATAGTTGTAAATGATATAACTGAAAATAAGGTGATTGTTGAATATCTAAAATCAACACCTGGTAGGATAGAAGAATTCACTATATCAGATTTTGAATATTTTGCAATGATTAAATTAGAAAGTTATGAATATTAAAATTGATGGGAATGATTTACTCAAACATATGATGTTTTGGAGTGAGAAAACGGATGATGATTGTGTTGAAATGGCAACTGTTGAAGGTAAACTAGATGCTGAACAAGCACTTATTAACATGATAGAAAGAGATTTTGCCTTAGAGTTTAATAAGGAAGTTATTGAAGGATTAAAAAACTTAGGAACAGATGAATAAATTAGACAAACAATACACAGATTTATTACAGGACATTTTAGATAATGGTATAGAAGATTAAATATAATGAAACCTTACGGAAGAGAAAAGAAATTAAAAGGAACAGGTCGTTGGAAAGAAGACGTTCATCCTAAAAAAGGTTATATTAACTGGTGGGAAACAATGTGTGATTTCCTTTCTCGTGGAAGGATGAAACAACTTTGGAAAAAAGAAGTTGGTGATGAACTTAAATCAGAATATGTAAGTGAAGAAGAATACATAGGAAAAGAAACGACAATTGATTTTGGGAGAGATTTAAGAATGTCACAACCTTGGAGAAGTTATAGAAATGAAGAAATTTTTACCATTATGAGAAAAACCAAATCAGGGTTGTATATGGTTAGGGATTCAAAAGGTAATGAACATCCAATATCTAAAAGACATATAAATTACTTTAAATAAATAAAGATGAGTAGTCAGTATAGGAAAATAAAATATGAATCTGAAGGACCTTATGGGTCAACTGAAGAAAAATGGTTGTACGTTTGGTCTCACGATACAGTAGATATAACTCATGTATTTGGTGATGATGGTGAAGAATTATTCTGTTATTCTGAAACTGGTTTTGATATGGGACAAGCACTTGCCGTTATTGGGACTAATTGGAAAGACAAAAGGATGGAGGAATTAACTCCCGAAGACTTTAATAAAATAGGTAGATAATAAAGTATGAAAAGATTAAATGTAAGATTAATTAAATGGTTCTCAAATAAATTGGGGTTTAAAATCGTTATGGTTAGAATTGGTAATGGTAGTATAGATATCGAAGGAGATAAAGAGTTACTGAGGTATACTGACATAACTGGATACTCATTTAAGAAGGAACCATTAAAAAGAAATAAATAATATAATAAACAAAAATAGTAAGTTATGAATAAAGAGGAAATATTACACTTAGTTGAACTGTTTAATTTAGAAACGTATAACGTTAATGATAAGTATTTTTGTATTAAAGGTATCAATGGTCAGGCAACAACAGTTTATTACGATACCGATCCAATTACGGGAATAAAGAATCATTTATTACAAATGGGTAGAGATTCATTAAAAATGGATTTAAATTATCTGTTAGATATAACTAAACATAATTAAAATAAGATTATGACAGTATTAAAAGAAAATTTCACCACCATTTATGACATCATACAAGAGTTAAAGAAGGTAGAGGTTGATGGGGAAACGATGGAGTATATATTAAAACAAGTTGGGATGGAATATCAAATGTTAAGACAATTAATATTAACTCTACCCATAGAAGAAATAGAGAATTTAATTGAGGAACGTAAAGAATTAAATAAATAATAAATTATGAAAATATTGTTCACTGATAATATATCAGAAATATATGTCCACACAAAGACAGAAGTGTGGGATATAGGTTTATCCGTAAGAAACGGTTCAATAAAAGTAGGTACCAGATATGGGATATTCCCTAAGTATGAAAAATTTTATGGTGTATATGGAAAATGGGATGACGAATACTGGGGAACCATAGAAGAGTATAATAAAAGATCAACAGAAAAATACATAGAGGATGAAACATTTTATTATAAACCTTATTGTGTAATTGTCTCTAATAGTGGGGAAAAGAATGAAGTGATCTTTGAGACAGTAGAAGAGTTATTAACCTATGTGGAAGAATTAAAGAATTGTGGTAAACATATAGTAATGAAATAGAGAATATATATGAAATTTATAATAATACTTATACTATTAGTTTCTTGTTCGGTTAATTATAGTCTACATGAAAGGAATATGAAACTCCAAAACGATGGGATGATTAAACAGGATCTGATTATGAAAAATAAGATGATAAAGATTAGGAAACAAGGTGTTAGATCTTATTCTAAAGTTAAGAAGGTACATAATATATCGAATAGAAAATTTATATGAATCTACAATAACTAATATTAGAACCTCTATAGAAATATGGGGTTTTTTTTGTTTATATGAATTATTTTATTATATTTGTGGTATAATAGTTTTATTATGGTACACAGAAATAAAGATTTAAAGAATATTGAAGGTGAAGTATGGAAACCGATGGTGGGTCATGAGAACACCTTTTACGTATCAAACATGGGTAGGGTTAAACGTTTGGAGGGGTATACCGTATCCAACAGAATAAGTAAAAAAACTAGTAAACCATACAAACAAACATTAATTAAAATTGATGAAGGTATTCTTGTTGGTACATTAAATAAAAAGAACTATGTATCGATTCATCTAAGTTACAATGATGATATGTGTACAACATCGAAAGTAAAAAGATTATCAGTATTGGTACACAGAGAGGTTGCCAAATCATTTATACCGAATCCCAATAATTTACCACAAATTAATCATATTAATGGTATAACAGATGATAATAGGGTAGGAAATTTGGAATGGTGTGATAATACATATAATCAACATCACAGGTATGAGGTATTAAAAAAGGAAAAAACCATTATAAATGTAAATAAAAATAGAATTGTAAGGGTTCATAAGTTGGATATCTTTGGCAATATAATAAAGACATATGAATCAATAAGTGATGCGGCAAAAGAAAATAACACTACGACAGGTAATATTTGTAAGGTTGATAAAGGTGAACGTATGACTGCGGGAGGTTTCTGTTGGAGGGTAGATATAAAAAGTAGACATCAAAGATACAGACACGATGGTAAACAAAGAGGTAAAAATAGAAAGGAAATAATATAAAGGGTTATCAAACGTTTTTGACATTTTTATATGGAAAAGAAAGTATGTACCAAATGTAAGGAAGAAAAAGAATTAACTGAATTTCCTAAAGGTAGAACTAAATGTAAGTTATGTTTAAAGGAATACCAAAAACTTTATAGTGAAAAAAATAAAGAAAGATTATATCTCCATAAAAAAGAATATAGAGAAAAAAATAAAGAAAAAAATAGATTAAAAACAAATGAATATTCTAAACTATATTATAGTAAAAATTACAAAGAAAAGAGGAAGTTATATTTAGAAAAAAATAAAGAAATTATTAAAGATAAGAAAAAAGAATATGACAAAATATATACTGAAAAAAATAAAGAAATACTATCTATAAAAAATAAAGAATATAGGGAAAAACATAAAGAAAGGTTACAAGGGTATCGTAGACAAAGATATAATCAAAATACTATATATAAACTGACTAACTCAATTCGTAATAGAATTAATGTAACCCTAAAAAAAAATGGGTATACAAAAAAATCTAAAACATATAAGATATTAGGTTGCACATACGAAGAATTTAAATTATATATGGAATCACAATGGGAAGAATGGATGAACTGGAATAACTATGGTTTATGTGATCATAAAACTAAAAACTATGGATGGGATTTGGATCATATAATTCCATTATCATCAGGTAAGTGTGAAGAAGATATTATAAAACTAAATCACCATAGTAATATACAACCACTATGTTCATATATTAATAGGTATGTTAAAAGAGATAAAATAATATAAGTCTACAACCTAATATTCATACAATATAAGTCTACAACCTAATAATGAATTTAAGACCGTCTGAGACACTATGACATCTGTATGGTATAGGAAGATATTTCTTAAAAGATAGTTTATTAGAGTGTACCAGAAACCCCCACAATTAATTCTATAAACTGTACCTATACGTAGAAATGTGTTTGCCTCATTAAAATAGACTATATTTTATAATCGATGTTTAATGTGGTAAAAAGTGGGAAATTGAATAAGGTTTAAAGAGAAAGGGTAAAATAACATTGCGTAGTGCGTTAATTCTCCCTATAATATTTCTGAAATTTTCAAAAACCTATATACAAATATACGGAAAAAATATGTAAAAATCAACTATTTCGATAAAAAAGTTATTAACAAAACTAGAACCTTACCACTTTTTACCACTACGTATATTTATTTATATGGAAGATGAGATAGAAGTAGGAGAATGGGAACATGGTGATAACATTACATTCAACCGTTAACATATATTTATAGGTATGGATAAAACACATTTAAATAAGATAGTGGAGTATTTGTTAGAGGATATTAAAATAAATTATCTTCATTCTACAGTAGAGATATTAGATGGATCTAATAGAACCTATGATGTAGAGTTTCTTTCAAATGGATTCTTCAGTACGGTATGGGATATATTAGAGTTTGACTATGGTTTAAACAGTGATGATTGTTTATATGTCTATGGTAATCTTTTATTTCAAATTAATAGAAAGATTAAACTTCCTGGATCTATCAATGAATCCGTAGACAATAAAGAAATATATCTAGATAAGATTGTACAGTATATAATAGATGATACAGAGATAGATTACAATAAGAATCTATGTAAACTACCATATCTATATAATCCCATTCCTATTATTCCACCCTTTATAATACCTTCTCCTTACTACTATTCTTTTCTTAAATATTGTAAAGATATATATGGATTGACAGGTGAAGAAATTATATATGTGTGGGAAAAATATAAATCTATTGTTGACGATAAAGGATCTATTAATGAATCTGTAGAGAGAAAAGAAAAATATCTAGACAATATATCACAGTATATAATCGATGATACAGAACTAGACTATGAACAAAAGTTAGTAACATATCCTTTTCTTCCTTATATTAATTCCCAATGGGGTTTATCAACACCATTATATTACGCAACAATTGAATCTCCATTATTTAATGCGTTCTCTGAATATTGTAATGATACATATGGATTAACATATGAGGAATCAGTATATGTATGGGATCAATATAAAGTTATATTTAATCATAAGATAAATTCCAAACCAATGAATGAATCTGTAGACAGTAAAAAAATATACTTAGATAAAATTGTACAGTATATAATAGATGATACTATTATAGATTATGAAGAGAGAGAAATTAAATATCCATACTTTAGTAATATACTCCTACTTACTCCTAACAAACAACAACATCTTCCAGTACATTCCTTCAGGGCGTTTTCTATATATTGTGAAAATATGTATGGGTTACATATAGAAGAAATACAATATGTGTGGCATCATTATATAAAAAATAGTGGATTATTTTAGGATATGTCGATTATTATTACTACCTTTGTTATGTTGGTGGTAATACCGAAACAGGCGTACATATAGATATATAGTATGAAGAGATCAGAGGTCGGTTGATCATAGGTGAACTAATTATAAATATATAAGACAGGTCGGAGTCCACCCTCTTAGAGAAGAACTTGTTTCTCTGACCCGTCTCGGTTATGAACCACTGACAATATAAAGTTACGGATCATTTCTGACATATCCTAATATTTATTAATATATTATTAAAGAAAATGAAGGTAACCATTAAAGGTATTGTTAAAGAGAATAGAGAGGATCTATTAGTAGATAGAGTTGTAGAGAGTCTACTGGGTGATACTACATATGAAGTCTACCATAGGTTTATGGGTGAGATAATATGTGAGGTAAAATATCCAATGTATAATTATCTAATATATTTAAATGAGAGTGAAATTAGATCTCATCTAAATGATTTTAAAGAGAAAGGGGTGGATGTAATCTTTTTTAATTTATATGATTATAACTATATGGATGACAACTATAGTATAAAAGATGAAACCATTCTAGAAAAAATATATTTAAAGTATTATACAATCTTATTTACAAACATATTAAACGACTTTGATAATTATGAACGTAAACCAATGAATGAATCTAAAGAGAATAAGGAAGATCTATTAGTAGATAAGATCTCACAGTATATGTTAGATGATACTGAATACTATTTTCATAGAGATAGAGTGGTAATAGTTTACCCTTCTGAAGGATTTAACTCATACAGTATTGATAAAGTATTACCATTATTATTAAGGAGAGGTTATGATTTGAATTTTGTTAATTATGTTAATGATACATATAGTATAAAAGATTGGAATCTTATTACTAATATATCTCAAAGGTATTATTCTTTATTATATGATAAAGTAAAAGAACTATTAGGATCATCTAAAAACCCTATGAATGAATCTGTAGAAAGAAAAGAGGATACACTTAATAGAATAGTAGACTTTATGGTACAAGACACCACATGGGATATCTTTATGGAAGAATTAGGTGAAGATGACTTAGAACGACATGTAAGAGTGGAGATAACTTTCCCTAGTGGTGACTCTGATGAATTTCAAATGGATGAAATGGAAGTAGACTGGGAACAGTTCTTTCTGAATGAAACTGATAGAGATTATTTAGAAGAACAATTTGGTATAACTCAAAGATGGATCACACAAGAACTATATAATAGATATATAAATAAACTACGTCCTATTATATATGAAGAAATGATAAATTATAATAGATAACTATTGACTTTTTAAAATAATATACTTAATATTGTATCATAGTTGTTTGATTTAGTTATGTGGGATCCTTTCCTCTTCTCCTCCCCACCCTTATGGAGAAGATAGTGTAGAGAATGACAAGTTCTTCTTATACATGAACGGAAGGTTAACACGTAAAGTCTCCTCAGAGTTCATAGACTGAGTAGAGACGATAGAAGGAGATAGAAAGATTATTCAGTAAGTATTAATTACAACAGAATATGAAACTATCTCCTTTTTTTATGCCCTATAATTTGATTTTCTAATATATTATTCGTATATTTGTAGTATGAAATGAGATAGATATATACATATAATCCTAATGGGGAGGGGGTCTTTGATAAGAGACACAATAAACCCCCCTCCTATAGAGTAAGAGGGAGGGTCCCCCAGACACCCCCCATCGTATCCCCCCTTCCCTCTGGGTATGTTTTGGTTGTGGTAGGGGAGGCGATATTGTCCATGAATTTTCCAGGAAATTTTTAAGTTTAGGTTCGAACCTTTTTTTATTTCATCTCTCCAAATGTCGACCCCATTTTCATTCTTCCCCAACTACCCAAAAATTTTTCAAGTAAATTTTTAATTTTGAGAATTATAGTATATTTATATAATAAAAAAATTATAATATGAAAAAGATAGTAAGATTAACAGAGAACGATTTAACTAGAATAGTTAAAAAAACCGTAAAAGAATCACAAGATATGTCAATGGGTAATTCAATTTCCATCGAAGATATTGTTTCGTCCATAGAAAGTGAATTATCTCATCAAGATATTGATCCAGGATGGTATGAAAATGAAATTTATGATGCCGCAGAAAAGATAATGGAGGAATTTAGATATCAATTACATTATATAGATGAGAGTGTAATCTTTATGGATTTATTAGAAGATCTTAGAAATAAAGATGACGAAGGAGAAAAATGGTAAAAATAAAAACCTTATAATATATTACCCCATTCCTAATAAGAGTGGGGTTTTTTTATTGTTCAATACATAGGTTTGTTCAGTGACAATGAACACCCATTTCTGGTGAACGGTATATAGGGTTAAAAATTTTCCAGAAAAATTTACGTTTCCAAATATTAAGGTATTTATAATATGGATATGGAAGATAATAAAAAAATATATTTAGATAAGATTCTTAAGTGGTTTGTTGATGATACTATAATTAGATATGAAACGGGTGTTATAATATATCCTTTTTCTCCGATAGGTCCGAATGGTAAACCTTTACCTAGTTTTATCGATGATTTAAAAAATAAACTTTCGTGGGGTATGCCTTCAGATGTTCAGATAACTTGTAGGGATACATATGGTTTAAATTACGATGAGACAAAATATATATGGGACAACTATAAAACCATTATTAAGGATAGATATAATAAAGAATCTATTATGTATGATCTTAAACCCATTAATGAATCTGTGGATAATAAAAAAAGATATTTAGATAAGGTTGTGGGATTTCTTGTAGATGATACTAAAGTAGACTATGAAAATAGGATGATATTTTTTCCTTTTACATATAAGAGATCACTTAGACAAGGTAGTAATAATTTCACACCTTTTCACAGACTTCTTTTTGAGACATATATCCCTATAGACGGTTTTATGGAATACATTGATGAGTCGTTTGGAATTACTTCAGAAGAGGGTATTGTTTATGTATGGGAAACATATAAGGATGTTATGAGGGATATTGTATTTGGTAAGGATAATATTAATGAATCTGTGGATAAAATTTCTAAAGGTGAATATATGGATAAAATTATAGATTACCTTGTGGATGACACTATGGTGGATCAAAAGAATAAAGTGTGGTATCCACCTTATCCTACTGGTCACGCTAAACCTACTTTTAATCATTTCTATGGTCTAATACCTATGACAGATCATTTAGAATTAAAATATCTTATTGGTAATTCTTATGTAAGAAACTTTTTTAACTATTGTAAAGACACGTATGGATTGACAGATGATGAGGAAATAAGAAAATTATGGAAAAGATATCTTAAAGTTTTAACCCCTAAAATTAATGGGTTTTCTATCATTAATGGTGTACCTACCATTAACGAATCTGTGGATAGAAAATCTGATTATTTAGATAAGATTGTGGGATTTCTTGTAGATGACACGGAAATATCTATGGGAGAAGGAGATTTTGGAATTTTTAAACCATCGTTTGCATCTATATGGTTTTCTACAGTCTACTTAAAAAAAATATCTGATGATATGTTGAAAAGAAACTTTTTTAACTATTGTAAAGATAGTTATGGGTTAACTAATTCAGAAGTAAAAGGGGTGTGGAGTAAATATAAAAAAAATATCCTTAATATATTTAAAGTCCCCATTAATGAATCAGTGGATAGAAAGGATGATCTAATAGATAAGATTTCTGATTATATGGTAGACGATACCGAATATGAACTTAGTATTTCCCAATATAATGTCGATTCTACAGAAATTTTTGTCTATATAAGGTATCCTTATTCTGCACAAGACTCTGGATTCCCTTATACTATATATGAGGTATCTACTATTAAGGAATCGAGTGAATATATCCTTAATAGAGTGGAGATTGAATATATGTGGGATGTGTACAATATACGTAGTGTAAAAACCATAGAAGATATATTTAAAAAATACACTGAGAAATTATTCACTAAAATATACGATGATATGTTAAGGGTTAAAGGTAATAATATAAATGAATCTGTAGATAGAAAATCTGATTATCTAAATAAGATTGTAGATTTTATGATAGACGATACCGAATATAATATTTACATTAATAGGTTTAGTGATCATTCAGAAACTAAAGTAGAAATATGGTACCCTTTTACTAATCCTGATGAGGATGTGGATGAGGATGCATATGATTATAGTATATATGATATTTATGATTGGTCAAATGGTAGTGGTTTTAATTTAGATGAAGGAGAAGATATAGATTATATTTGTAACACTTATAGTATATGTGATATAGATACTGTACAAGAGTTATATGATAGATACATACAAAAATTATCTACTATTATATATGAAGAAATGTTATTAAAAAAGAATGGTGATAGAATTAATGAATCTGTAGATAGAAAAGATGAATATCTAAATAAAATTGTGGAATTTCTTGTGGCTGATACTAAAGTTTCGATTAATGACGATATATTCTTCGCACCTTTTTACCGTCTATCTTCTTTAAGTTATAATTTACTTTTTCGTATTAATTATCCCGCTTCTTTTTCTAATTATACTAAAGATATGTATGGTTTGACTGATGACGATATTAAATATGTATGGGATACATATAAAAATATCATTATAGATAAATTTGATTCTTATATTAAAGGTTCTTAAACATACCTTTTGGTATTATATCTAAAAATGGGTACAAATAATTGGTACCATAGTTATCATTCAGTTCTTTTATTAAGTACTTTATAAAACTTACAGGTAAATCATTAATGTTAAAACCGTATTGGTATTGAAAACCATCAGGTATACTCATCGCATCTTCATAACTACCATATCCTTCGTCTCCGTCAAGAGTAAAAAGATCTATTACAACACGTTTTGTATCGAATTGTATTTCTGTAAGACTGGCAACATCTTCTTCTTTAAATAATTTAATTCCCAGTTCCTCTAAAAAATGTGAGGGAATAATTCCGCCCATATATTCTGTTTCGGTTAGTTCTTCCTTTAATATTCTTTTAATGGTTCTTTTCATATTAAATAAATACTTTGGTATAATAAAATATTTTTCGTAATATGATATCTTCTATTTAATCAGTTGTACGACCGAACTGTTCAATCACCCCAACCCCTCTTGATGAGATTTTTTATTTGGATCATAAAAAAAAGGTCCCTAAGAACCTTTTATTATTTAATGTTGGTAGATTTATTTAATGTCGTTAGTTTCGATTAGTGTATAGGTAAATGAATTACCGTGTACCCCTTTTGCTTTCCTACAGATAGACATAAATTCTTCAAAGTCCTTTGACTTTTTAAACACTTGACAACCTTCTGACCAATTTTCAACATAAGTTGAGTCGGCACCTGCTTTGTGTATATTAATTCCAAATACACCTTCTTGAATTTTATTTTCATCATATTCCATATTCTTATTAGGATCTCTGAAAACTTTAACTGGTTTGTTTTGACCCAATGCTTCATATTTCCCAGCATGAAGTCTCATTGTATGTGACCCTCTGTATTGTCCCTCTACTAATCTTGCGACACCTGCCTTGTTACCAAATTGCATAACACCTTTAGTACCTGGATCAGTAGTTGCTGGCCAAATATGGAATTTCCATTGTCCATCAACTTTGTAAGATAATGTTATGTAATCGTCAAATACGTTAGTCACTTTTTGTCCAGTACTTGAATTTCTAATACCGACAATGTTTACATCATACCCTTTATTGTTTGCGTCCTCAAACCAAACATAACCTTTGGCTTTTACGGCAGCCTCAACCTGTTCTTTTGTATAGTTCATAATTTTAATTTTTTTATAAATATGAAAAAATTAATTAAAGTAAATAGTTTTTAATATTTTTTCTATATTTATTTGTATGATTAAAAAACGTAAATTATTAATAATACCTTCTGTAATCTTGATGGTTACTTTTCTTTTAACTAAAATTTTTGTTTTATCGGGGATTATTGGATCCACTGATATAACAAAAATTATTGAGATATCTTGCTTTTTATTATTTTCTCCATTATTTTATTTTTTAATGAAATCCCAAACCGTAGAGTTAAAAGATGGTTTATTAAAACAAATAAAAGATAGTGAAGATTTTATTGATTCTGCAACCATCGTTTCTGTTGCCGATAAATACGGTAAAATTACATACGTTAATAAAAAGTTTGAGGATGTTTCAGGTTGGTCTTTAGATGAGGTTAAAGGTAAGGATCATGTTATTGTAAACTCAGGATTACAACCTGATGGATATTGGGGTAAAATGTATGAAAAAGTAATGAAAGGTGAGATATGGAATGATGTTGTTACCAACAAAGGAAAATCAGGTGAACTATATTATGTCGATACCTACATCAAGGCAAAATTTGACAAACACGGTAAGTTGGAGGGATTCTCATCAATTAGACAAGATGTTACAGATCTTAAGAAAAAAGAAGTGGAAATTCGTAATAGAATGAACGCGATAAATAAATCCAACGCTGTTATTGAGTTTGATTTGAAGGGGAATATAATTTTCGCTAATGAATTGTTTTTAAATACTATGGGATATTCATCACTGGATGAAGTGGTTGGGAAACACCATAGGATTTTTATAGATGAGGACCACTCAAAAAGTGAGGAATATTCTCTTTTTTGGGAAAAATTAAATGATGGTATATTATTTACTGGTGAAATCACTAGAGTTAAAAAGGATGGTTCCTTAATACATCTTCAAGCAACCTATAATCCAATCATTGGTATGGATGGTAAGATTTATCGTGTTATGAAAATTGCAACAGATGTCACCACTACTCACGAACAAAAGAAAGAGATTGAAAAAAAGAACACTTATTTAGAACATGCCGCTAAAATATTAAGACACGATATGCACTCAGGTATCAATACATATATGCCAAGAGGATTAAGTTCTTTAGAAAGAAGATTAAAACCCGAAGACATTACCGATTTAAAAATAGAGGCACCAATTAGAATGATTAAGGAAGGTCTTAAACATTCACAAAAAGTGTATAAAGGGGTATATGAGTTTACAAATCTTGTTAAAAAAGATGTTGTTTTAAATAAGGCGGAATGCGATTTAAAAGTGATACTATCTGATTACCTATCATCAACCGCATATAGTAGTCAAGTAATTATTGAGGACTTACCAACAATAGAAGTAAACGAAGCGTTATTCTGTACTGCAGTTGACAACTTAATCAGGAATGGTTTAAAGTACAATGATTCTGACACTAAGTTTGTTAAAATATATTCTGATGAGAATACTGTTTACATTCAAGATAATGGTAGGGGGTTAACACAAGAAGATTTTGATTACCTATGTAAACCATATACAAGAAAAGAAGGACAAAAGGAATCAGGTACTGGTTTGGGATTAAATATTTGCGTTGCAATTTTGGAAGAACACAAGTTTAAAATTACTTGTGAGAAAAATGAAATAGGAACTAAAATGAAAATAAAAATAAAATAAAAAAAGAAAAAAATGATTGATTCAATTTTATTGGTGGATGACGAGGATTTATTCCATTTAGTATTTGAGGACGCTTGTTCGTTACTTGACATAAGTTTGTCTTTAAACGCGTTAAATAGTTCTGACGAAGCGGCAAAAAAATTCGAAAAATGGTTCAAAAGTGGGGATGATAATGATAAACCTGATTGTGTGTTTGTTGATTTAAACATCATTGGTAGTTCTTTTGATGGTATAGAATTAATTAGAAAAATTAATTTTGAATACGGTAATCACGTAGTTGTTGGAATTATTTCATCATCAAACGAACCAGAAGAACAATCAAAGGCAGTTCAAGCGGGAGCTCAGTTTTGGATTATCAAATCTGACGACATTGAGCCACGTTTAGAGGAGTTCAGAAAAGATTATGAAGGTTATAAAAATAGAACCTTACCTTTCAAAGTATATAAATGATAAAGTTAGATAAAAATAGTGAAAACAATTTAATTAAACTCTTTGAGTCCAAGAATATCGGACTTGAAGGAAACATTATTAAGTTGTTTGAATCGGACAACGATTTGTTTAAAGACTATTTAAAAAAATGTACGGATAAAGATAAAGATTCTAGACGTAAACGTTTGGAGGTAACCAAACAGGTTCAGGTTCAGAACAAAGATTTGACTATACTCAACGATGAAAACCAAAGAATGGTGGAGGAACTCCAAAATACTTTAACCAGTATGGAGGATCAAAACAATCGGATTGAAAGTCAAAACTCTGAACTTCTTGAATGGAAACTAGAGAATGAAAAAATAAGTGCCGAACTGATTGAGGCTATGAAACAATCTGAACAGGCAAGAGTCGTTGCAGAAAATGCTAAAAATGAGGCAGAAAACAATTTAGATATAGTTCAAAAGAAAACTCAGTTTGAGTTGATTAATAATATTGTTAAGGTTGCACTTTATGTAATTATAGGTGTTGGGTGTGTCACAACGGGAATATATGTTTATTCTATGACAATAGGAAAGGATACTGAGATTATTGGATCCACTTGGAGTAATATGTTTGGTATTCTGTTAACAAATAGTTTCAGTATAGTGGGGACAATACTTGGGGTAAAATATGGTGCAAGTCCTAACAAAGATAAATAATAAAAAAAATGAAAAAAATGGTAAGTAGATTAAAAAAAATGTTATTCGGGGAAACTCCTTATGTTAAAGTGGAGGATAAAAATCGTTTCTATTATATGTTGCAACAAATGCAATCTAATAGATGGAAGATTACAGGGATTATTTTATTCTTGTTTTTCTTCATTATTTTTGGTATTAATATGGCAGTTATGTTTCAAATTGAAATTGCAGAAAACTGGAAAGAAATGTTGTTAATTTTATTCGGGGCCTTCGTAGGTAATCTTAATAAAGTTGTTGATTATTGGTTCAACTCTGAAGACAGAGATAAGATGTTAATTCAGAAAGTTGATGAGGAAGACGGAAATAGTTTTTCTAATGTTGCGGAATATCCGACAACACCAAGACCACCACAAGGATCAACTGTTGTAGATACACAAGTTAAAGAAGAAACTCCTTTGGTTGTTGAGGAGTACCCTACAGAAGAATCATCGGTAGATGGTGAAATAAACTAAGAAGATGAGAATATTTAATTAAAATAAGAACCCAGTTAAAATACTGGGTTTTTTTTATTACATATATTCACTAAAAAAAGATTTAAAATATTTTTAGAATATTTATTATAAAATTAAAGGTTATGTTATTAAAAAATGGGTCTAAAGGAGAAGACGTAAAAAAACTCCAAACAAAATTAGGTCTTACTGCGGATGGATCATTCGGACCCGGAACAGAAAAAGCGGTAAAAGAATGGCAATCGGCTAATGGATTAACCTCAGATGGTGTTGTTGGTGACGGAACATGGTTAAAAATGTTTGGGTCAACCGTAATAATAAAAGAAGATGTTGTAATTCCTTCAGGTGGGTCATTAAATATTGAAAAATTAAAGGGTCATATACCTGATTCTGTCATTGCACAGATTCCTGAGACTGCAAAAAAGTTTAATATTACAAATAACTTACGTTTAGCTCACTTTTTAGCTCAATGTGGTCACGAATCAGGTGGTTTTAAGGCAGTTTCAGAGAATTTAAACTATTCTGCGGACGGTTTGAAGAAAATATTTGGTAAATACTTTCCAGGTAACTTAAATGAGTCATATGCACGTCAACCTGAGAAGATTGCGGCTCGTGTTTACGCAAGTAGAATGGGTAATGGTGACGAAACTACCAAAGAAGGGTTTAAATTTAGAGGTAGAGGGTATATTCAGTTAACTGGTAAGTCAAATTACACTAATTTTACCAAATTTATCGGTGAAGATTGTGTTTCTAACCCTGATTTGGTTGCGACTAAGTATCCATTGGCATCTGCGGCGTTCTTTTTTGATTCTAATAAGTTATGGAGTATCTGTGACAAAGGTGCGGACGATTCAACAGTAACCGCAGTCACAAAAAGAGTAAATGGGGGTACAATTGGTTTACCTGATAGAATAAAACACTTCAAAGAGTACTATAACTTACTTAAGTGATGTTTATATAAAAACAAAATATAATGAAAATTATTATATCGGAAAATCAATTCAAAAGACTTATTAACGAAAATTTCGTTTTATATGGTGCAACATTTAAAGTAAATAATGACGGAACTGTTTCTGTAAGTACTGATGATAGAACTACTATAATTAGATTCTCCAAATATTATATGGATATAAATGTTGCGGATATCTCCAAAACAAGTGACGGTGGATGTATTGTGAAAAGTAAAAATGGTGTGGAGAAAACTTTATCTAAAGAAAATGTAACTTCAGTAATTGGTTTTGCAAGAAGTTCCAAAACTGAGGGTAGTGCTGGTGGAGTAGACATGAAAAAACTTTAAGACTGTTATGGATAAAGAGATATATTTAAATAAGATTGTGGAGTACCTTGTGGATGATACCGAAATAGGTAATACTTGGTTTAATCCACCTTATTATATAGGTAATGGTAGAAGTACTGCAGGTAGAACAGGATTTAGATCAGTTTTTAAACATACATTTGGTTTATTAGACAACACCGTATATAGTGGATTAGATTCTCAGTTAATTTATTTTGATCATTATTGTAAGGACACCTATGGTCTTACTGGACAGGAGTGTCTTATTGTTTGGAAACTATATATGCAAAAATTATATGAAATACAAGATTGGGGATTTTTAAAATGAAGATTATTATAACAGAAAATCAATTCAAAAGACTTATTAATGAATCTGTAAATATAAGTGATAATAAAAGATTTAATGATTATGTCATAAATGACATAATAACCAATACAGAACTAAAAGGATACCATTGGTATTTATTTGATTGTAACATATCTATACATTTAAACCATTCAAGGTATAATCCGTTTTTTGAGTTGGTACCTGAATGTTTTTATACGATTATGGATAGACATTACGGATTGGATTTTGATACATCAAATAAAATTTGGAATTGGTATGGACAATACATAATAGATTTATACCTTGAAATTTTTAACAAATGAAAATTATTATAACAGAAAGTAAAATGATTAGTACTATAGAGAGAGTACTAGATATTGAATACCCTAATTTAACTGATTCATGGATGGATTGGGCGGAATACAACTGTGGTATGGGGATTTGTTGTGATCCTTACGCAATTGGTTTTGTATTACCTGAATCTGATAATCATGATGATTATATTTTTAAACTTGTGAGGAAAGGATATAGGGGGGATGGTAATTACCCTAAAGAACTTTCCGATGAACTACCAGAACCTTGTTACGAAAGACCTGATATTACATATGCTATGGACACTAATTTTGATATGATTGTTATTAGTGAAGAGATGATGGAGACTTTAAACAATTATTTTAATAAGACTAAATTATGGGAATCTGAATTAGTATCTATATTGAATAAAAAATTTGGTTTTAATGCCACTAAATTCGGTGGGTTCAGTTGGTGGTAAATATTTTACTATTTACAATAAAATAAAAATACCTTATATTTATAATTGAAACCTTGTTACTGGGTTCCGAGTGTCCTTGTGTCATTTGAGTTGGAAAAGATACCAACAAATCGGAGTTCAATAATAATAAAAAATAAAATAAGGAAAATGAATTACAAATTAAACAATGATGTACCATGTGCGTACATCACAAAAGAAAAACAAAGAGTTAAACAATTCGGTCAGAGTGTTTATCTAAAGGACGGATCGGAGTTCGAAGTAGAACTTTATAACCCATCAAGAAAAAACGTCCTATCAAAAATCAAAATAAACGGAGAATTTATTAACGGTGGTGGTATTATATTACGACCAGGTGAAAGAGTATTTCTTGAGAGGTACATTGATGTCCCCAACAAATTTAAGTTTGAAACTTACACAGTGGACTCAACGAATGAAACAATGAATGCAATTGCAAACAATGGAGATGTTGAAATTTTATTTTATGAGGAAGAAGAACAAATCGAAGTTAGGTTAAACTCATTTACGACTTACCCAACCTATAATCCAACCTATATTAATAACAATTTAACGGCACCAATTGGTAATAACTTTTACAGTTCAAATCTTAACTATACTTCACAATCCAATATGGATGTAAGTTTAACTAGTACTAATGACACATTAAGTTTTAGTAATAATATACGATCAAATAAATTTGAACAACAACCAAGAAGTAGAAGTCTCTCAAAAAAATCTAAATCTGTGGAGACAGGTAGAGTGGAAAAAGGTTCTGAAAGTGATCAAACATTTAAAACAGTAAATAAGAATTTTAATATATGGACTGTATCTACTTCAGTGTGGAAGATTTTACCAGAATCACAGAAACCATTAGAGAAAAAAGATTTAATTGAGAGATGTTCGAAATGTTTAACAAAACTTAAAAAGTCTTCTTGGAAGTTTTGTCCTGAATGTGGGAATGAAATAAAAGAAGAAACATATGAAGAACAATTAAGTAATCTCTCAAAAGAAGAACTAATAGAACTTCTAAAAAATAAATAAAATAAACAACAAGGTTTCAAAAAACTAACCTCATCAGAAACGGTGAGGTTTTTTTATTTATAGTAATATTTATATTATATGAAAATTAATGAATCTATAAATGATGATAATTACTCCCAAAAGGTAGTAAGTGTTATGAAACCCCCTTATATTGAGGACTTAAGGATGTTCAAAATACCTACCGATAAATGGTTAGATGTATTTTCATTACTTTTTAATAAAGATAAAAATTCTTTAGAAATAGATAGAAATATAAATAGTGAGGCAACAATTATATCTATTAATATCCCTACTAACCCACCTAAACTTCCTTTATACGTTGAGTGGGATAATGGTCCGTGGACATTAAGAGATTACGATGAAATGGGGAATATGATATATTATGAAGAGAGTGATGGGTACTGGGAAAAATACGAATATAATGATAAGAGTATGGCAATATATTATGAAAACTCTGAAGGGTATTCAGATGATTATAGTGAAAATAGTCTTAATGAATCTGTAGGGGATAAAGAAAATATGGTTATAGATAAGATTGTTAATTTTATGTTAGAAGATACTCAATATAAGATTAAAACAATTAAAGACGAACCTGTGGCGAGAATTGTATATCCATTTTATGGTGATGGTGAGATATATACTGAGGATTGGAATGGGGCAGATTATCATTTAAATTTTATGGGAGACTATCCATTAAATGATGTAGAAGTAAATTACATAAGTAATCAGTATGGAATAACCGATACATCTCTAATATTAGAAATTTTTAATAGGTATATAAAAATATTATTCACCAAATTAAAAAAAGAATTAGAGGATAAAATGGAAGATAATAGTCTTAATGAATCGGTAGAAACTAATAATAGATTTTTAGATAAGGTTGTAGAATCTTTAATTGGTGATACAAGTATTGTCCCTAAATTACAAATGATAGTATACCCATCGATAAATTTTTATTCTTCATTTATGTCCTTATTATCACCGAATGAAGTATTTTATAATGAATTTTCAGATTACTGTAATAAACATTATGGTACAACTTCAGAAGAGTTTGATGTTGTGTGGGAAAAATATAGTAAGATTATGTTTGATAAATTTCCTAAAAGGGATAGGTTAATAAAAGAATCTAATGATAGGAGAAAAAATTATTTAGATAAAGTTTTAGAATTTATTGTAAATGATACACAAATAGAACCTCATCGTATGTGGCCATCGGATTGGATAAATATCTTCGTCCCTTTTACTCATTTAGTATATAGTAGAATTATGCATTTCGATAGGGAGGATTTCTTTAACTATTGTAGTGACACTTATGGATTAACTAAAGACGAATCATATAGTGTGTGGGAAGATTATATTAATGAAATAAATCAAATACTAATAAATGAATGGGGTGTACGAGATCCTATATATCATTGATTTATTAAAAAAAAATTTTTACCCTTATATAAAATAAACATGACAGAAAGAGAAATACAACTATTGGGTTTTAGTAAAGAAGAAATGAAAGAACATGATGAAGATGATACCTATTACTATGCGTTAGACATAGTAGATGGTTTGACATTCATTACTAGATCAAATGACGAAATAATAAATGATGAGTGGTATGTTGATGTTTTTAATACTGATCCAAATATTAGATTCTATTCTTTTGAGGAGTTACAAAGTCTGATTAATTTATTAATTAGTAGAATTGTAAAATAATAAATCTATTCGTATCTACATTTATATTTTTGTTTTTATACGATATTTATTTAAAAACATATATGAGTGTTAGAAACATACAATATTTGAATAGAATTGTTGATTTTTTAGTAGACGATAGTAAAATTAGTGATCTCCCTTTAAAACTTATCTCACCATTTGGTGTTGTGGGTTGGGAATATTTTTTAAAGAATCAAGGAACACCTTACATTTTATTTGTGGAATATATTGAAGATAATTATGGGGTTGCCCGATCAGAGGTTAGATATGTATGGGATAGATATGTCTCAAAATTAAAAGATAGAAGATATGGTGGTAATATAGAAACTATTACTGAAAATATTACCTCACATCACCAATGGATGATGGGTAACCCATCAGATTTTTTAAAATTTGACGGTTTTAGTGAGGATCTAAAACAAAAATTAATTAAAATTATATATCAAACTGTTGACAGTCTTTTAGAAAGTATGACATATGAACAATTCGAGGATAGAAGTGATATGTATGTGGTAAAAATACATGATTTTAAAAATTCATATGGACTATACTTAGAAAATGATGGTACTGTAGAGTCATTTGAGAAATTTTGTGACACATATATGGACTATATCCTTAAAGAGATGTTGGAAATATTTAGGGAGTACACAAATAAAAATCCTTCGATAGTAACAAGTTTTGGTTTAGGATCAACGGTTTTATTAATGAATAAGATGGGAGAAATTTTTATAAATGAACAGTAGAATAGAAAAATATTTAAATTATATCATTAATGATTTAATTACCAACACGAAATTTCAAGAATCTCAATCTCTTGCCGATACGACATTCTTATTATTTTTTAAGTTACCTTGGAGTAACCATAGAGCATTTACTGAAGCAAATATGAAAGGGATTTTACGATATAATTCTATACCACTGGGATTAGTAGATTATCTATATGATAATTATGTGTTAGAAGATGATAATCAAATCGATTATGTATGGGAAAAATATAAAGATTTTTTAATAGATATTGTTTATAATAAAAAAACTATTAACGAATCGGATGATAGAATGGTTACGTATTTAGATAAGATATTAAATATTCTTGAAGATGATACCTATCAAGTTAACTCTTCAGTATTAAAGGTACCTTTTTTTGTCAATAGTATTTCGTTAAGATATAGTAGTAATGAGAATATAGATATCCTATATTTATTAAACCTAGAAACCCCACCACCAAAATTCGTTAGTTATTGTTCCGATATGTTTAATATTGAGGGTAAAAATCTTAAAATATTATGGGATAACTATAGATTATTCTTAGGTGATTTTGTCACTAATAATACAAGATATTAAAATTATTATGAATTTACAAGAAGAATTAAATAGGATAAAAGATATGATGCGTATTGTGTCTGAATCAAAAGATGATTCACCAAATACCGCAAGTTTTAGAAACCTTAAAAAAACAATAGATGAGTTAAAGAAAAAAAAGAAAGTTTTATTACTTTCTTGTTCTAATAGATATCAGTTCGATGATGATAATATCGATATACCTAAATCTAGATTAATTGCCTTATACATAAAAGAAGAGTTAGGTGATATTGTAGAATTTATGGATGTAACAGAAATGAAAATATTACCTTGTGAGGGTAACGTATCAAGAAAAGATGGGAACAGTTGTGGTATACTAAAGGCAATGTTAAAGGATAAGTCTAAAAATCCTTCTGGTTTTCATAGGTGTTGGGTGAATATAAATGAACCTTCCGATGAACTATGGAAAATTAGTAAGGAGTTATTTGAATCAGATGCGGTGGTATTCTTTTCATCTGTAAGATGGGGACAGGCAAATATGTACTACCAAAACTTAATGGAAAGACTTACATGGATTCAAAATAGACACACAACGTTAGGTGAATCTAATTTAATTAAAAATATTGAGTCTGGGTATATTTGTACGGGACAGAACTGGAATGGTAATAACGTTGTTGATACACAAAAAGAAAGTCATGAGTATTATGGGTTTAAGATAAACGATTCACTTTATTGGAATTGGCAGTTCACCAAAAATTCGGATGATGAAACACAAAAATCTTATAAGGAGTCTCACAAAAAGTTTTTAAAAGATACAGGTATTAAAGAATCATTTGTAGAGGATCAGAGTAAGGACATTAAGAAATCCTAATATAATTTGATTTTATTATTTTATTTGTCTATATTTGTCTTATGGACCCAAAAAAATACGCAGATAAAGTAATAGGTTTACACGATTTTTCATTAGAACGTTTCCCATCAGGAAACCGTTGGGGGTATGTATTTTTTGATGATGGGGTAGACGTACTTAATTTACATCCTTTGGGTGTTGAAGATAAAAATATTACCAATAATTTCCTTTTTTCTATAATAGGTAGATTTTATGAACATTTCATCAATAATTTATGTGTTAAAGAAGAATATTTTTGGTATGTATGGGATATAGTGGTTTATGATATCAATAGGGAAATGATGGAAAAGTCATATAGTCAACATATACCTAACAGACATTTTTACGGTCAGTCCTATGAACCAGATTTTTTATTACCAAATAGTTATGAATTTATTAGAAATTTAGAAATTACTGGAATTAATACTTATAAAAGTGGTATAGGACTTAGTATTAATTATTTGGAACATCAGATTTTAACAAATCATAATATTATTCTTAAAGAATTAAGATTACCTTTACCAGAAACTAGAAAACGAATAGATATAGATAGAAATTTATATTTTAACTGGTAATTTTATTTTCTTTTCTCCTCTATATTTATTATTATAATGGAAAAAGAAAATATATATAATAAAGTCGCAAAGATAATTCAAAAACCGTATTTTAAAGATTTATCGGAAATGGGGTTTCACGATAAAAAAAGTCATGATCAAATATTATCTATTGTTTTTAATAAACCTGTTTACATAACTGGTATGGATGAGGTATTAGATAAAAAAGATAATAATCCACTATATTATGAAACACCTGATGGGTATTGGGAACTTTACCGTTGGGATAATGATCACCTTACATATAAAGAATACCCGAATGGAGATTATCTTAGGAAGGTATATGATAACTATGGTAATTTAATTGAACATGAGGAGTTAGATATGGGAAACCTATCTATATATAGGTACGATCAAAATGAAAATCAAATATACTACGAAAATAATGGTTTTTGGATAGTAAGTGAATTTAATTCCAATAACGAATTGATTTATCGAGAAAAATCAGATGGTGAAATATATGATATTAGATCGAAAAAAAATATTACAGAATCAGTAGAAGATAAAAATTCATACTATAAAAAAATAATTCCTTTATTGAAAAAACCTTATATGGTTGATTTCCATAATTTCAATATCCCTATAGAAGAATGGGGTGATATTTTTAGAATGATTTATGGGTGGCGTATAACAATCCATATGTCTGACTCTTTTATAGTTGGGGGGGTTTCACTACCACAATATGTACAAGTAATGTTAGAAATTCCCCACACTGGTAAAGAATTGTTGGTGTATTATGAAGATGCCTATGGGGATTGGGTGGAAAAAGAATACGATTCTAAAACTGGTCAATTAATAGGATTTGAAGATGGTGAAGGTAAAAGTTACGTTACAGAATCAGTAGATAGAAAACAAAAGTTCTACGATTACATTGTAAAAACAATGTTAGAAGATACTGAATACGAAATATTGGATAAAAATTATGGGGGTACTATGTCAGAAAAAATTGCCTCAGTAAAGTTTCCTATGTATCCTTGGGAAGAATACACTTATAAACCTTGGGATGTACATAGATGGAAGAGTGGATGGATGATGGGTTCAATGGATATTGATTATGTCGTAAATAATTTTGGTGTGGATGAGGAATTGGCAGAAATTATTTTTAAAAAATATATTAAAGAATTATCGTTAGAGATATCAGAAAAAATGCCTTTTTAGGATATAGAAATATATTTATTATTATTATTATTATATGAAAGAAATAATACGGAGAATATTAAAAGAAGAATACAAAAAAATGTCATCTCTACCTAGAAATATTATAATTTCCATATATGATGATATGAATATATCATTGTATGACTTTGTTAACGGTGAAATTTTAGGATTTGTAGGATTATCTAGAAATAAAGATGGTACCTATTATTTTCCAATGATTGCGGCAGAAAAAGGATTTGGTCCTACAGTATTAGAAGTGGCTTTAATGTTTTGCCACCCTAATGGGTTGATGATTTCTAGAGATGGAGATATTAGGGGTGATGCCTTTAATGTTTGGGAAAAAATGTATAAAAGAAAGGATGTTATAAAGGAAACATTACCTTTAAGCGATAAAAACTTTAATTTCGCAATTATCACTGGTGACGATCAAGAAACATATGAAAGTGAATTCGAAAAAATATCAGAATTTGAATATTTTATAGAAGATGGATTTAAAGAAAATATTTTAATTTACAATAGTAAAATGTCTATCGTACCCACAAAAGATTATGAACGACTGATAAGTGATGGATCTTTATTGGATCACCATGAAATATATTTAAATGGTAGAGATTTTTTCACACTAAAATATAATAATTAAAAATAAAAATTATGGCTAAGTCAAAAAAATATAAAAGAAATACTAATAATCTTAAACAAAGATTAGAATTAATAAAAAATAATGAGAGATTATTAAAAGAATATTCTAAAGAGAATTAATTTTTTTCTTTGGTTAATAAATCTGATAATAAGTTTTTATAACCCCCTACCCTATTTTCTTCTTGCGAAATAAATTCACTAATAGATTTCATCACCCAAAAGTGTTCGCACAATAACTTTACTTCGTTATTTTTACCTACTGGTGTATCAGTATGGATTGTAAGGGTGTTACTAACATAATATTTTTTCCTATCTCGTAAATAGGATTCTAAAACAATATAATCTTCCCTAAAATCGATATTTTGGATAGAGAACAACTTTCTATTTTTAGACTTATATTCTTTTTCTAACTCACTATTATTTTCAAAATTATATTTATCAGTAATAGGGGTTTTACCATATTTTTTCTCCATAAGTTTTTGGTGTAGTTCCCAGTTATTTATACTATTGTTATCCATATTTAAAAATACTGAAATTAATTTTAAAAGTAAAATATTTATAATAAAAGATATTAAAGATAAAACGGATTAGGACCGTTGTTGTCTACGGACAAAATAAACCCATCAGGTTCGCTACCAAGATGGGTTTTTTATTTTTGAGCTAACTCAATATTTCTAATATCCTCAGTTCTAATATTTTTTAGATTGAGTGTCCCTTTTGATATTTTAGAAAAATATCCTATACTTTGATAATACGTTAAAATGTAGTAAAGATAATCAGGAACAAGTATATCAGTTCTAATAACTTTAATACCTATATTTTCAGGATTAAACTCTTTGGTAGGGGTACCAACAGTTTCTACACTACCTTTTCGTTGTAACCAAAAATCAGCATCACCAAAATTGGTTCTTATTTCACAAATGTTACTTAGTTTCATTTCTTTCTTATTTGAATCCATTCACCGTCAACGTAATCTTCGTGTATTGTCACAAATGTTAACCATTTTATTTTTCCTTTAATAAATTCAGGAATAAACAAAAATTTAGTTACCTTTCTGTCAGTACCATTTAGATTTCTAATTACCATAGTTTTCATAGTCGATTGTTTTATAATACAAATATATATATTATTTTTTAATTGGCAAAATTTTTTATCATAAATTTTCATATTTATTCAATATGAGTATCTATGTAAAAAAATTAATAGGGTATTTCTCAAATCCCGAACATCGGTTAGGAAGACGATCTGAATTGTCCGATTTTGTAATAGATGAAAAAGAATATTTTAATAATTTTTTAAAATATGAAGTATCGTTTTTAAAAAAACTAAGAAAATTAGATTTCCATACTGCCGATTACACAAATACGGGTACTTATGATTTTCATTTTGGTATCCATTCAGTCGAACTAAAAAAATATATAACAATTGATGCGAATTCATTATTCGGAGAGGTAGTTAGACTTTACATCAATATTTCACCTGAAGGTACAGTAGAAGTATATGATGATAATGATGATATGGATTTATATGAAATTACTGATTCATTAATTTCCAATCACAAGGATGGATGGGAAATAAATAATGAAATAAGTGATATAATTAGAGATATTGTAGTGACAAATTTACCTGAGTTTGTTTCTAATACTCGTTTAATTGATATAATAGAGCTATATATTAATTATCCATTAGATTAATATTTTTTTTCAAATAATGTTATATTTATTATATAAAAGAAATGAGCAGACTGTTAAAAATTAAAAGACAAGTTATTTTAGAGGCAAATCGAAAATTATTGGGAGAATCTACAATAGATATTGATAACGTTTTACATATAATGAAATTTAAGTTTGGTTGGGGAGATCTTACCCCATCCAGAGTTGAGGAATTTGAAAACTGGTTAGGTGGGGTTGTCGATGAGATGTCTGATGAAGAATACGCAAATCTATTTAATGACTGGATACAAACAGAATCTTTCGGTGGAAATTATGGTGAAGAAAATAATGAAGATATATATTATTAATAATGAAAAAAAGAGTAATTAAATTAACTGAAAGTCAATTAAGTAAGATAGTTAAAAGTGTTCTAAATGAGGCTTACACTGGTATCATACAAATAGGTGATGATTTATGTGAAATAATATGTAAAAGAAAGTTGGCAATGTACGGATCAAACGGTGACGTTGTTAAAATGATTCAGCATTTATTATACGTAAACCAATTTAATACTAAGTACAGTGGTGGTGGTATGAGTGGTGATTGGTGTTATTCTGACTGGACGAAATGTGATGGAGTATTTAAAAACCAAACTAAAGGGGCAGTAGAAGAGTTTCAAAACAAATTTGGGTTAACTGCTGACGGTAAAGTCGGGTTTAATACTTGGCAAATGATGTGTAAAAAATTGTCATTCTCTAAATCATTACCTAAACCAAAATTTTGTACCGATTGTAATTGTCAAGATAACAAAGATTGGCAAGATGACAAAGATTGGCAAGATGATATAGATGATTATATTATCGATCCCATAAAAATTATAGATACAGTTGATTGTGAAAATTTAAAAGACTGTGTTAAAAAATATATATTTAGTGTTACAGATCCTGATTATAAAGGATTTGAGTTTTGTTTAAGAGGTAATAAAAAAGAAAGTGGAAAAGATTTATCTTGTAGTCTTTGTAGTAAAACATTTACAACTGGATATGTTAATAAAATGCCTTCTACAGGTATACCTACTGAAGAACAAAATAGAATTAAAGCTTTAGGTGATTGGTGTATCAAAAATTGTGATGGATATAAAGCAACATACTAAGATGAAAAAAATTATTATATCAGAATCCCAACTAAAAAAAATTATAAATGAATCATTTTATGATTCAAATAAATTATACAATAAACAATATGTCGAAAATGTTACTATGAAGGCACCTAGAGACATTAAAAATATTGTAAGGGGTTTGGAGGTTATTGGTTGTTATGATTCGAATGGTAATATGAGTCAGTGTGTGAGAATACCTGAAGTCTTATTTATATATATAAACGGTAAATATTAAGATGAAAATTAAAATAACTGAAAATCAGTTTAATAAGTTAATCCTTAAAGAAGACTACTATAAATGTGGTGGGGAATGGAATCCTGTTTGTGCGAAAAGTACCCAAAATGGTGACACGTTAGTTTATAAAAATGAGTGTGTTGCAGAAACATCTGCTTCAGAAGTTATATATGTTTTTGGTGATACCCAAAGAGAGGTAGTGAAAGAGGGAGATTTTTGTTCTTCTTCATCGAAGGTTGAGGAGAGTGTGGTACTCGACGAATTTATTGAGGATATTATAGAAGAACTTAGAGAATTTCAAACAAAACTGACTAAAGATAAAGAACAAGTGTGTCTGTTTTTAAAAAATGTTTGTTACGGATTAGAGGGTGGTGGTAAAACCATAAAAAAACAAACACAATCTACAATCGATTGTGCCGCAGATGAAACTGACGTATTAGGTAGTAGTATCATTAGAAAAGGTTGTTATAACAACCTAGTAGGTGAAATACAAACTATGTTAATTAAGATGGATTATTTTATCGGTAAATTTGGTCCAAAAAAAGATGGGGTAGATTCTAAATACGGTAAATTTACTATGGATGCAATACGAAAATTCCAAAAAGAGAATGGATTAAATCCTAATGGGATAACTGAAAAAAATACGTATGCAAAACTAATAGAAAAAATTAAAGAATTGGATCAAGTAGATACTAAAAAATAGATTTGTTCCCTATACACTGGAACTTTGGGAAATCATCCCAAAGTTTGTATTCCCTACCTTTTATCAACATATGACAATTATGTTTCTTCTTCCATTTTTTAGAATGTTCTACTATTGAGTCATTATTTTTATTCCTAATATCCCAAGGACATTCTTTACAACATTTAACTATTTTATTTTCCATACCTCTAATTGATAATTTCCCACACAAAGTAGACACACTTATCAGAACAATCCCAAGTGTCTAATAGTTTACCACAATCCAATACAGACACATGTTTCGATACTCTAATAATATACCTACTGTTAGGGTTCAACATAGACAGTTCTCTACCTGTCATTCTATTTTGTCCTTTCACACCAGGAAAGGAAATTCTTTTAAATTTAAATCCTAATTCATCAAGAGTTTTAGTAATTTGTTCCTCCCATTTACCTTTAGACGAACCTCTAGAAGCTCTCCACCCGTGACCATACATAATTTTATGTACTTTATTATAATCTTCTTTAGTGATATTAGTTACTGCTCTAACCATACAATCACCATTACATTTAATGTCTTTCTCACCTTTAGGTTGTGTGTACTTAAAAATCATAGTCAATTAATTTATAATACAAATATACGAAAAATTTATTAATAAAAAAAATTTTTCTTAATAAGAATATATTTATTAAATAAAATAGGTTATGAAAATCAAAAAAAATGGTAAGGTTATAGAACTTTCTAATACTGAATTAAAAAGAATAGTAGAAAATAGTGAAAACACTAATGAAGGTTTAATATCATCAATTAAGGGTATCGGTGGTATGTTTAAAGGGACAGGATATAATTATACTAAATATGTATACGAATTGACAGGATCGATTAAAGACTTAAATGAAGAGATGGAGGAAACAATGTATGAACTAGAAAAGATAATGGACAAATCTAATAGATCTAATATGACTAATGTTTCTTTTGAAAGATTATCTAAACATATTGTAGACGCATTAGAAGCATATCAAATGGTAATTGATACAAATGATATAATAATGGAAGATTTAGAAAACTCTATAACTTCTGAAAGAGAGAGAAATAGATAACATTATTCTATAATTTCATAATAAAAATAAATATCATTACCGTCAACCCCCACATAAAGTTGACGGTATTTTTTTTTAGATAACTCTTCTTTTCTGGTAACATCTCCCACTTTATATCTAATTATTTTCCCACTAACACCTTTAACCTTCTCCCATTTTACTTTACTGTCATTAGAAACACTTTTAATGATGGTTTTTTTCTCTTCCACAACCTCTCTTTTTTTGAAGTCATCGTTTTTGATGGTTTCAGTTTTCACTTTTTTTCTTTCCATTCTACAAATATAGAAATATTTTATTATAATTTAAGTATATTTATATAAAAATAATAAGAATGAATTTCAAAATAAAGAAGATATTAAATGAATTTGCTCAAGAAGGTATTATAAAGAGAATTTATAATATGATTAAGGATGATTTTTTTTTGGAGAACGGAAAAGTAAGAACAACTATTATTGATTTAGACGGTAAACCAATAATTCCAGATAGTAGAAGTGGTTTATATATTCAATTATCTAAAAAAAATATATTTGCAGAAAGAATTGTAGAACATATACAACATTCTTTTGGGTTATCCGTTACTGATGCGGAGAAAGTTTATGATTTAGTCTCATTTAATCTGAAAAAAGATAATTTTATTGATTATATACCAGAAATAGTATACGAAGATTTTTTTTCATATACTGAACAACCTTTTATTATTGATATGACTAAACATAGTGGAGAAATACAAAGAAAATTAGATATAAGGAAAGTTGGGGATTTTATGGAATTCATAAAATGGTATGGATTATATAGTTATGACGCACATGATGATACAAAATTAAGTTTTGAGGATCATTTAACTGATGAAGATTATCTATATATGCAAGATGGATTAATAGAAAAAATAGAATATAATGAAGGGTACAATTAGAAAAATATTATTAGAGTTTGGTGATGACTCTACGGATGAGGACATTGATAAATTTGGGGAATTATTTCCTGAAAATGTTTATAATAAATTATTTAAGATATTTGATTCTGATCCAGAAAAATTTATGAAAAACACCCTAAAAGATTTAGATCTTGGATCAACGGAGAAAGAATTTAATGTCATTTATAAATATTTAACTGAATATAAGAATAGGACACCTTACTATATACCTGTTATATATACCGCAAATGAGATTTCAGAATTTTTTAATGACGGTGAGTATGGTATACAGACAATTGTGAAAAATTTTTTAGAAGGGGATTACGATTATGGGTATGACTATGAATGTTTTGATGTTGATGATTGGTTGATAGATAAAATTGATCAAAATAATATGAAAATATTAAAAGAAAAATATTTAGAGAATTTAGATGGTGAAGAAAACGAAGAAGATTTTAAGGAGTTTATAGAATCAGAGTATGGTAGTGATATTGGTTGTGCTGCAGGAGATGCTCAGCACAGTGCAGATATCAACTCATTACATTCAGATATCTTAGATGCGATAAATGATTATTTGAGTAGATTTAACGGTAAACTAACAAATAAAGTAGATAGCCAAGGTAAAAACTATGATGAATTACAATACGAAGGTGAAATAGAGTTAGGTGAATTAGTAGATAATTCGTATTTTGGGGAAGTTTTAATGGATGAAATAGAATCAGGTTACGCATTACCCGAGGAAATTTTATGGAAGATCGCAGAACAAGAGAATTATTATGGGGGAGGAGATAACCCAATATTACCAGATGAAAAAATAAGAATAAATGAAGATAGACATTTCAGATATGGTGGTAATGGAGACATAGACTGGAATCAGTTTAACGAAACTTTACTTGATAAATTGTCTTACTGAATAAAATAAGTGATATTTATATTATATGAGAACTAAAGATAAAAGAATTAACATAGGGAAGGTAAATCTATTAATGGAGATGAGAGATAGATTACTAAATGAAACACCACCTTGGCACTCAGGAATGTCAGATCCAGTTATTGCGTCAAAGGCACAACACGGTTATTTAGAAGGTGGATCACCTGAACTAGTAGGTAAAGAAATATGGTTCCACACTAACAGACATAATATTAAACATAATAAAAATGGTGCCTTTGGTGTTTATGGTAGAACCAAAACAGGAAGGAAAAACCAAACTGCAGGAATTATTGGTTATACCAATGACATTCTTTTGGGTGGGGATATTAATTTTGATATTAGTTTGGGGTATCATAAAATTATGAGAACTACTAGAGATGAAGGTGAAATGTCATCTAGAGAGCAAGTAGTTGGTGTTGGTGGTATAGTGCAGGAGTTACCAGATGATCCAATTACATTAAAAGGTATGGCGGAAGAAATAAAATACAATCCGTTTATTTCAGATTATTTTCATGCTGCCGATGGGCAAAATAAAGTATTAGGG